CTTCCCGAATACGTGTCCGCAGCACCGGCAACGGATACTCCGGTGCCCAGACGGTGCGATTACCTTGTTCGTCCGGGTCCTTGCTCAGGTAGTGGAGTCCGGTGCGAATACCCTTGAGGTTCGGCCGTTGAGCATCCGCGAACAAGCTGTACAACTTCAGCTGATGAGCATGTCGATCGACTGGCAACGGCAGCCCGGTCTTGTGGTCGAGGATGACCGCGATGGGGTGTCGCGTGTAAATGAGAAGGTCGATGCGACCGCGTACCAGGGCGTCAGGCGACTTGTAGCCCGTGAGCGTGAAGTCGTCCTTCAACGCAATCTCGGCTTCGAACAACATCTCCTGAGTCCCGTGAACTTGGTTGAAACGCTCCACCCAGGCGATGAAGTCCTTCACGGCGTTCCGGAAGGTACGCACCCGCAATGCCATCTCGTGCGTCAGTTCGTAGGAGTCCAAGGCTTGCTGCAGAGCTCGATCGACGCTCACCTTTCCCTGCAATGCCCACTCGAGGATGTGGTGCACCGCCGAGCCCACCGTCATCGCCTCGGAGGACGCCACCAATTCTTTCTCATGCAGGACGTACTTCTGGCGAAAAGCGAAAGGACAGTCCAGCGCCAAGTCGAGCATCGACGGTGACCAGGGCGCCAACTTTCGCGCGGCAGCAGACACAGACATGACGGCCTCCACAGGAGTACATACACCGGTGGACGTCGTGCCGAGTCGCGAGCAGCAAGGCACGACGTCCACCGGCTCCGGAGCTAGAAGCCCTTCGTCACGTCGGGATTGTCACCGCCCGGGATGCTCGGGCTGCTGATGCCCAGCCCGGCCATGTCGACGTTCTCGTCGACTGCCGAGGCCTGGGGACCACGGTTCATGGTGGTCTGCCAGTGCTGCTTGAGGAACGCCTGACGCTCGCCGCGGAGCATCTGGTAGAGCGCCGCCGCCGATTCGCGGATGTGCGTGGGCGACGGTTGGTTCGCGGACGACACGGCGAAGATGTGGTAGTCCGGCCCCTTGTCGGAGCGCTGCACGGACGTCTCCAGGCTCAGCCAGCGGTCCCAGATGGCGTCGCCCTCGCTGGCCAGCTGGTTCACGCGGCTACCGGCCTTGCGACTCGACTTGGCGAACTCGAGCTTGTACAGCCGCAGGTTCTGCGCGAGGACGATGTACGTCAGGACGTTGTCGCAGTCCGTCTTCTTCCCGGTGTTGTTCTTGCCCATCGGCAGGTACTGGCACTTCATGCAGTCCCCGAACATGGTGCCGAGCTTCGCGTCGAACGCGACGCACACCGGGCGGCCGAGCGTACCGTCCTGCGGGAACATCCGGTTCATCTCGAACCCGTAGAGCGGCACGAAGCGGAAGGGCTTGTCCACCTTCGAACCGAACGAGGTGTAGAGGTCCCCGTTCTGGCAGCCCTCGGGACGCTGCTTCGAGACCGCCTGGAGAATCCACACGGTCGGGACCACGAACCCCTTGGCCATCTCCTCCAACCCCTCCTTCATGGGATTGACGGAGCGCAGCAGGGAGTGGATCTGCTCCTGCTCGGCACCGCTGTACTTCGCGGCAATCGCCTGCAGCTGCGCCATCGCGGTGTCCTTCGCCGCAGTGAACGCTTCCATGTAGACGTCCTTGGACGGTGCGACGACCAGCGCCTGGTCACCGCTGCTGCCGGCGACCGGCGCCGGTGTGGCTGACACCTCAGCGACTGGCACGTCGATCGGCGGTGAAGTTGCGGACTGCGGAGTTGACGTCGTGTCTTTGGACTTTGGCATCTTGAGTCTCCTTGTTGAGAAGGACCTCACGTTACTGTTGTGGCACCAGAAGCGTCAAGCAGATACTCTTTACGGGAAGAGGACTTCTCACGGCCGTAAAGCCGTGATACGCTTGAACAACGCCATGCAGACTGAAGACCGTACCTGCGAACAGTACTTCCAGGAAGTCGGCCGCACCCAGATGCCGCGTAACGCCGAAGAGGAGCGCCTCCTCTTCGAGCGTTACTTGAACTCACAAGACGCGGAAGCGCGGCGGCGTTTAGTCGAGGGTGGACTCCGGTTCGTCATCAAGACTGCCCGGCAGTACTGCCACGGTGACGCCGAGTTCTTGAAGACGCTCATCCAGGCCGGCAACGTCGGCTTGCTGATTGCAGTCGATCGCTACCGGCCCTGGGTGATCCGCTGCCACCACTGCAACAAGCAATGCTATGTTGCCGCCCCCCAGGGACAAAGTTGTACCGGCTGTGGCCGGGCGCTCCGTGCCCGCGAAGCTCAGCACTACACGACCCGCTTCCTCACCTATGCCGCATGGTGGATCTCAGAATCCATCCGTGCTGAGCTCTACAGTGCCAGCACCGTTTACGTGCCGCCCTACAAGCAGAAAGCGCATCACCGTGCACGCCAAGCCGGTCAGGAAGCGGGCTTCGTCTACGTTCCCTACGATGTCAGCGATGACCACACCCGTGCAGTAGCCGCGCAAGAAGACGACGAAGCCGTCATCACGAACAACGACGCTCGCCAACTCATCTACGCCCAGCTGTGCAGCTTGCCCGATCGACAAGCGTTCGTCCTCATCGCCTACTTCGGTCTGCGGGAGGATGCCAAGACGCTGCGAGAAATCTCGCGGCGCCTTGGCGTATCCTCGGAACGAGTACGACAGATCAAGGTGAAGGCGCTGGAGGATTTGCGGGATCGACTGGAGCAGCGGCGGCTCCACGCTACCGACGACGCGTTGCTGAACTAGAACTCGTCGCGGAAGCCGGCCATCCACTCGAGCGTCGAAGTGACGCCCTTGAGGTACTGCCGGCGCTCTTCGGACTGCGCGCGGTCGTAGCGTTCGTAGGCCAGCTCGAGCCCCTCGCGCACTTCGCGACTGCCCTTGACCTCGAGCTTCTTGACGCTGCGCAGCCGTTCGAGCGCCTTGTCGAGACCCTGGCGCACGACGTTGGGCGACTCGCTGGAATCAGCGGCCGCCGGCCGACCGAGCGGCTTGCCGCTCTTCGCCTGCCGCCGCTCGTGCCGCGACTTCTCGGCCGTCCGGGCGATGTCCTTGCGGTCCACTTCGCCCTTGAGGAAGGCATGGAACTTCTCCAGCTGCTTCTTCGGGTCGTTGATGTCGAGCAGCTCGCGGGCATCGGTGAACTTGAGCTTGCCCTGGCGGAGTGCCTCCTGGATGGGCGCCGGCAAGTTGAGCAAGTCGAGCCGCTGGCTGATGTAGCCCTCGGTCACGTGCCAGCGCTGCGCCAGCACCTTGCCGTTGATGACGGTGTCGACACGCTCACCGGGGAAGCGCACGCTCTTGCCGAGGAGGCTCTTGATGACTTCCGCCTCTTCCATCGGGTTGAGCCGCTCCGCCTGCCGGTTCTCGTCCGCCCGCACGAAGAGGATGGTCGTCTCGTCGTTGTTGAAGACCTTCACGGGCACCGTGGCGAGACCCCCCAGCTTGGCGGCACGCAGCCGGCGCTCACCGGCGATCAGATGGTACTTGCCGTCCACGGTCTTGTACACCGACAGCGGGTTGATGATGCCGATGTGCTTGAGGCTGCCCGACAGCGACGCCAGGCGCTCACGGTTGAAGTCCTGCCGCGGATTCCGCCCGCCATCGACGACGATGTCGCCGACCTTCACCTGGATCTGCGTGCCGATCTCGGAGGTGTCGAGCTTCTGCGTCGGCGGCTTCTTCTCCTCGGGCTTCTTCTCGTCGAGCTTCTTCTCGTCGGACTTCTTGGGCTCGGGCTTCTTGCCGTCGGACTTCGCTTCGGACTTGCCGTTGCCGCCGACGGTGGCGCCATCCGGCATTTCGATGGAGATGGTCTTCCTGGGAGCATCGGGCTTTTCGGTCGTTGGCATGTTGAGTCTCCTTGTTAGGGGTGCTGCGCACTGTAACGCAAACAAAAGGGCGCAAGCAACCTCAACGCGCTGATTGCTGGGACGAGGGTATAGCCGGTTCGGTGACTGGGGGTACGACCCGGAGATCCGGTGGACCTTCCGTCGGTGACGCCGGCGTTTCTGCGGCGGCAACCGGGGACAGCTGGTGCTGGACCTCCGTCGACGTTCGCTGCAGCGCCGCCAACAGGTTGGCCACGATGGCCAACCCCTTCAGTTGCGGCACCGCCGCCGACACGCCGGTCACCAGCGCTGTACCGATGCCGAAGATCGACACCAGCCGATCACGGTCGAGATGCCAGCGCGGCTTGGTCATCCGCGCCAACGCTACCGAGAAGTTGTGGACAGCGTCGAGGATGCGCTCGAAGCGCGTCATGGACATGCAAACCTCCTCGAAGGCGGTTAGGGGTGGGAGCTCGATGAACGAAAAGCGGTCAGCGGGCTCGCAGAAAAGCTTCAACGCGGGCGAGATCGATGTACTTCAACCCGGTGCGACGCAGAGGCTTACCCTCCAGCACGTCACCGATGAGGAAGAAGAACTCGGTGGCGATCTCCTGTACGTCGACGTCCAGTCGGTTGTAGCAGCAGGCGTGCACGGCGTTGATGAGCCGATAGCGCTGAATCAGCTCATGAGTGAGCTTGTCGGGTAGCCGCTCACGCGGCGTTCGACTCCGGGACCGGACGCGCGCCATGTCAGTCCAACGGACGAACAGTGCCGGGCTCGAACGGCTTGGTGCCGTGCACCGGACACTGCGCAACGTTGGTCTCAGCTTCCGACACCAACGCGCCACCGCACCACGGACAGAGGCGTGGTTCCGTCACCAGTGCCACCCGAGCCGGATCTTCCTCGACGCCTAGCTTTTCCATGGGCTCCGCCTCCGTACTGAAGAACAGTTCACGTTGCCGACTTGGGGCACGTCCCAGTAGATGATACCGGAAGACGCCCCGGCTGGCGTCCTCGCAGGTGCACAGGATGCGCCAGCCCAGATCGCGGAGGTCGGAGATCCGTGAGGTGTACTTCAGCGCGATGCAGGCCAACTCAGCGTTGGTGACGCCAAGACCTGCTCGGTGCCGCAACAACCACAGGATCTTCCGGCACTGCGCGTCGGTGCGCCGCCCGATGGCCGCCGCTACTTCTTCGGAGCCCCCTTGGGCTTGTCGCCAGTCCGATGCGTGGTCGCCGCGGGAGTCTCGCTCGACGTCGTCCCCTCGTGGGACGTCTCCGCCGGCGTGCGCGTCTTCCGCGGCGCACGTTTGGAAGGGTCGATGTCCCGGAAGGCGGCGTCGAGCGTGTGCTCGATGGTCGCCTTGCAGTTGGCATCGCAGACGTGGTTGGTGGTGCGGATGGTGCCCTTGAAGATGACGATGAGGTCGGGCAGCGCCTGTACGCTGCTCTCGATCATCTTCTTGAGGTTGTCGAAGTTCGCCTGCCGCTGCTGCTCTGCGGCCTGCAACGGTTCGACGTCCGTGTGCTCGATCTCCTTGGGGGCCTCCCGCTTGCAGCGGTCGCACCGGTCCGTGATGATGACCTTCATGTGGTGGTCTCCTTCCTGCTGGTGTGGTGCCTTTACCTGGTAAAGCTACTCGATGGCCCGACAGTTCGGACAAAACAACCGGGGTCGTCCATCACCATCGTAAATCATGTTCTCCCGTGTTGCGACGTCCCACGCGAAGTGCCAGCCACACTGGCACACCGCTTCCCCGAAACCGCCTTCATCGAAGATGAGGCGCAGCGGTGAAGGGCGCTGATGTAGCTCCCGCGTGTACGACACGGATACGTACGGTGCTGGCGACATGTAGAGCGCGTTCTCATACCACAGATCAGCCGCGTTGTGTTTGCGCAGCTTCGATGAACTCGTTCATGTAGGGCAAGCAGCGGATGTGCGCGCAGATGCCGTAGGCCCCGGACCACTCCAGCATGCGGTGATCGTGGCGATCGTAGTACATCTTGAGCGCCGACTCGTAGTTGAAGACGTAGCCAGCCCGCTGCAAGTAGCTCTCCGGCAACTGCAGCTTCATGTGGCGCAACAGGGGCACGCCTTCGTAGACCTTGCCTGTGCGTTCCTCGACATACGCATGCTTACCGCGGTAGCACACGCCCATGTCGTTGAGCTTGAAGAGCACGCTCGGCTCGATGTCCTCGTCAGCGAAGTCCGCCGGCACCAGCTCGCGACTGCCGAGCTTGTGCATCGTCGAACAGCTGTTGCGCACTGTGCTGACCTTGTACGTGTCGAGTTCCTGCCACAGGCACCGCGGGATGGTGACGGTCCACCAGACGTAGATCTCACGCAGGAACTTGCGGTGCGCACCCCCGCCCTTGATGAGATTGCAGGCGAGCTTCAGATCCGCGGGACCGATGAACGGCAGCTCTGGCACCCGGAGTTGCATGTGGTCCCACGGGGGGAACTCCTGTATGTAGCCCGCCTCGCTGACGTGATACGGCGAGAGGCTGTAGAACTTCGAGTCGCTCAGGTCCCAGCTCTCCTTCGGGTTGCGCATGTCGATCAGCGCAGGTTCGAAGCCGAAGACCTTGATGTTGGTGATGGACATTCCCGTGCTCATCGTTTCCTCCCGCGGCAGAGGTGCCAGAAGCCGCACCACTTCTCGCTGCACACCCAGGCTGATGGGTCACACGGCGGGAAGACGCCGGCGCTGATGGCCTCGGCGACGCCCCGCACGATCTCCTCCAGCCAAAGGTAGTCCTGCGGCGTCCGCAGCGCGCTGATGCGCTTGAGGGTCGGGGTCTTCTGCCGCAGCAGCTGGTCGAACCGGACCGCCGGAATCTTCTCGGCATAGGAGTAGATGGTCAGTTGCAACGACCCGTCGACGTCGCCCTGCGAGAAACTCTTGGCCTTGGTCTTGAAGTCGACGATGACGGTACGCATCGCCTCGGGGATGGTCACGCCTTTCTGCCGCATGACGACCACTTCGCTGGGCGAAGACACGATGGTGGGGTCATTGGTGTCGATCAGGTCGACGAACCCGATGACCGGTACTCCGGCGATGAGAATGCTGAACTGCTTCTCGATGCCCCGTACTTCGCCGTTCACCGTCTTGATGATCTGCGGCCGGACCAGCGGTGCGAACTTGAGGTTGTACAGCCGCACGAGCGCCAGGCCGGCGTCCTTTACTGCTCCGGGCGTAGATGCGTCCTTCTCCCATTCTTCCTTGGGAACTTCCGCCACGGCCTTGTCGAAAGAGTCGGAGAAAGCCGCCGTGACTATTGACTCAGACGCCGGGACACCGGTATCGACGATGGCGTGGTGGGTCGTCTCCAGCGCCTTGTGCGTACCCTTGCCCAAGGTAAGCGCCACGCCCGGCGGTCGAACGGTATCCTTGATGTAGCGGAAGTAGTACTGGCGCGGACAGCGCAGATACATATCGATCTGCGTCGCGGAGAGCGCCTTCTTGGGGAGGTGTAGCGGCTTCGGCAACGCCGCTGCCGCCTGGGTGAAGGCGTCGAGCTGCGCCAACATCGCTGGCGTGGGCTCGAAGTCCTCGACGAGGGGGTTGTCGGAATCGGCCATGGTACTCCTCTTGTACCAGCATCACCGCCGTGGTTTGCCCGTCGGTGGTCGCTGGTTCCGTTCATGGGCCAGCTGCGCTTCCAGTTGCCGGCTAGCCGCGACCAGACTGGACATACCTTCCGCTTCGGTGCGAGAGTTGGCACCCCGAGCGTGGCTCTCGACTTCTCCAGGCGGGTCCATTGACTCACCCAGATCCGGGTCGAGCGGTGGCACCGGCGTCAAGGCGGTGACATTCGGTGAAGGTTGTGCCGCCGGTGGCGGATCGTACAGACCCGCCGACACCGGCGCTAACACGGGTCCTTGGCCCAAACGCACACCGCACTGGGGACAATGATCCGGCAAGTCCGTCGACTCGCACTCGATGTGCGCCTCGAATTCACCGGGGTGACCCTTGCGCGACTTGAAGACGATCGGAGAGGCCGGCTTGACCCCGCGCATAGCCAGCAACTTCGTGGCGTACTCGACGATGTCGGTGTGTCGCAGAATGAGGATGTGGTCCATGGGGCGTCTCCTTCTCAGGTGAGCGGTGAGGCTTTCGCTATCGGACGAGCCAACCCGCGAGGATAGATGCACTCGTCGTCGAATGGCATGATGTCGCGCACCAGACAGGATGCGGCGTGCTCACAGGCCGGGCAGGTGATAGCCGCGATGAGCGCCTCCGAAACATCGTGCTTGGTGCGCAGTGCCCGGAGTACCGCTTCGTCAATGGTACCGGCGGCGATCAAGCGAAAGATGGTCGTGTCGCGTTCCTGGCCTAGGCGGTGATTGCGGTCCTTCGACTGCTCGTAGTCGCCTAGCTTCCAGGGCGACGTATAGTAGACCATGTAGTTGGCGGCGTTCAGCGTGATGCCGACGCCCGTCGAGACCTGCCCGAGGTAGACCCGACACGTCGGATCCGTGTTGAACTTCTCGGCCAGCGCCGCCGTTCCACCACCGGTACTACCATCGACACGAACATGACCGAGGTGCTGATCCTCCAGCAGCTTCTCGATCAGGTCGAGCTCGGCCGCGTACTGCCCCCAGATGATGACCTTGTTAGCGGTGTCTTCGAGAATCTCCTCGAGAAGTTCCCGTAGCGCATCGAGCTTGGCGTTCTCCGGGAAGAACTCAACCAGCCGCGGGGAGGGCGACGGATGCTTCACGCAGCGACTGGTATGTGGCTTGATGTTGTCCTGCACACAGGTGTGCAGGTATTCGCAGTCATCGCAGGCCCGGGCCTCAGCCTCGGAGCGTACGTAGACGAAACCCGCCGCGATCTGCAGCAACTTGTTGAGCAGCGTTGCCACGTGCGGAATGTCGAGTAGCCGCCCCGCTCCGATGAGCAGCTGCTTCTGGATCTGCGAAAGCAGATCCTGGTACTCCGTGGACAGCGTCAGTTCGCGGTAGAGCGTCCGTGCGCGCCCGTACAACTGCACCGTCCGGTCGATGGTCACCTGCTTCGGCAGATCGAGGCAAGCTTCCTTGGTGCGCCGCAGTGCTACCAGGCTGGTACGGGCGTGCAGCCCGTCGAGGTTCTTGTAGCCCACCACGATGTGCTTGTTCGACTTGGCTGTGACACAGTAGGTCTGCTTGAACTTCCAGAACTCTTCCGCAGCGTAGGCCGGCGAGAGGAGGCGCAGCTGCGACCACATGTCGCGCGGGTCGCCCATCGACGGTGTCCCCGACATGATCACGCGCCGCGCCGCCTTCTGTGACAGCTCCAGCATCGTCAAGGTGCGGGTAGCTTCATGGGACTTAACGTAGTGCGACTCGTCGGCCACCATCGCCGTGTAGGGCAGCTTCGCAATCACTTCCGGGAAACGCACCAAGGTGTCGTAGGACAGCACGACACCCTGGTAGCCTGACGTCTTGAGCAGCTGTTGCTCACGCTCGACCAGCGTCTCCGCGTCGATGATGCAGAACTCCTGGTTGATACCGTGAACCTGCAGCTCGCGTGCCCAGACCGAGACGACAATCTTGGGGCAGACCACCAGCGGCCAGCACCGCACCGCGCGCTGCCAATCGATGACGATCTTGGTCTTGCCCAAGCCACAGGCGTAGAACAGCGCCGCCCGCCAGTAGTAGATGAGGTGAGTCAACCCATCCAGCTGGTGCTGGTAGGGCTTCGTCTTGAACGTGAAGCCGTCTGGCAGCACCTGATCTTCGTGTTGCTTTCGCAACTGTTGTAGCGTCGTGATGGCTTGCTGTGCCGCTGGCGAGAAGACCACCGGTAGCTTCAAGGCGCGCATGTCCTTGAGGACGATCTCGGCGGCGGGCAGGAACGCCGGGTAGTACCACATCTGATTCTGCCACAGCGCCCCGAACACTTTCATGAAGCGGATGTCTGCCGCAGCCACCACGAAGACCGGCGTTCCTCCGAGCGACGTAATCTTTACCTCGTAAACTGGTCCCGGCATCGTGTTTATCTCCCCGACAGCCTACGAGATGATACGCTTGAGATCAAGCCCGCAGAAGTTGCACCAGATGCGGTACTCCTGGTTCATGATGTGCTGCTTGGCGTGGAAGATGCTCTCGACGTGGAGGTCGTAGTTACGCGCGAAACCCCCGGTGATGTTGTTGCAGCGGGGACACCGCACCATCATGCTCTTGTCACCGTCGTCGATCGAGATCGGTTCCACCGGGATGAAGTCGTCGTGATGCTCGAGCAGCTGCCACGCCAACATGCACAACGTACTCATCGGCGGCGCCGTGTGCCACTCCCGTGCCCGGGCTTCACACTTGGGGGTGTTGAACACCGGCGTTCCCGCGCAAGTCAAACTCTCCGGGCAGTGCATACAGTCGACGACCGTACGTAGTCGTAGACATTCGTCGGCGACGCTGCACAGCAAACAGACATCACGGTTGTACTCTTGGGTCACGTGGCTTATCCTCCGAGCATGAGCTTCGCTGGCGATCCCTACTCGAGTGACGTCGAAGCGCTCTTCAGGCACAATACAACTCATCCCAACCCAATGTTCGACTTCCTGACGGGCTTCGTGCCCCGACGGTTGCGCGACCTCTTCATCTGGATGGAGTACCTCTACTACAACTCCGCTCAGATCTTCGCCGGCCTCAAGAAGTTCTGCGAGTACCCCATCACCGACTTCACCTACGACACCACCAACGAGAACCTGAAGGACCGCGTCAAGCACCTCGTCGAACAGACGCTGCGCCTGAAGGAATTCCTGATGGTCGTCGGGCGCGACTACTGGATCTACGGCAACGCCTTCGTTTCCGTGTACCAGCCCTTCGCGCGGTTCCTCAAGTGCCCCGAGTGCGGCAAGATGGTGGGCATCGAGCACGTCAACTACCGCTTCCGCTTCATGAAGCTCGGCTTCGAGTACACCTGCCGTCAGTGCAAGAACACCGTCGAGGGCCGCGTCATCGACCGCCGCCTGACCGATCCCAACCGCATCAACCTGGTGCGCTGGGACCCGAAGCAGATGGACGTCGACTTCAACCCAGTCAGCGGCGAGGCCGTCTACTACCACTCGGTTCCCGCCGAGATCAAGGACCGCATCCGCAAGGGCAACAAGCTGCTGCTCAACTCGCTGCCGTTGGCCTACATCAAGGCCGCCCGCGACAATAAGATGTTCCGCTTCGCCGACGACTACATCTTCCACATGAAGGTGCCGCCGCCGGCCGGCATCACCCAGCAGTGGGGTTTCCCGCCCCTCACCAGCGCCATCAAGCTCTTCTTCTACGCCGCGGTGCTGCGCAAGGCCAACGAAGCCATCGCCCTCGATCACCTGGTGCCGTTCCGCGTCGTGTCCCCGGCCCAGGCGACCAGCGGCGCCGACCCCATCATGACCATCTCGCTGGCCAACATGTTCGAGCAGTTCAAGGGCGGCATCCGTCGTTGGCGCCGTGACCCGCTCACCATCATGTTCGCGCCAGTGCCCGTTCAGCTCACCCAGATGGGTGGTGATGGCCGTGCCTTGCTCACGCTTGGCGAAGTGCAGCAGGTCGAAGACAACATCATCGCCGCCATGGGCATCCCGCGCGAGTTCATCTACGGCGGCATGAGCTTCACGGGCTCGGCCATCACGCTGCGCATGCTCGAGAACCAGCTCCTCACCTATACCGGTGCGCTGGACGAACTGGCGCAGTGGATCACCGACCGCTGCTGTCGCATCCTCGGCTGGGGCAAGGTCGACCTCGAGCTGCAGGAGTTCAAGCTCATCGACGACGTGCAGCAGAAGCAGCTCATCATGCAGCTCAACCAGGGCGGCCAGCAGATCATCTCGAACACCACCATCGCCGAGATGAACGACTTCGACCTCGACAAGGAACGCGAACGGCGCATGGAGGAAGCCCTCGACGAGGTGCGCTTCCAGCAGACGCTGCAACTCAAGGTGCAGAAGCTGCAGCAATCCCTGGCACAGAAGACCCAGCAAGAAGCGCTGCGCAGTGGTCCCGGCATGAACTACGATCAGCAGCAAGTCATCGCCCAGGCCGACCAGCTGGTGGAACAACTCCTGGGACTCGATCCGGGTACCCGCAAGAGCCAGCTGCATGCTCTCCAGGTCGAAGACTTCGTCCTCTACTCCGTCGTGGTCCAGCGGTTGGAAGAACGGCAATTGGCCGCCGCCCAGCAGGGCAAGACTCAAGCACGCGGCGGCTGACGCTTTACCGCGTAAAGAAGGCGGAGGAACATCATCATGGCACGTAGCAGCGACAACGAAAGCGTCGCCTCCACAATGCGGCGCGCGCAGGAGCTGCCAGACGACACTGGCGGCGCCAGCGTCCCCCTCACCGGATTGTTCCAGAACTTCCCGGTGCCGCCGGACGAACCGACGGTGGGTGATACACCAACGCGGCAGCCCCGAGGTCAGACCGAAGACCTGCTCCCGGGGCTGCCGAAGTACGACAAGATGCGTACCCACCTGCGCCGCTTCATCATCGGGCAGCGCCTGGTGGGCGACGATGAACGCGGCCGACCCAACTACGTCGACCAGGACGATTCCCAGGCCTACGAGACCTTGATGGACGACATCCTGCAAGCCAAGGCCGCGTTGCGCTGGGAGGAGAAACAGCACTTGAAGGACGGCACGCTGGTCATCTCAGTCTGCTACTTCACGCAGCAGAACCCACCAGCACCCGCGCCGTCTGACGATGAGCCGCCGCTGGCCGGCGTCTCGGCGACCTAAGTAGCTCCCGTCCGCTCAGACGAGGAGCAACAGCAACATCACGATCGCCATATGTCCTTTCTCGCCCGGGTTCACGCCTCGAGCGTCTCGGCGGGAACGGTGACCACCTGCTGCGTCGGCGTCGGCACGGAGGTCGGTTCCATGACCGGCTCCGGCGTCGGCGCCGGCGTCACCGGCGGCTTCGCCAGCGCCGCCTGCAACTTCTCGCGCATGCTGCCGCCCCGGAAGGGCCGACGCGCGCTGCCACGTCCGTGGCTGTTCGTGTGTGGCTGGTCGGTCATCGCCGGCGCCGTCCGGCCCAGCGTGCGGCAGTTCACGCAGCGCTGGTGCGGCGTGAACGTCTTGCCGGACCAGAGCTGCCCGGCGATCGGCAGCAACTCGTACTTGAGGATCGACGTCGCCGCCTGCTCGACGTTGGTGCGCGCCGCGCGACCACACGCCGGATTGATGCAGATGCGGCTGCACACCGGCTGCTGCCGCTCGGCCCGGAGCAGGTCTGCGTAGACCTGCTCGCGCGTGTAGTCGAGCTTGCCCGCGGCCTGGAGCTGCTCCTGCAGCACCTCGCCCCGGTAGATGCGCATGAGGTTGCGCAAGTCACACAGCGTCTGGTAGGGGATGAACACCTTGATCAGCGCGTTGCGCACCACCATCGGCACGCGGTGCGGGTCGTATGCCTCCGTCCTCAGCTCGGGGTCGAACGGGAAAGCCGCGGACTCGGACCACTGGTGCTCCATCGCCGTGGCCACCGCGAGCACCGTGTCCGTGGAGATGCTGACGCCTTCGCGCGCCAGCTCGGTGACGAACTCGGGGATCTCGGTGTGGGCGCGCGCCCCGTAGGCGCGCAGGCACTGGTTGACGGAGAGCATCTTGCCATTCGCGTCCCGTGCGTTGGTCTGCAGGAAGACATTGTCCGCCGACAGCAAGCCCATGGTGACGAGGTCTCTCTTCTCGAACATGTGGGTCCCCTTTCGTTGCGTAGCGCTAGGAAAAATGAGACAGGATTGACGACCGTCGCGAGCCTCCCCGAATGATCGGGGAGGTCAAAAGGGAGGGGTTCAACACCTTCTTATACCGGGCTCTGAGTTCTTTTCGGGAAGCCGCTGGTCTATACTTGCTGCGCGATGGCTCTGACCCCAATTCTCATCGATGCCGCCACACGTCGCACCCAGATCCACGAAAAAGCGACCGACGGTGTCCGTCGCGTCTTTCCGCTCGCTCTCCGGGATCACCGCATCGAAGTCGAAGACCTACACGTAGTCTCGAAGGAATACTCCTCCCGCGAACAGAAAGACGCGCTGCTGCAGGGACACACGCTGCAGGAACCCCTCAAGGGATCCCTGGTCCTCAAAGACGCTGCGGGAAAGACCGTCCAGCGCAAGGACGACATCACGTTGGCCCAGCTGCCGTGGTTCACGCCCCGACACACGTTCATCGTGGATGGCAACGAGTACTCGGTAGCGAACCAACGCCGGGTCCGCCCCGGCGTGTACACCCGCGTGCGGGGCAACGAAGAACTCGAAGCCGCCTTCAACCTGGGCCGCGGTGACAACTTCCGTCTCAGCATGGACCCCGCCAAGGGTCACCTCTACATGCAATACGGGACGACCAACATCCCGCTCTACCCCATCCTGCGCAAGCTCGGCGTCCCCGAAACCGAGCTCAACCGCGCCTGGGGCAGCGGGGTCGTCGCCCAGAATCGCAGCATGTTCTCTGGTACGCCGGCGAAGGCCGACAAAGCGATGGATAAGCTCTACGAGCGCCTGGTGCCGGAGTACCGCCGCACCCACCATACCCAGGAAGCCAAGGCCGACGCCATCCACGAGAGCTACAACAACACCGTGCTGGACCCCGATGTCACGTCACGAACCCTGGGGACACCTTTCACCCACGTGACCCCGGCGGCCCTAGTTAAAGCTTCGAAGAAGCTGCTCGACGTTCACCGTGAAGGCGTCGACACCGACGACCGCGACAGCCTCGCCTTCCAACAACTGCTGAGCGCCGACGACTTCGTGCGGGAACGCATCATGCTGGAGGGGCGCAACCTGGCCAAGAAGGCGCGTATGAAGGCGTCTTCGGGCAACCTCGACCTCGATCGCATCGTCCCGCCCTCACCGTTTACGCGAACCCTCCGCAGCTTCATCACCAACAGCACGTTGTCTTCGATCCCGACGCAGATCAATCCCGTCGAGATTCTCGACAGTGCAGCCAAGGTCACGACGCTAGGCGAAGGCGGCATCGAATCCGAACGTGCTATCCCCAACGAGGCGCGCAGCCTCCACCACACGCACTTCGGTTTCATCGACCCGGCGCGTACCCCCGAGAGCTTCCATGCCGGCGTCGACCTGCGCGCCGCGCTCTGGCTCAAGCGTGACGAGCAGGGCCGGATGCACACGTTGTTGCGCAACGCCAAAACCGGCAAACTCCAAGACATCGCCGTTCAGGACGTCGAGAACGCCACGGTAGCGTTGCCGTGGCAACGTGACCAGCAACGCGGAGTCTCGGCCCTGCGCGCCGGGCAGCCGGTTTCGGTCGGCCGCGGCGAGATCGACTACGATCTGCCCCATCCATCCTTTATGTTCTCGCTGTCGAGCAACACCATCCCGATGCCGGAGAGCGTCGAAGGTTTCCGTCTACTGATGGGCGCCAAGCACGTCGGCCAGGCCCTTCCGCTGGTGCACCGTGAAGCTCCGTTGGTGCAGGTCGCGTCGTTCAATCCCCGCCGTACGATGGAGCAGGAGATCGCGCGCTTCATTGTGCCGCACGCCCCGGTGGCCGGCACCATCACCAAGGTCGATCAGGACTACATCTACCTGCGACCCGAGAGCAAGAAGAAGGCCGAAGCGGCGAGCGAGTGGCCGCAGATGGCGCCCGTCGAGCATGTCTATCTCGCCGAAGACGGTGAGAAGACCGCCGCCGCGCCGATCATCAAGATCCCTTACGACGACCACTTCCCGCTGTCGTCCAAGACCTTCCTGCACAACAACGTCACGGTGAAGGCCGGCGACGAAGTTGACGCCGAACAACTCCTCACCGACTCGAACGTCACCATGGACGGCCGGCTAGCGTTGGGCACGAATCTCCGCGTGGGCTATTTGCCCCACTACGGCGCCAACACCAACGACGCCGTGGTCATCTCACAAGCAGCCGCCGAGAAGTTGACCAGCGAGCATATGTACAAGGAAGTGCTCCAGCTCGACCTGGACACGGTGCTCGAGCGCGACAAGCACCGCGCCATGTTCGGCAGCCGCTGGACCGCCGTCCAGTACGCTCACCTCGACAGCCGCGGCGTCGCTCGTTCCGGGGAGACGCTGCAGCCCGGCGACCCACTCATCCTCGGGTTGCACAAGGCGCTGCCCACCGCCGAACAGCGCATGCTCGGCAAGCTCCACCGCACGTTGAACACGCCCTTCCGTGAAATCGCGTTGACGTGGGAACACCGCTGTCCCGGTGAAATCGTCGACGTCGTCGCGACCCCGTCGCGCATCCTGCTCACGGTCCGCACCAGTGAACCCGCGGCGATTGGCGACAAGATCTCGAACCGCTACGGCGGCAAAGGCGTCGTCTCTCAGGTACTGCCAATCGCCCAGATGCCGCACACCCTGGATGGGCGTCCGTTGGACTTGCTCATGCCGCCCACCGGAGTGCATGGCCGCATCAATCCCGCACAGATCCTGGAAACTGCAGTCGCCAAAGTCGCCGAGAAGACTGGCAAGCCCATCGTCATCGAGTCGTTCAGCGGCAAGAACAACGTGAAGTGGGCACGTGGACTCCTCAAAGAACACGGCCTCACCGACAAGGAAATCCTCGACAACCCGATGACCGGGAAGACCATCAAAGGACCCGATGGCAAGGGTGTGATGGTCGGACCGCAGTACATCTACAAGCTCTTCAAGAGCACCGAGACGAACTACAGCGCGCGCGGCGTCGAAGATTATGACGCCAACCTGCAGCCCGCCAAAGGCGGTGCGACCGGCGCGAAAGCCCTCGGACGCATGGAGATCAACGCCCTGCTGGCGCACAACGCCCGCAACGTGCTGCGCGAATCCATGACCCTCAAGTCGTCACGCAACGACGAGTTCTGGCGCGCCTACCAGCTGGGCCTGCCGTTGCCGCCGGCCCGCACTTCGTTCACCAGTGAAAAGTTCCTGGAGATGCTGCGCGGCGCCGGCATCAAGGTCGACAAGGGCAACGAACAGATGACGCTCGGTCCGTTGACCGATGCCGACGTGAAGAAGCTCTCCGCCGGCGCCATCGCCCGACCGCTCATGGTGAAGGAGAAAGACCTCTCCCCGGAGAAGGGCGGACTCTTCGATCCGGTGGTCACCGGCGGCACCAACGGCACCCGCTGGTCACACGTCGACCTGCATGAACCGTTGGTGAACCCGACGTTCGAAGAACCGGTACGCCGCCTGCTGGGACTCACCGTCGCACAGTTCCGCGACTTGCTGGAGCGTGAAGGCGGCGCCGGTGTCCGCCGCCGTCTGGCAACCATCAACCTCGATCAGCGCGAGCGCGAACTGCGTGGTGAAGTGCGTGATGCCACTGGCGCCCGCCTCGATGGTGCCCTGAAACAGCTGAAGAACGTCCTGGCGCTGCAACGGGAGAAGCTCTCACCGGACCAGGCCTACATCATCTCGAAGCTGGGCGTCGTGCCCCCGGTGGTGCGCCCGATCCTACCGGCGTCACACGGACGCAAGGACCTGCTAGTCTCCGACGCGAATTACCTGTACCGCGACGCGATGCTCGCCAACGAGAACCTGGCCGCAGCCAAGCACTCGCTGCCACCCGAAGAAGTGGCCAAGGCGCGGCTGCATCTCTACGACGCCACCAAGGCGGTCTTCGGTCTCGGTGACCCGATGAGCCCACAGCTGCAGGGTCGCGGCGCCAAGGGATTCATCACGACGATCGCCGGCCAAGGCAGCCCCAAAGGCGGCTTCTTCCACGGCAAGGTCCTTTACCGCCCGCAGGACGTCAGTGGTCGCGGTACCGCGGTCCCCGACCTCAACCTCAACATGGACGAGGTCGGCATTCCCGAAGACATGATGTGGACGATGTACGGTCCACACGTCATCCGGCGCTTGGTGCAGAACGGCTACCACGCGGTCGATGCACAGAAGGCGCTCGAAGACCACATGCCGGTGGCCCGTGAAGCGCTGCTGCGTGAAGCCCAGGAGCGTCCCCTCATCGTCAATCGTGCCCCCACGCTGCACCGCTACGGCATGATCGGCGCCTACCCGGTACCCGTGCCCGGCAAGACGCTACGCGTCAACCCGTTCATCGAGAAGGGCCTCAACCTCGACTACGACGGCGACACGCTGACCGTCCACGTCCCGGTCATGCCCGGCGCCGTCAAAGACGTGAAAGCGATGCTGCTGTCCAACCTGCTCTTCGGCGACAAGACCAAGAGCGACCTGCTGGTCTTCCCGCAGCACGAAGCCATCGTCGGCGTGCATCTGGCCAGCAACGCCAAGGACGGCAAGAAGTACCGCTTCAAGACCAAGGCCGAAGCGCTCGCCGCGTATCGTCGTGGTGAGATCGCGCTCAACGCCGAGATAGAGATCGGTTGAGCAATCGTCCATCGATGACCTATACTTGCGGTTGCACAGGGAGGTCTCCGTGAGCCATCTCGATACCGCGTTCAAGCTGGGCGCTGCCCAGGCGCAACACGACTTCCAGGCCGAGCTGCACAAGTCCGGCCAGTTCGGCGACCTGGTGCCGTCATCGCGCGGGCAAGACCCGGGGCAGACCATCGGCCAACCCGCACTGACGCGGAGTGGTCCTTCGCCCATGGGCGGTGGCCTCGGTGGCAGAAGCGCCGGAACTCCCCCAACCTCAACGGCCGTCGCCGGCGTCCAGCGTCCCGGCACCACGCAACCGTCCAACGCTCTCGCCAGCATGGGCATGGGTCAGCGTGGCCAAGTCGCGAACACGCCCACCGGACGTGGTGCACCGCAGGCCAGTCCCGCCGTCGCCGCTGGTCCCATCAACTACCCCGGCGCTGGTGGTGGCGGTGGTGGTACGGCCGTTGCGCGGGCTCCCGCCGCAGCTCCCGCTGCTGGTGGCACCCCGAACTTCTCGGGCATGTCGCAGTTCTTCAGTGGGGCCAAGCCGGCCGCGCCCGCCGGGCTACGTCCCGCCGCTGGCACCGCGGCACCCGCCGGACTCAAGAGACCCAGTTGGGCGTAGCGTTTCACCCAACTACAAGGAGAGACCATGTCGCACCTGGATACCGCATTCAAGATCGGCGCCGCACAGGCGCAGTACGACTTCGAGACGGAGCTCAACAAGGTGGCCGTGGGGGAAGATCGACCGCCCATCCCCACGCCCGACGTTAAGCCCGGTCGCCCAGGACCCGGAATCGTGCCGCGGCCAACGCCGCCGAAGCTACCCACCGATCTCCCGGGTACCCGCCTCCCCGGGCGTTCCCCGGGCGGACCGCCGTAGTTCCGCCCGAACCCGGCACCAACATGCCGGACAATTTGGCGTTCCTCCGGGATCCTGGCGCGGCGCGTGTCGTCTGAGGAGTCAGCATGAGCAACCGGCATCTCGACTTGGCCTTTCGCATCGGTGCTGAGGCGGCACTGCAGCACTTCGGCGTACAGGTCAAGACGAGCGCCACGCCCGCGATCACGACGGGCGGACCGACGCCTTCGGCCATAGCCGCCCAGCCCCCGACGAACACGGCCGCCCCTGCGCCCCCGATGGGTTCACCGATGGCCCCCGTCTCGAGCACGAAGCTCGGCGCACGTACCCGCGCCGCGGCGGACTTTGCCCGCGACATGCAGGACGCCGAGTACGACAACCCCACGGCGCCACCACCGAAGTTCGCCGGTTTCGAAGTCGACACCGATGGCATCGTACGGCGCACCCTCGAAAAGCTGGGTGGCCCTCGTGGTCGAAACGGACGGCCCAGCAGCGCACGTGAATCCGCGTCACGTACTCCAGTAGGTGTCGGTGGCCGCTTCCAGGCGCTGAAGCGCAAGATGTCCCACAAGAAGAAAATGACCACCGCCAAGCGCATCGGCCACACTACCGCGAAGGGTCGCAAGGGATAGGCGAGGCACTGTGTGGCCGCGGTCTACACCATCGGAGGTCGCCTCGCCGCGCTGGCGGACCTCGGTCTACTGAAGACCGCCCAGGCAGCCCTGCCCGGTGAGTTCGCCCCGGGCATCCCCAAGGGTAAGCCGGTCTCCCCACTCCCGACGATCAACGCCGATACGCTCAACCGCTGGACGCTCGCCGTACAGCACCACGAAACTGCGCGCTCAGGCGGCCGCGCGCACTTCGACCTGCGTCTGGTTGATCCTGACGCGGGGAAAGCTCACTCGTGGGCGATCCCGAAAGCTCGTCTACCAGAACCCGGCGAGCGCCTGCTCGCCGTCCAAACGTTCACGCACACCCCCGACTACGCACTCCACTTCGGCGAGAAGGGTGAGCAGACGATCGGTTCAGGATACGGCGCCGGCAAGGTCCGTATGGCACTCAAGGAACCGGTCGACGTAGTCGAAGCGAACCGCGACAAGGTACGCTTCAACGTTTATCAGGGGAAGGACATCAACGAGTACGTCCTGCACCGCACCCACGGTGACAAGTGGCTGCTGCAGAACGTGACCATCACCAAAGAGAAGCGCCCCGACATTCCCCAGAGCAAGCCCGACTACAAGGAGACGACCCCCGACAAGGTCGACGTCACCAATGATCAGCAACTCATGGCCGCAAAGGTCGACGGCGCACACAACACATTCGTTCTTGATGCGGGTCATCCCGTACGGGTTTTCAGTTACCGTCCTACCGAACGCGACACCGGGGTCATCGAGCACAGCCACCGATTCCTGCCGGGATACACGACCCGCGTGCCTGATCATCTCGACCAACTGGTGCTCCGGGGGGAACTCGTCGCCGCCGACCCTCACACCGGAAGAGCTCGCGGAACTCAAGATACGGGCGCCGTCCTCAACTCCGGCGTATGGAAGAGCCGCGATCTGCAAACTCACACGCCGCTGCGAGCGATCATCTTCGATGTCGCGCGGCGCCACGGGAAAGACCTGGAGTCACTCCCCTACGAGAAGAAACTGTCCATCCTTGGGGAGGTCCACAAGTCGCTACCGTTCCTCGAACTCCCGCCGATGGCGCGGACGCCGAAAGAGAAGATCGACCTGCTGAACCGGATTCGCACCGGGCAGGAACCCATCACCAGCGAAGGCGTCGTGCTCTGGCCCCTCGCCGGTGGCCCGCCCACCAAGGCCAAGTTCCGACCAGACCACGACGTTTACGTGCGTGAGGTCTACCCAGAGACGGGGGCGCGTACCGAGTTGGCCGGCGGCTTCCGCTACTCCTGGACCCCCGAGGGCAAGATCGTCGGCAACGTCGGCACCGGACTCGACCATGCGCTCAAGCGCGACATGCTGTCGAACCCGGCGAAGTACATCGGCCGCGTCGCCAAGGTGCAGGCCCTTGGGCTCTACCACGACAAGGAGCATCCGAAGAAGCCCGGAGCACTGCGTGCGCCGGCCTTCAAGGACTGGCACCTCGACAAGAATCTGGGCCTGCTGCCGTCAGAAGAGAAAACGTCGCAACACATCCGCGACGCCACCGCAGAAGATCTTGCGCGATTCCACATCCGCGACATCGATCTACGTACGTCAGAGTTCGGAACACCACATCAGGTCAAACTTGATGTCACGCCAGAAGGGAAGTTTCGTGGACTCGTCGCAGCCGAACCTGGAACCGGGCGCTTAACTGGCCTTTATGTGTCGCCACCACACCGGCGTCAAGGTGTTGCCACACAGCTGCTGAAGAGTCTCCCAACACCCGCGACGTCCCTTCAACGTATCTCGAAGAACCGCGGTGCGAAACGATTCTACGAAAGCCTCGGCTTTCATGACGCCGCCCTTCTCAATGATCCACGTGTCGGCAAAGTCAGCGTGATGGAACGAAAGCAGCCGACGCGTAAGGAGCAGTGACATGCCCTTCAAGAGCCAAGCGCAACGCGGCAAGTTCTACGCCATGGCTGACCGTGGTGAGATCTCGAAGACCACCGTCAAGCACTGGGAGGACACCACGCCCAAGGGCAAGAAGCTCCCCGAGCGCGTCGGTCGCAAGAAGGAGAGCCGGTTCTTCGGGCACGGCGTGGCGCAAGCGCTACTCGACACTGGGCTTGTGCCTCGAGGTTGATCATGGCCTACGCACTCCCCGGCGGCATCCCCGGCGGCAACGCCGAAAAAGAGGGCAAGAAGCCGTCCGACTTCTCTGCCGCCGAAGTTGCCGCCGGTCAGAAGATCGAACATGAGCACACGGACGATCCAGCGAAGCAGACGGACATCGCCATCGATCACCTGACCGAGATTCCCGACTACTATCGCCGCCTCAAGGCGATGGAAGCAGAAGCGAAGCAAGAAAAGGCCAGCGCCGCGGCTGACGACTTCATCCGCACCAAGCTCCGCGGCGATGCGCTGCCGCCAATCTCCGCGCAGCGCTACGCGAAGCTGCCGTACGACGACCAGCCACAGCCACATGACCAGCCCGTGATGTACCAGACCGACCCCGATCTCAACATCGTGAAGCAGGCGTCCATACCTTATACTAGGGGTATCGTCACCGCGCTTTACGCGGTAAACCTTCGCTGACAGGAGCCCTCATGTCGATTCGTCCGTGGCTCAAGATGCGCAACGTCCTCGACCAGATGCGGAATGACGAGATTCACCATCTGACCTGGCGCATCCGCGTGCTGGGGGCATTCCTCGTCCTGGCGCTCCTGCTCATGGTCGTACCGCCGCTGATCGCCGTAGCGGCGCCCGCCACGCAGCCGATCATCGCCGCCACGCAACCCGCGACCCCCGTCGTGAAGGCCGCTGCGAACGTGCAGCAGTGGTGGATGCCGCTGCTCTCGCCGGTACTCACGGCCATCGGCACCCTTCTGGCCGCGTTCGTCACCGTGCTTCTCGGCAAGCTCATCAAGCTGCTCGAAGCGAAGTACAATCTCGACGTCCCCGCCGAAGTCGAGAAGCTGCTCACCGACAAGGCCAAGCAACTTGTCGCCGCCGCCGAAGAAGAAGCCGAACGTCGCATCCTGCACGGTGACGGTCAAGCCACACCTGGTGCCGAGAAGAGCAAGCAGGTCGTCAAGGGATTGATGGAGTTCGCCGATTCACTCGGCTACGGCAAGCAGTACCAGGAAGAACAGGCGAAGCGCCTCGCCGACGCGGTGCTCCATCTCAGTCGCGTCGGCAGCGAAGACGTCATCGGCAGCAACGGGGAGCGCGCCAAGCTGCTGGCGCGTGCCCAGCGTGAAGGCACCAGCGGCCGCTGAACGGAGCTACCATGGGTGACGAGTTCTTCAGTCGCGGTGCCGGTGAAGCCCTGAAAGCTTTGGGGCTCATGAGCGACGACATCGCCTACGCGCTGGCACGGCGCCAGGCGCGCAAGACCGCCGCCCCGATGCCGCCAAACGAAGGTGGTGATCAGCACGGCACGCCCTTTCCCGAGAAGAGCATGAACATCGGCGCCGAACGCTTTGCGCGCCTGCTGCGCGACATGGATGACGAAGGGATCAAGGGGAGGAGTAACCCCGACAACGCCAACTACGCCTACACCAACAACCTCGACCGACTCACGACCTGGGGTGGATCGACGCACGTCGAAGAGGGGCGTTCCTCGGGTGGCCTGATGGTACCTGCCAATCCTCGCGGTTGATCTTCTCCGATGCCGACCAAGCGCAAACCAGCGACGACCACCATCGGTCGACTGCTGTTGAACGAAGCCCTGCCCGCGTCGCATCACGTCACTCAACCACTGGCGCGGCACGAGCTCAATGCGTTGATGTCAGATCTGGCGCGTAACGACGCCCCACGCTATGTGCAGGCCATCTCCGACATCAAGCGTATCGGGGATGCCGTCGCTACCGACGAAGGCGTCACCGTCGGGTTAGACGACATCGAACCCGAATACGCCGTGCGTGACCCGCTGCTCGAACCTGTGCTGGCGCAGGTGAAGCGCACCCACGATCTCCAGGCCCGCATCAAGCTCATCGAAGACCTGCAACCCAAGATCATCGAAATCACCAAGCATCACCCCGGCCAGGCCGCGATGATGGTCCGCAGTGGTGCTCGCGGCAGCATGCCCCAGGTCATGCGCACCGTGACGTCACCGGTGGCAGTTACCGATGACCGCGGGCGCACCGTACCGTGGATCATCAGCAAGAGCTACGCCGAGGGGCTCAAACCCATCGACGCCTGGATCGCCTTGGGTGAAGCTCGCCGCAACGCCGTTGAATCGAATACCTCCGTTTCCGCACCGGGCGAAATCAGCAAGCTGCTCATCGGCAACATGGGTGACCAGCTCATCACGGTGCCGGACTGCGGCACCACCAACGGCCTGGCGATGCTCGCCGATGACCCGCAAGCCCGAGACCGTTATCTCGCCAAGTCCAGTGAAGGTATCCCCGCCGGCACGTTGCTCACGGGTCAACTGGCGAGTCGACTCCATAGTAAGACGGTAGTGCTGCGTTCACCGATGACCTGTGAAGCCCCGCACGGTGTCTGCCAGCGCTGCTACGGCTTGAACAACCGCGGCCAGAACGCACGCATCGGCGACAACGTCGGCATGATCGCGGCGCACGCCATGGGTGAACCCCTCACCCAGATGGCACTCAACGCGAAACACGCCGCCCGTACCACCGCCTCACGGAAAGTTGTGCTGAGTGGCCTGTCGGGCCTCAAGCAGCTCACTGAGATTCCGCAGAGCTTCTTCAACCGCGCCGTGCTCTCAGAACAGCCTGGCACCGTGACGGCAGTCGCCGCAGCACCACAGGGTGGTCACTACGTCACGGTCGATCAAGAACAGCACTACGTACCGCCGATCCTAGATGTGACCGTGCGTCGAGGTGACAAGATCGAAGCCGGCGACGCGCTCTCCGATGGCATCCCCCGTCCCGACGATGTCGTACGTCATAAAGGACTAGGGGTAGGCCGCCAGTACCTCGTCGATCAGCTGCAAGGCATCTACAAACGACACGGTCTCGACCTGGACCGCCGCCACCTCGAGCTGCTGGCGAAGACCGATCTGAACTACGTCAAGATCATGGACCGAGACGCGGAACAACTCGGGCTCCTGCGCGGCGACGTCATCGACTACAACCGGTTCCGCAACCTGGTCGCTGAGCACACCAAGGTGATGTCGGTGACCGACGCCCTGGGCGAGACCCTTGGCAACAACGTGCTCCACTACACCGCCGGCACGCGTGTGACCCCCGCGGTAGCCTTGGACCTGCGCCGCGTCGGCATCAAAACGGTGCCCATCGCCCCGCGCATTCCGTTGCACGAACCCCTCATGAAGCCCATCAGCCGCGCCCCGTTGCTGCGGCCAGACTGGCTAGCCCGGCTGGCCCATCGCAACCTCAAAGACTCCATTCTCGAGGGTGCCGCCTTCGGTGAAACGGCTGAGCTGCACGGTACGCACCCCGTTCCCGCGCTCGTCATGGGCGAGTCGTTCGGCACCGGGCCTCCCGAACGCTACTGAGGTATCCGAAGCCGGTGGTAAACCTTGTGAAAGCCGAGAGTACGTCCTATCATTGGACAGCCTTTCGCCAAGCAACCGCTGCGGCCCGCCGTGGAGGAGAGAACGATGTCACTGTTCAAGCGCGCATACGTCCGAGGAGTCAACGACGAGCTCGTGCGTCTGGGGCTCATCCGCTACCCCGTCAAGGAGGCCGCTGACGAGATCGCCGATGCCGTCGGTGACCAGCTGCCCGCCGAACCCGCCGGTGAACCGGTGTCCCCGGAGACCGCCGCCGACGTCGCAGCCACGCTCGTCGACGCGGCCACCAAGCTGGTGTCCGAGACGCAGGGCGAAGGTCTGGCCCCCGAGGGTGCCCCACCGATGCCCGAGGAAGCCGCCCTCAAGACCTCCGCGGCACAGGACCTCGACACACGCGCCGGCACCCAGGCCTACGCCTGCATGATGAAGGCCGCGGAAGAGGTCAAGCACGCCGAGGGTTCGACCATCGAAGGTGGCGACAAGGGCAACTCGCCGACGGGCACCGCCCAGGCCGAAGCCCAGATGGAGAACAAGAACCGGCCCGAGCAGTACGCCAACATGGGCGTCTCCGGCGTCGGCGGCACCGCCTCGGGTGCCGGGCGCGGCACGGGCATCATCGGCAACGAGCAGCCCCAGCCCGCCGCCCCGAAGGAGAGCCCGAGCGGCTCCAACAGCGTCATCCAGCAATCGAAGATGGGCAGCCTGCGCGAGATCATCCAGCGCGTCGCCCTGCAGAAGCAGGCCGAAGGCTCGACCATCGAAGGTGGCGACAAGGGCAACACGATGGCCGAAGCGCCGGCCGCCGAGACCCAGATGGAAGCGCGGAATCGGCCCGAGGGCTACGCGCACCTCGGCCGTCCCGGCATGGGCGAGACCGACCTGACGGTGCCGACCGGCGCCAACGTCGGCGTCGAGCAAGCCCATCCGAACGCGCCCGCCGAGTCGCCGCCCGGCGCCCTGCCGCCCAGCAGCGCCAACTCGATCGTCGAGAACTCCAAGACCAGCGAGACCGACCCCTTCCTGACGCTCTTCAAGAAGACCGCCGAAGAGGTCGCAGCCTTCCTGCCCAAGACCCTCGCCGACGAGGACAAGATCGCCCATGTGCGGCGCATGATCGGCATGAACGACGTGGAGCGGACCGAGTACCTTGGCGTGATCGCCAAGGAAGCCGGGGCCACGAACGACCAGGCCTTCGCGATCGCCGAGAAGCACGCGTCGGTCTCCAGCCGGCGGCGCTACCAGGGCAACTCCGGCCGCCAGGATCGTACCCGGTCCAACCAGAAGCAGGCCGGCGAGCTGCCCCCCGCCCTTCAAGCCGTGATCGACGCCAAGAAGAACGGCGACAACGGCGACAAGAAGGACGAGAAGCACGAGGAGCACGAGAAGAAGGAGAAGGAAGAGGAGAAGAAGGAAGGCTCCGACCTGCTCTCCCGCATCCGCGCCATCCGGCACACGGCGTAGCCGCGAACGGATCCTGCCCGGCACGGCAGCCCCCCGTACGCGGCCTGCGCCGGACACAGGCTCGGCCAGGAAGGGAAAGGCGCCGTGAGATTCCCCATCGACGCGTTCAAGATCGCCGCCCAGCTGATCGAGCAGCAGCTCGGCCAGCCCACTCAAGGTCCGTCGGCTGAACCCGCCGATCTTCCCGCGCGTCAACCTCTCCAGCGCTCCGTGTTGAGTCTACTGGAGAGCCACGGCGCTGACGATCGCGCCACGGCCACGGAACAATCCTCCCGCGTACTCACGCATCCCCGCCAAGAAGCGTGGACCGGATCATGATCCTGGCGGACCTCACAACGCCCGCCGGTATCGAAAAACTGGTGCAGGTCACCGGCGGCACGCAGAGTTACTACAACCACCCGGAGCGCGCTGACGGCATCGCTACCGTCGTGCAACAGGCCATCACCGCCAACCCCAACCTGGCGCACGTCAAGGTGCGGCTCATGCCGAACTTGCCGAACGCCTTCTACAACTACGACCGAGGTGAGATAATCCTAGGGGTGGTGAACCCCGATGCGCTCGCCCATGAACTCGGTCACGCGAACAACCTGCGGCAAGAGGGGCTGTACCGCAAGATCCTCAACGCCGCCAACGGGGTCGCGCGCATCAACAACGTGGTCGCGTTGCCGGCCATGCTGGCGTTGCGCATGTTCGTACAGGACCCGGAACGCCGCGACGACATTCTCAAGTCACTGTCGGCGGTCTCCGCTGCCATTGCCGCCCCGGGGCTACTCGAAGAACTCAGTGCCAGCACCACGGCATTCCAGCACGCCCCCAACAAGCTGCGCGCCGTTGGCACCCTGGGGCCAGCTTTCATGGCGCACATGGCGACCAGCATGATGCCCAGCGCGATCTATCAGGCCGGGAGGCCCTAGCCCGTGAGGAGCCCGACGATGCACCCGCAGATGAACAAGACCGCCCAGCCCATGTCCCCCCGGACGCAGGCCTTCCAGTCGGCCGCACCCTCGGGCGATGAAGAACAGCACCTCTTCGAAGAGGGGCTGAGCCAGATGGCCTACAACATCCTGGTGAGCAAGTTCCCGGACTTGATCCAGGACGTCGTGACCTTCCGCATCCTCGACACGAACATCGAGGACGGCGCCGGCATCGGCACGTTCGTCGTACAACGTGGCGGCGAGGCCATCTACATCCCCGTCGTCATGGCCGACAACCAGATCAAGCCGCTGGACTTGTTCTACCACAAGGGCCTCAACGTCTTCTTGCCGCTCACCAGCGACTGGCTTGACGAAGTCGACAAGCTCACCATCGACGAGATGGGCGAAGCCGTCAAGCAGCCGCAGTCACTGCGTCGCGACGTCGACACGCGCAACATCCTCATCCCACCGACCACCGGCCGCTACGCCTACGCCGCCGCCCGGCAACCACTGACGACCGACATCATCAACGAAGATCTGCGCCAGATGCTGCTCAAGCTGGAACCCCGCGACTTCGAGAAGAGCGCTGACCAGCGCCCCGCAGCGCTCCTGGAATTCCTCGGCCGCATGCCCACCGCCGCCAAGCTGGCGTTCGCCAACGTCCTCACGGCGCGCCCGAAGCTCGCCGCATCCGTGACCCAGCTCTACGGACTCGATCCGCTCTGCACCGCGCTCGCAAAGCGCGCCGCTACCGAGGGCGAGACCACCGTCACCGAAGAGGGCGAGCTCAACGTCGCTGATCGTTCGACGACCAGCAGCAAATTCAAGCAGGTGTTCGGCGCCGGCGCCCCGGAAGCCTTCCAAGGCATGTTGACGAAGGGCTACGCCGCCAGCGACACACGCCGCGGGCTCAGCCACGCCGTCCAGCTGCAGGAACCGAAGGACCTCATTCGTCCCGACAAGAGCGGCTTCTACCGGGTCTTCACGACCGACGGCAAGACGCTGCCGGCGTTCATCGCCGTCGATCCCCGCGGCATCCTCAACGCGAAGAACGAACATCCCGACACGCCCGAAGGTCCCAAGGGCGTACGCCACGGCGGACGGCCGCCGCGGGGCAAGCACCACGCCGGCTGTGAGTGCGGCCAGTACGACGAGTTCCTGGTCGTGCTCAAGGACGGGCGTTGGCTGCGCACCAAGCAGCTCATCGCCGAACCGGCCTGGGGCTACGCCCACTACGATCCCGGTGAAGACGACGCCGCGCGCTTCAAGCAAGTCCTCGGACAGGACGGTGACGCCCAGCCGAAGGCCGGCGACATGGGTGTGTTCATCAAGCGCACCGGACAGACGTTCGTCGCCACTGAGCCGTTCCACGTGCGCCGTGTCGCCACGGACGCCCAGGGGATTCGTCGCATCACCTGCGACGACTACGACCAGACGGTGCTGGTGACCGACCCGAAAGCCGCCAAGGCCGGACTCCATCAACCCAAGGGTCAGCCGCTCGTCTACATCCCGGTGGACGCGCGCTACCTCAAGCTGCGCAGCGAAGATCAGGATCGTCTGGGACCATTCCTGCTGTCGAAGAGCGACGTCGGCGACAAGGAGAAGAAGGACGACGACGCGAACTACGGCATCCGCCTCCTCAGCAACCCCAAGGACGTCCTCAAGTGGTTCACGCAGCAGGTTGAAGCCACCGGTGCCGCGCGCGCCAGTGTGAAGAACGCCGCGGCGGGTCAGTTCTCCATCGACGGTGAACCCGCGCTGCCGAAGTTGGCAGCGATGGAACGCCTGGCCCGCAAGTACCGTGTCCCCTTCGCGGCCGCCGAGAACCTGGTGAAGCAAGCCGCAGCACTGCCGAACGGCCAGGCGACCGCCTGGATCGTCACTGCCCCCCAGCTGATCAAGCTGGCGCAGCTGCCGATGATGGATCCGTCGTCGTCCGCACCGCAGTCGGGTACACCACCCCAGCCCGGCATGGAGGCCCAGCAAGCACCACCGCCCCCACCGCCGTCGCCACTCGACATCGCCATGGGCGAAGCCCAGTCGCAGCTGCAGCAGCAGTCGGCGGGGCTGCAGCAAGCGCAGCAGCAGATCACGGACACCACCGCCGTGTTGCAACAGGTGCAACAGCGCGCACAGGAAATCGCCAGTGGCGGCGCCCAGGCTGTCCAACAAGGCGCCCCACCGATCATGCCGGGCGCGGCCGGCGCCTCCGCGGCACCCCCCACCGCGCCGCCGGCCGCTGCCCCGGCACCTACAGGCGGTATGCCCCAGCCCGCCCCGCAGTTGCCAGCGGGGGGCATGGGCGCCGTGATGCAGACCGAGAGTCCCTCGGCCACCGAGATCCAACAGCAGGTCAACCCGCAGTTCCTCGAGCAGGCGGGTCAGCTGCAGGACCAAGGCGTCTTCGATGCCGCGGCCATCGCCTCCATCGGCCAGTCGCCCAGCTTCCGCGACACGGTCGTGGACTACGTGCCCACGATGGAACGTGCCCTCGACAACCTCGGCCGTACCATGCTGACGCTGTGGCTGCAGGAAGGTGAGCTCAAGCAGCAATTCGGCGAGGAGGAGTTCTCGAAGATCGAGGACAACCTCCGCGCCGTGCACGAAGGTCTGGGTGAACTGGTGCTGCAGCTGAACCGCAACGCCACGGTGATGCCGACGTCCGCGAACGCGTAGCCACCATGGCCCGCCAAGACCCACATCACCGCGTCACCGTGGCTCAGCAGGCCATCACTGCCGGGGCGGTGCCGATCGATCTAGCCACCCGCGCCCTCGCCGAAGTGATCCAAGGTGTCTCGAAGAACGACGCACTCAAGTACGCCTGGGACAAGTACCAGGTGCACTTCGAACGCAACGTCATCGAGAGTTACTTGATCGCCGATACGACCGTCGAAGAGATGGGTCGCGCCACCGGCGTCAGCACCGCCGCTCTCGCCGCTTACCGAGACCACATCTTCGACATCGGCGTCTTCCGTGACCGACTCGAACGCATCAGCTACGTTGCCCGCTGCCGCGCCCTACTGCCGCGCGACCAGCAGGCCTACCTCGAAGCCGCCCTGGTGCAGGGTACGGAGTACATCAACTGGCTGATCAACCGTCAGTCGACGGTCCCGCCACGTAAAGTGCTCGAAGCCGCCATGACCGAGGGTCTCTACATGGGCCTCGCGCACCGCGGTACCGACCCCACGTCAGAGCGTTCCAAGCAAGCACAACACTGGCTGCAGAGTGGTACCCAAGCCGCCACCACGCTGCTACGGCTCGACCCGCATGATGACGAAGACGCCCTGGAGCATCTGCGCATCGCCCTGATGCACAAGAACCACGTCACGACGCCGCAGATGGCCGGTGCGCCGCTGCCGGAAGACATCGTGCATTGACCTCTGCTGCGTGAGGGATGATCATGCCACTCATGGACGAGAACCTGCTGCAGAAGTTGGCCGCTGACGTCGTCACGCGTTTCCAGCGCGAGAAGATCGCGCTCACGGACGGCGTGACCGATGCGGCCCAGCAGAACAACCTGAGCCCCGAACAGATCCGGCGACTGGTCGAAACGACCAACAACATGGCCTTCCAGCAGCGCTTCGAAGGCGCGCCGGATCGCGTGGCCGCTTCCGAGTTCGAACCCGCCGACGCCAACGCCGCCCTGCAACGCCTCGTCGCCGCGGCGCAAGACGTCATGGACACCATGGAACCCGTCGGCGGCACCGCCGGTGGTGACGCCATTGCCCAGAGCCTCAGCGGTGATCTCACGGCACCCCTGCCCGCCACGCATCCCGGCGCACCAGCTCCATTGCCACCCGCGGCGCCCGAGCAGATGATGGAACCGAAGGTGAGCAGCGCCGTCACCGTCATGCGACTACGCAAGACCGCCGAACGGCTGCGGGACCTGGGCTACCAAGCCCGCAGCGCGTTCACCGACGAGTTCCAGAAGCTGGCCACGGTGTTCACGCACGTCAGCGGTCCGCGCTTCGAGGACTTCGAAGCCGACGCCCTCTACAAGTGGGGCCGCGCCGCCGCGCCCCATCTCGGTGCTCTGCGCCAAGCGCTGCGCAAGCCCCCGGCGGAGTACGACGTCGACATCAGCACCAAGGTAGCTCGGGTGATCGACTCCCGCACGCCGGAGCTGCAAACCTTCAGTCGGATGCTGGAGCGCTACGACGACATCAAGCAAGCCCAGGCCGGCGAAGCCAAGACCCAAGAATACCTCAAGTGCGCCGAGGCCACGCTGCGATGACCGACGTCCGCCAATACCCGGTGCCGACGATGAACCCGCTGGGGTTGATACCCCCGGTGCGAGATCTCGTGTTCCTGGGTTCACTCGCCGCCGGCAAACCGTACCCCTACCTGCCGATGATGGACCGCGTCGAGAAGGCGCGCTTCGATCGCTACCACGCCGCCGTCCAGGGCGCCCGCTACAAGGAGCCAGGAGCCGCCATGATCGCCACTGCCAGCGCCCACGACGGCGTCACCAACTTCCTCGAGAAGCGCGCGGCGTTGCAACGCACCCCGATGCCCGGCGCGGCGATGCAGAAGACCGCACAAGCACCGGTTACGTCATCCATCATGGGCGTCTTAAAGGGGCTGCCATTGCGCCTCTTCAAGAGCCTCGAAGCCAACCCTGGAAAAGCGGCGCTCATCGGTGGCGGTCTCATCGGCCTCGACTTGCTCGGCAAACCACTCATCGAACGCATCGGCTACAAGGCGCGTGAATCAGCGTTTCCTGGCGTCAAGGGCATGCCGGAACGTCTCCGCATGGACGAACTGGCCGCCGAAGAGTTCGCCAAGTCCGTCGGCAAGCAGACCGGCATTGGCATGGTCGGGCTGCTTGGCGACATGCTCTCCAAGGCCGTAGCAGCACCGGCCGCGTTGGTAGCCGGGAAGCGGAGCCAGAACGTCTTCGATCTGCTGAAAGCCGAAGACGACGTCCTGTCGCGCGCCGACCCCGAGCAATTGACTGAGGCGTACCACACGATGGCGCGCTTCGCCCCGACGCTGGCCACCGACAAGAACGCGGTGAAAGCCTTCCTGCGGGAGAGCGTGCTCTACGGCACCGGGCCAAATCCCATGGCCATCAAGCAACTGGCGGAAGCCGAGACGGCCGTGAACCCGCCGCCGAAGAAGTAAGGAGATCGTGATGAACATCATCCGCAACATGTCGGAGCAGGCGCGCACGAACCTGCGCAGCAACCTCCACAAGGTCGCCACCGTCATGGCCCGCCAGGAAGGTCACGCCCTGGTCAACGACGCGCTCACCATCAAGGACGCGGCCTATCTCGTCGGCGTCAACTTCTGGCGCAACTGGCTCGAGAAGCGCGCCATGCTCGACGGCGCTTTGAGCCTGCGGCGGCTCGTCACCAAGCGAGTCGGGTGATCCATGCACGACGAGGCGTTCTACCGCGACATCGTCGGCGCCCTGCACCGTTCCGCGCAGTTCGAGAAGCGCGCCGCGGCCGGTGATCTGACGGCGCTGCAAACCAAGGCCATTCACGATCTCGACCTGCTGGGTCGACTCAAAGAAGCGGTCGACGTCGCCCCGCTCATGAGCGCCGCGAAGCGCGGTCTCATGTTCGGCGGCGCCGCCACCATCCCGGCGGTCGCCGGAGGCAGCTATCTGCTCCACAAGGCGCACAAGGAACGCGAGCAGACCGTCGAAGACATCCGCAACAAGGCCCTGCAGGTCGCGTTGGGCGTCGGGGGCATCGGCGCCGGGCTGATGGGTCTGCACCACGCCTTGGGGAGTCGTGGCCAAGCAAACGCCGGTGCCCCACCCCCAGCCGCTGCGCCGGCCACGCCCACGAACGGTGCCATGGCGGGACTGAAGCCAGCCCCGAGCGGCGCGCCTAGCCAACTGACGCCCGAAGAGATGGACGGGTTGCAGATGCAAGCACTGTCACCCGAGGACATGTACGCGCTGCAGTCGCTCTCGCCCGAAGAACTGCAGATGCTCTTCAAGCAGAGCAGCGTCGACGCTGGCCCGACGCTGAAGAAGCTGGCCACGGTCGCCTACCTCGACGTACTGCTCGAAGGCACGGAGCAGCACGAGAAGACGGCCAGCGTGCAGCGCGACATGCACGCCCTCCGACTGCTCAACGCCGAACACGGCGCGCAGTTGCTGCGGGAGCTGCTCGGTGTCGCGTAGCAAGATCATCCTCCTCGATGATCGCTTCGAGAAGACCGGCGAACCGACGGTCCAGACCGTCCTGCTGTGGTCCCCTTTACGCGGTAAACCGTCCTGGGAACGGCTCACCAAGGAAGCCTGTGCCAGCCCTGCGCTGGAGTACATCAAGAGCATCAAACCCACGCCCGGGCGTACCGTGGTGCTCGTCATCGGACTCGGCAGCTACGAGTTCTACGGCCTGAACCGTAACGCCGACGGCTTCAACGAAGTCCCCTACAAGCCCGGTCGATCGAACGGCCCCGGTCGTGACTCCTGGGTGATGGAACCAGAGTGCATCCAGCACCACTTCCACAGCTACGAGCAGGGTCACGTCTTTCGCCACCACGTCAATCGTGACCCGGTCCGCGCCGTCGGCAACGTCCTCAAGGCTTTCTGGAACCCGTTCATGCACCGGGTCGAAGTCCTCGAAGACATCGACAACGCCAAGGCGCCCGACCTCGTCGAACAGATCGCCGACAACGAGTTCCCGGCGAAGAGCATGGGCTGCCGAATCCAGTTCGACGTCTGCACTGAGTGCGGCAACATGGCGCCCACACGGAAGCACTACTGCGACCACCTCAAGTTCCAGCTGAACTGGCTCAACCCCCAGACCGGGGTCCGCTACGGTGCCCTCAATCCGAGCCCCCGTTTCTTCGACAGCTCCTGGGTCACTCGTCCCGCGGATCGTACCGGTTACTTGCTGCAGAAGGTCGCCGAACGCACCTACGAACTGCGCTCCTCGAGCGAACTAGGTGAGCTGGTCGATTCGTTGGAAGCCAAGAGTGCCGCTGCGAAGAAACTCGCCGTCATCGACAAGGTCGTGCGCGGTTATCCGGCGAGCGTCGTCAGCACGGGTACCCTGCCCGAAGCCTCACTGATCCAGCAGTACCGCGACACCTCGCTGCCGGACGTCGTCGATCGTACTCCCGAACTGGGATCAGCCGACATCAGCACGCTGGCCCAGCATCGGCTACCAGATGCTCTCGCCGCCCTGGCGCGCAGCGGCGTCATGCTGACGACGCCCGAGTTCCTGCGCCTGTTCCTCGCCAAGGCCGCGCCCGGCGTGCAGATCCCGACCGGAGTACTTGACCGCGCCGCCGCATTGCAAGCCGAAGTCTTCGAGCTCCTGGGACAGCACCCTTCGCTCGTCGATGACATGGCGCCGGCATTGACGGACGCCCAGCCCGAAGCAGTCGCAAAGATCAGCGCCCAGCTCGCGCCCATCCTCGAGAAACGCGCCACGGTCGGCGATTACCTGTGGCGGCGCATCCGGCCGCGCGCACTCATCCCCCACGACGCACCACCGACGACCGACTTGCTCGACGTGGAGGACCCTACCACCGGCGTCACTTACCAGACGACCGGTGGTGCCGCGTTCCACGCGCAGAATGCACTCGATGAGGCGCATTTGAAACGGCTACTCGGAGCCGGTGCCCTCATGGCCGGTGCGGGCAAGGTACTCACGTCCGTTCCCGGTCCCAGCAAGGCCCTGGCGTTGCCCCTCGCTGGTGCCGGCTTGTACCTGGGACAGACTGGCCTACAGGAACCGGCGAGCTACACGACCACCAGTGGGCGACGCGTTCCCGTCATCACCGAGTTCGCCGAGAAGCAAAGCAGCGTCATGGCGCTCGTGGATACCCTCGGTATCGAACATCAACTCACGAAGCAGGGATCACAACGCGTGCGGCGTGCCCTCCGCGACACGAGCATGGAACATCCGGCGCACCTCTTCCTGCAGAAGCAGGCGCAACTCGGGCTGCAGTACACCCATCTGACGTTGGCCGACGTCTTGGCGGCACAAGACAAGCTCGCGTCGGACGGCATCACCGAAGAGAAAATCGATCTGGACAAGGCCGCAGCGCTCATGGGAGCGTTGCTGTGGCCGACGCCATAGCACGGCTTGTTTTACGGGAACAGGCGTCCTATCATTGGGATGCCGCGAACGGAGAGGGCCACGATGGAACTCGCACAGATCATGCACCGTCTCGACCAGAGCACGCAGACGTCGTCGTCCGGCGTGAAGACCGCCGCCGCCGGCACGAACGGTACGGGCACGGCACCCGAAGCTCTGCGCGACGTGTTGCGCACGGTCATGACCCAAGAGAAGACGGCGTCCGCCGTGGCGCCCGCCAACGCGCCGGTCGGTGACCTGCTGAAGATCGCCGAAGACCTCAGCAACGCCGAGCACGAGCGCCTCATCAAGCTGTCGGAGGTCTACGGCGCGGCCATCTGCGACGGCTTCATGGCGAAGTTCGCGGAGTACGAAGCCGCCGCGCTCCAGGTCGCGCCGCCCCAGGTGAAGACCGCCGCCGCGCACGCCGCCGCCGCTGCGCAGCCTCAGTACGTCGACCAGGCCGTCGAGCAGATCAAGACCGCCGCGGAAGACCCCGCGTTCGTCAAGTTCGCCGAGGCGAACCCCGAGCTGGTGAAGGAGGCCTACTCCCTCGGCTACCAGCGTCAGTGGGAAGGGCTCGAGAAGCAAGCGCAGGACGACTTCGCGCGCGGCTACAACGAGACCATGACCGAGGTCCACAAGCTGGCCGCCGACTGCTACAAGGCCGGCGCGGTGACCATCAACGACGTCCTGCGGCAGCAAGCCGCGCAGGGGCGGCGCTAGGAACGCGTGACGTACCGCCCTGACATACTCGCCCTTTACGGCGACCTCTTCCGCGACGCGCAAGCGACGCTCGAAAAGCAAGGCGCACTCCCGGCGTTCATGGGCCGCGCCGCACGCGCCGTCGGGAACTTCTTCACGAAGAGCCCGCTGGCCCAAGCCGCGGAACAAGCCGGGGGGCGTGGTGCAGCCGCCGCCGCTCCCGCGGCCGCAGCCGCCGCGCGACCAGCCGCCGCAACCCGCGGTGCGTGGTCCGCCGTGCCGACAAGTTCAGCCACACCCGCAGCAGAATCGGCCGCCGCTCGTGTCAGTGGCAAAGGCTACGCCCCACCGGCCGCGCCACCGGTAGAAACGATGGAAAGTTCTGCGGCCAACGAACTGGTACGTGCTGCTAAGCGTCGCGCCGCTGAACGTGGCGTCGCCGCCGGTCGTGGCATGGCCGAACGCGAAGGTGGCCGTCGCCTGCGCACCCTCGGTACCGCCGCCGCCATCGGCGTCCCCGCGGCGGCCGGCGGCGGCTACCTGATGGGCCGACCTTCAGAAGAAGAACTCCACGCGGCCCAGACCAAGAACCGCAACGTCGCCTTCGGCGCCGGGGCCGCGACTGGACTAGCAGCACCGTACGTCATCCGTGGTCTGGGACAACTGGCCGGCAGCGGTGGCCCCGGTCTCATGCCCGGCATGTACCCGTCCCTCGTTCCCGGGCAGGGCTACTAACAGAGGACCAACGGGATGGCACGCATCGAATACCCCTCGATCAAGGACGCGGCGGCGGAAGTGCTCCGTACCGTCGCCGCCGAGGGCATGATCAAGCACGCCGAACGGCAGCTGTTGCAGGCCGCCATTCAGCCCAGCAGTGACGTTACCGACGGTCTCCGCAAACTGGCGACCGAACTTCGGAACGTGGACGACGACCCGGAGATCACCTACGCTGATCTCCACGCCTTCGTGACGCGATGCCACAGCTGACCACCCCCCAGGCGGACCTCCGCAAGCTGGCCGCCGAACTGCGCCAGAAGGCGGATGAGCACGACCAGGCCAAGCTCGTCAAGAGCGCGCTGTGGGTGCGGAGCATCGTCGGGCTGACGCTGATGAAGCGGAAGCTCGGGAGGAATGGCTGATGTCCAGCGAGCTGATGCGGCGAACCGCCGCAGTTCTCGAGAAGACCGCCGACTACCTCGACACTGAGGATCGCCGTCAGCAAGACACGATCCGCAGCGAACGGCGCCAGGTGGCCCAGACCCTGAGCGAGAAGTACGCCGCTGCCACCGGTGAAGAACTGCCGCCGGGCAGCGTCGAGAAGCTCGCCGCGTCCGACAAGGACCTGCTCGCCATCTTCGAGAAGATCGCTGCCAAGACGACCGGCACTTCCGGTGGCGCTCCCGATGACATGGGCACGCCGAGCGATCGCAACGACCGCAACGACCGCAGCACCCCGGCGCCCACGGCCGGCAAGTACCGCGATGGTCAAGAGAAGCGCGCGGCGGTCGAAGATGCCGACGAGCGCTTCGTCGACTGGATCAACAGCTGACAAGCTGAAACGGAGGGTCGCCCCCTCGTTCGACAAGGAGAAAGATCGACATGTCGCTGCTCAACTCGAAGTTCGACATCCTCCGCGGCTACCCGAACGGCAGTGCTCTGACGTGGCCGTTCCCCATCAAGACCGGCGGCTCGCCGCCCGTTCCGGTGGCCCTGCCCGGGGGCACCATCGTCACCCAGGAGCTGCAAGCCGGGCAGACGGTGGTCGACAAGGCCACCAGCCCGAACATCACCTCGGCGAACCCGAAGGAGCCGTGGCTGGTGGTCGAGGGCAACGACGACTTCTCCGGCCAGTTCGTCGGGAAGTGCGCCGCCGCCAAGCTGGGCACCGGCATCATCTTCGAGACCGATCAGTACGACACGGGCACCTACACGCCCGGCGTGCCGGTCACGATGAACGCTGGCAAGATCGCCTCGCTGGCCACCCCCGACGCCACGAAGCAGATCATCGGCTTCGTGCTCGAGGACCGCACGGCGACCAAGGGCACCGTAGTGGTGTCCGCCTAGCGGACGCGAGGGCGACCCAATTCGTGTTGTACGCTGAACCACAAGAAGGCGCCGGGGAACCGGTGCTAAGGCTTCGGAGGAAACCATGCCCGCTTACATGACCGAGACCAAAGAGGTCGCGGCCCAGCTCATCAACTCGAACTTCGTCCGGAAGCTCGAAGAGGGCCGGGTCAAGGAAGCACAGGATGAGGGGTCGGCCTTCATCCGCACGAAGGTCCGTCAGGAGTCCTTCGCCCGCGAGATCATCAACCCGATTCTCCTCGCGGACGACGAGATCGACCGTGACGAGAACACGGACCAGCCCAAGAAGATCGTCGAGAAGGAGCCCGATTCCGTGGCCACCTTCGTGACCTTCCAGGGCGCCGGCCCCCGCACCTGGTTCCGCGGCCCCCGCTACGCCGTGAAGTTCGGCAAGACGGAGAGCCAGCGGTTCACCAAGAACAAGTGGGAGCTGATGACGTACCAGAACGACATCCGCAAGATCCTCTCCGACAACTCGGTGAAGGATATGGCGGACCAGGAGGACAAGAAGTTCGTCGAGACGATCGACGCCCTGGTCGCGCTGAACGCGGCGGTCCAGCTGACCGCGGCCCCCGCCTTCAACAGCACCGCCTTCCGCACCTGCTTCCAGGCGATGCTCGCGCGGCGGCAGCCGGTCGGCAAGATCCTGATGACCAAGCAGCTCTACTACGAGTCCCTCGACCTGCCGGCGACCATGGTCGGCGACGACATCGCGTCGCGCCACTACGACCAGGGCATCGAGGCCGAAGAGAAGCTCTGGGGCATGCCGGTCGTCTCGACGATGAAGTCGGACATCCTCAACCCGAAGAAGTTCTACGTCTTCGCGCCGGAGAACTTCCTGGGGAACTTCTTCCTGCTGCAGGACGCCACGCTGTACATCAAGCAGGAAGCCGACGTCATCGAGTTCTGGTCGTACGCGGCCCCGGGCATCGGCATCGGCAACACGATCGCGTTCCAGGTCGGCGCGCTCCCCGGCGCGTAGACCAGCGCGAGCATCACGTACCCGACGCAGCCCTGCGCCTCGGCACCGGGCTGTCGTCGCGTACCGGAGGCCGACATGGTCAAGTACCGCCTGACGTGGCAGGGCACTGGTGCCCTCGACCTATCCCAGGTCGCGGATGAGATCGGCATGCCGGTGCTCTTCACCCGGCCCGGCGACAGCGTCATCGTCACCGCCGGGACGTTCCAGCACCCCTTGGTGCAGAACTACATCGGCAATGGCCTCGGTGCTGAACGTCTCGGAGCCGTAGTCGACGCGAGCCCAGTCAGCCCCATGGTCACCGCGCCGCCGCCTCCGCCACCGCTGCCGCCACCGCTGCCACCACCGCCGGAACCGCTGCTGGTCGCGCCCCCAGCTCCTCCGACTGAGGTCGCTGTACCAACACCGGAACCCAAAGCCGCGACACCGGAGTCCGAAGTCTCGACACCAGAGCTCGAAGCACCGGCGCCAGAGTCCGAAGCCGCGGTGCCATCCGCCGAAGTCAGTGAGGAACCGACGAGAGGACGCGGTGGCCGCGTTCCACGTGGACGCGCCCGCTGAGGCTTTGTCGCCAGTCGCCACCGAGGGCGCGTGCGGGCCATTGAGCTCCACGCGCCTTTTTCTTTACGCCGTAAAGCATGACCATCAACATGGACACGACATGCAAGAAATCACGGACATCAACCTGGCCACCTTCATCAAGGTCGTGAAAGGCATCCCGCTCGCCGGGCATCGCTTCAACGGCCACCAGTTGTGCCTCCAGTTCGAAATCGACGCCGAGAATCTGAAGCTGTACGAACGCGAGTACATGAACTCGACGTACGCCGACTACGACGCTACGAAACGGAACCTCGTCCGCCTGCTCAAGCGCGGGAAGTGATACGCTGTGACGGAGACGGACGATGCGGCTGCAGGCCTCCAAGTCAAACACAGCGTCCGCAGCAATCAGAGCCTTCTGCATGCTCACTGACCAAGTCGGCGACCTGGTGGCAGTCCGCAGCACTTCCAGCGATGTCTACCGTGTCTGGCGTGCTGACCCCGCGCTACGTAGTCGAATGCCCGCCATCGGCATCATCATCAAGAAGTGGGGCACCACCGACTGCATCGTACAGCTCTCGGGTCCAGTGTTGGGCGTCTATACCGGGCTGGTGCCGCAGAGAACCTATACCGTCGGTGACAACGGTCGTCCCGTGAATCCGATCCCTACGCCAAGTGCGCCGGGTGAAATTCGCTACGTACAGCAGATCGGCACACCGCTAAGCCCTACAGTACTCGATCTGCTTCCCTGCCTACAAATAGGCGTACGCACGTTCTAGCGACTACGAAAGTCGACGCGGATCTCCTATACTTAAAGCGCAGAGAAATCACAGACCCAGCACTGACCACCTAACACCACAGAGGACACCATGGCCAGAATGAAGACCCCGAAGTGCAGCGCTCCGAAGTGTCGCAAGCCCGCCATTCGTGACGGATGGTGCGAAAAGCATGCACAGGAGGCCACCACCACCCCTGACGGGCCGGTCAACCCTCAAGATGGCGTATTGAAGGTAGACGAGCTCGAGGCGGCTCGCTTCGCCGCCCTCGATGCCGAGCTGCGGAACCACCTCCAGAGCATCCGCATCATCGAGCTGGAGTTCGGCAAGGCCGAGCAGGACATGAAGGAGTACGTCACCAAGTTCCAGCACGAGCAGACGCAGCGCTCGGGTCAGCGGAAGTACTACCAGGACCTGGTCACGGTCAAGAAGGCCGAGTACCAGGACTTCGTGCAGAGCCTGGGCAAGAAGTACGGACTCGACCCGACGCAGATGTCCATCGAACCTGAGTCCCGGACGATCCGGGATCTTCGGAAGGATTCCCCGAGCTAGCCTCCCCCGAGCAAGGACAGGGGCAAAGCTCATGACCAACGAGAGGAGATAGAAGATGGGTCAACCACGCAAGCCCCTGTTCATGGATTCAGCTGAAGGCTTCCACGAGGAGATGGGGCATACCGACGAGATGACTCTCGGTAAGCTCTCGATCGATTCCGTCGGCGGTACCGGAATCGACATGAACTCCCACAAGATCACGGAGCTGTCGCCCGGTACGACCACCGGGGACGCACTGGCCTATGGCCAGAACAACGTGCTCCTGGGGACGACCGAGTTCTCTGGCGACGTGGACATGGGGCACAACCAGATCAACAACCTGGCGACCCCGACCGAGCCCGATGATGCGGTCACCAAGTCCTACGTCGATGCCCTCGCCCAGGGCCTCGACCCCCACGCCGGGGTCTACGCCAAGGTCGTCAGCGGCCTCGGCACCAACGCCAAGCTGGCTGGGGCGGGCGCCGGTGGTGTCGCCCTGCCGATGGCTGGTGAGAAGTTCGACTTCAAGGTCCACGACCCCTACAGCACCACCATCGTCACCGTGACGTTCGTCGCCGAGGCCAGCCTGGCGGCGGTCGCGACCACCATCAACAACGCGATGCAGGCGGCATACGGTCCCGGCGACACCTTCCTCTACGCCCGGGTCAACCTCGCCGGCACCAACATCGACCTCTACGACAAGTGGACCGGCGCCAAGTCGCGGGTCCTCGTGGCCAACGTCGTCGAGACCACTCCCGGCGATCTCGTGGGCAAGACGGGCATCGCGGTCGCGGCTCCGGCCACGGGCACCGGCTTCGCCTTCACCAGTGGTGGCGGTCCGGGTGGGACGAACTCGACCCTCGAAGCCCCGACCGACAGCGTCGCCTACAACACCATCGACGGCCACACCTTCGCGGCGACGGGTGTGGGCCAGCGCGTGCTGGTGGCCTCCGAGTACGGTGACGAGGTCACCCCCGCCCCCTACAACGGCATCTACACCGTCACCACCCTGGGTGACGGTGCCGGAGCGAAGTTCAAGCTGACCCGCGCCACCGACTGCGACATCCAGAGCGCCACCGAGTTCCACACCGGCGTCTACGTCTTCGTCGTGGACGGCACCAAGTTCAAGGACACCGGCTGGAGCTGCATCACGGCCGACCCGATCAACCCCGACACCACGCCCAACGCCTGGGCGCAGTTCTCGGGCAGCCCGTCCTACACCTACGACCAGGGCCTCATCAAGCTGGTCACCTCGATCCAGGTCCACCTGGACGACGGCGCAGACGCCCAGGGCGCCGGCGCTCCGACGGCTTCGCGCATCTCGGGCCTGGAGTTCGACGCCAACGCCGCCGGTGGCAAGCTCCGCGTGGCGGTGGCCCCCAACGGCGGTCTCCAGCGCAAGCAGTCCAGCACCTTCGGTCTGGAGATCAAGCTCCAGGGCACGACCCTTCAGCTCGACGGTACCGGCGCGGGCCTCAGCGTCAAGGGCGTGCCCAACCTGTTCGAGATCGGTGGTTCGGCCACCAGCCAGACCCCTGGTGGTCTCGGAGGCGGCGCCGTCACGGCAGCCAACCTCAACCTCCTGACGAACGGTGCGGCCAGCAACTGCGACACCCTCCACACCCACAGCAGCCTGATCGCCACCTCGGCGCCCAAGGTCGAGCTGCCGCTGAACGGCACGGGCGGCACCGTTGCCGCCTTCGATCCGGTCTACATCACCAGCACCGCCAACCGGATCGACAAGGCCAACACCACGCCCGATGCCCAGAGCCGGGTCATCGGCGTGGCTCGCAGTGTGACCACGATCACGGCCATCCCGGTGGTCGTGACCGGCGTCATCATCGGCGCCGTCACGGGCGTCACCGGCGCCGGCCCTGGCGTCCCGGTCTACCTCAAGAACGGTGGCGGCCTGACCACCGACGTCACCACAGGGTACGGCGGCAAGCGCATCATCCAGGTCGGCATCTGCCTCAGCGCCGACGATCTCTTCGTCCGCATCGTGGACTACGGCAAGAAGGCCGCGTAGTCCAGCAGTAGTCTGAAGCCCAACGGGCGGGGCGGGTTCGCACTCGCCTCGCCCGTTTTCTTAGGAGGCTGGTGTGGCCCTCGACCGAGTCAAGCCGCTGAAGCTCGAATCCATCGAGTCCGGTGGCGATGAAGACGACGAGGTCCCCACCGGGCTCAACCCCGAAGAAGACCACATCGAGTGCGCTGGTATCGTGCTGGATGACCCTGGGCTCATCGACGAGTCCACGGTCATCTGGCGCGACATCAACGACATGATGTTCAAGGACGCCAACAACCCGAGCGGCTACACCCTCACCCAGCTCGCGGCCGTTGGCGACCTCATCAACCTGTACCTGGAGTGCGAACCGCCAACACCCTCGACGGACTACACCAACACCTACACCGGCAACCGGGTCGACCAGGAACAGTGGAAGCGGCACAGCGACGCTTCCTTGCTCAAGCAAGTGGACTACACGTACACTGGGGCTCGCGTCACGCAGGAAGTCCGCAAGGTCTTCGCGGCCAACGGAGTCACGGTGCTGGGGCAGATCACCATCGTCTACAGCTACACCGGCCAGCACCTGACGGGCGAAGCCATCACGAGGGACGTGTAGCATGCCGCTGACGATCACACAGGTCCAAGGTGGCCAGCTCGCCCTCTGCGACGAGGGCGGCAACATCATAGGCGTCATCGACGACGCGGGCAGCAAGCTGCTCAAGGTTGCCACCCGCCTCCACGACGGCTCGGCGTTCTACACCGGGGCCAAGGAGACCGGCGGCAACCTGGCCGACATCAAGACCAAGACGGACAACATCCCCAGCGACCCGGCCAAGGAGAGTGGCAAACTCACCGACATCGACTCGGTACTGGACACCATCTACACCCGCCAGGCCGACGGCAACCAGAAGGTCAAGGCGGTCCTCTACGATGCTAGTGGGAACCCGGTTAGCGTAGTCCTCGACGGCTCGGTCTACCGGCTCCAGGAGCAGGCGAAGCTCATCAACGCCAGTGGGAGCTACATCAACCCGGCGACCGAAGACACGCTCGCCCTCATCAAGAACACGGATGGCGTCAAGAAGATCACTGACGCGCTGCCGACGGGCGACAACCGCATCGGCCGGGTCAAGATCACTGACGACACCAACGTTGCGGGAGTGGACGCACAGAACCACCAGTATGTGGCGGGCAAGTCAGCGACCGGGGTAGCGCCAAGCTCCAACCCGGTTTCGATCTCGGGCGTTGATGGGGGCGGGCTCAAGCGGATCATCCTGCTGGACACGGCAGGTCGGCCACAGGAGAACATCGCCCAGTGGATCGGGAGCACCGCTCCGACGGTGGGCCAGAAGGGGATGGCCTCGTCCATCCCCGTGACCATGGCCAACGACCAGACTGCCATCCCGGTCAACATCGTTGGTTCATCGGACGTCGCCAACCTGGCCACCGACTACCTGAAGACCTCCGGAGGCTCCTACAACATGAAGGTGAACGGCTCAGTCACGCCGGTCGTCTTCTCCTACAACGCCGACGCTTCCAAGGACATTGAGGTCTACGAGCTGCGCTTCGTGTTCTCGGCGGGCAGCTTCAACTGGTCGGGCATCGGCTTTGGCAAGAATGCCGCTGCCGGACTTACCACGGGCATCTTGGTCGAGATGCGGATCAACAACGGTACGAACATCACGCTGAACAACATCAAGATCAACGAGGACTTCCTGCGGACGTTTGGTGAAGTCCCGGTCGTAGACTCGGCGGGTAGCACAGTGGTCATGGTGTCCTCATACCGCTTCGCACCGGGCTCGCTCTATCTCAAGACTGGGACCACAGACTTCGTGAAGGTCACCATTCGTGATGACCTTACACTAGGTGCGATGGGCGTGAACTATCTGGCCGCCACCTTCTTCGGGGACAAGGCGATCTGATGCCGGGCACAACCTACAGCTTCGAGTGGGCCGCAGCGCTGGGCATGATGCAGGATCACATCGCCAACCAGCGGGGCGGCTACGTCGGTACTTCTGGCACAGGCGGCGTCGCCATCAGAGCGACTGCCTACACACCCCAGGGGACCAACGCCCAGCGGTCCATCAAGTCCAGCAACGTCAACGACACGGCCGCTGGAACTGGAGCGCGGCAGGTACGGATCACCTACCTCAACACCAGCTACGAGCTGAAGACCGAAGACATCACCCTCAACGGCACCACGGCCGTCAACACCGTAGCCACCGACATCGCCTTCCTGGAGAAGATGGAGGTCATCGTCACCGGCAACCAGGGTGGTGGCAACGCGGGTACGATCTCCATCTACACCCAGACCGGTGGCGGGGGCTCGGTGTGGGGTAGCATCGCCACCTCCGACAACATGACGTATTGGGCACACCACTACGTCCCGTCGGGCAAGACCTGCTACCTGCTGTGCATCACTTCGGGGGGCTCAGTCGTAGGCGGCGCCGCCACCTTCAACCACTCGGGCGACCCACTGGATACCCACTCGCCACAGAAGGGCTTGGGAGCGACGTTCGTACATTCCGCTGCCAACTACTGCGACCACGAGTTCAAGATCCCGCTGGCGCTCCCTGGTCCCGACTTCGTGTGGCTGGTGGAGCGCCCCTTCGCGGCGACCGCCTCAACTGCCTACGGTTTCTTCGAGTACGTGGAGTTCTGATGATCAACTTCGGCGCGAACACCACGGTCGTCTCGATCCGCTGGGCTGACCTCAAGGCGGTCTGGAACCTCAAGCGCATGGTCATGCAGTGCGATCGGGAGGCTGACGCCATCAAGGTGTTCGGCTTCGATGGTCCCAACCTGTGCTACGAGACTACCCTCTGGACCGGCGAGGTTCCCTGGACCGTCGTTGCAGCAGGATATACCCAGGAGCAGAACGACACGGACAAGGCCGACTTCGAGGACCACTACGAAGACCTCTGCAACTGGTCGGTGACCCCCAAGGGTACAGACGGGACGCCCGCTTCGCTGCCCTGCTTGTTCCCCAACGGCGTCTACCTGTACCTGGCAGGCTCTGGAGACAGCGCCACGGTGCGTGGTGCGGGGACGCCCTTCGCACTCAGCAGCGACGTCGCTGGTGACACGACGATGGAGTGGTCCTACCTGGATTGGGTGCTCATCGCCGGCGGCGGCATGAGCTGCAAGGGGGCCGAGGCGGGGGACTACGCCACGATGGAGGTCTACGCTCCGGCCACCCCGGTGGTCCCCAACGCCGGCGGGACCGGGAACTGCAACCTTGTGGACCCCGGCATCGGCGCGGCCATCCTCATCGTCCCGGCCGCCGGCAACGGCGCCTTCGATGTGGACCTGGCCACAGCCATCCCCGTGCCGGCCTGGAACCCGGTGACCGGCGCCTGCTCAGGCTTCTTCGAGTGGAACAAGCCCAACACCGGGAAGGGCACGATCTCAATCGGCACACCGCAGGCGTCGCACTTCAACCTGTTCGCCATCGACATCCCGCTCATCCGGTTCGCCAACAAGCTCCCACTCCTCGGAGATGGGGTGCTCGACTTCAACATCCCGGCGGTCGAGCCCAAGACCATCATGCCCCACTGGAAGGGCAAGGTCACCCTGCACAACTCCGGGCACTCTGGCCTGCACGGGGCGTGGTACATGACCACCGCCCGGATGCAGACGGTCTGAGGACATGATGCAGGTCTACAACCGCACCCGAGGTCCGGTTCGCTTGCTGGGCAAGTCCTTGCCCCGCTCGACTTCCCTGGAGCTGGACGAGAAGCTGCTCACCGAGAACGAGCTGACTGAGCTGCGGGCAGCCGAGGCCGACCGGGAGATTCACTGCTCCCCGAGCCTGCTGGTGCGACCGGCGCCTCCCGCCCCCCTTCCGCAGCAAAAGGTGGTCTTGCAGACCAAGATCCAACCCCCAGAGAAGGTAGGAACGAATGGCCAAAGACGAGAAGCCCGAGGATCTGTTCTCGGACGTGGAGGAGCAGTCCGATCCGGAGATTCTGGTCGGTCCAACTCTCGATGAGAAGTTGGACCAGATCATCGATCTACTCAAGAAGAACGAGAAGGAGCACCGGGAGATCCGTGACGAGTTGCAAGAGATCAAGACCGACGTGAGCCTGCTACGGGCCGGCTACCAGCAGCATGGCAAGCAGTTAGGTGAACTCACGGTCGCCGTCAACGGCCACTTCGGAGAACACCCATGAGCTGGCTCTGGCCAATCAAAACCGGGCAGACGTTCTTCGACACCTGGACGCTCTGCCACCTCTGCTTCTGGGTGGTGATCGGCTTCAACTGGGGCGCGCTGGCGCTAAAGAACAAGGCCATGCACTCCTGGTGGCTGCCCTATGTGGTGGTGCTCGCCGGCGCCCTACTGTGGGAGGTCTTCGAATGGCAGGTGCTAGAGAAGCTCGGGGTGGTCCGCCATCCAGAGGTCTGGTTCAATCGATGGCTCAGCGACCCACTCATCGGTCTCGCCGGTGTGGCACTTGGCCTGTGGTTGGTGAGGCAGCAGTGAACGACCGCATTGGCTTCTCCACTACCAAGGCCTGGCTCTCGCGAATCATCCGCTGGTTCACGAAGGCTCCGGTAAGCCACGCCTGGATCTTGTACTACGACCTGGACTTTGCCCAGGAGATGGTGCTCGAGGCCACGCTCGAAGGTGTCCGCATCGTCCCCTACGAGGTCTTCAAGCAGCACAACAGTGTCGTGCGCGTCTTCATCCCCAGTCACAGCCTCAAGCAAGGCTTCGCCAAGGTCGGCGAGACGCTCGGGTCCACCTACGACTTCGGGGGCCTCTTCGGCATGTTGTGGGTCCTGCTCGGCCGCTGGTGCCGGCAGAAGCTCAAGAACCCGTGGAACAAGGCTCAGGCCATGTTCTGTTCCGAGTTCGTCGCCCAAGTGTTGCGCTGGTCCTACTACCCGGGGACGGAGTACTGGGTGCCGGAGAACATGACGCCGGCCGACCTGTACACGTTCCTGCTGCGCGAAGATAGTCGCCCTCGGTGACGCATCTTTACGCGGTAAACCGTCGAGCTTTCGCTCGTCTCCCAACAAGCCTAGAATAGTAGGCAGTCGCCGCGCGAGGAGCCGCTGATGTCGAACTTCGTTTACGATCTCACGACGCTTCCCGGCAGCAAGACCGACCTCGTTCCAACGCCGCCGGGCGCCGACCTCAGCAAGTACCTCCCCGCGGCCCACTGGAACGAACACATCCAAGCCTCGTACGACGTACGTGCCGCGCTGCGCACTGGCGTCTTTCAAGGACTCGCCGAACAGGCTAGTGACCCGGCGCCCAGCGATGCTGACGCCTACTGGTGGCTGCAGAACACCGGCGTCATGCGCCTGGTTGGACCGACCGCGTTTCACTTCGGCGGCACCATCACCGCGGCTGAACCCACGCTCTCCACGCACCTCGCCACTCGCAACTACGTCGACACGCACGCCAGCATCAGCCCCCTGACCGCCAAGGGTGACCTCTACACCCGCACCGCCACTGTCGACGCCCGTTTCCCCGTCGGCACCGCCGGACAGTTGCTGTCGGTCAACCTCTCCACAACTACGGGCCTCGAGTGGATTGCACCCCCGACTACCGTCAAGACGCTGCAGGGCGCCTACACCGATGGTGGTGCCGGCCCGCAGGTCATCGCCCTCAGTGCCTCGGGCAAGGGCATCCTGATCCGCGACACGCTGGCTGGCCTTGGTGAGGCCCTCTTCGCGGTGCAGAACAGCACCGGGATCACGTCCCACTTCGCCGTCAACAGCGATGGCACGGTCACCATGGCCGGCGCGCTCACGGTGACGGGGGTCGTCATCGGCGCCACGCCCACGCTCTCGACGCACCTCACCACCAAGGGCTACGTCGACGGGCTGCTCACCGGCCTCAGCTGGAAGGCGATGGTGAAGTACGCCTCCACCGTCGCCGGCGGCAACGTCACGCTGAGTGGGGACCAGGCCATCGACGGCTTCACTACCACCGAGCTGGACCGCGTCCTCCTCAAGAACCAGACGAACCACGTCGAGAACGGCATCTGGGTGGCGCACACCGGCGCCGCCTGGACCCGCGCCATTGACCTGCCGGCTGGCGCGGACGCGGCCACCACTGCCTGCTTCGTCGACCTCGGCACGCTCAACCAGGACACTTCCTGGTTCTGCTACACCGACAAGCCCCTCGACATCGTCGGCACCGACGCCATCGACTTCCAGGTCTTCTCCAACACCATCTCGATGCACAACGCGCTCACCGGGCTGGATGGCGGGACGAGCGGGCAGTACTACCATCTGACGTCGGCAGAGCATGTAGGGCTGCACAACATCGCCACGGGTGGGGTGACCTTCGCCAGCGCGACGGGAGTGCTGGCGACCGATGCCAGCAACTTCTTCTGGGACAACAGCAACAAGCGGTTGGGCATCGGCACTGCGACTCCCAGCTGCCAGCTTGACGTGGTCAGCGCAACCGCCGGAGCCACCAACGGCATTGTTACCAAGAATACGAACTCCACCGGTTCTTCTTCTGTGGTTTGCCTTCAGCATGATGGCCTTGCTGGCTGCTCTTTCGGGATCGGCAACAGCGGCTACTCGGCTGATACTGTGCTCCAGAATCGCGGGTTCATCATCACCACAAACACCAAGGACTTCGTCATCGCGAAAAGCACCGCTGGTGTGGCGTCACTGATCGGCATCTTCAAAGGCAGTACGAGTAGATTCGGACTGGGCACTGATGCGCCGGATACCTTGCTAGATGTACGTGGCGATGTCCAAATCAAGACCACCACGATCTCCAACATGGTCCTCACCTCTACCGGGAACGGCTCGACCGGGCGTGCCTTGCTTCAGCTACTCCGTAACTCTGGAACAGAGGTAGGTTGGGACTTTGGCACCAATGTCGATCTGAGCGGCAACGACAAATTCACCATTCGTGACGTCACCGGCCCAGTGTCCCGTCTAACCATTCAACACGATGGCAAGATCATCCTCAACGGTGACCTTAACATCACAGGAGCACTGGGCTACTACTCCTACACCGCTGGCGAGACCCTGGCCCAGTACGACGTCGTCTACGCCTACTGCGAGGGCGGCACCTCGGGCCGGCTCAAGAAGGCCACCAACGCCGCCGAGAGTACGTCTCGTGTGGTCGGCGTCGTCGTCACCGGCAACACCGCCGGCAATGCAGCCACCATCGTCATGGCGGGGGTCTACAAGATGACCTTCACCGGCACCGCCCCGGCCATCGCCGACTTCGGCAAGCCGGTGTACCTGAGTGCGACGGCCGGAGCCGTGACCCTGACGGCGCCAGGAGCCGGCACGGTCCTACTGCGGGTGGGCTATCTGGTGGGCATCGGCGCCACGGCCGAGGTCAGCATCCACGTCGGCGACGAGTTCCAGCAGTAGGACGCCATGGGTCAGTACGACGGCCTCGTCATCAAGTCCGGCATCCCGACCATCATCGGGGTGGACACCTTGCGTGCTGATCGGGGGGCGCCGGCCGGGCTGACGACTACCGGCCTGGCCTCGGGCGATGCCTGCCAGGTCTCCGGGGCGCTCACGCTCCAGAAGGCGGTGAACACCAGCACGAGTCCGGTCATCGGCATCTACGACGGGGTGACGGGCTCGGTGGTGCGAGAGGGTGTGGTCGTTGCGACGTTCAAGAGCGGCCCAACCACCGCTGGCGAGGCCGTCTACTTGTCGAGCACGGCAGGGCAGTTGACCAACGTGAAGCCGACGAAGGACATGATCCACGAAGTCGGTGTCGTCGTCGATGTTCCTTCGAAGAAAGTGCTGCTGCAACAGAAGCCCGTGATCGCGCTGCCGGCATCTCCGCCAGCGTCAATCTACCAGTCCGGTTTCTCAAGGACAGTACTCAAGACCAAGCTCTCCGATGGCACCCCGACTTGGTACACCATCCCCGCCTCGGGTAGCGGTGGCAACGACTATAGTCCGGGTTGGTTTGATGGCACGTACATCTGGTTCGCCTATGGTGATTTTTCGACGGGTAGTAAGGTCTGCAAGATCAACTGCGAAACGGGAGCGATCACCGAGTACAGCACCTCGCTCGGCCTTCCCACCATCAGCTTCGACGGAACGTACATCTGGGTCGCCAACGAGTTGAACGCTGGAGAGATTCAGAAGTGGGACCTCAACGGCAACGTACTGGACTCCTGGGGTTCGGGCCACCCCGGCATGACCGCGATCTTCTCCGACCGTACCGGCTACCTGTGGGTCGCGGTCACGAGCTACGGTTACCAGAAGGTGCAGCGCATCCGCATCTCCGATCACGCAGTGATGAGCACCTGGGAGCCGCTGCTCTCGGCACCCGCAGGGTTCTGCTTGGCTGGAGCGAACCTGTGGATCGGGTGTGACTCGCACGTCTACAAGGTGCGCGTCTCCGACGGAACACAGCTAGGCAACTGGTCGAATGGTCGCAACCGAGGTTACTGGCCTACGTTCGACGGCACGCGCATCTGGCAGCCCAGCACCCGTGGGTTCCTGCACCGCTGGACCGAGGCAGACGGCACCGACCTCGGCGAGATCGGGGTCTCGTCGTGGGACTACGGCCCCAAGAGCGTAGCCTACGTCGATCCGTACCTCTGGTTCTACGTCGGCAACAGCGCCCACAACCCCTACGCGACGCTGTACTACACGCTCGGCGGTGCCTACGTCGGGGGCTACAATGGGTCCAGCCAAGCCTACTGGACCTGTGCCAACAAGCCTTTGGTGATCTGATGGCGAACCAGTACGACCCCATCGCGATCAAGTCCGGCATCTTGACGGTCCTCGGCACCGACTCCCTACGGGCCGACCGTCTGGCCGCCGCTGGCTTGACCATCACCGGCCCGGCCTCCGGTGATGCCTGCCAGGTGTCGGGAGCGCTGACGCTAGGCAAGGCGGTGAACACCTCGACCTCGCCCATCGTCGGCATCTTCGACGGGGAGACGAACTCGGTGGTGCGGAAGGGGGTCGTCGTCGCCACCATGAAGGCCGGCGTGACCCTCGCCAATGGGGACACGGTGTGGCTGTCTTCAACGGCCGGTGCCCTGACGAACGTCAAGCCGACCATGGACATGCTCCACGAGGTGGGCGTGGTGGTTGATGCAGCATCGGCCAAGATTCTGCTCCAGCAGAAGCCAGTCCTAGCGCTACCCGTAACACCTCCGGTCTACCTCTTTACGGCAGGTTCTGGTCGAACGCTGCACAAGCGGCGTGTCATCGACGCCGTCTACATCGATCAGGTCACTCTTCCCAGTCAAGGTTTTGGCGAGTCCCTCGTGTGGCCGACGTACGACGGCACCTCCATCTGGCTCTCATCGACCTCTGACCCGGGCTTCCTATGGAAGATCAACGCCACCACGTTGGCGTACTCCGGCCCCTACTACGGCAACTTCAGGTACGGCGGCTGTACCTTCGACGGCACGTACATCTGGACGGCGAGCAGTTTCGTCAACAACCACAACGTCTACAAGGTCAACATCGCCGACGGTACCGTCGCAGCCACGTACTCCTACGGTGGTGACCACTACGTTGGCGGCATCCTCTGCTACGACGGTGTCGGCAGCGTGTGGATGCAATCCACCTACTCCTACACCCTCTACAAGATGCGCATCTCAGACGGTGTAATCACGGCCAGTGTTGGCCTTGGCGTAGAGCTTACCGGCATGTGCTCCACCAAGACCCATCTCTGGGGAGGCTACGATGGCGGCGTCAAGAAGATTCTCTTGTCCACCGCTGCGGTAGTGGGGACGTACACCAACGGTTGGACCTGGGGAGGTACGCCAGCCTATGACGGCACCCGCATCTACCAAGCTGTGGGCGTCGACTACATGCGCGTCTGGAATGAAGCTGATGGTTCTTTCGTCGCTGATGTAGAGGCTGGCAGTGCCACTAGCGGCAACGTATCAGTCGTGTTCGATGGCACCTGGCTCTGGATGCAACACGCATTCAGTCTGGGGCCAAACTACGGCTGGCACAAGTGGCTCGCGTCTGATCGTAGCTACATTGGCACGTACATTCAGGACGCTTCCGCCAACGGCCACAAGCACGGTTGCTCCACGGCCAACATCTTGCCCAATCTACCAGGGACCTAATGGCTCAGTACGACCCACTCGTCATCAAGTCCGGCCTCGCGGGAGTCCTCGGCACCGACACGCTCCGGGCCGATGTGATCGCCCATGCCGGCCTGACGACCACGGGCCTGGCCGCTGGCGATGTGGTTCAGGTCACGGCGAACCTGACCCTCTCCAAGGCGGTGAACACCAGCACCAGCCCCATCGTGGGGGTCTTCGCGGAGACCGGATCTGTGGTGCGCGAAGGCGTGGTCGTTGCAACGTTCAAGATTGCGCCGACGGCGAACGGTGATGCCGTCTATCTCTCCAGCACCGCCGGCCAACTCACGACTACGAAGCCGACGATGGACATGGTGCACGAGGTCGGTGTGGTAGTGGACTTCGCCAACCGGAAGGTGCTGTTGCAGCAGAAGCCAGTCATCGCGTTGCCGGCGACACCGCCTCCGTACTTGTGGATGACGAACAGCCCCACCAGCAACCACGGTTTCTCTCAACTCTTGGTGAGCAGTGGTGCGCTCACTCGCCAAGTACAGCCGGGACTGAACTACAACGACTACGGGTGTAGTCTCCTCAACGACGGCAAGGGCAACGTCTGGGGATCCTACTACGCTCAGGGTACGGACACCATCATCAAGCTCGATGCCGTTACTGGAGCCCGCCTCGGGGGAATGGATCGAGGCGCTTCTGCTGGCGGTCAAGCAGGTCAAATCGCTTTCGACGGAATCAACTACTGGTACTCGACAAACGTCACCGATTCTCAACTACGTTGCATCGACATCAACCTGAGTCCAGTGCGGAGTGTCTCATTGCCCCACGGGGCCTCAAACATAATCTACGACGGCGTAGGAAACATCTGGGTTAGCTCGTACACATACTTGGTCAAGGTTCGCGTTTCTGATGGCGCCGTTTTGGGTAGTGTTGAACCTGATTATAGCTATGGCTCCTACCCCCTGGTGTCCGACAAGACCAACATCTGGGTCGTCAAGTACAACTGGAATGGGGGCGGGGTCAACGTCAGCTACTACGTTCGCAAGGTACGCATCTCCGACTTCGCCGTCACCACGTATGGTTCCTACCAAGGCGGACCCCAACAAGGACAAGCCGCCTGGGATGGGACGTACCTGTGGCTCACTGCTAATATGGACACAGACCACTCTGGTTGGGTTCGGCTCGACAAGATCCGACTCTCCGACATGGTTCGTGTAGACCGATACACCGTGCCAGACAGTTCGTCTGGTGTGTTCTTTGACGGCACTAACCTGTGGCTCAAGTGGAGTACTCGCTTTCGCAAGATGACCACCGGAGGTGCCACTATTGGGGACTACCCTGGTGCGGATCAGAGTGGCGGAGGTGCGTGGTTGCCTGCCTTCACCAACATCGTGATGCCAGGCGATTGGTAGGACACTGACATGGCGAACCGGCGTGCTTCCAGAGAGGTGAACTGATGGCGACCGCATATCCAGTCTACTCCCCCGCTTCGGCTCCGGGCCTGGCGCAGTTCCTCGACGCCGACACCTGCAAGGTCGGCATCCTCCAGACGGTCGGCGACGCCTACGTCGGCGGCAAGCTGGGGGTAGGGACGCTCACGCCAGCTACGCTGGGCCACTTCGCCTCGGGAGCCACGGGCGGCACCATCCTGACGCTGGAGCAAGCGTACGGTGACACCGATGCGCCCGACCTGACCATCAAGAAGGCTCGGGGCACCCTCGCCGCGCCGACCGTCATCACGACCGCTGATGACCTGGGCATGATCAGCTTCGCCGGCTACTCGGGGGCGGGTGGCTACGTGGTGGGCGCGGCCATCAAGGCGACCTCAGAAGGCACTGTGGCCACGACCCGCGTACCAGGGCGCCTCACCTTCTGGACGGGGACCGATGCGGCACCGACGGTGCTCACTGAGAGGATGCGGATCACCTCTGACGGCAAGGTCGGCATCGGCACGGCCAGCCCCGCAGCCCGGTTGTCAGTCAAAGGTGTCAGCACCGATGATGTGCAGCAGTGGATCGACGCCAGCGGAAACCTCCTTGCGCTGGTGTCGTCAACCGGCGTGTTCTCTTTCCGTAGCGACATCGCCAACGTGTCGTTTGCAATGAAGCCGTTGACTGGTTCCAACAAGAACCGGATCTTCGACTTCTTCGCCAACAACGATAGTGGCAACAGCCCGATGTTCTCCTGCGGCATAGCCCCGACGATAGGTTGGGTTCACAACACGCTGCCGGGGGCGTTCATCGGCTCCGTGAAGAACGGATCAGCTACGGCACTCCCGTTGTACTTCCTCGTGAGCGATGGAATACCGGCCGATGCTGTGCCTGCCATGACTATCCTCACGACGAGCAAGGTCGGCATCGGCTGCATCGACCCCGTCCGCACCCTGGAAGTGCGCAACGACAGCTACCCCGCCATCCAAGGCACCCGCACCAGTGCCGTGACGAACTCAGTAGCCACTGGCATCGGGATTGAACACCGCACCTCCGGGGACATGGTCAGCGGATTCGGCTCCAGCCTGACGTTCCTCGTCCGGGACAGCGCCGGAGTGTCCAACGCAGTGGTCTCACTCCAGGGTATTCGTACCAGTACTGACGACACCGGCGACTTCGCAGTCCACACGATTGCTGCGGGTGTCGGCACGGAGAAGATGCGGGTCACCTCCGATGGCAAGGTCGGCATCGGCTGTATCGACCCAGGAGCCGCGCTGGAAGTTCGTAGCTCTGGCGTCCCTGTGATCCAAGGGACACGGACCAGTTCTTCGACCAATCTCTGCCTCACCGGGCTCCACGCGGTGCACCGAACCACCGCCGACATGGTGGATGGATTCGGCGCGGGCCTCGGGTTCGCAATCCGAGACTCGGCCGGAGACCTGAACCTCATCGCGAGTATCCAGGCTCTCCGTGCCGGAGCAGACAACACCGGCGACTTGACCTTCTCCACCTGCACGGCAGGGAGTGAAATTACGAAGATGTGGATCAAGTCTACGGGCTTGGTCGGCATCGGCACGAATAGTCCCAACCAGGAGCTTGAGGTTCTTGGCACCATTCGCTCTTCCGCCATCTCGAATACCGACAACATCTTCTTCCAGGGCTTCAACTACGCCTCGGGGGGCACGCGGATCGAGGTAGCTCGTATCTCCGAGCCAAGTACCGCAGGAGCCGGCGGACTGTTGTTCTCGGGTACGCGCACCGGCTCGGGTGGGAACGGCACTCAGTTCAGCAGCTACAATCCCTCTAGTGGCTCCTCGGCCTTCGAGTATCGCGCCCACGGCGGTACGATGGACACCCCAGCGGCCTGGCCTTCTGGCCCCAACGTGGCGGTGTTCTCGAAGTGGAACGGGTCTAGCGTAGATCCGCTGGTGACCATCGACAACGCGGGCAAGGTCGGCATCGGCCTCACCAGCCCCACTGCCGTCCTGCACCTCAAGGCCGGCACCACCGCTGCCAGCACCGCGCCGCTGAAGCTCACCTCCGGCGACCTGATGACCGCGCCCGAAGCGGGAGCCATCGAGTTCCTCTCCGACAAGTTCTACGGGACCATCACCACGGGCACCGTCCGCAGCGCCTTCGTCTTCGAGACGCGCTCGGTCTCGACCGGCACCGGGCTCTCGGGTGGCGGTGATCTCTCGGCCAATCGCACCCTCACGCTCGACCAGGCCGTCATCCCGACCTGGACCGGCGCCCACACCTTCACCGGCGGCGTCACCTTCAAGAACCACTCGGCCTTCGCCGGCAGCGGCTTCATCCCCGAGACTCGGGCCATCCAGACCACGACGGTCACTCCGGCGGTGCTCTGGTCCAAGACCCTGGCCGACGATACCCTGTACTGGGTCGAGGTCCGCGTCATCGGCCGTGACACCGCCGGCGTCGAGCGGGCCTACTACGGACGGACGTTCTACGTCTACCGGCAGAATCCGGGTGGTGCCGTACTCGGCAACGTCATCGAGCTGTTCTCGGAAGAGACCGACGCCGACTGGGACGTGGGCGTCAACGTCAACACCAACGACGTCGAGGTCAAGGTCACCGGCAAGAGCAGCGTCACCATCAACTGGGCCGGCACCGTCACGATGCAGGCCGTCTCAGGCAACGCCTAGAGGAGATCACCATGAAGACCGTCCTTCTTGGAGTCATCACCGAGCTCGGGACCGACATCGGCAACGGGGTGCTCAAGCGCAACAGCGGGAACACCGACTGGGAGCAGGTGCTCCCCAAGGACATCCTGGCTGCGGCGTCGGGGGACATCTCCGTCAATGATCAGAAGCTCATCGACGTAGCCGACGTCACACTGGTCTCGGGCGCCAATCGGGTTCTCAAGATCGAGAACAACGACAGCCTCCGGAGCCTGACCATCAAGACCGGAGACGCCTCGGGATCTTCGGGGCTGGGTTCAGGGGATCTCAACCTCGACGTCGGCGCCAAAGATGGAGCCGGGGTCTACGGCAAGGTCAACATCGGGGCAGCGGCGGCCGAGGTGAACCTGGGCAAGTCGGGCGGCAAGCTCGGCTTCTTGGGAGCCACCGCTGTCGTGCAGGCGGGTGCCTACACCCAGACCTACTCCACGGCGGCCCGGACGCAGAGCAACCTGACCTCGGCCACACTCACGGACAGCTCCGGGGGCACGCCGGGAACCACGCTGGCGGCGATCACGGGTGGCGGGTCCGGCTGCGAGAACGCGACCAAGGACGCCGTGGCATCCCTCGGCGCCCAGGTCAACGCGCTGCGGGCTGACCTCGAGAACGTGAAGCAAGTCGTCAACGCCCTCATCGACGACGAGCAGGGCTACGGCCTCGCGTCGTAACGCTTGCATTCCACGTTGTCGGTCAGATAAACTCCTTCCGTGACGTTCACCAAACGACTTAGCAATCACATGCACAGAGGAGGCCGACTCATGCCGCTCAAGTACATCACCATCCCCGCCGCCATCACCCTGCTCGAGCCCACCACCAAGGACCCGCTGAAAGACGAGAAGGGCATCGTCAAGCCCGTCGTCTTCTACGACTTCATCGGCAAGCTCCTCTTCAACCCGAAGTGGGCCGAGAACTACAAGGCCATCAAAGCGGCCAAGGCCATCGACCGGGCCTTCGAGAAGACGCAACCCGGAGCCGTGGTCCAGCTCGCCGAAGAAGACTGGAAGCGGCTGCACGACCTGGTCGAGAACCCCAGCGGCCAGTATGGCTACCACGCCGCGGTCATGCCCCAGCTGCTGCCGTTCCTCGACGCCATCATGGAAGCCAGCGACAAGGAACCTACACCACCCACCACGTAGTTCCAGCTTCCACCTTCCATAGATGCACCCGCGCAGCCTATACTGAAGGGAGAGGCATGTGCTGCACCACCCCTACCCACGTGCGAGTGCTGCGCTATGGAATCCTTCTTCCTTTACCTGGTAAAGCAGTTCGCCGACAAGATTGGTCCCGTCGGTGGACTCATCGCGGCGCTCCTCCTGGTGCTCTACTACTTCGAACGCAAGGCCCGCGAGAAACTCACGGATCGAGCTTTCGATCTCTTCACCGACATGACCAAGGCGATGACCGAGTTCAACCGTACCCTCGAAGGCATCGAACACAACCTCGACGATGTCGAACGCGACCTGGCTGGCATCAAACGAAAAGAGGGGTAGGAGGTGCTGCGTGATAGACCCAGCAGACGACCCCACTTCGATCGGTTGCATCCTCGTCACCACTGGTGTGATCACCGCGCAACAACTCAAGGCCGCCATCCAGGAACGTCAACAAGTCTCACCTGACGAACTACTGGGCCTCTTCATGGTGGGCAAGCAAATCCTCGATCCTGAAGTCCTGAAGCAAGCCCTGTTGACACAGAAGCAGTTGCGGGGCAACGGCAAGACCGCCCGCGCACTGGCCCAAGCTGAAATCGCCAGCGCCGCCGTCAAGACGGCTACGGCCGCTGCCGCCCGCGTCTACGACCGGATCCGTCATCGTCACGGCAACAACGGCGCGAACACTGCCGGGAAGTAGTAGAATGGGCGCATGTACGGCGGTGAGTCCGTCAATCTGCCGTTTGGCGAGACCGAACCCGTCGAGGTACAGATCTTCGGCCTCGATGGACTACCCCTGATCGGCAAGACCAGTATCAAGCTCCGTGTTCGCCGCATCAATGACGACCTCTATCTCGACTGGGCTGACAACAGCTTCAAGGCGGGTGGCGCCGTCGGCCAGTTGCTACTGCCGCTGATCGAAGTCGACCCGATCTACAGCCCCGGCATCTATGAGCTCAACACAGCACCTCACGTGAAGGGGCTCAACACCGGCGCCATCGTCAACGCCGTCGCCACCGACATCTACGAAGTCGTGGTTCTGCAAGACGTCGAGAGCGACGCTCCCGGTTTGCCCGTCGGCTTTGAAATTCGCCTCGGCTGGCTCGCCGACAAGATCAAGGCCTTGCCCGGTAGCGTCGCCGCCGCTGTCTGGGATGAAACGCAACTCGCGCACGTCATCGCCGGATCTTTTGGTGATGCGGTGCGGCGCATTCTGGCCTTGCAGAAAGAGAACTACTTCATCGACGAGATGACCTACAACACCCGCGGCCTCATGATCAGCGGCCGCGTCCGCATCTTCCCCGACAAAGCCACCGCGTTGGCCGCCACAGCCGGCGGTACCGGTGAAGGCGAACTAGCCGTCTACGCATTCATGACCACTGAGATCCCCGGTCACATCGAACGTGCAGCCACCGCGCGTTCGGTACGTGACGCATGACCATCTCCCTCATCACCGATGGCATGCTGGGGTACATCAACCTCCAAGAAATCCGCGCCCCAGACGACCCTGAAGGGCACTACGGACCTCTGCCGCACCGCCCCTGCGCCCCAGAAGGCATCGCCGAACCGGTGCCGCCGCACGTCCCCATTGGCATGGAAGCCAGCGGCGCCGGACCTCCGCACGTACCTTGTGGTCCGACGGGGATCGACACTACAATTGAACCGCCGACTGTGCCGCATGGTACAGAAGGAAGCGAAGTCGTCGGCACCGAACCGCCGGCAACCCCGCGTGATCCTCGAGGTGATGCGTCGTGAGCATCCGACTGACCTGGCTGCCGAACACCGAGTCGGACATCTCCCGCTACGACTGGCAGCGGGCACCGGACGTTGCTGGTGTACCCGGCACCTGGACCGACCTGGTCAGCATTGCGCACGTCATTCCAGGACCGGACTACGACCCAACCTCGAACCGCTTCTTCTACGTCGATGCCACCGGCAGCACCACGCTGTGGTATCGCGAACGCGCCGTCGACACCGACGGCAATCCGAGCGGCTGGTCAGATCCGTTTCAACCTTCCGAGTCGACCACGCCACCGCCATTTCCCAACACCGTCGTCCTCAACCAGGACTACGGCGGGGTAAACGAACTGCAGCCGATCGACCCCGACAATCACCCACTGGTCGGAGTTCAGATCCGCATCTGGAAGAAAATCGACTTCGACCTCGGCAACTACGCAGCCGCCGTCGGTACCACGTCGACCGGTACTGACGGACGCTGGAATCAACCCATCACAGTCGAAGCGGGCTTCACCTACGTGATCCAGTTTTTCAAACCGGGGGCCTTCGGTCCCAACACGCAGCAGGTGATCGTCCCCTAGGACGGAGAAGACTCATGGAGTTCAAGAAAGACGCTGTCGAGATCCAGACTGTCGCCACCTGCCTCGAACAGCGCATCAAGGCGGGCTCCCAGTTCACCGGCGAAGCCCCGTCACTGGCTGGCGTCGCATTCGCACCCTACTTCGATACCGAAGACTGCGTCGCCCGCTACAAACAAGCGAACGACGTCACGAAGATCGCCGGCGACAAGGGCGGTCTCTTCGAGTGGCAGCAGACCTTCCCCGTCTGCGTCGAAGGCATCGCAGCCAACTTCGGCAGCGCCGTGACCTGGACCGTCTCCATCGTCACCCGTACCGGCGATGTAATTCAAGTCGCCACGGGCAGCAGCAGCCAGTACATCATGCGAACGGAGTACGAACGCTTCTACCTGTTCCGCGGCGACAAGCTCAAGATCGTCACCAGCGGCGGTACTCTCGCCATGGTAGCACGCATCATTCTCAGCCTCGACTCGGGCATCACCTAGCGCTTTACGAGGTAAAGTCATGCCCGTCGTCCTGACTCCCGCTACGCCGTTCGTCGTCACGGAACAGAAGATCCGCATGTTCCTGCGCGACTACGCGCTGGACGTACTGCCCGGCGGGCAGGGCAACATCATCCTCGACACCGTCCAGTTCACCGACGAAGAGCTGGACAACTCCATCGAAATGGCCGTCTCCGCCTTCAATGGCATGACGCCCATCGGTAGCTACACCCGTGAGAACTTCCCCAACGAATATCTGCTACTCATCGGTGCGTCGCGCTTCCTGATGATGAGCGAAGGCTTCCATCAGCTGCGCAACCAGATCAGCGCCCAGGACGGTGACGTCTCACCGAGCGGCATCTACGAGAAGGCCAACGCCTATGTCGCGCTGGCCCAGGCGCTGCGTGACGAGTGGCAGCAGATGGCCCGCGCCATCAAGAACCAGATGAACATGGAGAGCGCGTACGGCTTCGTCGGCAGCGGCTACTCGTACATCGGCCGGCGCGGGAGGTACCTGTGAGCAACTTCCACGCGATCGGCTACCGCTGTGCACTGCATGCGGTGGGTCTCCTCAAACAGGCCGGCATCGCCGGCCTAGCCGTAAGTGACTCCGCCACGAATCTGGCCGACAAGTACGTCGATCTCACTGGCCAGCCCGTCGATCCTGGCCAAGCCCTGCTCAAACATCTCGGACTCGCTGACTTTCCGGACCTCGTCCGCCGTGACCAACTACCAGCAACGCCAACGGCTGAACAAGGCGCGCCGCCCGTTGGTCCCGCTACCCCGGTACTCTCGAAGCAGAGTGCCATGAGCGGTCCCCCGGAGGACCTCCAGCGTGAAGCCCCGGAGTGGCGTCTACCCCCGGCGCCGCACTCTTCACGCCGCCGTCGTGGCTTGCTCGAGGGGAACCTGCAGTCGAGTGAGAACGGCGAAGTCACCCGGCACGAACAGATTCCGGGCGACAACGAGCCTCAAGTCGGCGCTGGCAGTGGTGGCGGTGGCTCACTGTCGCACGCTGGCGCCGAGGTCTCGGTACCCGACCAGACTCCCCAACGACAAGCGATGACCCTCTACGACGTCCCCAGCTCCGACGTCGGCAATATCTGGGAGCACTACGACCGCCGGTTGCAGAACCCCGCCACGAACTCCATCGTCCGCTTCGTCTCGGAGTGATCCGGTGGCCCTCGGCATCTGCATCTCCCAGCTAGTGCCCCTGCATCCACGACGCGTCTACCTGCAGTGGGACCTGCTGCAACCGACCGAACGCGGCAGTTACCTCTTCAAAGTCGAACGTTCGGGGTCATCCGCAGGACCGTGGGAAATCCTCACCGCCAGTCTGCAGAACGGCTACAACTACATCGACGACCTGACTGTGCAACCCGCGTTGCCCAGCGACGGTAAAGCTCACCTCTACTCCCTGCAGCGCCAGATCTACTACCAGGTGACGGTCATCCCACCTTCGGGATGTGCCAACAGTGCGCAGACCGAACCCCACGGTCTTTACCGCACCGACGCGACCCTGCTTCCCCACCAGCGCGGTTTGCGTCGTCGCCTGCTCTATGACGAACGCATCACGCTGACCCGCATCAACGGCGTCCAGCTCGCTGTCCTCAAACGCCGCCGCTGGGGCGAACGCTGCGATGTCTGCTACGACAAACTCACACGGGCCGTCACGCGTGAAGCCTGTCCCATCTGCTACGGTACCAGCTTCAAGGGCGGTTACTGGAACCCCGTCTTGACCGTGGGCCGGGTTTACCCGCCGCAGGCCGTCACCGCCGCCACCGGAACCCCCGGCAAAGTTGAATCGACCAAGCACAACATCCAGTTGCTCGACGTACCGCTGTTGCAGGATGACGATCTCCTGGTCGAGATCGCTACCGACAACCGTTACACCGTCGAGCGCCAAACCCAGACGGAAATCGTACGTAAACCTGTACACCAAGTGGTCACGACATCGTTGCTCGCCCGGGGCGCCGTCGAGTACACTATCCCTGTAGACCCGCGGACGATTCCGCCGCTGTTCTGACATGAGACGCGCCGTCGCTCCCCCCGGGTATCCGCCAGTCCGCGTCAGCGGACAGCAACAGTACATCGTTGACGGCTCGCCGCTGGCCATCATTGGCATGTACGTCAGCGTGTTGCGCGAACGGTTCTCGGAAACTGACAGCCCCCGCCGTGACACTTGGATCTGGCAAGAAGATCCGACGGCCAGCACCATCACGATCGAATCCGCGCTCGACGACAACTCCACGCTGCGCAACAAGCAACCCGCCATCTTCGTCGACAAGGACCAGAGCGTCTACGGCAAGTCGGTCGTCGGAGATCGCGCGCACCACCAGATGCGCAACAGTCAAGACGTGCAGTGGGCCTTGTCCACAGTGCCCGTGATCATCGAATGCGTCGCCACCCGGCGCGGCGAAAGTGCCATCCTCGGCGACATCGTACAGTGGACTCTGCACGCCTCGTCAGACATCATCCAGAAGACCTTCGGGCTGCATGATATGAGCCCCCCGACCCTGGGCCGCACCATTCCCTACGAGATGGACTCCGAGTGCTGGAACACGCCGATCAACTTCCAGGTCCAGTACAACGTCGTCTGGACCTATGTCCCCATCAAGCCCCTGCTCCAGCAGATCGCCGTTCGCATCAAAGCTGCCGGCACCACCGCGAACGACTACTTCACCGAAGTCGTCATGCGGCGCAAGCCCTGACCGGTCACGTTGTGGAACCCCCAGCCGCGACCTATAATTCGACCGGACCAGGCGCTGCGCCGCGTCGGCGCGGACACTGACGCAGGAGAAAACCGAGATGGCACGACCAGTTGTTCTCGTCTATCAAGAATACGCGTCCGTCACCGTCACGCCGGCCACGCCCGATCTGAACTGCCTGGTCGCTGGCCCCGCGTACTGGGTCAAGGACTACCTCGACGACAAGGGCGACATCCAAGCCGCCTCCAACTACGGGACGAAGGACACCGCCAACCCGTACGTGCCGCCGGCCGCGGCCACCGACGCCATCACCATCGCGGAACCACCGGGCAACAAGATCGGCGCGCTGCTCGATGCCAGCAGCGTCCAGATCTACTTCGACGCCTGCCGCGTGCGTATGGCCGAGGACAACAACACGCCCACCACCGGCGCCGTGGTAGCCACGGCTTCACCTTTCATCCCGCACAACAAGATCGACTGCAGTAGCTGCAGCACCGTCTTCAAGGCCCAAGTGACCAACATGCGGGCCGGGGACTACGTCATCATCGAGAACCCCGCCGGGGGCACGGGACTCGTCAAGCAGGTGCTGTCGGTCGACGCCACCAACTACTTCATCTACACGACGACCAACTTCGCCGCGGGTAGCGCCAGCAAGCTGAAGATCCGCGTCGAACGCGAAATCCACGACGTCGCCGTCGACTCGAACTTCGTGGTCATCACCAACAACCAGATCATCGTCCAGGGCGGCGTGACCACCGTCGTCACCACGCCCGCCCTGATCAGCACCGAAACCGGCGTCCCGGTGATTGTCCTCCCCAGTGAGACCAGTGTCCGCACGGTGTGCTACGCCGAGGTCTACGTCGAGTACCGATCCCTGCGACAGGATCTGCGTGCACTCGACACGGTCTCCTCGGAGACGGATGTCACCACCAAGATCGGCAAGAACGACGCGCGCAACCCGCTCGCCGGGTGCTGTATCGCCGCACTCAAGAACACGACTACGCCCATCCAGTTCTTCGGCGTCAAGTCGGACGACGCCACCGGCCACGGCGAGTGCCTCGAAGTCATCGAAGGTCGCAAGGACGTCTACGCCACGGTGCCCCTCACCGTGGACAAGAGCATCCTCGCCACCTACAAGGCGCAGTACGAACAGCTGGCCAGCGTCAGCTACTCCGAGACCACCGGCATCCCACAGAAGTTCCGCGTCGTTCTCGGCGCCCAGACCCTGCCGACCACGAAGGTCGTCAGTCCCAGCAACGCCGCCAGCTTCGCCAACGGTGCCCACGCCACCGTGGACGGTGCCATCACCGGTACGCCGATCGTCGCTGCCGACGCCATCAACGTCTTCTACGACGCCACCGGCACCTTCGTCACCGCCGGCGTACGCGCCGGCGACACGCTGGTCATCGTCGATGACACGGTCGCCACCCGGAAGGGCACCTACACCGTCGCTCAGGTGTACGACAACAAGCGCCTGCGCACCACGACCGCGTTCGCCAGCACCAACAAGCAGTCCGGCACGACGAAGTACTACATCATCCGCGGCACCGGCACGCCGGTCTCCGGCACCACCTGTATCGCCGGTGTCGCCACCACCGGACCGAACCTCTTCACCGCCGACGCCGGCATCGTCGGACTCGCCGCCCACGTCGGCAAGGTCCTGCGCATCACTGGTGGTCTCAGCGCCGCCGACAACGGTGACTGGCTGGTCACGACGTCGCCCGTAGTCACGCCCGCCCAGTGGACGCCCATCGCCTCCACGCAGAACCCCCCGGTCGGCGCCTGGACCGCAACGACCGCTCTGATCGGCAGCCTCTACGCGCCGCTCGTCTCCGTGCCGGCGGGCACCGCCATCGTCACGCGGCGCGTCTTCCGCATGATCCAGAGCCCCACGGCGACCTTCCTCACCGACATGGTGATCGCTGGTGACGCACTGGAGATCCCGAACCCCATCAGCGCCACGGTGTTCACGACGGTCTTCAGCCACCCCGTCGCCTACATCCCCAACGAGAACGCAATCGTGCTGGCGGCCGATGAGGATGCCGAAGCCACTGCGCCAGATGTCGGCGACAGCACCCTGCGCTTCCGCGTCAACCGCGCGCTGACCAAGGATGACCAGGTCACCGAACTGGTCACGATCGCGCAGAGCTTCAAGAGCCGGCGTACCGTGCTGGTGTGGCCAGACTCGGTGATGGTCAACGGGCTCGTCGACGGTTCGAAGTCCCGTACGGTGCCCTCGACCCCCGAAGCCGCCGACGCCCAGCCGGGCTACTACCTGGCCGCCGTCGTCGGCGGCCTGACCTCGGGCCTGCCGTCGCATCAGGGCTTCACCAACCTCGGCATCGCGGGCGTCGACCAGATCTACAACTCGACGCGCTACTTCAGCGACACGCAGCTGACCACGCTGTCGGACGGTGGCTGGTTCCTCTTCGTACAAGACACGCCCTCGGCGCTGCCCTACTGCCTCCACCAGCTCACCACCGACCCGAGCACGCTCGAGACCGGTGAGTACAGCATCGTCAAGAACTTCGACTTCATCTCAGTGTTCTTCCAGGACATCCTCGAGGACTTCCTCGGCCAGTACAACATCAGCGAGGAGACGCTCGGGCTGCTCAACCAATCGCTGGACACCGGCATCGACCTGCTGAAGCTGCGCAAGTACGCCAAGATCGGCGCCCCCCTGCTCTCAGCCAGCGTCACCTCCGTGGTCCAGAGCACCGCCGCGGCGGATCGCGCCGAGCTCTACATGGAAGTGCAGATGCCGAAGCCCCTCAACCGCATCGGCCTGCACCTCATCAGCTCCTAGCCCAAGGCTGCAGCACACGATGGCGGGGCACGACATCGCCGCAGCGCTCCTGGGTACAGTTGCATTGGCCCAGCTGGCCAACACTGCGCGCAAAGAGGGCATCCACGGTGCCCTCGCAGAACTCGGTCTCGCAGCCAAACCCACCACTTCTAAGACAGCAGGAATCATCGGCAGCGTCACCGGTGCACCCTTCGCCTGGGCTGGCAACAAGCTGGTTGGCCTGCTGGGTCGCGCCAAGACTCCGTGGATCGCTGGCCTCGCACCGAAGGCCCAAGAACTCGGCAAGGGTCTTGCCGGGCAGATGGGCAGCTGGGGTCTCTTGGGCGGTGGCATCGAAGCCGCGCTCTCTGAACCTGGAGACCGCCTCAAAGGCTTCGGTCGCGGCTTCGGTCTGGGTGCCTTGAGCGGTATGGGTTGGGGGGCCGGTGAACGTCTAGCCACCCGTGGTCTGGGTCGCGTGCTACCGGGCGGCGCCAATCGACTCGAAGAACTCACCAAAGGACGCGCGATCTTCACTCGCAGCGGCACCCTCGGTGAACGCGCCAAGATTCTTGGAGCCAAGGCCGTGCCGTTCGCCGGCGGTATGGTCGGTTCCGATCTCGCCATGAAGGCGATCGGCCAACCAGGCATGATCGACCTCGTGCGCGGAACTGCGAACAAGCCCAGCTACGCCATGCCGCAAGTCTACGGCCCGATGATGCAGGGCCTACCGCTCGACCCGCAGCAGTACTACGGCAACCCAACAAGTCTCCCCCCGGCTTCACAGTGGGAGTACAATCAGGGTTACGGATAGGAGTAGGACGATGCCCCAGATCGGGATCACTCGCGGACTGACCACCTGGGAATTCCAGGACCACTACGTCGAGCGCGTCATGGACAACTCGGCCTACACCGCCGCGCATCCGGATGACACGCTGGTGATGGCGGGTACGCCACGGTCTCCCGACACGCTGTCCGGTCCTGCCTCGGACAAGACCATCGACAGCAAGATGCTGGCCATCGGCCACCTGCAGCAGTTCCAGGTGACCCAGCAGAAGCCCACCCAGCCAGTCATGGCCATCGGCTCCGGCCGCGCCTTCTTCGTCAGCGGCAAGGCCCAGGGTCAGGTGACGCTCAGCCGCCTGTTCCTCAACGGCCGCAACCTGCTGCGCGTGCTGGCGCACAACGTGCGCCGATCCGGTCTGAAGGTCGGCGACTTCGATGACAAGCCCGCCCGTGATGCTGCCAACCAGTACTACGTCAACCTGGACTCCGAGCTCTACCTGATCCCGTTCGGCCTCGGCGCGCTGTTCCGCGACAAGGTTCACCACAACATCGGCGGCGTCTACGCCGAGCTGATGATGATCACCACCTACGCCATCGGTGTCACCGCCGGCCAGAACATGGTCATGGAGCAGGTCAACTGCGTCTTCGACCGACTCCTGCCCTTCTTCGAATCCAGCGTCATGGCCCCCTGGGCCAAAGTCGGCGCCACCTCGCTCAACAAGGTCATGGGCTGGGTCGACCAGACGGCCCTCGAGATGACCAACACGAACGACCTGCTGCCGAACGCGATGCCCCCCGTCTCCAGCTCGTAGTATCCTAGGGGCATGAACCGCCCCGGTAGTTTCCCGCCCAATCTCGACCCCATCCGCATCTCAGACGCCGACGGCTACCAGCGCGCACAGGAGCGCAAGCACACCTCGTTGTTCTCGGGGAAGATCCCCACCAAGAAACCGGCGCGCGGAGTCATCATCGGCGTCAATAGCCAAGACCACAGCTACCAAGTGCAAGAAAGCAACGCGACTCGCCCGATCACTGCGGGACGTATGCTGCAAGACCCTGGTGACGCAACGCTGCTACCCGTAGGTACCCACGTCGCGCTCACCCATGACTACGACCTGCCCCTGATCATCGGCGTCGTCCCTTTCACTGCCGGCCGCGGTACGCTGCCACCGCCCACCGCCACCAGCTCTGACGAAACCACCGAGCCCGCTGTTGCAGGTAGTGCCGGCGTCTACCGCCTGCCCCACATGCCCACCAACCTGCTACCAGGCGACAAGGCCATCCTTGGTCCTGACGGCAACATGATCGGCGCCTTGTCCGGCGGCTTGAACACGATGAAGTCGGGGTTCGCCGAGGTACGCACTCACCAGGTCAAAGACCTCGTCGAAGTCATCTGCCGCAACTTTCGCCAAATCTCAGACATGGGCATCAGCGAAATCACGAGCGAGAACGGAAGAACAAACTGGCGTTTCCGTGGTGGTGCCCATCAAGCCACTGAAGCCGGTGCCGACCAGGAGAACTGGTCGATTCGCGTCGACCTTGGTGCCGAAGGCGACATGTTTCGTTTCGCACTGACGATGCCCGACGGCACGCCGCTCTTCACGTTCAAGGTCGACGGTGAAGGCAAACTCGAGATCTACAGCGCCGACGCCATCGACGTCACCAGCTACAAAGACCATCGCGACATGACCCACAGCAATCGCGCGACGATCACCAGCGGCGACAACAACGAATCCGTGGGCGGCCGCGAAACCTGTCGCGTGGAAGGCAATCGACTGGCCACCGTCTCCAGCAGCGAAACGCGCATGGTCGGCAACGACCTCACCGAAACGGTCGTCCGTCACCGTACCGACAGCGTTGGCGGCAACATCCTCGAAACCACCACCGGTGGCAACCCTGCAACCGGCATCCCCAAGCAGGTCATCCGCAAGACCAAGGTCGTCAACGGCACCTGGGAGATTGCGATCGGCAACCCGCTCGACGGTGCCCTCAACCCCCTTCTGCTCGCCGGCTACAACCTGAGCACATTCACCGGCGACATCACGATGGCCGCGAAGATCCGCGGCAACGTTCTCTTCAGCACGATCCTCGGCAATGCCACGTTGCAAACCACGGCCGGACTCGCCACTCTGAAGACGTTGCTCGGCATCGCCAACGTCGATGGCACCCAGGTGACACTGGGTCCCAGTGCCGCAGCGCTCGCCAACCCCGTCGTGAAAGGCACCATCTATTCGACGGTCTTCAGCACCTACTGCGCCACCGCCATCGGCGCCTGCACCACCGCCATGATGGCCTGCACTGCCGCCACGGCCGCCGCCATGCCGGGAATCCCCGTCGATGGCAGCGTCCTGCTCGCCTTCGTCAGTACCTTGATGGGAGCTTTCTCGACGCTCAGCTCGGCGCTCTCGACGCTGCAAGCGGCGCTGCCCACCACCCTCTCCGCGAAGGTGTTCACTGCCTGACTTTACCCCGTAAAGTGACGAGCCCCGCGAGCACCGAAGTGCGGCGAGGCTCGTCGGGCTTGCGCCCTGCCCTCGAGGGGCTTGACCAGGTTCTCACGTCCCCGAACCACGCAACCGAACCTGGGTCGAACGGCTTACGCCGTCCTTCGGGGCCGGGCAGCTGCAGGAGCCGTTGACGACGAGCGTCTCAGGACATCCCCACGGCTTTCGTACGCCAACGCTGGAGTGTAACACCCTCAGCCCGCACCGTCGGACCCGGTAGTTCCGACTGCCTTTAGACTAGCGTCTTTCGCGCTCTGACGCAATGCCCTATACTTGCGGGGCAAGGAGAACGCGCATGCAACTGTCCGTTCAGAACCTGGGCATCGCGCCCTTCGTCTTCAAGGATCCCCAGGGCTACTCGCCCTTCGTCGGCGAGGTCGCCCCGCTCTCGACCAAGGTCTTCGAGATCTCTCCCGATGTCGTGTACCGCCTCGGACCCGCCCTGCAAGACGCGGTGGCGCATCCAGTGCTGGCGCCCAATCTCAGCGACTACTACCTCAAGATCGCCTACAAAGCGATCACCAGCGCGCAGGACATGTTCGAGTTCGCCTGCACCACCATCAACCGGCCGCTGGCCAACACCGTACCAGCCGGCACGGCTGTCTTCGTCACCGACGAAGGTGCGAACGGCGCGCCGCAGTGGTCGAACGGCACTGCCTGGGTCGACGCTGACGGCAACCTTTCGTAGACGAAGGAGACGACAATGCCACTGCTCGCGTACAACAAGACGACTTCGCCAGTGGCGCTCGCCGCTGGATCCCCCGTAGTCACGCTGCCCGCCAGTCTCATCCCCGGCGCCCGCGGCAAGGCTTTCGACGTCACCGCCGAACTGTGGCCCAACCTGACGGTCGATCCGGCCCATGGTCGAACCGGCGGACTCGCCGCGAGTGCTTTCACCGCGCTGCAAGTTCAGGTCGCCGCCGGCACTGTCGAGTACGCCTGGACGCACCAGCCGGAGTTCAGTCTTGGTACGCTCGTCGTCACTGGCCCGGCGCCCGGTGCACACGCCACGACGCACAAGACCGCCGGCGGCACCGACGTGCTGGCCGTAGCCAGTGCCGGCACGGGCGTCACCGCCACCGGTGCCGGAGCCTCTCACGCCCACTCAGTGGCCTCGGCCACACCGGGGATCACCGCCGACAAGATTCGGATGCAGCAGTTCATGGGAGCAGTCGAAGCTCCCGGCGAGGCCTACATCGCCAGCCCCTACGCCGGTGGCGCCATCATCGACGACGCCGTCGGTCCCTTCTACGTGTACAGCCCCAGCCGTACAGTACGGATCGTCGTCGGTGTCGGTGGCGTAGCCACGGTCTACACCATCGACGGGCTCGACCAGGACGGCGTCGCACTGCAGGACATCATCAACGCTTCGGGCGCTGGTACGTTCCAGGGCATCAAGGCGTTCGCCTCAATCACGCGGGTCCGCAGCAACGTAGACCCGGTGGGCACCACCGACGTCCAGACCGGCAACGGCTTCGGCCTGGGGGTCGCCGTTTCCGACGTCGACAGGGTCGGTCTGAACGGCGGCGCGGAGGGCTACAGCTCGATCCACACTGCCTCCGGCACCGTGATCCCGGGCACCACCCCCAACGGCACGCACGTCTACAACGTGCAGTACCGGGTGCTGCCCACGGCTGCACAAGCCGCGCACGACCACGGCGCTGCCACCGGTGGCGAAGCTACCCACACCCACAGCGTCAGCAGCGGCAGCCACGCTCACAACGTCACCTAGCCGCTTGTGAGCCGTCTCCTATCACCCTATAATTCCGACGATTCCTTCGAGAGGAGCGCGCGATGAAACTCCGCCTGCAGAACGTTGGCCTGGCCCGCGTCGTCGTCAAGGACCCCCAGGGCTACACCTACTTCGTCGCCGAGGTGGAAGGTGGCCACACCAGCGACTTCGATGTCTCCGTCGACCTCATGCAACGCCTGGCGCCCCAACTGCGCGCGCTGGAACAGCAGCCCGTCAAGGACGCCCTCGGGAACGTCCTCATCGGCCTGCGCTGGTCCGTCATCGCCGATGGCGCCGACGACCGTGCCCAGCCGGAAGGCGTGCAGGGCCTGCCCACGCTGAACGAGTTCCAGGCCGCGAACTACAGCACCGGCACCCCGGGCACCGGCAAGGTCGTCACCGGTACCAACCTGCTCGGCAACCAGGTGAAGGCCACCACTCAGATCCTGATCGGCGCAGCGCGTCTCGATCTCGAAGCCGTCGTCCCGGGCGCACCTGGCAACGGAATCTCCTGCCAGATCATCACGCCGTCCAGCACACTGGACGTGAGCATCTCTGGCAGCAAGGTCATCGTGCGTCCCGCCGTCGGTGGCTCAACCGTCGCCGACATCGTCAGCGCCATCAACGCTTACGCCGGCGCCAAGCTGCTGGTGCAGGCCACCACGGGCGTGGGCGGCACCATCAACGCCGCAGCCGCCGAGACCTTCCTGACCGGCGGAATCGGCCCGGGCGTGAGTCTCACCCTCGGCGGCACCGCCTGTGCCATCACCGAGCTGGTCACCGGTTCGGTCACCTTCGACCCCCCGGGCAGCGTCTCCGCCAACGGCCGCATCGTGCCGCTCGAGTACCGTTGTGGCCCGCACGTCTCCCGGCTCTCCGTCCCCGTCGTCACCTAGCCGCAGAACCGATCCATCAGCACCCAACGCTTCCCCCCGCACGCACTGCAGCGCTCTGTCTCGGGCACTTCACTCGGCTCGATGCGCCGTACCGGTTCACCCACGCTCTCAAAGGCCGACTTGCGGTGTATCTGTCCTGCCAGTACATCGGTGGGTTTCAGCCCACTGCCCTTGCACGTCGGACAGATGACCCGCACAACTTCGTTCGCCTGCAGCCGCAACGCCAGCACCGCGTTGTCGCGCTCCTGAACCAGGAACCGGTACATGGTCTGAGCATCTTCGAGTCGAGTACGGAGATCACTGCACCGCTGCTCGAAGTGCAGCACCAACTCTTCAGCCCGTTGTCGACGCTGCACCACGGCTTCAGCGGACAGCGTCACCAACTTATCCACCGCGAGGGGACGTAGATCAACCACCATCTCGGCCGTCATGGCCTTACGGTATCACAGCTAAAGAAAAGCGGCGGGCAGTGATGCCCCGCCGCCACCGGCTTATCGACTACACCGGCGCCATGTCGTCAGCAGCTGTCGCGCCCACTGCACCCTCCGCCGCCGCCGACGTCGACGGAACTCCGTTGTCCAGATTCGGCAAACGGAGTCCAACCTCCGCCAGGGCGCTTTCTGGCGCTTCCGTGAGCACGATCTTGTCGAGCACGAAAGTCGCATAACGACCTGCGCCATCGACCACGCCCACCATCTTCTCCTCGAGCCCCACCAGGCGCACTGCGTAGAGAGCCTTCCCGTAGTCCAACAGCACTGGTGCGTGTGACGCCACCATCTGCGCGAGCCGATCCGTGACCGGCTTCGCCTCTTTACCCCCGCCGATGATGGCGAGGGCCACTACCGTGAAGACGACAATCCCAATTACCCACATCGTCAGCTCCTTTCGTCGTAGTGAGGTCTCTATCTCTTATACCGGCGACCGTGCTACGATTCGCGTTGTGATCGGCGCCTGGCAATCCCCACAGGGCAAACCACCACTAGCTGCACGGATGGCGAACTTGGCGTTGCGTGCCCAGCGGCTGGTCATCCTGCGCCGCTTCGATCAACTCGAAGCGCTGATTCGCAGTCAAGCCCCAGAACTCCGTCGCGTACCTGGTGGCGGTAAGGCTATCGCTGAGGCTGAAGCGCAGCTAACCGCCGCGCGCACCCTGCTGCGCCAACCAATCAACCTGACCGATCCCGAGAAGACCCATGGCTGACGGCCAGTGGAAATCACTGAGCTTCGATCTAGGACCGATCAAGCCGCTCGCGGAAGGCGTTCAACGACTCACCGACACCCTGACGTTGGTGCTCACCATCGTCCAGACCGCCACGGACATCGTCGCCAAGCTGATCGTCGACATCCTCAGCGCCGAAGCCTTGCTCATCCAGACCGCGCTGCAAGCCATTGAAGACGTCCTCACGCAGTACATCGAAGGCGCCGCCAAGATTCATCTTCTGACAGTGCCGCCGCGCGTCGCCCTGCCGCCTGACGCCCAGGAGCTGCTGTCCCTGTCCCCGTACAACGACGGACTCACCACGAACCTGCGTCCGAACGATGTCTCGGACATGAGCTTCCAAGATAAGCTGAACGCCGTCTTCAACGTCGAAGGCGGCAATGCGTCCTACGGCCGCACCGTCATGGAATCCATCGCTGACGAACGCGACCTGAATCGACCTCAGTACAGCGACACAGACGCTTACTACGCCGTGGTCATCCTCGCCGGTGGCACCAGCATCCTCGAGCTCTTCGACTACGTCATCCGCCTGATGGCGGTCTTCGACGGTGCCCTCAAGAGTCGAAAGATGCTGCCCGCCGTAGTAGCGCGGACACCACAAGACCTGCGTGCCCGCACCATCGCCGCGCCCGGCACACCCCGCGTCGGCGTACACCTCAACTGGACGAATCCCCCGACGGACCAAGTCCTCACCGGTTTCGGGGAGAACACCCGCGTCAGCATCCAGGAAATCGCCATCCTGCGTTCGACTGACCCACGCACCATCGCCGCCAAGGGCTGGGACGGCTTCATGCTCGGCTATCAGCCCACCCCGCTCGGCGGCGAAGACCGTGAGCGTAGCAACGTCAAAACCTTCACCACGGGTAAAGGCCAGACCACGCTGCTGAAGCTCAAGCTCTTCGACGGTGCCCAGGATAGCTACGTCGATAACGACGCCACGCTCGCCAAAGGCCAAGACTACTACTACGCGCTCGCGTACCGTTATGGCCTCGCCGTTGCCGATCGGTCTGGCAAGTACACGACGTTCGTCTCGCAGCGCTACCAGCAGATCAGCAACACCGTGAAGGTCCGCGTCGACGCCGACAAGATCCCCTTCTCGTACGGTGGCACCCCGCCCGATTGGGACGCCACGCCCAGCGCCCTCGATCTCTTCCCCGACCTCAAGTACTTCCTGGCCCTGCTCCGTGACTACGTCGAGACGCTGAAGAGCCAGGTAGTCGGCGCCTCCAACGCCCTGCAGAGCTACCTGGCGTTCCTGAAGAGCGAGGTGGACCGCTACATCGCCTACGCCACCATGATCAACGAGCGGGTGAAATCGCTCATCGAGCTCATGCGGTTGCCCCAGAGTGGCATCTACGTGACGCTCATCTCCGGCAGCCGTGGTGGCACACAGGCGTTCGCCAGCGCTTTGACCCAGCGTCTCAGCGATGAGTCCGACATCACCGCACCCCCGTACTTCCGGCACGGCGTCACCGCCGGTGTCGTCCTCTTCGCGGGGGCGCCCAATCCAGCCAACCTGGCTTCGGTACAAGCCCTCATCAGCCTGCTGCTCGGGCTCTCCTCGGGACCAACGGCGTTCGAACAAGCTGTCGACAGCATCGACCAAGTACTGACCGTCGTTGAGCAAAAGACATTCACCGAAGCCATGTTGCCCGGTCCGGCACCCGAAGTGACCGAAGCGCAGCAGACCTTCGACGACACCATGGCCCCCGTCGCCGCTACCGACGACAGCGCTAACGTGCCGTTCGATCCTTGACGGCTACCGGGAACGTCGCGGAGAGCCTATAATTGGGCGAACCCGTCGAGGATCCCAGATGAAGACTGCCCAAGACGTGCCCGCGATGCCGGCCGGCACCTACGGTGAGTCGGGCTACAATCCCGGCATCGACGACCCCACACAACTGCCCCCGCAGTTCTACGCGCCGCCGCAGTGGGATCCGTACGCCTGGCCAAAATGGGCCTTGCCCACTGGGCTCATCGCTGGCGGCCTGCTGGCCGCGCTGGGGCTCCGTGGCCTCGGCAAGGGCTACCTGGCGCGCCGGGCCGCCGCAGCGGCCGCTGGTGCCCCCGCCGCAGCTGCCGCAGCCCCTGCGGCCGCTGCCGCAGCGCCCACCGCCGCCGCCCGAGTCGTGACGGCGTCCGCCATGTCGCCCCACCTCGCCCAGGTCGTACGGGGACTAGCCACAGCACTGAGGACAGCGTGATCCTGTACGGCACCAGCCCCACCCGGTTGCGCGAACTCGGCGTCCTGTGGAATGCGACACTGGACCGTTGGCGGGGACCCGCACCCCGCAGCCTGGGGTTGGCGCACATGGCCGCCGAGACCAACGGCAGCGCCGACCCGCCCACCCGTGACGCGACCCAGCGTACCGTCGGTATCATGCGCCTGCGCGTCGCCGAGGTCTCCCATCTGGGACAGACGGAAGTTGCGGCGCGTGACCCACAGCAGAATCTCTACCTCTGGTGCCAACTCGCAAACGACTACGGTCGTCAGCTCCACGCGCAGTACGCTACCTGGTGGACCCGCGCCGATCTGGATTTCTGGGCCGCCGTTCGCATCGTCTTCGTGCTCGGACTCAACTCAGCGGAGAAGCTGTTCACCACCGTCAACCAGGCGGGCGCCGCGTATCGATCGACGGCCGGCGTTCAACAGTGGATTCGCACTCTCGGGCAGGGCCACCGCTTTGGTCGCTTCGGGCCTTTCGAACTCCGCCAACTAGCGAAGCATCTTGACGACGTGATCGCCGGAATGGTCGCACTCGACGGGGCCAACTACATCGCCGCCCACTTCTACGCCACGGTGCCGCCGTTCAAGGCCAACCGGGGTGAGAACAACCGTCTGACCCAGGGCGTCACCAACGTCAACACTGGCGAAGTAATGAGCCAGTTTACGCCGTAAAGAGGAGCGATTTCCATGGCTCGTACCCTGACCTTCGCCGGCGAACTCACCTGGCCCCTCGAAGATGGCAAACAAGCCGCCAAGCACAACCTCGCCATCTCGCTGGCGTACACCGCCGCGCTGTACGTCGAGAAGCCGTTCAGCGTCACCGCCGTCGACGAAGTCATCGACCTGCCAGTTGCCAGCGCCAAGCTGCTGCTCATCGAAGCCAGCGGCGCCGACCTGCAGATCAAGCTCAACAACAGCACCATCGCGCTCACCGTGAAGACCGGTGCTGGCTTCATCCTCATCCACAACCCCGACGGCGCCATCACCGGCGTGAAGGTCAGCACCACTACGGTGCCCGCGACGCTGAAAATGTACGTCTTCGCGTAGGAGCCACCCATGTCGTACGCCAGTGAAGTCGTGCGTCAGCTCGTCAAGACCAGCGCTCGCAACGCCGAACAGGGCAGCATTGCCACGCCAGTCGTCGGTGCACTTGGTGGAGCTCTCGGGCCGCTTCCAGCATTCACCGGTGGTATGCTCACCGGTGGCCTCACCGGACCAGATCGGCACGCTGCCCAACGCGGACTCGCCAGTGGTGGTGGCGCCGCGCTCGGGAGCATCCTGGGCATGACCGGAGGCGCCTATCTCGGTGGTGCCCTTGGTCACCATTTCAGTGACAAGAACAAGGACACCACTATGCGCGCCGCGCTGCTCGGCGCAGTCCTTGGTGGCGCAGTCGGTGGTGGTACCGGTGCCCATCTCGGTCGCCGCTGGTCGATGTCACACGAGAAGCGCAGCGCCTACGACTTCGGCAAGATCGCCGCGCTGCAGGAACTGGGCTTCAACAACACCGCGCCCATCCTCGCCGCCTCGCAAAGGAATCTGCCGTGAACGAAGAGAAACGCGCAGGTGTGCCGCGTTACCTCAAGGACATGCTCCGCAGAGGGTCCCATCACTACGGTGGCCACCAACTCACGGAGATTGCTCGTCGTCCGATCGACGACCGACTGTTCGGTCTGCTGAAACAACATCAGCGCGGACGCGTGAACAGTATGCTCTTCAGCCCCGACACCGCCTGGGCATCGCCAGGACCTGGTTCAATCGACGCGCGTCGCTCGCGTATGATCGCGAACTTGCCGAAGCACAACGCACGCGAAGCACTCCGCAAGCCCGAAGAAATCACAAAGTCACCTGCGCGCAAGAAGGAGTCCGCCGTGAACGAGAATCGCTTCGTCCTGCAGGGCAAGATCGCCGCCGTCGAGAAGCTCGGCATCGGCCCTCTGCTCGGTCTCATCGGCCGCGGTGCTCTGGCCGGTGGCCTCGGTGGTGCCATCCCCGGCGCCATCAGCGGCGCCATCGCAGCACCGGAAGGCAGGGGTTGGAGCGGAGCTGCGCGTGGTGCTCTCGGCGGCGCTGCCGGAGGTGCACTGCTCGGCGGCGCTGCTGGAGGATTTGCTGGCCGTGGCTTGAGTGACGCCGGAAAGCGAACCCTCAGCGGCATCGTCAGTCCGGTACGCGCAGCCCGTGCCGGAGAAGAAGGAACTGCACGCGTTCAACAAATCCTCGCGCGACATCCACAACTCGAGCGACCTTTCACACGCGGTGGCGCTGGCGTCGCTGGCGGAAGTCTCATCGGTGGCATCACGGGTGGCGCCATGGCTGCACCCAGTGAACCACCATCGCGCGCACAGCAAGCCAGTGATTGGCTGACCAAGATGCGCGGATCGATGGCCGGCACAGGAATGCCCTTCCTGCAGTGAACCGTGACGCAGTTCTATGACAGCGGTGTTCACGACGCACTGTGCGAACTCGGCCTCCTCAAGGAAGCCAAGCACGCACCGCCGCTGCGCGCCCGTCAGCGTCCCGACCCGCTCACCTCGCTACATCGACGGATGAAGCGACTCTTCAAGCTGAAGCTCCCAAAGTTCGACTTCTCGAAGCTGATCAAACGACTGTTTCGTAATCCATTCCGGATCATCGGCAAGCAGTTGGCAGGGAAGTCGCCGCCGATCAGATTGTGACCCCATGACCCCCTACCTCTTCGGCAAACTTGCAGCCCTTGAGAAACTCGGACTCTCCGTGGGTGGAGTCCTACGCGCCGTGACCGAAGAAGGAGTCGAAAATCTACCCAAGATCCTCTCGAAAATGACACCGGACGAAGTCGAAGCACTGCGCCACTACGTCACCTCCGGCGCCGCCGGCGGCATTCGCGCCGACATCTGGAAGACCCAGCCAGATCTCGCGCAGCGTCTCGAAGCCGCATTGAAGAACGTCGCTGCGCCCTCCGACTTCGATCAACTCTACACAAAGTGGCGGCAACAAAACCCGGTCCATCCGGCCAGCAAAGAACAGGTCAGAGCCGCTTACGAGCGTGCACGTGGCCAGCGCACCAACCAGAGTACTTCACAGACGGCTCAACAACGCGCAGAAGAACACTGGAATCGAAATCCAGGCGCGTACGGACCAGCAGACGCACCGCCCCAATATCGGTCTGACTACAAACCTGGAGAAGGTCTCTCAAATGACTACACAGGCCTAGTCCCTGCCGTAGCAGCCACGGCACTCGCTGCTGGCCTTGTTGGCGGACCATCTGCTGCCTACAGCGGTTATGGTAGCGCACCCACCCGGTGGAACGTCGGTCGTGTCATCGGGCATGGAATGCTTGGTGGTCTAGGTGGCGGTCTTGCCGGCGGCACCCTAGGTACCCTCGCCAGCTTAGCGACGAGAGGAAGAGCCGCGGTACCCCTTATCCTTGGTGGTACCGCCGCTGGCACACTCGCAGGTAGTTACGTCGGCGGCCGAACTCAGCGACCCTGGTACAACCGATGAAGCTCGCCCAACACCGCCTCTCCCGGCGCCTGAAGTTTCGCGGCCTTGACGTCTCGATCGAGACGGACGAAGGAGAACTGCGTCACTGGACCGACGCCAGCACCGGCGAAGCGGGCAAGACGAAGATGTCGGTGCCCTACGGCTACATCCGCCGTACCGAAGGCGTCGATGGCGATCACGTGGACGTCTTCGTCGGCCCACACGAAGACGCCGAGAACGTCTACGTCATCCACCAGCGCAAGGCCCCCGACTTCAAGTCCTTCGACGAAGACAAGTGCATGCTCGGCTTCCACACCGCCGACGAAGCCAAGACCGCGTACAAGAACCACTACAACGACGACCGGTTCTTCGGCTCGATGAGCGTGCTACCATTCGAGAAATTCAAGACGAAGGTACTCGCGACCTTCGAGAGTCCAAGGAAGATTGCGATGCCACTGCCGCCCGACATGCCTTCGCCGCTGCCTTCGATGGAGCCCCTCCGTGCGGCTGGCGCCTCACTCCGCGAAGCCTACCGGGCTGCCGGCGTGCGACACGCCCTGCTGGCCGCTGGCATCCCGATGGCCGCGATGGGTCTTAGCGCCGGCATCGGACATCGTGCGGCCGGCGGTCGTGCTCGTCCCGACACCAGCCCCGCGCTGCGCGGCATGGGTGGTGGCGCCGCAGGTGGTGCTGTTGGTCTCGGCACAGGTGCAGGTCTCGCTGCGCTCCTGCGCCGCGTAGCTCCTGAATCGTTGGGCATGCGCCGCGGTTTGATGGGCGCTCTCGGCATTGGTGGGCTAGCCATAGGTGCTCACCTCGGTGGTCGTTCAGCACGCCGTGCTGATGGGGCTGAAGGCGCAGCACAACAACTGGGGCTCAAGACCAGCATGGCCCGTCCCAAGACGCTCTCTGAGAGCGTGCACGAGGCCGACACCATCTCCCGGCAGCTGCGCAGCTTCGCCCGGCGCACCCCCGACATGCTGGGCACCGAATCGTCGCACAACCTGGCCTCGAAGACGCTCGATGACCTGCCGACGAAAGCGGCTCACGCGGCCATCTACGAACGCCGCTGCAAGCGCGCCGCCGAGAAGCTCGGCTGGCCGTGGAGCAAGCCCACCCTCGGCACGCTGGGTCCTGAAGCCCAGAAGTCTCAGCGAGGCGCTGCAGTCGCCGCCGGCTATTCGGTTCCCGTCGACAAGACCCAACCGATGCGCTGGCCCCAGAAGCCAGTTAACGTGACCCAAGCGCAACCACCACCGCAACAACCGCCGCCCGCCGTCGCACAGAACCAGAAGCTGACGGCGTCGCGCGCGGCCTTCACCGACTGGAATCAAGCGGGCCGATGACCAGCACCGCCTACCAGCTCGGCGTTCAGCACGCACTCGCGCAGCTCATGAAGCGCGCAGCCGCGGACAACATCACCAGCACCAGCGCCGGGGCCAAGCCCGGCGGTGCGACGTTCGGCGACATCCCGGGCGCCTTCACCGGCAGCCTCATCGATGGGCGTCAGACGCCTGCCGCAGCCGCAGGCGCGCCGCGACTGGCCGCACCGCCCGGTGGCGCTCCCTTGACCGCAGCCAAGTCCAGCAGCAAGCCTACGCAGTAGGAGGATGACCATGGGTCTCAACGACGTCTCTCTGGCCTACAAGCTCGGCGCCCATGCCGCCGCGGCCATCTTCACGAAGCGCGCCGACCCGTCGCTGGGCGATCCGAACTACTGGCAGGGCGGCAGTGAACAGGCGCCACCGCAGCCCCAGGACGCAGAAGAAGCCATCGGTCTGCTGCCCGGTGGCACCTTCCAGGGCGCCAGCATCCGCATCACGCCCGAAGGCGAGAAGTCGACCAGCGTCAAGGTGTCGCCGGATGCGCTCATCGATCCCGCAGCGCTCCAAGCCATGTTCCAGGCTGACCCGACCGCGAAGATCGAGATGCAAGCGCCGGAAGGTGGTCCCGACGTCGCCGTCCAGGGCCAACAGCAACAGATGGCCAGCGGCGCGCCCGGTGCACCAGGCATGCCTGGCGCCGACGACGGCTCGATGGCGGGGATGGCACCGGAACAGGCGTGATGCTCACGCAAGCACAGCGCTGGGGGCAGCAACACGCACTGCAGGCGCTCGGTCTGCTCAAGCAAGCTGACTACAGCGCCGGGCAGCTCGAGACCATGCAGCAACACTGGCCTCAAGTCTTCACGGCCCGGCCACCTGCCGGCGTCACCGTGCCCGAGAACTGGGGCGCGATGACACCCACTGACCGCATGCAGACACTTATGCGCGCTCGCGCCACTGCAGCACCGGGACCAGAATTCTCGCGCGCTCTCGACGCCATCAATCAACAGCACCGTGCAATAGGTGTCGAACCCAGTCGAGGCGCACCGCGGATGGGCTGGTACGCGTCCGGTGGTCCTACCGGCGAAGCACCAGTATCAGTACGCGGCGGACCCGTCGCCGAAGAACCTTTCAGGTCACGTTTGAGCGAACGCGGAGAATTCCTGCAGCGGTTCACACAAGGTCCCGGTGAACCGTTGCCACCACCGGTCGAGCGCCTTGCACCGTTCCGTGCCGATCTCCCCAGTTCCAAGCCGCAGCCCTACCCTCGGCACGTCGGTCTCATGCCACTGGATCCAAGAACCACCGCCGAGCACCTCACCAACATCGGTACCGGAAACGTCCTCGAAGGAACTGGAGCAGCAGCAGCAACCAAAGCTGAAGAATTCGTAGCCCCTGCCACCAGTCGGCTCAAGTCGCTTGGCAAACTCGTAGCCCGAGGAATCCCCAAGTGACGCTGCAGACTAAAGAAGCGCGCCACCCCCGGAGGGGCAGCGCCGTACAGCAGCTACGCCGGCAAACCAACGATGTCAGCCGCGTTGCGCGCACAAGCCTCGAGCGTCTCACCCTGGAGCTCGTAGGTCTGCGTCTTGCCGTTCGGGAATGTGAGGTAGAGGCGACGAGGAGCCACCTGGGACTCATCGTACGAGACCGAGACGCCGTCGAGACCGACCACCGGCTTACGCACTGCGCCGCACATGCCAGACACGACGAAGGCCTTCATGATCGCCTTCATGGTTTCCTCCTTCGAGTGGGGGGCCATCACATCCTTATACCGGCCCTGACGGCGGTTTGCTGAGGGTACCATGGACGAGTTCATCCGCGGCATCGGGCAGATTCAGGCGCTACAAGCGATGGGCCTGTTGCCCGCCGGCAGCCTCGAGCAACTCGGCATGCAACCGTCAGGAGACGTGGGTCTGACCGCCGGGATCCCGTATCTACCGGAGCCAGAAGAACAACGCGACACTCAGCATGTCCTGCCCTTCATCCGCAAGTTCGGCCCGCTCGCCGGCGCCGCCATCGGCGTACCTCTCGAGCTCTCGATGCACACCGGACACGGCGCCCCCTACCGCGCCCTGCGTGGCTTCGTCGCCGGTGCTGGCATCGGCAGTATCCCCAACGTCATCGCCAGCGGCGTCGAAGCCGTCCGCAACCCCCAGCCACCGACGAAGTAGCGTTGACAAGCCCGCCTGAGCTGTGCTTATCTCATTAGCATAGCTCAGGAGCTCGCATGCCCTTAGTCCTCGACTCACCGCTACCGCTCAGCATCCACCTCGCCCGCCAGCAAGAAACCCCGCCCAAAGACTTGGTTCTCTACAACGGCCAGGTACTGAAGCGCATCACATCCTTCGAACTGCTGATCAGCCCTACCGGGATGACCACGCATTTCAACATCGCTGGCTGCTTCCCCATCCCTGGGCCGGCGCCCGATGACGCCAACAGCAACACCGCGTACCCGCTACGCATCCGCACGACGCACAACCCTGACGAAACCATGGTGACGCTGGGCAGTCGACCTCTCGGTGGACTGACGGCACTCCAGGTTCGATTGCACCATACCGAACCGCGCTTCGTCTTCATAACCTTCGCTGACAAGCGCTTCGCCCCGCTCGAGCTGCTCCAAGCGCTGGAAGAGCTGGGCGTGGTCTTCGAAGTCGAGGTCCGCTGATGCTGGTCTTCGACTACCAGTGCCCCGAGTGCAATCAGCGAGAAGAGAACGTCCTGGTTGACAGTGCGGAGAGCACCGTCGTCTGCCCCTGCGGTGCTGCTATGACGCGTCTCGACTCAGCGCCGCACGTCTTCTCCGTCATCGTGCCGACCTACCCCGGCGCCAAAGCCCGCAAGGCCGGCTACCAGCACATCGGCAAGCCTCAACCCGCCACGAAGACGCAGGTCGGCTACGGCGGCGGGCAATCACCGGAGAACCCCAAGGGAGGGAAGTGATGGGCGTGCTCATCTGGTGCGAAGGGATCATCGGCGCTGGCAAGACGACCTTCTCCCGTGAGGTTGCCAAGCGCCTCAACCTCCGCTGCATCGAAGAGCCGGTCGAGAGCAACCCCTACCTCAAGCCCTTCTACGAAGACCCCAAGCGCTACGCCTTCGGCATGCAGATCTTCCTGCTCCACAAGCGCTACGCCATGCAGCAACTCGCATCCTACGAAGCTACCGGTGTCGGTGGCTATGCCGGCGCCTTGCTCGATCGGTCCCTCTCCGGTGACCGGGTCTTCGCCAAGCTGCACCGCGACGCCGAGAACATCGACCAACTCGACTGGCAGACCTACGAGATGGCCTACAACATCATGTGCCGTTCGCTGCTGCCACCAACGCTGCTGGTGTTTCTCGACATCCAGCCCGAGACCGCCTACGCCCGCATGAAGAAGCGCAACCGCGGTGCTGAGGCCGGCGTACCCCTCGCCTACCTCATCACGCTACGCCAGGGCTACCAGGACCTCATCAACGAGGCGGAGCGCGGCCTACTGCCCTGGGCGCACGCCATCCGCGTCTGTCGCATCCCCTGGGACCCTGACACCATCAGCACCGAGCAGTGGGACGCGGTCGCCAGTACAGTCAAGGATGCTTGCCGCAGTCTCAGCTGATGCCCGCGCCCAAGGTACAAGACGGCCCCCGCATCAAGAAGGAGCCGACGAAGCTTCGTCAACCTATCGACGGGCACATCCTACTCGAGGAGAAGAGCCGCTACTGCCTCTACTTCGTGACAATGCCACCGACGGTGCGCCGGCACAGCTTGTGTCGCGGCTACGGTTCTTTCGCAGCGTGTCCTGACTTCCAGGTTTGCAACCGTCGAGAGAAGAAAGTAGCACCGCAAGGAGCATGACATGTACCGCATCAGCAAGGATCTCTCACTGCCCGCCGACGCGGTCACCCAGAAGTTCGGCTTCATGGGTCGCAGCGGCTCCGGGAAGACCTACGGCGCCGGCCGCTTCGTCGAAGAGATGCTGAAGCACCGTGCCCAAGTGGTCATCGTCGATCCGGTGGGCGTCTGGTGGGGGTTGCGACTCGCCAAGGACGGCAAGAACCAGGGACTCGAGATCCCCATCTTCGGCGGCTTCCGTGGCGACGTCCCCCTGGAAGCGACGGGTGGTACGCTGGTCGCCGACATCGTCGTCGAACATGACCAATCGCTGGTCATCGACGTCTCCAATTTCACCAAAGGGGAGACGCGCCGCTTCGTCGCCGACTTCGCCGCGCGCCTGCTCCAGCGCAAGAAGCAGGCCCGTTCACCGCTGATGGTCGTCTGGGACGAATGCCAGGAGTTCGTGCCGCAGCGGGTCGACCACAGCAACTCGGTGATGGTCGGTGCCATGGAGACCCTCATCAAGCAGGGCCGCAACTTCGGGCTCGGCACGACACTGATCAGCCAGCGACCGCAAGCCGTCAACAAAGACGTGCTCAGCCAGACGGAGATCCTGGTCTGCTTCCAGCTCACTGGCAAACGCGACCGAGACGCCATCGACGACTGGATCACCGACAAGGGACTCGACCACAATCTGCTCGAAGCGCTGCCACATCTACCCGTGGGCCACGCCTTCTTCTGGAGCCCGCAGTGGCTGAAGCTCCTGCGCGAGATCACCTTCGCCTCCAAGCACACCTACGACGCCTCGGCCACGCCGACGTTCGGCAAGCACGACAAGGCGCACAACCCGAAGGCCATCGATCTCAACCGCATCAAGAAGGCCATGGCCGCGACGGTGGAACGCGCCCAGGCCAACGACCCCGGGCATCTGCGCACCGAAGTACGGCGACTGCAGGGAGAACTGGCCAAGACGCAGCGCGCGCCGTCGCCGCGTCCCCAGACCGTCGAGAAGACCGTCGAGCGCATCGTGAAGACGTTCATCGAGGTCCCGGTGCTGGGCAAGCGGGACCGCAACCGGCTCGCCAAGCTGAGCAAGTGGGCCGAAGAGCTCGGGGACGATCTCAAGAAACTCACGCAAGAGCTCGCGGCTTGCAACGCCCGGCTCGCGCGCCCCGTCGTGCTGAGCCCCAAGGCTGCGCCGCCGCCACTGATGCCGACATCGAAGCACCTGTGGGCGCAGTTCGAGAAGCCCAACACGCCGCAAGCACCGGTACGCACCGAAACCGCCGATGAAGTGGGCCTCAGCCGCGGCCCGCTGTCATTGCTCATCGCGCTGCGCAGCCGCCACCCCCAGCCATTGACGAAAGTGCAGGTCGCCACCCTTGCTGGCTTCTCACACAAGAGCGGGACGTTCAACAGCTACATGGCCCGCATCAACGTGATGGGCGCCATCACCAAGGGTGACAAGTTCATCGCACTCACCGAGACCGGGCTGCACCTGACGGCCAGCTGTGACGCCCCCAAGACGCCTGAAGAGGTCGTCACGATGTGGTGCAACAACCTCGTCGGCAAAGCGGCCGAGATGTTGCGTTTCCTCTTTGAGCATCCGGATCAGTGGTACACCCGTGATGAGCTCGCCACCGCCGTCGGACTCAGTGCGACTAGCGGTACGTTCAACAGCTACCTGGCCCGACTCAACAGCAACGGACTCATCACCAAGCAGAGCGGGGCTCAGCGCATCAACCAGGACGTCTTCGCATGAAGCTGGGCTTCGAAGAACTCACGCCCAGCACCACTCTCGGGGCTTACCTTTCGGAGTCTGTGGGTGGACGGCACATCTTACTGCGGGGCAAGTACCGGGGCGCGTTCCTTGATACAATCCCGACGGGCTACATCAAGCGGTTCGTGCTGGTGAAGTTGCTCGAGGAACTGACGGACCGCGAACGGGAGCTCTTCAAAGCCTGCGTCCCCGAGGAGAACGATGCTCGACCTGCGGACCCGAGTGATGGTGGTGGGCGGTGACAACCGCGAGATGATGCGCGTCGTCGACCTCTTCCACACCATCGGCTACACTGACACCGACATGGCCAACAGCGCCCCCGTGGCCATCCAGCGCCTTCACAACGCTGACCGCTTCGGCAACAGCGCCTCTGGGCTGGTCTACCTCGACTGGGTGCTCCAGGGGCAGAAGAACGGCCAGGAGCTGCTGTCCATCATCCGCAGCGACTACAAGATCAAGCTCATCGCCATCCTGATGGCCGTCGACATGAACAGCGTCGGCTTCGCGCGCGAGATGCTGCGTGAGACCATCCTCGATAGCTGGGTGCTCAAGCCCCCGACGCAAGAGACGCTCGCCGCTGCCCTGGCGCCGATCGAAGCGCGGATGATCCCCCCGTTCAACGTCTGACCTAAAGAAGCGGAGACGGCGAGATTCGAACTCGCAGAGCCTTTCGGCCTGGCCGCTTTCAAGGCGACTGCTCGACCAACTGAGCGACGTCTCCAAAATAGCGACGGCGCCCCGTGTAGCGACACGGAGCGCCGTCTACCAGCACGACGATCACCAGAGATTTCATCCTACTACGACTCGAGCTCCACCGTCCAGTAGCATCGCCACTCGGGTGGAACATCGCACGTCTTCAGCCGAGGGTTGTAGTGCGGCACCCACGAGGGCCGTACCGGCGCGCGGAGGAGCCGCATGTCGGCCTGTTGAGGTAGCCGCCCACCCTTGGCATCGTTGCACGGCCAGCAAGCCATGACGATGTTCTCCCACTCGGTCTTGCCGCCGCGGCAGCGGGGCACGACGTGGTCGAACGTCAACTCCCGGGCCGAGAATTTCTGCCCACAGTACTGGCACCGGCAACGATCCCGCATCAGCACGTTGGCGCGGCTGAACTTCACCTTCTGCTTGCCGCGGCTGACGTTGTGCTTGAGGCGGACGACGGCCGGCATCTGAATCCACGGATGCACGAGCTGGTCGTACTCTTCGAGCACGTCCGCTGACCCCGTCAGCATCATGCCGACAGCACGATGCCAGGAGACGATGTTGATGGGTTGCATCGATTGGTCCAGTACTAAGGTCGTTTGCACGGGTCACCTCAAGCGTATCTTCCAGGTCATGGTACTCCCTAAGAATAGCCGACGTGGTCATCGTCAGTGCGAGCGGAGGGAGTCGAACCCTCATGTCCCGAAGGGCCACCGGGTTTGAGCCGGTGCTGTCTGCCAATTCCAAGCACGCTCGCGTAGTCAGGGCAGCGGGACTCGAACCCGCGTCCTCCAGTCCCCCAGACTGGCGCTCAACCATCCGAGCCCTACCCTGTTGGTTGCGGAGGAGGGAGTCGAACCCTCGTGCAAGCCGGCTTATGAGGCCGGGCCGGACAGCCGGTCCTCCCCGCAGTGGTGCGTGAGGCGAGACTCGAACTCGCACGCTCCGAAGAGCAGCCGCTTTTAAGGCAGCCGGGTCTGCCGGTTCCACCCACTCACGCGTCGGTGCGAGCGACAGGAGTTGAACCTGCACGTCTTGCGACACCGGAGCCTAAGTCCGGCGCGTCTGCCAGTTCCGCCACGCTCGCGTAGCCTCCTCCCCGAGATTCGAACTCGGAATGCTGGTTCCGTAGACCAGAGTGATGTCCGTTTCACTAGGAGGAGATGGTACCGTCGGAGGGAGTTGAACCCTCACACTTGCCTTCGGAGGGCGAGGCCAAGCCGCTTGGACGACGGTGCAGCGCCCCGCCCCAGAGTCGAACTGGGACTCGCGCCTTAGGAGTGCGCTGTGATCTCCGTTTCACTAGCGGGGCAGGTTTCAGCAGACGGTGAAACTGGAGCTCCGCCCGGGAGTCGAACCCGGAGTGCTGGGATTAGAAGGCCCGGCTGGCGCCGCACCGCGGAGCGTGGAGGTACCGGCGGGAGTTGAACCCGCGTTGCCGGTTTTGCAGACCGGAGCCTGGCCTCTTGGCGACGGTACCGTAGCGGGTCACCGAGGAATCGAACCTCGCCGCCAACCGGGTTTGGAGTCCAGTGCGCTGACCCAGAGCGTGACCCGTGGAGCCGACGGCCGGAGTCGAACCGGCTACCTCATCCTTACCAAGGATGCGCACTGCCAGATGTGCTACGTCGGCATGAAGTGGATGCGAAGGGATTCGAACCCTCTGCCTCAAGCTTGCAAAGCTCGCGCTCTCCCAAGTGAGCTACGCACCCATCAGTACGCGGTGCAGGGGTCGAACCTGCCTAGACCTGCGCGTCGAGCAGGTGCTCAGCCGCTGAGCCAACCGCGTGTGGTCCGGGATGAGGGAATCGAACCCCCTTAGAGCAGCTTGTAGGGCTGCCGTTCCGCCAGTGAACCAATCCCGGATGGTGCTCTCAGGGAGAGTTGAACTCCCGCCCCTGGAGTGAAAGTCCAGTATCCTGTCCGTTAGACCATGAGAGCGTCGGTGACCCCAGAGGGAGTTGAACCCTCGTTTCCGGGTTGAGAACCCAGTTGCCTTCCGTTAGCAGATGGGGCCGTTCTTTACCGCGTAAAGAGCGGAGCTGCGGCTCGGCTTCGAACCGAGAACCTTCTGATTACAAATCAGATGCACCGCCAATTGTGCTACCGCAGCGAATGGAGCCGCTGACTGGATTCGAACCAGCTTCCTCTCGGATACGAGCCGAGCGCTCTACCTGGTGAGCTTCAGCGGCGTGGTGCACAGGGAGGGACTCGAACCCTCACGGGCTTGCGCCCCCACGGTTCTGAGCCGTGGATGTCTACCAATTCCGAACCACCTGTGCATGGTGCCAAGGGCGGGACTCGAACCCGCACGGGCTTTCGCCCCTCCAGTTCTCAGCCGGAGATGTCTACCAATTCCGAACCACCTTGGCGTTGTCCGGGCGGCCAGGATCGAACTGGCGTGCTCCTGTTCCCGAAACAGGCGGGACAACCACTGCCCTACACCCGGATGGAGCGAGCTACGGGGCTCGAACCCGTCATGTCCAGCTTGGAAGGCTGGCGTCACGCCCGGTGACTTAGCTCGCGTTGTAGCGGAGAGGAAGCGAGTTGAACGCTCAGTACCTTTCGGTACACGTGCTTTCCAGACACGCGCTCGTCACCGATGCGAGTCGGCCTCTCCATGTTTCTTTCGTCGATATGCACGATCTGCTGCGATGTGCGCAGTGTGACAATCGGTGCATCGACAGCGGTATCGGTAACTGGTGTAGCGACTGTTCGTCCCGTGCTTTGGTTCTCGTGCGGTCGTACTGATTCTTTCATGGCACTGGTGACACGCTACGACGCACTTCGCGAGTTCTCTTTCGCGACGGGATTCTGACCATGACCACACGTTGTGTGTGACCTTCTTTGTTGGGTCACGGTGGTGTACTTCAAGACGTCGGGTGCTCTTGCAGTATATGCACGGTCCGTGTTCAGTGAGCCACGTACGCCGTCTTTGCTGACGCCAAGCTCGAATGTATGCTCGTTGTTGGTCAGGGTCTTTGTAGGGCACGGAAACAGTCTACTCTAACCCGAGACTTTTCGCAATTGGAGCGGCCACCGGGCTCTGCCCCCGGCACCTCCGACTTGGCAAGCCGGCGTTCTACTGAATGAACTATGGCCGCGAGAGCGGAAGCGACTCGAGTTGAACGAGCAGAGCCGTGAGGCTCACCGGTGTAGCGGACCGGCGTGGGGCACCGATGCCCACAGCGCTTCCAGATGAGCATCGTTCCGGCCCGGGTACCCACGGGACGCGTTCCGGTCTCCGATGCTCGGCGCCGCTGACGAGGATCGAACTCGCCGGTTCCCGCGTGACAGGCGGGCCTCACCACCAGGTGAGCTCAGCGGCATGCTGCGGAGAGTAGACGAGTTGAACGCCCAGCCCGGAGGCTGCCCGCGGGTTCGAGCCGCGTTGGGTCACCGTCCCCAGTACTCTCCATAACGAGGTTGTGCTCGCCAGGTTACACCACGAAGCACCATCGCTCGATGCCTCGGCGGGAATCGAACCCGCTCCTACCTCTCGTGGAGCCACGGGGAATTGAACCCCGATCTCTGGTCTGCCGAACCAGCATCTTCCCTTTGGACGATGGCCCCTCTGTGGATCGACGGAGAGTTGAACTCCGATCTGCGCCGTGCGAGAGCACTGTCCTCCCATTGGACGATCGACCCGCGGGGTGACCGGTGAGAATCGAACTCACATAACCGGGGCCACAACCCGGCGCTCAGCCATTGAGCCACGGCCACAGTGCAGCTCCCGAGATTCGGACTCGGCACCTCTCGCTTATCGGGCGAGTGCTCTACCAAATGAGCTAGAGCTGCGTGTTGCTCTGGCGGCAGGATTCGAACCTGCATAGGGCCGGTTAACAGCCGGCTGCCTTACCAGTAGGCGACGCCAGAATGGTCGGGGTGACTGGATTTGAACCAGCGACGTCCTGCTCCCAAAGCAGGCGCTCTACCAGGCTGAGCCACACCCCGTCAGTTCGGCCGGCACGATTCGAACGTGCAACTACTCGGGTCAAAGCCGAGTGTCCTACCGTTGGACGACGGCCGATCGTCGGTGCCTCGTCTCCGAATCGAACGGAGCCCTCTCGCTCTTCAGGCGAGCGCTCGACCTTACAAGCTCACGAGGCATGAAGTCCACCAGGAAGGAATCGAACCCTCACCTGCCGCTCATAAGGCAGCCGCTCGACCTTCGAGCCACTGGTGGACACTGACCACGACGACTATTCGGTTGTCACGGTGGTGATCAACCACCCTCGGTTCGGGACTCAGGATTCGAACCTGAAGCCGCACGGGTCAGAGCCGTGTGCACCACCAGTTGTGCTAGTCCCGATCATCGGTACGCGCCGTGGGGGTCGAACCCACACCCTCTCGGGTAAGAGCCGAGTGCTCAGCCAGTCGAGCTAGGCGCGTGTGTCGTCTCGTCAGTGCCTCCGGCAGGAGTCGAACCTGCAACTTTCGGGGTAAAAGCCCGCTACGCTACCAGTTGCGTCACGGAGGCGTGGGAACACAGGACACGCCTCGCGTTTCAATCGTCTGGTCATGGTGCACGTGGCTGGAGTCGAACCAACCTGGGCGCTGTGTCCAACCGGTTTACAGCCGGTCCCCGAGCCCTACGGGCCTACACGTGCGTGACTTCGTACCCCTGAAATGCGAAAAGGCCGCCGGGGTTCTTTCCCAGGCGGCCTCGCTCTTCTTCAGTTCCCCTCGAGCTTAGCCGCCTGGTGGCCTTTCGTGCCCGAGGGTATTGGCGTACGCGGTACCCTCGGGCTTTTGTGAGGTCGGGCGCACAAAGACGCACGCGTCCGACCATGGCCGAATGGCCTGGCTGGACAGCAACTGCGTCATTGTGGCTTTTCTGGTCACGGAAGATCTGCCTCTTCTCCACCTATGAGCGTATCTGAAACGCCTGTCAAGCTAAAAAAGTGGCCGAGGGAGGTATCCTCTCCCCCGGCCGGGTGCGTAGATATTCACCTTTCAAGGGTGACTCTTGCGCTGGAACGCATACGCCACCGACGGCATTTAAGCGAAGCGATAAGATCTGAGCGACGGCGCCTTTCCGCTGGGCTACAGGATCAAAGGGTGCAGCACTGCCTGGAGATCCCGGCGGGATTCGAACCCGCGTTTCCGTCGTGGTTTGCTTCGCGTTCGATTCGGTGTCGACGTTCCCAGTTTGAGCTTGGAGCAACAAGTTGAGCTTGAACGTTCGACCAGCGGCTGCGTCTGCCATTTCGCCAGACTCCCGAAAACGCTACGCAGTGGGAGCCGGAGGACTCGAACCTCCACGGGGGTATCCCCGACGCCGGTCTTCTCAGTTTGAGCTTGAGCTTGAGCTTGTGCTCCTGAACTCGTTGTACGCCTATCGCTAGGCGCTGGTCAAGTAGTCGAAGACCGCTTCGGTGCTGCGGTCGATCACCCCGGCGGTGTTCGCTTCGTCACGGGCGAACTTCACCGCATGGTGCAGCTTCTCGATGCGGATGAGCAGCCGCTCCTTGTCGGGCAGTGCCATCGCCCCCGAGAACTTCACGGTGCCCCAGTAGCCGATCGTCATGTCCTCGGTGATGAGCTGCGCCTGTCCCGGGTGCTTGTCGGTCGGCGCCAGCAGCACCAGGGACTTCTGCACCTTCTTGGTGCGGCCGGTCTCGACGGGCTGCGTCCGGTACAGCGACGCGTTCTTGTCGAACTCCCACTCCTCGGCCGGGTCGAGCACCGGCATCTTCGACATCGCGGTGTGGAGGTCCGTCAGCTGCTTCTCGAGGAACAGCAGGTAGGTGGCCGGGCAGTCCTTGAGGACGACCTTGTCGCCTACCACCACGTCGGCCTTCGCCATGCAGTTGGCGCTGTCCTTGATGAGGGTCACGTCGAAGAGTTCGCGCATGCACGCGAACAGCTCCTTGACGACGTCGATGCCCTTCACCTGCACCCGCTTGTCCTCGGGCGGGAACTGCTCGCCGTCCTCGGCGAGTGGGCGGTACTTCTTGTTGAAGCCGTCGAAGAGCGCCGGCTTCTGCACGGTGTGATACAGCTCCGTGATGCGCTCCGTGGTCTTGTTCCGGATGCCCTTCTCGACGGAGATGACCTGGTTCAGCCGCTGTGCCTTCATGATCGTGCTCCTGTCATGTTGAGTTTGAGGTGCCCAGCGAATGTATCACCCCGCCGGCGCCGCTGGGCGTTTACCATACGATTGACCGCGCGCCGGCGGGGCTTAGTTGGACCTGCCGGGAGTCGAACCCGGGTCCAGCAGTACTCCAGTAGAGCTTCTACGTGCGTAGCCTCTTGCGAGGCGTGCTGGCGTAGTTACCGGTATGGCCAGCCTCACCCGGTGCTACAGGGCGCCTTGCGGCGCCTCCACCATCCCTCTTTCTGTTGCCAGGAGCTCTGAGGGCTTCCCCGCTCCTCCCGCCTCGGCTAGGCCGCGGCGCGGAGGGGCTGGCGGACGATGTTGTCGTTCGCTTTTCGGTTTTGATCGGCTTTTAACGTGGCCCACCGATCAACCACGGCACGCTACTCTGCCTTCTGTACCCCTGTCGAAACCGTTTCAGGCCCTCGTGTCGCCCTTTCGAGGCAGCGGCCGGTGACTAGCCGGTGGGCGACGTCCGGTTGAATACCCCGATGGTCCCGGTGGGGCGCCTCTATCAGCAGAAGAACTCCATCACGTGAACTACCATGGTGAAGAACAGTAGCACTGGTCCTACGATACACCAACCAACGACGCGTAGCATCAGCCCTCGTCGCCGTACGCCGTGCGCGGACGCCCGCCGCCGTGGCCGCGGGGCTTGCCGCCGCCACTGTTGCTCTTGGGCCGCTGCCCGTTGCCGTTACCGCTGCGCGGTCGATCTTCGCTCTGGCGGTTGGCGAGATTCACGCGCAACGCCCGGCCCCCGAAGTCCTGGCCATCTTCGACCAGGGCCGCCTGGGCGTCGGCCGCCTGCGCGAACTCGACGAAACCGAAGCCGCGCGATCGGCTCGTCTCCTTGTCGGTGATGATGCGTACCCCACGGACTTCGCCGAACTGCGCAAAGCGCGCCGCCAGCTCTTCCTTGGTGATGTCCCAGGGCAGGTTGCCCACGTAGAGGTTCGTGTCGGGCATGTTCTCAGTCACTCCTTGGTCGTACTGCGAAAAGTGGCGCAGAAAGGAAAACCCCCGGCAAGGCGCCACCCGCCGGGGGTTTGCAAGCAATTCTTCCGCCTGGAGGAGGAAGAACACGAGGCTGAAGGGAGGCCACAACAAACCTGTAACTTTACGTAAGATAATCGGCCTACAAAGCGTCGTCAAGAGGCTTGATGCAATGGCGACTTAATTGGGGTAGTGAGAATCCGCTCCATCGACCAACCCCGGAGCAGGCGTGCGCGCAGCGTCTGCTTCGACATTCCGTACTCTTCGGCCCAAGCAGCTGCGCACTGAGTTCGACCCCAGACGGTGAATAGCCGATTACCTCTCTTGTTGCGTCCCTGCGCTTTCGAAGTTGCCCAGCAACAATTTCCAGGTTCGTAGTCTCCGTTGTTGTCCTTCCGTTCAAGACTCCACCGATGACTCGGACGCGGTTTCCGTCCCATGTCCGCCAGGAAGTTCTGAAAATCAGTCAACCAGCGCACACAAACTTTGATCCCACGAGCACCGTGCGTAGCATAGCTCTGCACCTTGGGGTTCGTACACCGCTGAATCATGTTGCACCACGCCAGGTACTCAACGGTCATTCGCGCACCCTGGGTATGACCGTGGCGAAGGCGTCCCATCACTCCTCCTCGAACAACTCATCTGTATCCCCGTCCCAGTCCACCCAGTCCTGCCGCACCTGCTGACTGCACCCCGCCTTGGGTTGCCGCCCGTCCATCACGAAGAATGCGTACTCCGAAGCATCGCTGCCACCCTCGTACTGGAAGCTCGGCCGCGGTCGAATGATCCAGGTCTCGAGCAAGTTGACCTGCTGCCACAGCTCACGTCGCTTCTTGGACCCGAGGATACCGACGCGCATGAGGTAGAACATCAACCCGCCCTGCGCGAGCAGTTCCTGGCTGTGCCGGATGAACTCTGCCGCCGGCGTGAACGGCGGGTTGGTAGCGATGAGGTCGGGCCGGAACTTGGGCTGCCATGCCAGGAAGTCCTGCGTCACGAGCTCGTACTTGAAGCGGTCCGGTGGCGGCGCATGCCGCTCGACGCCCACGACGCGGCACACGTTGGGCAAGTAGAGACGTGCCGCCTGGCAGAAGGGACCACGACCCGCACCGGGCTCCAGGAACGTCGTCATCTCCGTGAGGCGGCTGCCGTACCGCTGACAGAGCTTCTCGAAGCCGGCACGCGCCAAGCGCGGATCAGTGGGGTACTGGTCAAAGGCCTTGGCAGCCTGCTTGCGGTTCTTGGCGCTCATCCAGGTCCTTTACTTGGTAATGCGGCGTGGTGCCGCGCCAGCTCCTCGAGGACAGTAGCGAAATGCGCCATGACGTCCTCTTGTTCCATCGGCAAGAGGCACTCCCAGGCTTGTACGAGACCACGCACCTTGGCGCGCTGATCTTCGTCGAAGCAGCTGAGAATTCGCGCGTCACGGTACGCGAGATAGTGCCATAGGAGCGGCACCTGGGGCACGTCCAACTGTGACAGCACCAGGTGCATGTAGTCCCGGCACGCCCGGCGATCGAAGTATGCCATCGCCGACCTCCTCCGCTGCTGTGCCGATGATACTCCCGAACCCTACAGTTGCCTTGGGCATTCGGCGGGCGCCGAAAGCATGTCGGTTCCCAGTCGAGGCGACTGGGAGCTGACATGCGCCCTCGTCACCTCGAGTGGAGCTCCAGAGACGGCCGTAACGCCGTCGACGCTGTGGGACAGCGTACTAGGGTTCGTAGAAGCCTCACTTAGCTCGGTTGGCTGTGGGTGCTCGGCTTTCACCGCAGGGATGTCGACCGCCAGGAAAGCGCAGCGCAGCCTGGCGGGTCGACATCACGAGGTGAGCCACACTGCAGCTACCAGAGTAGCGTTGCACTACCAGCGCTGACAGACAGCGCACTGAGGCCTCAAAGCTCGTCTGCTTCGTTGCACGGTCTGTCGACGTCCCAGATCGGCGCAGCCGAGGCGGGACGTTAGACAGCCGCGCACATCGCTTCTCGTCTGCTACGTTTTCATGCTGATGACCTGGCGTCCGGGGGCACTTACCGCCGGACGCGGTGGTCATCAGCAGAGAACATTCTCGTCTGCTACGTTCGACAGCCGGGGGGCAGCGCGCGAAGAAGGGCATTCGTAGCCCTTCTTCGGGCGCAGCAGCCGGCTGACGACCCTCGTCTGCTATCGCTGGTTGCGGGGACCGGCACCAGGCCTGGTCCGAGCAACCGCATACCCGAGAACTCTCGTGCCCACGAGAATGCCGGCGTGACGCCGGCGGCAGCGATTCGTGATTCGCGACTCACGAACAGCCCTACACCAGACGAGCAAAATTCCGTTCACTTCGTTGTTGCGAATACGCCCAGCTCGAGGCGGGTGAGCTGGGACGAAGGAGGTAGACCACCGGAGGCCCGCGAAGCCGGCTCGAGCTGGGCGATGAGTTTCACTGCGGCGGCGCAACCACCTCTACCGTAGCCTCTTCTGTCGGTGTAGCACCGACGACGCGCGTTGGCACGTTCTGAACGGAAAGGGAAACCAGCGAATCTCAGCTTGTGGCAGAATCAAAGCATGGCCACTATGCCACGACCAAAGGCACCAGGCACCGCTGGCCCTACGTCCGTAGGGTCACAAGCGCAGGGCAAGCAACTCAAGCCCCAGGAGACCGTAGCCCGAGTCCGCGCGCTCTACCACGACTCACGGAAGCGGCGGCAGCTTCCGTAGCGGTGGCCGCGCTGATGGCGGTGCCTTCTTCGTCATCTTCACCTGCGACTTCAAGGTGAGGGTCTGCAGGATCTCCGCCGGCTGTGACGCCGGTGCCGGAGGAGCGGCGGTGGGCGGGTTGCTCTTCGTCACCGGCGGCAAGCGTACGGGTCGACGCACCGCCGGAGTCGCGCGCACCGAGAGCAGCTGCACCACCAACTGCAGCTGTTCGCGCACTGAGGTCACGTCTTTGCCCATCAGGGCCTCGACTCGAATACGGTCGTCGTGTTCCTTCTGCATGTCCGTCGAGAGTTGCTTGACGACCACGTCGACGGCCTGGTAGCCCTTCTTCGCTGTCGGCTCACCGCGCGTCAATGCGAAGATGCTGAGCACCACCGCCGCAACCGCTGTGATACCGCTGACGAGCCCCCCGACGCCTTTGCAGTAGTTGGCGAAGCGCTGTGACGCCGTCTCTTCGACCTTCACCAGTGGCGCATCGTCATCAGCCAATCCAGCTACGGCACCCGCCACCGCGCTCTCGATGATCCGGGAATCCGTAGTCTTCTCGTCGTCAGGTGTCATGTCCCCATGGTACCGCAACCACGCCGCCAGGTCACTCGTCGTCGAAAGAACTCAGGTCGTCTTCTCGTGCGAGGCGTTTCTGCTCTTCGACCTCTTCCTGCTCACGACGCTTGCGGTCCGCGTTGCTTTCACCGCGCACCGGCGTTTCAACTTCGGTGGCATCGAGCTGGCGCAGTGAAGCTTCGGGCATCGGCCAGACATGCCCACAGCGCAGGTGCAGTTGCAACAGCGGTCCCTGACGCCCAATGACCCGCGCTCGTTGACCAATGCGAGCACATTCGTGATGCTTGTCAGCGGTCACGACTTCAACTTCGTCACCGATGTCCATGCGCGCTCCCTAGCTAAAGAGGCAGGGGCGCACGCCTCCCAACGCGCGCCCCTTTGAAGCCGGAGTGTACTACGGACGAAGGTGTTACGTAGCGCTGGGCACCGCACCGGCGGCCGCAGCCGCGTGTGCCCGACCCGCCGCGAGGCCCGCCTCGAACTCCGCCTTCATGCGGGCGGCCTCCTCAGCGACGTGCTCGTCGTACGCCTGCAGGTTGTTGTACCCGTAGGCCAGCGCGGTCTGCGTGCGCGCCAGGCGCCGCAGGAGGTTCGCCAGACCGACGCACACCCCGGCGAGCCCACCCTGGGCATTCCGACCGACGAGGATCCAGGCGGCCATGCGGACCGGCCAGCTGGCGATGTGGAGGGCGACCACCGGCACATAGATGGCCGCGACGATGACGTAGAGAACGGTGACGCCGAACAGCCGAGCAGCTTTCATGGGAGCCTCCTGATGCGTGTGCCGTCATGCGTTCAGCTGAGAGACGCACGACGAGTGCCCGGCCGACCACCGATTACCCTTGGGAGAGAGGGTCGATGGTTCCGGGACACTTCCTTGTACCGCAGAGAGGCCCCCGTTTTGCGCCTAAAGAGAACCGGACTCGAGTCCCCGGTTCTCACAACAAACGGCGTCGGATGGGCGACGCCACGACTCAACCTATCCTTCCAGGTGGAACTCCCGCTTCCCAGCTTCACACCGGCTGGCGGCTGCGGTACGCCATCGAGGTCTGACCGGGCCTTGCCCGCGACCAGGACCATCTACTCCAGTTGGCGGGCAACGCCCGGCCAGACCGTAGTAGATGCACACTGCCCAGGGTTCATGGCGTCCTCCTCGAATCGGGAAATCCTACTCCACGCACCGAATAACCAGGTCTCACCCCAGGAGCCGTCGTCGACGGACTGGAGGTCACCGGGCGGGAAGTCGGTACCAGCCTCCTGCTAACTGTCTGGAGTCGCTGCTAAGCAGCGGACAGCTTCTCGTTGCCTGCAATCTCCTGACATGCGCGGTCGTGCGCGAAGTCGGAGACGCAGCCGTTCTCGTAGTACTCCTCGTTGGCCCCCCGCTGGGCCTCGTAGGAGGGCACCGGCTTGGCCAGCCGGTTGGCAAGCGCCCGCAGGGTGTCGCGCACCGCCGCCTCGGCGTTGCCGAAGACGTCGCACCACACCCGCGCAGAGGGCGGGATCGGGTGCTCCTGCGTCAGGAGCCAGCGACCACTGTCGCCGTCCTTCATCGCCGACCTCCACGTCGCCCCGTCGACCGCGATGTAGATGACGGCGCCGTCGAACGCGATGTTGACGCGCGCGTTGAGCGCGTCGAGGTCGCACCCGCACGCGCGAGCCATCGCCTGGAGAGGGAGTTCGGCGATGCACTCGTAGGCCATGAGGATGGCCATCAGAGCCGGGCCATACTCCGGGATTCCCTGCTTCTCGTCGCGCATGGACACCTTCCTTTCAAGTCCTTGTACCGAAAGAAAGAGCGCGTTTACGACGGTGGGAAGCGTAGTAGAATGGCCCCGTGAGCTTCGCCTACACCACACTGCGCACCGAGACCCCCGCCACCAACTACACCCGGACGTTCCGCTACTACAACTGCAGCGATGGTGGCACCGGAGTTGGTGGCGTCATCCTGAACGTGTTGACCACGGTGCTCTCGCAGAGCCGTACCCTGCGTGCCCAGGACCTCGAGCTCTTCATCGCCGGCGTTCAAGGCAGTGAACTCAGTGGCAGCTTCGTCACGCTGCTCACCGAGAACACCGACGGTGGCTTGCAGCGTGTGGTCCGTGCGATCGCGCGTTCACCGGCCGGTGTGCTCATCCACGACGCCACCACGCAGACGCTGACGATTCAAGGTGTCACGACCACGCGAATCATCCGCGAGAACTGCTACTACCTCCCGCTGGCCACGCTCTCGGGCACCGACATCATCGTGACCCCTTTGCCACCCTAGCCCCGCCGTCCAAACAGAGCAGCCGATCAAGAAGCCGCTCACTGGACCGCAGCGCCGCCTGGGTCGCCTGCTCCTTGTAGTACTGCATGTCGATCTCGTCGATGCGCTCGTACAGCACGACGCGATGCAGAGCGTAGACAAGCGCGTCGATGACTTCCCGGGTCTCCCGCGGCAGGTTCCCCTTGGGGTCCTGCAGCTGCACCTTCACGGTGTAGGCGTCTTCAGTGCTCTGCGCGGTGACTGCATCGAAGATACGCTGCCGATACTTGCAGACGCTCGAGAAGTAGTGGTAGCGCTGGCAGTAGGCAACCTCACCCAGCCGATGATCGAGCGGACCGCCCTGCAGCACGGCCTTGAGCAGCTCTTCGTTGCACCACGGACAACGCCCGGCGGCGACGCGCCAGCGACGCGTCGGCCAGGTGATGCCCATGAGCAAGCTACGCCATACGCTCATGTCGTCCTCTATTGAACCGGCGTGTCAGAAATGCGTTCAAGCTGCCACCGCTTGCGCCGGCAGTAGACCAGCACCGCCGTGAGTGGCCAGCCTTTCAGCCAATGAAGGATGGGCGCCGTATCGCGCACGTAGTGACCATGCACGACGAAACCAGCGCAGAAATGAGGAGCAGTGATGCGATAGAGCCGTTCGGTGACGCCTGCTTGTACCGTCAAAGCTCCGCTTCTTGTGGCAAGTCGAGCGAGCGCATCAGGCGTCTCCCGACAGTACCACCGGCCGCAGCTGCGGCTGAGTCTTCTGCGGCAGCTCAGACAACAGCGGAACTTCGAGCAGGTGCACCAGGTTCCCGTCCGGCAGTTGCAACCCATCGAGGTAAGTCGCACCGTCGGGAATCGGGTCACCGATGTTCGCCATGATGAACCGCCGTGGCGCTACCGGAGCTTGCGGGTCGAACAGGCACAGCATCACCGGCTTCAGATTGACGACGGTCTGACCGCTCTGCGGTCCCGGTTGCTGAATCATGCCCTTCTCGACCTGCACGCCGAACTTGAGGACCTTGGTACCTTCGGGCAGGGCCACCTTGCAGATCTTGGCCTGGGGGCCGAGCGGCAGAAAGACTTCAGCGAGCACGAGCATGGTCACTCCTCGGGATCGGGCCGCACCTTGTCGGCGTCATTGATGTGACAGACGCAACAGTCGCAGCACTCCCCGCACTCATCGCACAAGTCACAAAGCGGGAACTCTTCTTTGCACCCGGTGCAGTAGTCCGTTTCTTCTTCGGAGTCGTCAGGAGACTTCTCGGCGTCGGCATCAGGAAGCGGATGGTTGGGGTCCGTGTCCTCGTCGAGCGTCTCCAGCGGCACAAACTCCGGATCCGGGAACTCCTCAGCGTCGGGGTCCAGCTGATCCACGTCGGCGCCGTTCGGCTTCTTGGGCATTGTCCGTCTCCCCAGTGCAACCACAGGTTGAGCTGATGATAACACCGAGTGGCTTCATGGGGTGCTGATGATGCACGTAGGGCTGCCCACAGATCGAGCACAGCGGATCTGGCGCGAAGCAACCCATGCTCCCGTCGGGGATGTTCTGCGTCGACGTCTTGGACTTCTCGTAGCGCTCGCGCAAGATGCGCTGCAGCTCTGGATCAGCGGCTTCGTCTTCAGCCCGCGTCTTACGCCCATAGACCTGGAGACTGCTATCCAGATCGACGATGAGCAGATCCTTGAGCCCGTAGAGCATGTTGACCTGCTCCCAGGGCGACGCCGCATGGAACTGATCAACGAGGTCGTGATACCGCGTCACTTCCAGACCGAAGTTCCGTGGATTGATGCACGCCATCCAGAGCCGCAACGTCAGAAACGCCGGCGCCCCACGTGGCACATCCTGCAACCACGCCTGTACCTTCTGATGATCGTAGGCCACGACTACGCCTTGCGCAGCATCGACACGACGGGCCAGTACAGCTTCGGCCGCGCCTTGGCGGACTTCGCCGCCACCATGATCACGTAGCTCTCGTGGTTGCGCGCGCTGGTGCGGCTGTCGATGGGATCCGGGTTGAACTGAGTCTCATCGAACTTGCAGTGCGTCAGCGGCTGCATGCCGGGCGGCAACACCGCCACGACGGTACCGGTCTTCTCGAGAACGAAGCCGCCGGCCTGGCTGCCCCACTTGACCTGATCACCCTTCTGGAACGTCGGTCGCGTGACAATCTTGCTGCCCATGTGTCTGCTCCTTGCTGATGGTTTACGCCGTAAAGTTCAGCCACCAACGGCCTGGAACGCCGTCGCCAACAACGGCGGCAGCGGGTCGAGCAGTGCTTGCGACTGGCCCAGCAGCACTTCGTCGATGCGCACCGGTGCCAGGACATCGCCCACCAGGGCCTGAGCGCTATCGACCTGCGCCGGCGGATCACAGGCCGCGGCGAAGACACACAGCGGCGACGGATGTTCCGGGGCGAAGGGAATCGGCGAGTGAACCCGCGGGGCGATCTCGCTCATGCCGGTCAGCTGCCAGCGAACTGCGGGGATGGTCAGCCCAGTGACCTCACGAAAGAGCTGCTCGACGCACATCGCCACCCCGGCCGGGCTGGCCAGCGGGATGCGGCCTTCGATGCCAGAGAGAACATAGGTGGCTTCGTCACCACCACCGTAGGTGCTCCGTTCCCAGGACGGCCAGAGGCGCCGCTGCATGATGACGCGGCGGCCGGGCACATCGAAGGCGAACAGCATCGCCCGGATGACCCGCACCCCCTTCTGGCTGAGCTCGAGCAGCGTCATGCGGCCTTCTGGACCTGAGCTTCGACCAAGAGCCGCTGGAACAGCGCCATACGTTGCTCCAGTGTCAGCTCTTCGAGATGGAGGTGGTGCAGGGGAAAGAGACCGTGCTGGTACACGACACCTTCGTCAGTGTACTTCCCACAGTGCACACAGGCGCCTGTTTTCTGCACGACAACGGGCGTCTGAACGTGGAACTCGTAGGGCATCGAAACCTCTCACAGCGAGAGTAACACGATACTCGCCAGGGCTAGAACCCCGCCGGCAACGTGCACTGCCGAAAGACGCTCATGGAAAACCAGCAGACCTACCAGCACGCTGGCCAAGGTGAGCACGAGGTTCCACAGCAGCGCCATCTTCACCAGCTGCGGGTGGTGCTTCATGCCCAGGAACCAACCCGGCAGCGACAAGAGGTACATCGTCGTAGCCAGCAAGAGACCGCTGACTCCCAACGTCCCACTCGCCCAGCGCTTGCTGAAGTAGTCGCCCAGCGCCAGCAAGATGCCCGCGTAGCCGAAGTACAACATGACGAGAGAGATGCGCACTACGGCTTCTCCCCTGGGCAGTTGTGCGACATCGTCGCCCCGCACGCCGGACACGGCCCGTTGTTGCGCTCCCGGGCCGTCGGCGGGCAGTAGCCGCACATGCAGACGTAACCGCGTTCTTTATGCAAGAGACCGACGATCTCTTCGTGCGTCGAAGTCGTGGGTGTGAGGTAGTTGAGGCAGTACTCGAGCAGATCGAGCAGAGCGTTGCGATTATAGTTGATGTCGTCGTCGGGTACTGGCATTACCGGCAAGCGCTGCACCAACAGCGACTGCTGACCAGTGAGCCATGCCTTGGCGATGCGATGAAAACCATCTAGCACGCCACCCTGCGGCCCAAGAATGACGGGATGCTCCAGTCCCGCACGCAGGATGCGCCGAACCTCAGTCGTCGACAGCAGGGTCTCGATGGGCACTTCTTCGACTGGCAGGTCTTTCGCGGCCTGCCACAGCGTTTCCGCCTTCCAACGATTGGTGCCATCGCTGAAGTAGTTGCCAGAGTCGCTCATGTGCGCTTCTTACCACCAGCGCCAACGCTTCGAGGCGCACCCGCGCCAGGCTGCTGTCGTTCTCCCCGGGGAGAAAAGTCATCGTGCGTTCACCTTCTTGGCCCGCCGATTCTGGCACCGTTCACAATCGGCGAGCAGCTCATCCGAGTTGAGGTAGTAGTGGCGCGCTTCGTCCTGGAGCTCCACCAGGAGCGAATCGAGCACGTTGGTCGCGATGGTCGGCTTGCCCGCGACCAGCGTGCCCAGACGCACGTCGTCCAGCAAGCGCTTGATCCAGCGATGCAGCCGTTGATGAGTGACGCCGTTGCGGCGCCGAATCGCATCGCGCTCAGCTTCGATGGTGCTGAGATACGCGCTCAACGTGTAATGGCTGTCGAGCAGCTTGGCCTTCACCCGACGGTACTTCTTCTCGTAGGCGACGTGGGTCTTCATGACGGTTTCTTTCTCGACTCGATGGTGTTGAGCAGCCGCAGCACGACTTTCACCAGATCGGTCTCCATGTCGTGCGACTCCCAGTCATCCATGACCCACCGGCGGATCTGCTGCAGCTGCTTCTTGGTGTAGGGCTTCGTCGCTGGGCCACGTGCCAGCGTGCTGAGATTCGCTGCCATTTACTTCTCCTTGGACCCGAACTGTTGAACTTTGTACTTGGGATCAGGCAGGTAGCGGGTCACTCGGTGCTGCGTACCCTCACGCTCTTGATTGGCACGAGCATAGTTGAGCGCAGCTTTCTGGTTGTAGTCGTCGCCCACGGGGGACCAACCCCACTCCGCGCTCAGCTCCTCGATGATGTAGATCGGCTTGGACTTGACCATGCTACGGCTCCTCCTCATGCGTGATGACTCGCAGCCGCCCCTCCGCTTTGAGCGCCGCGATGACCCGCTGATTACGCGCACAGCGCCAGACGAGCAGGCTGTGGCTGGTCATCATGAGCACGCCGGCTGCGAGCATCCAACCGAACATGAACCACCGCAACGGCACACCAGCGAAGGCCCACAACAACAGCATGGGCACCAAACCCAACAGTGCGCCGGCACCGATTGCGATAAACGCCCGTAGCATAGAGATGCGTCCCAGCTCATGGAGACGCCAGACATGGAACGACGCCTCGTCGGCCGGCAGTGCCAATGGATGCTTCTTCCACACGGCTACGCCTCTTCGCGCCACTTCTTCAAGAACGCCTCGTTCACGTCGTCATCGAGGAGCACCAGCAGCTTGTGATTCGCCTCCCACGAGGTGACCTGGTTGGCGGGGTCAGCCGACCACTCGTCGAGGTGCTTCTGCAGCGCCTCGACGTTGACGCTCTCGACGGCGTCCTCGTGGTGCTCATCAAGGGCACTCTCGAGGATGCTATCGGCGTCCAGGCGTACGCCGGTGATGCTGGTGCAGGTGAAGACGTACTCCGGGAAGTCCGGCATCTCGTCGGGCTTCTTCGGGTCGTAGTGGAACTCGCACCACCACTCGCGCAGCTCATCGATGCCCTCGGGGAAGAAGTGATCTTCGCCTTCGAGGTAGACGACCGGGTCGAGGTCAGTGCGCTCGTTGAACTGCTGCTCAGTGAGCTTCTCGGCCGCATCGAAGCGCTGCTGGTAGCGGTCGAGGTTGCGCTGCTTGTCGCACGCTGAGCACAGCGTGCCCCAGCCCGGGTAGTTCTGCTCCGGGCCGGGCTTCTTGATGAGGCGCACACCGCACTTCTCGCAGTGGAAGATGCAGTGCTCCGCAGCGTGCTTGCGCGCCGCGGCGTCGATGTCGGGGTTGTCGTTCGCCGCCTGGATGACGTTGTGGCAGTCGGGACAGGCGTAGGCGACGGCACGGTCGGGGTCGGTCTTGAGGACGAGGATGAGGGGTTCAGGCATCGTCATCCATCCTTTCGCTCACCGCAGCTTCGATGGCTTGCTTGGCGGCGGTCACGTCATCGGTACGCGTACAGCTCAAGTTCCTACAACTGGTGGCCAGATAGAAGCGATTGGTCCACCGACGAATGCCGGTCTTCTTGTCCTTCACCGATCGAGGCCGCACCGGCGTGTGAAGTTGACGACACAAAGTGTTGGCACACTCGATTTCGATCTCCCGTATGCCATCGAGCAACGCCTGCGGTATATCGTTGCTGAGCTCAAGACGGTAGATAGGTTCCTTCGTCTTGAGAGCGTAATGAGACAATTTCTTGTAGACGTACGGCTGCAGTTTCGACCAAAACGGATGGTTGAGTATCGACATGTCGGTCTTTCTCCCTTCTACGGCTTCTCCGGTCCCGTCGTCTCCACATCTGTTGCGGCGATTGCCGTTGTTTCGATCGTATCTTCATCGACGATGTTCAACCGAGTCAAACCCTGCGTTTCCAACAAGCGGATCCACTCCCGCGTCACGCCACCAAACAGGACCGCTACTTCCCGAAGCGTCCGGTACACGAACTCGCCTTCAAGACCGAAGCGCAGTATCAACGCCTGATGCGCTTTCGGACGATCCGCCTTCAACGATGCCAATCGACCATCGCGTGACGCCGCCACGAGGTCAAGATAGATGTCCAAACGGGACAATGGAAAACCAGCGGGCAACGCCGTGACCCCGTGCGCACGCAACTGCGCATCCAGCGCCGCAACAGATGCTAACAGCGGGCGCAAACGTACCACGCGCAGGTAGAGATTCCGGGCTAGACGAACCGAAGCTTTTCCAGCTTGAATCGAAGAGTCAAGATAGTAGAACACAGCGTGAATGTGCGACGAAGCGCCAGAGATGCTTTCGAGACCGTGGTCGTCTGCGAGAACCCGTAGCGTGATAGGCGCTTCGCTTGCAAGACAATAATAGCGCGCTGCAAGCTGCGCCGCTTCGAACCCCATGACGAGCAGTTCCTGGAATTGCTCGTACTGGATTCCAGCTAAACCGCGCAAGAAGCGCTGGTAGTGACCATAGAGCGGAGTGTGTCGAATCTCGTCTTCCGCCCACGCCAGGTCAGGACGATGGTGTCCCGCTACAATCTGCACACCACGCGCGGCGCATAAAGTCCGAACGGTCTCTTTGCAGGCGCGTACCATTGACGGGATGACTTGAAGCCTGCGCAGATTCGGCGCCTGCGCCAACACAGCCTCGACGACCCACACGTAAGGGTGACCATGCAGGTGAACCACTTCAGTTTGCGTCGTGAGGTGTTCAACGGCGTGGACGTGTCCACAGAAGTGGGGACCAGCAACATGGACCAGAGCGTAACGACCGCCCAAGTACGGCGCTTCCAACGGTGGCGTACGTTCTCGTAGCACTCGACCTTGTTTCACCGTAACGTGGCGAGGCACACTGGCCGGAAGCGGTGCCGGTGTACAGACACTGCAGAACTCCGTCCGCATACCGTGCTTACAACGTACGGTCATGGCTTCTCCGGTCCCACCAGCTCCACGCCGCTCTGCAAGAACAGCTCCTTCGCCACTGCCCAGCTGGGATCCTCACGCGTCACGGTGAAGACCACGCGCTTGATGCCGCTGGTGATGATGGCCTTGGCGCACTCGTGGCAAGGGAAGAGCAGCGTGTAGATGCAGCAGCCGTGCAGGTCTTGCCCCGCCGCGACGACCGCATTCATCTCGGCGTGAGTCATCGCGAAGTATTTGTCGACGGAGTAGACATCATCGACCGCGTAGCTCTTGTTCGGGTCGTAGGTCGACGCCGCCGACTTGCCGGGGTGACCAGTGAAGCCGACCTTGGGCACCGCGACTTTCGTCGTGCGGTCCTTCGGCCAGAACGTGTCGTCCACGCCGGCGGGGAACGCATTGTAGCCCGTCGAGACCAGGCGCCGGTGCTCGTTGACGATGACCGCGCCGTTCTGCGTATCCTGGTCGATCGAGCGGGCCTTCACCGCATCGCAGATGGACAGGAAGTAGACGTCCCACGGCATGCGCAGCAGACCGTCTGTTGCCTGCTCGGCGATACAATCGAGGTAATACCGCGGGCAAGCGGTCTCGAACCACTGTGGTGGCGCCGACGGTATTGCTTCCGGCGTCATATAGACCCGCGAGTGTTCGAAGATGGAGCACTGGTGACAGAGAGCGTCGCTGGTCTCAACTGCGAAACTGCCACACTTGCGGCAAGGCATCGTTTCACCTCTTGGGTCGGTGCGCCGGTTGCGGATCACCGAACCCGCTTGCCAATATGCACCACTCCCCATCAAGGAAGACGTGGCAGGTTGCGGTGAAAGGCGGGTCATCTCCTTGCACCATACGTGCGTCGAAGTTCTCCGCCTGCGGCAGGTCTTCCACGTAGCGCACCGGCTCGCCCCAGTTCAGTCGCATCATCAGGTGGTCGAGATTTGGGAGAGACTTCACCGCTTCTTCTCCAAGAAGACGTCGCGCAGGTACGTGACGTCGTACACCTTGAGGATGCGGTGCACGACGCCACCGCGACCCTCACACTTCACCGCGGCACGCACGGCGGCCGTCGACGTCCGATGCTTTGAGCACACCGTGTCGCCGTAGATGGTCCAGAACTCCAACTTCGGCTTCATGAGCCAGCCCTTTCGATTCAGCGCACCCGCACCGTCACGCCCTTGTTCGTCACCGTATTGCCACTACAGACGACGACCTTCACCATCTGCCCCGCCGGATTGCGTGCCCACGCCTCGTAGGCGAATGAATCGCTACCGGCACAGCCATGGAAACCGACGAAGTACGGATGACGCTCGCCGAGACGCACTTCCGACCAGCCGAGCTGCTCAACCGAACGAATCACATCAGCATCGAGCGGCGCACACGCCACGGGCTTCAGCACCCAGGCAAGCACCATGACGACCAAGAGGAGAAAACTGAGAACACCGTACAAGCTGGGCGATTCACTTGTGGCCATTCGCGTCGCGCTCCCGTTCTCGTCGATGCGACGCCCGATTCGCTTCGCGCTCGACTTCAGCCTGACGTTCGACGTCTTCGTCGGTGTGCTGGTCGCAGACCGCAGCGTCGCCGAGCAGGCCAGAGAAGCGCCAGCCCGACTTCGGCTGCAGCTGGCCATCCTCACCGACGATGTGCACGACGCGAATGGCCGATGAGGTCATGCCGAAGATACCCGCCAAGCCGGGCGGCGATAGCACCACGAGGCACTGCGTGACCCGCTTGCAGCCGGGCATGTCGCAGCGCAAGACGCCTTCGACGCTGATCATGTGAGCTCCTTCGTCGCAGCTACGCTGGCACGGAGATCGGAGAGATCCGCGCGTGACTACCTCACCCCGTAGGGCTAGCGCTGTAGTAAACGTCGTCTGACTGAGACAACGCTGTCGACGTGACGCCGACGGTCATGCTGAGACACCTGCGACGACCTGCGCTACCACAGATGCAAGGGCTGATGCGCGCGCTCGCCCACGACGTTCAAGTGGCGAATCTCTTCGGGCACGTGATGACTCTCGCTCTCGACATGGCTGAAGCCGATGCCGTCGGGCGTGTCGATCTTGTAGCAGAGGACCGGTCCCTCGAGCGGCTTCTTGCAGAAGTAGCAGTGCGGCTTCTCGATGACGACGTGGCGCTTCTTCTTGTCCTTGTCAGCAGGCTTGCCCAATGTGTTTATCCCTCCGTCAAGTGATAAGCGTAGCCAGAGCTAACGACGTGAGTCAAGTCTTAACGAATAGCCCGACGACTCAGCGAAAGAAACGATAGGTGTAGGCGGGCAGCGGTTGACGTTCTCGCAGCTGTTCAACCGAAACCCGCTCACCAGTGCTGACGTCTTCGAAGACGCGACCGATCGACCAGTCCCACGGCCGGCAGAATGGGCACTGGGTCACACCTTCCGTCAACGGCTCGCGCTGGTACATGCTCGGTGAGCAGTGCGCCACGTAGTAGCGCGCCGGGTGGCACGACTCGTAGACTGCGAAGATGCTACGGTCACACGAGGAGCAATCGAGGCGCTCGTCGAAAGGAACCTCACCTGCCAAGCAGCGCAGGCTGAAGCAGCAGGTCTCGCAGGGCATCGACAGCCTTGTACCACGACAACACGTGACGTTACGTAGCGATGCACTACAACTCTACGACATAAAACTACAGGTAGGCAAGACCCGCCGCGCGCCCCCTCACCTGCACCGGCCCCCAGGTGTGCGAACAGTGGAGACTGACTGGCCCCTGACCTGCCGCGGTGAGCTCCGCTGCGATGAGCTTAGCTGCCTAGAATCACTGAACAACGACACTAACTCACACTGAGGCAATTTACCTACGTTTGCAGAGAATCAGCGTTCTCTTCGTTATTACTGTATGGTGTCTCCTACGAAGTCTTCAATCCTAATTGCACTGCTTCTTCTATATTCATCTCATTTCTTATACTTATCTCTTAGAAGTTATTGTATAGCTGAGCTGCGCGGTGGGGAGACCTCACACACACGCGACCCTTTGCTTCACTGTGTTCCATCGGTCAGATGCTATGATTCCTTATATTCACTTATCAATACAACCTCTTACTATCCCTTTGCTGTACGGTGTTCGGGCGGCGCGGTTGGTGAAAGTGGACGATACCTACACTGCGTACATTTACCTCTATCTCCTACTCCGCTATGTCTTCGATTTCTCGTTTATAGGTCCTTCTATATGTAGTCTCGCCACCGTTGAGCGCCCCCGAACGTCGTTTTTTACTCCTGTGACGTTGATTCTACTTTACTTTCGGTGTCCAATCGCTTTTAATGTTGGTGACCGCGATTCTCAACGTCCTCAGATTCGTTGTCCAAGGAGTCCAGATGCGTGATTATTCTCGCTTTCCCAGCGATACACTCACAAGTGTCTCCTCGCACACGCGTGCATTGTACGGACTACTTCAGCACGTGCGCAACGCCAGCTACGGTATTCCGCAGGCCGGGCCGTCTGGACGCTGGCTCTCTGCCGAGCGCAACCTGGGCCTCATCTACTGGCCCCACCTCCTCGAGAACCCGCGCAGCTGGCGCAAGCTCAGCGCGGCGCTCTACACGCCGGTCGAGATGGAGCGCGACCTGCTTCAGCAAGGCTTCCTGTTCGCGCCCACTGCCGCGCTGGCCGACGAAGCGCAGGCGTGGTGGCTCCAGCACCTCCGCAAGCGGGCTGAGGCGCTCCTGGGGCCGCTGCAGCTGCCGGGGAACGCGCCCGAGGCTATCAGTGCCATCCACACCTACTCCGTCCTGGACCCCGCGTTGCACGGCGACCCGGCGTTGCACGACCCGGACAACTACACCGTCTTCCGCCGCATCTCCGATCACCAGGAGAAATTCCTCCAGCGGGTCATCGTCCGGCCGCCGCTCGATCTCAGCGAGTTCCTGCCACACAGCGCGGCGCTGCCGGCGCCCCTGGTGGCGCTCTTCTACGCCTGGCACACCCTCTGCGAGCGGCACGTCTTGAACTTCGACCCGCACGAGATCGGCGTCGACTTCGTGCGCACCGGCTGCTTCATCGTCAACTGGCGGCGTTTCGCCGCATCGCCGTACTGGCCCCGCCACCTGCGGCAGCTCGATGCGCTCGAACGCAATGAGAGCGTCGAGATCGCTCGGCGCCGGCTGTACCAACGGCTGGGGTTGCGGGAAAGCCCGCTGCACCGGGGCCGCACCACGTCGTTCTTCACCGACTGTGTGCCGGCGCCGTCGGACGTTGATCGCATGCTCCGCGAGTTGCCGAAGTACTGCAGCATCGCTGCGGGGCTGCCGGCGCTCGATGTAGTGCAAGTGCGGCGCCTCTTCGGTCGCGAGTTGCCGTCTCCGGGTCTCGAGTTGGCTCTCGAAAGCCGCTTGCTCGACTTCAACGAGCATGGGCTGCCCCAGAACTGCACGCTTATCGATCCGCTGATGCTGTTGCGAGAACCAGGTCTCTTCAAAGGCGCCTGGCACCTCCAACATCTCCAGCTACAACAGCAGCGCGTGCGCCAGCGCATTCGCCGGCGGGTCGAGACCGAACAGCTCGGTCATCCCCCGACGCCCTCGCAGGTCCACGTGCGGGTGCTGCGCTTTCGCCCCGCGGATTGGCTCGATGACTTCGTCGAAGAGCCGTTGCGCACGCAGTTGAAGCTGCAACGCAATCAACCCGGCACGGACCGGGCGCCGTGTCCGTGGTGGTTCGACAACGACCACGTCGAGAACATCTACGCCGTGCGCAGCCGTGGGCAGTGGACCTTCACCCGCCCCCCGAGCTTGGCTGACGCCCCTGACTGTGAGCGCTTCGTCTGGCGCAAGGTGCTGCTCGAGCGCCACCTCTTCGAGAGCGAGCACCTCATGGCGGCGCTGGGCAGTGACGCGGAGCGCGTCGCCTACGTGCGCCAGATGGACCGCGCTGAAGTACTGCAAGAAGCCACTGACCAGCAGCTGCTGGCCTACGCCAAGGCGGGCGTGCGCAGCGCCTATGAGGTCACAGGTAAGATCAGCACGTATCAGCGTCGATTGCTGGGTAAGCAGCGCGCTGATGCGCACAACCGTGAGACCGGCATGGACGGCCGCATGTGGTACCACCACGGGGTCGTGCGAGCGCCGGAGCAGCAGATGCCCAACCCCAACGACTACCGGCGCATCGTCCACGTGGTCATCCCCGACGGCAAAGAACAGACCTCAGACCCGACCATCGAAGAACGCCACTTCTTCACCGAGCTGGCCATCGCCAGCTTCGAACAGCACGCCCGTTCTAGCATGCGGGCGTTGCAGGACACCGAAGCTGATGGACTCCCCAGCGCGGGTGACGCCGTCCAAGCTGCTGTGAACAGCACCGAGTCTGTGCATCGCGATGAAGATCGCGCCTATCGCGAGAACTATCAGGGCATGGCCGCCTACGTGCTGGCCTGGGCACGCTTCTGTCGCCACGTGCTGTGCTATCCCGAAACCGCTGATGAAGGCGGTGTCGGTCCGCTGGGAGTCTGGCCGTTGGCCGCAGCTACAGTGACGCCGGAGCCAGAATGCGTCGTTCTCGGTGACCTGCCGGCCATGCCCGATGAAGAAGTCGAGCGTCAGCGTTGGACACCATGGCAAGACCACACGCTGCTGACCAGCTACCAGCAGTTCCCGGCGCTGGACCCGACGATCCGCAGTAGTCTGGCGCGCTACCTGGGCCGCGATGACGATACCTGGACCCCGCGGCTGCGGACCTTGCGGCGCTACCTGGCACCGTTGTTCCCCCCGTCCCACGCGCTCATCGCCGGCCTGGAGCGTTGTCTCATCACCACCATCGGTGAAGTCCAGCACGTCGCCCACTCGCTGCCACTCGACGATGCCACGGCGCGCCGCTTGATTCTCAGCTACGGCCTCGCCCGGGCGCTGAAGCTGCACCAGCAGTTCGGCTTCAATCCGCGGGTGCCGCCCCCGCCGCTGCGCTTCGCGCGGCGACTACCCGACGCCGCTTTGCTCGCGATCGAGCTGCCCCGCGACTACACCCGCCGCTCCTGGCGGCCCATCGTCATCGCCCTCGCTAAGGCGGCGGCGAAGCTGCCAGCTAAACAAACGCCGGCGTCTCGTGAAGACGACGCCGACGCCGCCACCAACTGAAGCCCCGTCAGGCCGACGGCGTGTCGCGCGGCCGCACCGGGAACGGCCGCAGCTGCTCGAAGTGCTGGGCGCTCGAGCGCAGCACCTCGCCGTTGGCGTAGCGCACCAGCACATCCCCGCCAATGCACAACTCGGGCTCACCGCGGTCATCGACTTCGACGGTCTCTCCGTCGACGGTCATGACCTCGACGACCGCGGTGTCGCCGTCCCATTCTGTGATGCAATAGGTGCCGCCCTGTCTCACCAGCATCGCCGCTCCTTTCGTGAGCGTGGGGTTCGGGAACATCTTCTTATACCGAGACTGCGGCGCGCTTTACGACGTAAAGAACACGACGCTCACCGGGTGGTGAGCGCCGGAGCGTCAGCAGCCCTGGCAGCAGTTGCACCGCGGCCAGCCGTCGTACTCCTCATTGAAGCCGTCGGTGGCCCCACAGTAGCCACAGCCCTTCTCGCCGAAGAAGGCGACGCACACCTCGTCGAAGTGCTCGACGGGCATCACGTTGGGGTCGATGCCCGCCGCGTTGCAGTACTCGGCGTAGAACTCCCGCGCGTCGTTGGAGTACTCTGCCACCTCGGAGTGCGCGAACCAGTTGGCGAAGTTGGGCCGCAGCGGCACCTCGCGCAGCACCCACGCGGCGCCCATGAGCGTCTGGAACGCCTGGTACGCCTTCTCGAGATCGTCGGGAACCGACGTCGCCAGCGGGATCGAGTGTCCCCCGGCGGTGAAGAAGTGCTGCAACAGTCGCACCTTCATGACATTCTCCTTTCTCTTCCTGATACCTAAAAAGCCGCGCGTCTTCGGCCCTCTCGTTCCGACGGCGCGCGGCACCGCCACCCCGCGGTGAAAGGAGAAGCCCGCGGGGTGGCGGCCCTGCAACCGTTCCTGCGTTAGCGCGTAGCAGGAGCTCCTGCGGCCGGAAGCGGCAGCCCACTGGAGGCCGAAAAGGAGCTCCGCGCGGAGCGCTATAGGGCGCCCGACTCGAACCGCGGACCTCCACAGGAGGTCCGTAGGTTCGAGCCGGCGGACTTCAGCGCTGGCGGCGAAGCCAGAAGCTGCTGAAGTCCGAGCCCGGGCATGTCGTCAGGCAAGCGTGCAGCCGCCTGGTCGCTGTAGCAGCGACTGAGTGCGCACTTCAGGCACTCACGAACGGTGTGCGTTCCTACGTTTCCGACGGGTGACCCGGATGTAGAACGTGCTGCTCCTGCGTTGGTTGGCGCCCGTGAGACCGAGTCGGCGAGAGGCAGTACCCTCGCCGACTGGGTCTCGCAGGCAACCAGCCGGACTGGATCTTGGGGGTAGCGTAGCGGTCCCCCCAGATCGAGTCTGGACCAGGCATCACGGCGACGTCTTCGTCACCGCGTCGACGTGGCGTCGACACCGTCTTGGCGATGCTCGAGCAGCGTTGTCGTTGTCAGCGATGCCCATCGCCCACGCCCGCTCCGCGCTGCGTGGCCTGATGCCATCACCTCAGTAGCACGGGATAACGATCCGGCAGTAGCCGATCATAGTGCGCCGGATCACATTCGAGGCACCACCATTCCCGCAGCGTCGTGGGTCTCAGCGACTGCCACGGTCCGTCTTCAGGGCACTCAACGAAGTAGAACTTCGCCTGGCGCACGTCGCGCAGGTCTCCGATGGGGCAGAGGATCACGCGCCAGTGCTTACAACGAGCACAGTGCTCCGCGCTCGCCAGGGCGTAGCCACTGAAGCAGCTGAGCGACAGCGGGCACTGGTCACACGTCACTTGGCACCAGTGGGAGTCAACACCAGTGGCCATGGCAGTGGCTGTGACAATCGTCGTGGCAGAATGAGTCGTGGTCGTTGGCGTCGCTCTTCCTGCTGGTGAGCTTCCCGGCACGCCGTGCAGATCACGGCGATCTCACTGACGTCGGGCCACATGAGCGGCGGATCAAACCTGATCGGCATCAACTGCGGGACGCCGAAGAGACTGCTGTCCTTAAAGTAGCTGACCGGGTATTGCACGGCATCCAGGAACTGCAGCGGGTTATGGCAGCGGTGCGTGTCGATCTCGTGGCGCCGCGTGATCGTCTGCCCGGTGAGCATGGTGACGTTGAGAGCAGCCCCGACGAACATCACCACGCTGCCGCAGTGGAAGCACAACCCGACGCTGCGAGCTTCGAGGTGACCGCTGAAGCACTGCAACGATAGCGGACAGGTCGCGCAGGTGCTGGTCATAGTATTTTCTGTTCAGCCTCGAAGATCAAATCCAGCGTCGAGCGTCGGCCTTGAGCGCGGCACTCCTGACAGAGCACCGAGTACTCGTAGATTTCGTGCCGATCGATGTTCATGAGCGTGGTCGGCACGTAGGGACGCTGCAACGCGCGCTCCAGCTGCGCCAGATTGCCGCAGCCGTGCCGCGTCACTTGATTCCAGTTCTGGTCGTAGAGCACGACACTGCGACAGTGGTAGCAGATCCCGAGATCCTTGAGTGCCAGGTGACCACTGAAGCACGGCAGCGACAGGGGACATTCGGCGCAAGCCATAGCCTCAGTCCTCGCCCAACTCCGCTTTGAGCCGGGCCAGCTCCGCCCGCTGCGCGTCTTTCCGCCGTTGTTCGGCGGTGATGGCGCGTTCACCGAGAAAGTCGCGATACCAGCCCATGACCGGCGTCTCGATGAGCTCGAAGACCTTCAGCTCGGCGAGCTCTTTCTCGCCGGCGAGGCCGTACTCGTCGAACACCTGCTTGACGTCCGCCTCGAGCTCTTCCAGGCACGTAGCCTTGAGCCGGTAGATGGCCTGGGCACAGCCGATGGTGTAGTCGCAGCCTTCGCCCTTCTGTTGGGCGTAGAGGTAGTACGTCATCAGCACGGCTCCGGTGGGAGAACCCGCACCTGCTTGAGGGGCACCACGAACGTTCCCTGATCCGGACGCCAGTAGCCGGCGCAAGGGAAGTCGAGCAGCCAATGCGTGGCCCAGCGGTAGGAGACCGGGTCGCGATTCAAGTTCTCGCCGTTGACCGGGCCGGGCGCGCGGACCACCGCAGCGCCGGCGACCAACAGAATGTCCGCGACGAACGTCCCTTCGTGGCCGCAATAGCGCACGATGGCACCGACGGTGCCCTGCTTCAGCCGCGGGGAGAATTTGGGTGGCTTCTTGGTCTTCGCAGCAGTGCTCATAGGAACCTCGAGTGGTAGCCCCAGTCACCGGGTCGTGGCACCTGGTAGAGCAGTGTGGCGACGCCGTGGTCGTCGTACCCCCAGATGTCGTAGATCGGTCGTCCTGGCGCTGGGCCACACAGGTGACAACTGCTGTATTGAAGCTGAGCGTGGTGATCCTGCGGGTCTTCGGCGAAGTGGTAGTGCCGATGCTGGTGACGACGTTGTGTGCGGGGTTCACAATGCAGGGCGTAGGTACATTCACCGAAGGCGGTGAAGAAGCGCCAGCAGTGGAAGCACACCATGCCCGTCTGACCGTGCAGCGCGAGCTGGTTCCCGAGACAGAGCAGTGAAATCGGGCACTGGTCGCAGGTCATCCGCGGTTACTCCAGCACTTCGATATGGTTCTTCTCCCAGCCGAAGGTGCCGGGCTGACACAGGGGACAACCGGCCCCCAGTTGATTGACACTGCCGTGCTGCCGTAGAGTTTCGCAGCGCAGCACCAGGTAGTCACCGTAGGGTGGCTGAGCGCGCACCTGCTCGTGGAGTTGAATGACTACGCGTTCACAGCGAGGGCAGATGCTGTAGAGGTGCAGCCGGTCACCGAGGCAGCACAGGCTCACCGGACAGTGGTCACAGGTCACGGAGATCCTCGATGTCGGTTCGATCGACGTGGAGCAGCCACCTCTGCCGTACGTCCATGCAACGGTGGCAGCTTTCCCACGGTTGTCCCAGCTCAGCATCGCGTTCCGGTGGGCAACGCAGCAGCGTGACGCGACCACGACCAGTCTCGTGATTGTTCTCCAGCACCACCACCGTGCAACCGCAGACGCGGCACTTCCCCCGTGAGGTAGGCAGCTGGTCGCCCAAGCAGAGCAGCGCGACGGGGCAGCGGTCGCAGGTCACGACGCGGGGACGGCCGTGAACTCGTAGTTCGCGCCGCGGCCTTCCTTCTGGGCCATCGCCAGGAACTTGGTGAGGCAGGCGGGGCACAGGCTCATCGCGCCGCACTGCCCATCTTTCTCGCTGGATTTCAGCTCCTTGACGATGACGACCGGTGGGTCTTCGCAGCGCTCCATCTGTCGAGGTCCGAGAGTCATGAAAGACCCGCCGCGCCATTCGGCCTGGCAGCGCTTGGGGTCAGGCGGCGTCAGCTTGGCCTTCTTGATTTTGGTCATCGCTTCACTTTCGCTAAAGGGAAACGTCGGGCGCCCGTAGTAGGCGCCCGACGCTGGTTATGCGGGGGGCAGGAACTTCGTGATCAAGCTCTGCAGACGAGTGCTCATCCCGGCCAGCTGCGTGTGCAGCAGGTACTCGGACCAGTTGGCGTAACGCTTCAACCCACACGTCGTGCACGCCGAGCCCTGAGTATCGAGGTCCTCTCGCACTTCAGTGATTAGCTGCTGCGCCTGCGTCAACCGATCACGTCTTTCTGCAGTTGTCATCCACGTTGCCTTGCGCTCCGGCGCGACTGTACTGCAGCCACCATGCTGCCGACGGTCGGCTCGTTCTTCGCGTTGGAGTTGAATCCAGGGTATTCCCAGTGGTTGCCACCCCGGTTGTTGCGGCAGTGATTCGTCTGAATGTGGCCTTGTTCATCTCGCCAGCGAGTAACGAAGTAGTCGATTTGCTGGCGCTGGCACTGGAATTCGATGCTATCGATCCACGCTTTCTCGCAGGGACGAGCGTGGTCACCGAATTCGCAGCCCGTGATGACGTAATTCAGACGCGGATTGTCGAGACTCGTGGCGAGGTCCAGCGGCGCCAGCAGTGGCTGTAGCGAGAGGACGTATCCCGCGGCGGGAAGGGTGTACAACTGCGCGACTTGTTCTTCGAGAATCTCTTGGTTCTCCGCTGACGCTCCAAGCCACAGGTTCGGCAAGGCACCGAACCGGGTAACGAAGCGCTGAGCAACTTCGAGGCGCTTGGTCAGCGCTACGAACGTCACGTCGAGGCGCGACCCGAGCAGCTCGACGATCTCCGACCACCACAGTTCCCCGTCTTCGATGAAGAAGTCGCTGGTCGAGCACAGGAGGTAGAGGCCGTGGGGCTTGACGCGGTCCCGGTTGTGGATCTTCTGCCACTCCCACACCGTATTGCGGTAGACGACGCCCAATGGTATGCCGTGTTGCGTCAGTAGTCGACACGCTGGACAACCGGCGCAGCCGATGCGCTTTGGACGGCAACCATTGAAGAAGTCGATGGCCCCGTCGAAGGCAATCGACTGGCCACCACCCGCGCTCACGCGGCTTTCTCCACGTTCGCTACCACCCGCAGCGACCGGGCGTAGCCCGGCATCTTGCGCGTCATGCCGTGGCCGAAGGTGACCGCGATCTTGACTCGGCGCAGCAGGCCTCTCTCCGCCATGCTCTGCATCACGGTACGACAGGTTGCGGGGTCAATGTGAAGCAGACGCGCGACGGTGCCCGCCACGAACCCAGGCGAACCGTTGATGAGCTGCTCGATGTGGTTCTCGAGGTTCTGCTTCTCTTCGGGCGTCCAGTGCTTGCCGCCGCGGGTCGCCGTGCGGATGGTGATCGGCTTCGCGCTGGTCTTCCGGGTCTTGGTCTTGCTGCCGTGCAGCGCGTTCAGCTCCTGGACGAGCTGCACGCGTTCAAGCTCGAAAGCCGTCGCTTTGAGCTCGACTTCCTTGTGGCGCGTTTCGATCACTTTCGTCCACTCGATCACTTCTTTCTCGAGTGCGATCATGCGCAGTACGATCTGCTGGCTCAGCTGAGCTTTCTGACAAAGATCGGGCATGCTTGTCTCCTTGGCCGAGACATCGCTCGGTCGTCGAGTGCTGCGTCCACTTTCTTGTACCGTGAAAGAGAGGGGACTTCGATTACGCTCGTCGCGCGTCGCTTATCGATGTTTCTTGGGCTGCAACCGTCGCTGGCGCTGCGCCTGGTGTCGTTGATGGCGACGTTGTCCTCGACAGATGTGACACGGGACGTGCGTCAGGTGCAACTGCGCCGCCTCCTCGCGACAAGGGAAGCGTCGGTCGACGATGCTCAGGGGTTCGTTATGTCTGTGGGCGTAGTTGAAGCGGCGCACCACGACGCACTTGCAGACGTTACAGTAGGTCGCAGCGTGGCGGGAGATCGGACCCCCGAGACAGAGCAGTGAGATGGGGCACTGTTCGCACTTCATCACGGCTCCGGGGAGGGCGGTATCCGGGGCAAGTGGGCTCCGGTCTCGAACGCGTGCAGCTTCAACCGGGCGCCAGGCTTGCGGCGTTCGTAGAGCACGCGTTTGCCGTGTTCGTGGTCATAGAAGACGACCATCGACATGCTGCAATGCAGGCAGCTCTGCCGACGCTGCCGCGTGTGCTTGTACGCTTCGCGCAGCTGCAGTCGATCGCACCGGAAGTAGCTGCGCCGATTGCTTCCCAGCTCGAAGTTGATGCCGCGGCAAGCAGCGCAGCGGTAGATGATGTCGGGCGGAATCGACCCGCCGAAGCACAGCAGCGAGATGGGGCAACGATCGCAGGTCACTTCTTGTTGGTCGCCGCTTCGGCTTCGTGCATTAGCTGCACTGGGTCGTACCCGCACAGCTGGATGAGCCGCTCGAAGGAGTAGCAGATGGTGCGGCCATCTTCTTTCCCCAGGAGGGAGTACAAGAAGGCTTCGGTGTAGAACGGGGCTTTCTCGTCCCCCTTCGAGTAGAACGGTGAGGACTTGAAGCCGCGGGGCGCCGCGATCTGGATGCGCAGCATGCGCACCAACCACTGCCGCAGCTCTTCGTGGCAGACGTGCTCGATCTTCGCGTTGCAACGCGCACAGGTGATTTCGAACTCAGCCATGGTTCATGGCCTTTCGCAAGCAGTCGTGGCACGCGACGTACTCACAATCGCTACGGCGGTGCACCCGGCCGGCGGCGATGGCGCATTCCAGCTGCGCGGGGTTAGCACACGCGAAGATTGCGTTGGTGCTGTCACGGGCGTCGTACATGATGACCCGTTTGCAGTCGTCGCAGATAGCTACGTCGTTCTCGGTGACCAGTTCGCTGAAGCACAACAGCGACAGGGGACACTCGCCACAGGTCAATCGAGCACCTCGATCCGCGTCGGGCCATGTTGGGTTTCACCGCGACAGTGGAGACAACCCGTTGGCATGGTGCGCATCAAACGCCGCCCAGTCACCGGATCACGAAACCAGTCGGGCAGCTTGACGTCTTTGGCCTGGGGGTCAGACGCGACTGAAGGCACGCCCACGCGAATCGTGGCTCCGATGATGTAGGCGTCGGTGATCACCGCCGGCGAGCGGCGTTCGCAGTGGAAGATGTAGATGCCGCTGGACTCGTCAGGACGCGTCGAGAAACGCCCGCAGCGCGTGCACACGGACCCCACCATGCCGATCCACGCTTCGGAGTACTCGGTGAGGTGGTCGCTCAGGCACAGTAGCGACAGCGGACACGTAGCGCACTTCATGCCTTCTTCCCTCGGCGGAAGTACCGCCACTGCTTGTGCGTGAACGCCTGCGTCGCGACGTAGTGGACGACTTCGCGACGACAGGCGGGCGAGGGATCGAAGTTGTAGTTCTGCGGATAGCAGCGACAACAGAAGCTGGCTGGGGAAAAGCGCATCTGTGAGTGCTCGCGCACGTTGAAGGGACGAGTACCGTCGAGCAATGGTTCACACATCAGCGTCGCCAGTTCGATACGTCCGTGCTCGCGCGGGATCTGCACGATGAGGCAACGACAGGCCACACAGTACTGCTGGTATTGCGCGCCGCTGAGGCAGACCAGCGAGAACGGGCACTCGCTACAGATCACCGAGATCCTCGACGTCGGTATCGTCCCAGACGTGTCGGTCGTCTTCGTTGATGCGGTTCCCCAACGAAACGATGCAGTGAGGACACCAGCGGTACTCGGCTACCGGCGCCCGCCGTTCGTGGGGGCAGCGAAGCAACACTGCGTGTCCCTGGATCGTCTCGGGCACCATCTGGCCAATGGCCGTGAGCGTCTCGCCGCTCAGGTCGCGCACCCGCCATTCGTTGAAGTGGAACGTGGAGATGCTGAGGATCAGCATGGTGCGGCCGCAGCGCCCTTTGCAGCGCCGGCGCGGCTGGCCGCGGAGGCAGAGCAACGAGTAGGGGCAACGGTCACAGGTCACTGAGGTCCTCGATGGTGATGCCGACGTCCGTCCACAATGGGTCGGTGGGGCAGCACACGGCGCAGCCCATGGTGACGACCCCAGCGTGTTCGTACGCAGGTGAAGGACAGCGGATCAGCGCGAAGTGCCCCGGCCACTCTTCTTGGTCAACGTACTCACCACGCATCACGTCGAACATCTGAGGCGGTTCGATCATCACTACCACTCGACTGCAGTAGCGACACTGTTGTCGCTGCAGATCGTCCATGAGGCAACGCAGCGAGTAGGGACACTCCGCGCAGGTCACGCCTTGCCCACCGGCTTGTACAGCATCTCGAATGTAGGGGTGTTGCCGAGCCGCTTGGCGATCTCGACGGTCTCTTCAGCGATGGTGCGCAGCGTAGCTTCGCGAGCTTTGCTCTCCTCGAGCAGCTGCTTGTAGCTTTCGATGATCTGATTCGACGCCTCAGCGAGATCCTTGGCTTGGTTGAAATCCGCCATCTGCTGCTGCACGACGTTGATGAGGGTCTCGAGATCATCGGGGCTGAGCAGGATAGGCAGCTGGCGGATGCGGGCTTCACCGATGCGCTGGAAGAGCTCGCGAGTCCGTGCGTCGACGATCATGGCTCCACGCCGTCCTTGGTCATCATGACGGCCAGGGGCTCCCGCACTGCGCCCATGGCCGCACAGGCCGACGCTCCGCCCAGGTACTCGGCGCTGATCTGCAGCTCCCGGAGGAGCTGGAAGAACGTCTTCAGTGCGACTTCACGGGTCCGTGCCCGGACCCCGCGTCGAGCAACGACTATGAGATCCTCCATCTCCGCACGGAACGTGCCGGGGTCGAACTTCTGATGGGCCATCGTGTGCTCCTCTACGACGCGAAGACGTGCCCGGTCCAGGTGAACTGGGGGCAGTCGCACATCGTGGTGGCGTCTGCGGCGATGGCCATGGCGCACGAGCCGTGGCCGTAGGCCAGGGTATCGTAGTGCTCCGAACGCAGGTGGCCACAGGTGCACTTCTCGTCGATCGATACTTCTTCATGGCCCCCGACGCGTGCCTTGAGCGTCATGGGGAACGGGGAATCCTGCAGGTGCTGCAGCGGCATGGGAGGCCTCCTAGGCGCTGTGCAGATCGTGGTCATCCAGGTCGAAGTACACTGTCTTGATGATGGGTACGCCGCTGCGTAGGTGCTGCTGCGCATGCGGCCCACAGATGTCACAGCCGCGCGGACTGAAGAGCTGCGTCAGGCGATGTGCAAGGGCTGTAGACAGCTGCATCGGTGCCGCACAACGGAAGACGTTCATCCCCGGAAGCCAGACGCGGCCACAGATGAGGCACAATTTCAATCGCACCGACTCGTCGACGTTGCCACTGAGGCACATCAGCGACAGTTCACAGTGGTCGCAGGTCATAGGTGCTTGTACCTCCGTCCCGGACGATCTTGCTTCTTGGCTACACGACGTGGTGCTGAACGTTGTGCTTGGGTTCCCCACGCCAGTTCTTTCAAGCGCTGCTTTTCGACTTTATCTGCTTCTCGCTCGCGGCGCTGATGGGTCGCCTGGCGCGCCAACCGACTGCGCCACTTCTTGTGTCGCCGGCTGTCGGTACAGTCCCGGTTACGGACGACTGCCAAGCGGCCGGGTCGGTCGTCCCAATGCAGTGGGTCGCATTCGACACAGAGTCCGGCGATCCCGTCCGGTCGATGCTGCTCCGGACAGCGCCAGAAGTACCAGCGCCAGAAGTCTGGCAGCATGACGCCGGTCTGGCACTTGTGGCAAGCGTAGATCCGATTGTCGAGCTCTCCGGCGAAGCAGATCAACGAGAGCGGGCAGCGGTCACAGGTCATTTCGTGTGGTCCGTGAACTTCACACGGCGGTTGTTCGAGTTGCGCCACTCCTCGGGTTTGCAGTGAGGACAGCCCGCCGTGTGGCGCCGACGTCCGCATTGCTGGGGCGTCGGACACCAGACGACGTGAATCAGCGGGCGCAGATCGAAGTCCTCTTCCGCTTCGTACTTCTCATACGCCGGAAAATACTCTATGAAGCTCAGGCGGCCACAGGCGCACTCGTAGGCGTGAAAAGTACCCGCCCCGAAGCAGATGAGCGCAACGGGGCAGGTCTCACACGCCATCATCACTCCTTGCAGAGCACCTCGATCTTGCCGACGAGGATCTCGACGCCCGCCGTCACGAACGCGGCTTCGTTCTTCTCGCGCATCGCCTGCAGCAGCGCCGGCCAGTTCTCGATGATGAGCTGGTAGGTCAGTGAAGTGCCGTGCCGCTCCTTCTGGATGCGCATGAGTAGCTTGGTGATGAGACCGCCGCACAGGTTCACCGTGAGGTCGGTCTCGCCGCGGCCGCGCTTCTCCTGCAGCGTGATCGAGAAGTCGGTGTCATCGTCGACATTCGAATCGTCGATCAACGTGGTCAGGTCGGAGATCTTGGTGCTGCGCAGCCCCTTGATGGCGCCCTGATCGACCTTCAGGCGCTTGAGCCAGTCGACGAACTCCTTCTTGCCGCCGGTGCTGGCGGTGCACCAGTCACCGTTGCTGGACCAGTTGCCGCCGTGGCGACCGTAGTGATCCCCGCAGATCTCGTACTGCGGGTTGAGGGCACGCTGGAGTTCGACGCCCTCGGGGTAGTGCACGTCGGCGACCAGGTAGGTCATGCTGGTCGGCTCGAGCGCGGTGTACGCCCCGCCGGCGTACGACGCGTTGTCGTACCGGAAGACGCGCTTGAGACCAAGCTTCTGCAGCTCCTCGATGAAGTCGGTGAGGCTCTGAAAGGTGATGCGGATCACGGGGTTCATGCGGAGTCCTTTCGTGGTGCTTCGTTGATCTGCGTGATTCTCTTCTCGCTCCTGAGTTCGTTACGAGCAGGCGCCTCCGGCCTGACCTCGAGATGAGGCAGCCCACATCTCGAGGTTGGCCGGAGGTCGCCAGTGAGCCGACGAGGTGCGGCCCAGATGAGGCAGCCACCTCAGAATGAGGTGGCAGCCTCATCGGGTGAGCTTGTCCCACGGGGGCAAGCTCAAGCACCGTCGATTCCTCATCTGCGAGCGTGAGCCCGCCATAGCGACGTGACGTCGCCTGCGTGCGCACGCTGTGGGCACGCTCGAGCGAGTTCTTTACGGGGTAAAGCAGAGCCGCGACGCCCGTAGCCCATGCCCACCGCCCCTTCCTCCTCCGCGGTGAGCATGGACTACGCCGTCGTCCGTCACTTCACGGGAGCACAGCGCACTGTGCGCTGGCGCACACCCGACCGGGCTGCGACCAGTAGTTGTAGGCTTGGCACTGGCACCACGCTTTCTGCGCGGTGTTGGGCGGGTTCTCGAACCCGCTCTTGGTCAGCATGACGTTGCGGTAGTCGGAACCGCTGGGCGGGAAGACCACGCAGCTGCAACCGACCATCAGGTCAGCGGCGTTGAGGCACTGCAGGGTGATGGTGCCCGGACCAGTGCCACTGGCCGGGATGTCGACGCAGCCCCCGGTCAGCGGCGCGTGGTAGATGTCATCGCGCGAGAACCCCGGGCCAGTGAGACCGACGGGTCCTTGGGGACCCGTCGGTCCCAGCGGTCCCGTCGGTCCCTGTGATCCCTGGGCGCCGGTGACGCCGGTGGCGCCGGTGGCCCCGGCAGCGCCGGTGTCACCCTTGGGGCCTTGCACCCCCTGGGCACCCTGGGCGCCCTGGGCACCGGTGAGGCCGATGGGGCCTTGCGGTCCCTGAGCACCGGTGGCGCCCGTAGCCCCTGCGGGTCCTTGCAACCCTTGGGCGCCGGTAGCGCCGGTGGCGCCGTTGAGACCGACGGGTCCTTGGGGACCCGTCGGTCCCGTCGGTCCCGCCGGTCCTGCCGGTCCCGTCGGACCGGGGTCACCGACGCAGATGCAGTCGGTGTCGTTGCAGGTGACGACGCTGCCACCATCGCGGGTAGAGGTGCCCGCGTCGGTGTCGGGAGAGCCACCTGCGGTTTCGCCACCGCAGTTGGCGAAGAGGATGACCATGAGCAGCAGGACGTAGTTGTTGCGCATGTACGATTCTCCTTTCAACCAGTGCAGGTGAGACCGTGGCATGACGCCACGGTGGTCGGCGGGGAGACGTTCTTGGTGGGGATGGGCTCAGCCGCGCAGAACACGGCGGCCACGACCAGCACCCACAGCAGCATCAGGTAGGAGAGGCGCATCACTGCCCGTCCGGGTGCAGTAGCGTGTCGATGGCTCTCATCAACACCAATCCATCTGGCGCTGACCAACCGTGGTGCCGAGGAAACTCCATGATGTTGTAGTATTTGGCCCGAATGCCGCCACCATCATTGGCCTCAGACCAGTGGTCCAGTTTGATGGTAGCGGTGTAACCGGACGCGTTACGCACCGTCAACTGCGGTTCGTCACCCTGATCGGTCTTACAAACGAAGTCGAGCCGCGTTGCCACCTTCTCCAGCGTGACCCCACACGCCTCGAGAATGTTGCAGAGATGAACGACGCGCAGTTGGGGAAACATAACGGCGAGCGCCGCCAACATGTTGCTGAGTGCTGCGTCCATAGACCACTCCTTTCCGGTGGCGCGGGTTGGGAGAGAGGGCCGCGTCACACTTCCTGATACCGGAAAGGAGGAGCTAGTTGCGGTCGCGCTGGCGGGGGCTGCCCAGCGGCTGCATGACCTGCCGCAGGTACGGCAACTCGATCTCGTCGAGGGCGTGGGCGAAGATGCCGGTCACCACTTCACGGGGGATGTGATCGCTCTGGGCGATGCCCAGCGCCAGGTTGATCAACGCCTTGGCCACGAGGTAGCCCATCCAGTGGCTGCGCTTTACCCCGGCGCGCCGCAGCCGATTCGTGACGCCATCGGCCAGGAGCGCCAGTAAGGCGTTGCCGCCGCTATTGACGATTTCAGCTTCGAGTCCGCTGGGCGCCACCAGCTGCGCTGGAGCATCCGGCGCCGGGAGATGCCAGCACAGCGACAGCGCTTCGAGCTTCTCCGCCAGGCCGGCAAAGTCGTAGGAGGTCTTCACCTTTGCGGTACCCCGCCCAGAAACTGGCTGCTTCACGGCGCTGCGCGAGGCCGGGCGTTTCTTGGAAGTCACAGCCGACTTGCCAGCCGAGCCACTTCTCCGGGAGGCACGCCGGACAGCTGTACGCGAGACCTTCGATCGTGTCTTCATTGTGGAGTAGGTTCCGATCGTCGTAAGGGGGATAGTATACTGCACGGGCGGTGCCATCCATCAGGAAGACGCGCAGGCAGTTATGGCAGCGATTGAAGAGCAACCCGTCGCCGAGACAGAGCAGCGACCAGGGACAGGTGCCGCAGTCGTTCTTCGGCTCAGGTGCGGGCATCGATGACCTTCCAGCGCTGCCACGCGGGATTCGTGCTGCAGCAAGGACCCCAGACCCAGCGTCCTATCAGCGTTTGGCAGCACGCTTCTCGCACAAGCAGTACCGTGTCGCAGTAGGGGTCAATATGCACCCCGCAACCACACTGTTGACAGCTGGTGTGGATGTAGTCGCTTGCCAGGCACAACAACGCCGCCGGACAGGTGCCACAGTCGTTCATGGCGCCTCTACCGGCCGGGGCAGGTAGAAGCCCAGCGACGCTTCATCGCTGTCACGGTACAACCACCAGCGCTCGCGCTTGCACCACTTGGCGTGCGAGAAGCCCAAGACGCTGCCGTCACGCCCGTGGTGGTAGTGATCGACGCTGCGTGAGAATTCCGCGGTGTTTGCGTGACCAATGGGATCGCAGCGGATACAGCCGTCGAAGTTGGTCATCGCTGGCGCCGTCCGGCGAACTTTGTCGGGGTGTACGAGATGGTACTGCGTGCAGCGCACCGTCACGATGATGCGCAAGTATAGATTGACGCCACGTTCATCGTCGCTGGGGACGCCGCAGACCAGGCCTTTGCAGCGGGTGCAGTAGCGCACGTCGAGCGTGTCGGCGAAGCACAGCAGGGCGACTGGGCACTTCTCGCAGATCATGGTCCGCCGCAGCGAATGCCGCCGACGCCGGGCTCCGGCCGGCGGCCCCGGAAGCTGCCGGCGCGCACCGTGACTTCACGCTGGCAGGTGGGGCACTGGTAGACGTACACGGTGTACCAAGGCGGCTGGAAGCCCCGCCGCTTCTCGGAGCGGACGGGTCGTCGCAGGTCGATGACCGCTTCGCAGGGCATCAGCGGTCCTCTTCGTCGGGCTCGCGATCGAAGAACGTGCCGTCGTTGCCGATCTTGATGAGTGCCCGCCGCACGCAGCGCGGGTCGATGGTCTTCGACTCGATCAGCTCCTCCTCACCGATGAGGTCGCCACTCTGTGTCTCTTCGATGACACGGCTGAGGTTGGCTTGTCCCGAGATCTGCACGTTGCTGTAGACGGTGAACTTGTAGACCGTCTTCCAGACCGGTAGCTGCAGCGTGTCTTGGGCGCGTGGTCGACGTTTCTTCTTGGGCTTCGTCACGCTAGGGGTCTTCTTTGGCGTCGTCTTCGGCTTCTTCGGCATCGATCAGCTCCGCTTTCACGAGGCGCTGGCGCGCCTCACTGGCGTCGTCATGGCAGTACGGCTTGACACTCTCGACGAGGTCCCGCACACACGGGCCTTCCGGGTCGAAGAGGATGTCGTCGAACATGAGCTCGTACTCGCCGCTGGGCAATTTCACGGTCACGTAGAGGAACACCTGCTCGAAGACATCGTGGACGCCCAGCCCCACCGAAACGAAGGGACCGCCATCGGCGACCGGGACGTCGTAGAACTTGACGACGTCATCGTTGAACTCCTTGATGAACCGCTCGCAGCGGTTGCCACGGCTGATGCTACCCACGCTTCACCTTCGCCTTCTTCTTCCAGGGTTTGGGCTTGGGCACGATGATCTTGACGGGCTTGGTCAGGAACCCCGCGGCCTCGGCCAACCCGCTCTCGGCGAAGAGATTGAGGTCGTCGCACTCCTCGACAGAATCGCCCCAGCTGCCGTCAGCAGCGATGAGCAATGTCGTGGCGAGGCCGCGGCACTTGACCATCATGCGCAAGTTGTCGTTCCAACCCGCCACGGTGTTTTCGAGCGCTTTCTCGATGCGGTTGCGCGCATCTTGGGCTTCACAGTGTTCGTTGCCCGTAGCTATCTCGATGGCGTGTTGCAACGTTTCAGCGTCGAGCTTCTTCAGGACCGCGGCGGCCTTCTTGAAGTTCGGCTTCTTGTCGTGTTCGATCTCGACGAACGAGATCAGCATATCGCGTCCCATTACGTACGCTCCCTTCGCAGTTGGCGGCAATAGTGGTTGCCAGGCTTGAAGACGCGGCAGGCCCGCGGCCGCGCCGCGTAGACGCGGCAACGCCCTGTTGGCAGCAAGAACGGACACGCGATGCGGCTGATCTGGATGAACGTGCGCGGTCCATCTTGTCCCCAACCATCGATGATTCGGGTGAGCAAACTGAACGGGGTTTCATGCTCGAGGTAGCGGTGGTCGAAGACCCGCATCGACAACTTCAGGAACTTGGCCAGGCGCGACGCATCTCCAGGTGCGAGCACGATGGCGTCGAAAGCCTTGCAGCACAGCCCCGGGCAGCCCTGGCAGCGCACTACCCGCGCCATGTCAGTGGTCCTCGCGCGGATGGATGCCCCGCTTGATCAGCGCTTGGCCGATTTCGTCGACGGTGTCAGGGTTCCAGTCGTTGGCGGGAGGAATCCACAGCAGGTCGTAGATCTCACGCACGAGATCGTGCAGCTGGGGCCGCGACAGCTCAGCCATGACCTCGTACGGGTCGCGCCGGGTCGGGCTTCTGCGCAGGGTTGGTATGGAGCTCCCGCCGGAGGTCTTTGAAGATCTTCTCGAACTGCGGCCCGTTGTACCCTTTGAGGAGGTACTCGAGCTGCGCTTCGGGACCCGCGATGTTGACATTCTCGATCTCCACTTCGGCTCGTTCCTGCACCAGGGGCTCGAGGTACTCCGTCAGCCACTCCTCAGCGTCGTCGGGATCGAGCGCCGCGTGCACGCACTTGAGGATGTCGTGACGCAGATCGTCGATTTGAAGAAACGTCAGTGGCTTGCGTCGTTTGCGCCGCTTGGTCTTCATCGTGGCACCAGTTGAACGCTGAACTTCTCGCTCAATCCGTCGGCATGGTTGAAGGCACAGTAGCCCTTCTCGTCGAGGAAGAGCCGGTGTTCGATGTCGCCGTGGTGTTGCAGCGTGTAAGCGATGTCGTCCTTGCCGTACTGCTCTTCGAGCTCGCAGCGGGCGTAGGCAATCGCTTGGTCAGAGGTCCAAGCGTCAGGTACCGGGTGCACTAGCACGTCGGTTCCGGCGCTGTGGTTGAAGAGTAGGACGGCGAGCTTCATCTTCATCGCGACACCTTGGCTCTGGGATCGAAACGATGGGAGGCGCGTGAACCGCGCCTCCTTACGAGATTCACCAGCTGGCGAACTCGTTCTCTACCTATGTGTGCGACTGCGGCAATCTCCGCCAGCGTCGCTCCGTCCCGGCGCATCTGCGCCATCACGGTGGGAGGGAGGGTGCGCCTGAGCTTCATGAGACCTCCTCAGTCGTCGTAGACGTACGTGGCTGCGTGCGCTATCTCACCGCGCGAGGTGTAGCGGTACTTCCGGCGACACGCGCTACAGATGGTACCCATCTTATAGAACCTCGACGGGTCACCTTCTACTAGACTACGTGAAGCACCGACCGCGTCAGGGCAAGCGCGGACGTGGATGTGCCGGTGAGCTGCGATTACGCTCGCCGTGGTGCTACTGAGTCGGTCGGCGATCTTAGCCCACGGCTGATCGTAGGACGCCACTTCCCAGCGCTTGCAGTACCAGCACTGCCGTCGACGAAGTTGATTCTGCCAGCACAGAATGGTGTCGGGGCAGGTCTCGCAGGTCATGGCGGAGTGGCGGGCTCAGCTTCTCCTTCGAAGTCCGTGAGGTAGTGCAGCTTCACCGGGCGCTTACCGTCGAGGATGCGCTCGACGACGATCTTCAGCTCTGGGGCGAACTCGACGGTGTCCTGGTTGGTGTCGTTGTAGGCGTCGATGAAGTAGTGGATGCGCTCGAGCTTCTTCTCAGCGGTGCTCAGCGTCTCATCTTCGACGAAGAACATCTTGGTCTGCATGAGCTCGATGAGTTCGTAGTCGCTACGGAGTCTCGCCATGGTAGCTCCGATCGAGCTTGGGTCTGCGTTTCAGCATGGTGCAAGCCTTGAGGTACGCGGTGCCCAAATCACACCACTCTTCGTCGCCACGGGGACAGGTCAGTCCCTTACGGTCAATGAAGACACCGCCCGTGGCGTTGACAGTGTCGACGAATTCTTCGAGAGCTTCGAGTGCCCGTGCGTACTCCAGCAATGGCGCCAACTCGTGGGGCGGATCAGCAACGACTGCGGTGGTCCAGCGCGTGACCTCCGCCGGTGTTTCGTTGGTGATGAGGCCTTCGTCGAAGAGGTGTTTCGCGGCCGCTTCCAGTTCGGCGAGCATGTCGGCCGGCTTCAGGCCATTCAGTTCCACGTCGACATCGAGGGTGAGACGAAACGGCGTCGCTTTCTTCGGCTTCGGCATGTCACTCCTCCGGCGTCATGTCGTCAGCAGCATCACTAGGAGAATACTGGCTACTCCAGTAGTCCCACAGAGGTTGACGAGCAAGGAGCTTCGTCACGTCTGCTTCAGTAAGCTTTTCACTGAGATGACGGTGAACTTCTTCGAGCCATGTTTCGAAGGTTCGGCCGGCACGAATCCCAACGTAGCTCACAGGCATCGGGTCTTGCCCTTTCCACCGGTGCCGTTGCTGGGGTGCGCCCACTTCGGCATCGGGCGCCGCTTCTCCAGGACCGCGACACCCAGTCGGCGGCCGCGGAGGTACTCCTTGGCCAAGATCTGTCCTTGGCTGTCGAGCGTTACCGGGGGTTCGTCCTTGTCGAGGGTCTGATCGACCGTGTTGCCCGGCTTCTCCGTGCCTTCTCGGTAGCCGTGCACGAAGCCCGTCATGAAGGCCAACGGGTCGTGCGAGAAGCCACGCAGTTTGCCGAGGTCAATGTTGAATGCGATCATCGGGGGTTTCCTTCTCTAGGAGTGGGGTTTCTCTAGGTGGTTCTGATAGAGCTCGAAGCAGTTCTCGGCGTATATCCGACCGTCACTACGACGACCATGACACCGCTGCGTAGTGATGTACACGTGCTGCACCTCAGTGTTGCGCTGCCGAAAAACTCCGCAGATGTACGTCCGGTGGCCGACGTTGAAGAACATGGCGTGGCAGCTCATGCACTGGCGCAGTCGCGCTTCACGGCGCATCGATGGCGTCCACGCTTCACCGAGGCAGATCAGCGAGTAGGGGCAGTACTGGCAGTCAGCCGCGGTGCGGAGCGCGATCATCAGAACGTCGTCGGCATCGCCGGCGGCGAGGACGCCGGTGCCTTCTTCGATACCTTCGGGGCCGCGCCGCCGTGGAAGAAGCGATGCACGATGTCCGCCACGAGCGCGGTGACGCTGACCCCCCGCTGCTTGGCTTCACGTTGCAGGCGTTGGTATGTCTCACCTTTCACCGAGATGTCCTTCTTCATGCGTCCTCCAAGGCCGCCTGGGCGACTTCGTCGAGGTCGATATACTTGCCGTTCCAGCGCGCCACCCAGCCGCTGCAGATGACGCATTCACCGAGGACCAAGCCCATGGGCAACCGGTTGACGGGGTCCTCCGTCGTTCGAGGAATTATGTGCGCTTGTTGACGGGTTCGTGCCATCTCTTCGCGTTGCTTCTTCATCAGCTGCTGCCAGCGCCGATTCATAGCCCGGTCGAACGGACGCTGTTCGCACTTCAGGGCGTACCACAACCCACCAACGCCTTCATCAATCTCTCCGGCATCGGGGACTACTGCTACGACGAAGCGTTTACAACGCGGACACAGTTCTGGGCGGGCTCGAGTGACGCCGAGGTGGCCACTCCAGCACGCCAGGCTCAGCGGACACTCGGCGCAGCGCATGTCACGTGATCAGCTGGCACAGCGCTCCGCATGCGGGGCATTGTCCAGCGGGCATCGGTTCACCGGGGTGGACGCGCGTGTCGAGGTGCCGGATTTCTTCCAGGTTCTCCTCGGCGAAGACCCGCGTGCAGTCCTGGCAGCGTGCCAACGAGATGGTCTTGGTTTCACCCGCAATGACCCCGAGCCCATCGACATCAGCAGCGCCGAACTCCAACGTGCTGACTAGCCGATTGAGTGCGGCACCAATCTTCGCTAGGTTGATCCGCTTCGAGTCGTAGTGAACGTCGAGCATGAACGTCGTGGTGCACAGCTTGCTGCGCTTCTTCCGCATTGTACCTCTCTCCTCGATGGCGTGTTCGATGAACACGCAACTCTGCACTGTGATCCAGAGACGTCCGGGCGGCCCAGCGGCGCTTGTGCCGAGCTGGGTGGCCCGGAGCGTCTCGAGATCCCGGTGCCCGCAAGGTCGTCCTGCTGTGCTGGTGTGGCACCAGCGTGCGCGCGTAGCGGCACTCGAGAGAGGTGGCAGTCAGCGATCTACCCCTGACCACCGCCTATTCACTTAGACTTCGACGGATCTGGGATCAACGGTCCTTCGGGTTTACGCACCGCGGGAACGTACGGCAGGTCTGTCCGTCCGTGCGGGATCTGCAGCTGAGCATCGACGTGCGTCTTCTTGGTGGCCAACCACTCGCCGGCCTTCATCTGCGGAACGCCCCGGCGCATAAGGATGGCCATGGCCTCACCGGTGACCTCAGCTGGATCGGTGAAGATCGCGAAGCCGACCTGCTGTAACGCCTGGCGTTTGCGGTCTCCTAGAGGTAGGGGGCCACGTCGTACAAAGTGGCGGTAGTGAGCGTCACGATCGAAGCGATGCGACCACTCGCGCGGAATGACCAGACGAGGCAGCTTCCGGGCGTGGTCTTGTACCACCTGCTCCTGGATGGTCACCGTGTAGTACGGCCGGGGCAGGAACCGCTGGCGCGCCTTTTTCGAGGCCTTCTCGAACTGCAGCCGCTCGCGCAGCGGCGTCTTCTCCTGGCGCAGGACGATGGTTTGCTTGTCGTTGAGCGCAGCGACGAGCAAGGTAGCGATCCAGGGAATGTCGCAGTAATCGTACTCCGGTACCGCTGGGTTATCCTCGGGGCGAACGTTCCAGCCAGCGGGGCGCCGGAATGGAAGTGCAGCTACTTCGTAGTGCCGTGCATCTCCGACGAGGCGCCAACTGAATGCGATGAGGTCACCAGTTTCGGTCAGCAACCAACCGATGACGCGTTCGGTGGGATTCGTCTCGTCGACATAGCTGTAGCCCTGTCCCCAACCGACGTAGATAGACGGAAAGGGTAGAGGACTAGGCATCGGCATCTGCGGAATCAACAAGGCTGCTGCTCGCCGAATTTCGTTTATATGTTCCGCAGGTGGTCCGTCGATACCGGCTATTTGCGCCAAGTACTGCCAAGCCGGCTGCATGAGGCCCGGTGAAAGATCGGTCGACGTGAGCTCGTAGATGCGTGCCTCTTTCAAAGCGGCATAGATGTGGCGGTAGTCCTGCTGCGACACGAGACGATCCGGTGCCGCCGGCAGCGTGGTCGCGTAGTACATCGCATTCAACGTATCGAGATAACCCTCGACGACTGCGTCGTGATCGCTCTTCTTCGGCGCCGCGGGCTTCTCCTTGAACACCTCCGATGCTCCAAGCTCATCGGCGCAGTCCATGCACACGTTGCGCGTGTTACCACCGATCTTCACCGAGTAGTGGTAGCGCGGCCCATCTTTGCCACAGCGCTCGCAGGGCTGTTTGTCGCGCTTTTCCTTGATGACCTTGTCGGGCTTGGCAATGACCCGGTCGAACCGCGGCTTGCCCTGCGTAGCCCACATCGCGTCAGTGATGTCGGCTTGACGCAGCTCACCATCGAGAAACTTCCGGCGATCGACTACTACCTGCGTACCTGGTGGCGCTGACAACGTTGAGAGATGCGCCGGAAGCGGTCCGACGAGAGCTTCGTACTTCTCGATCTGTTCCGTCGCAACTTCGTCGCGCGCCTCGTCAGGTGGATACTGCAACGCCGCTGTCAGGTGCTGGTGCAACGCTTGCCGCGACAGGTTCAGGTCGTTGAGCGCAGTTTCGATGGATGATTGGAGCGGAAACACCTTGCCGCCGACCTGCATGATCTGGAAGTCCGAGAAGAACATCTGCTTCTGGCGATCGGACCAGACCAGCCGCATGAACCACCAGCCCCAGTGGTGAGTCAGGCGCCGAAAGGTCTCATGCGACGCCGGGTCGACCGGAGAGTCGCGCACGAAGACCTGCTGCTGCGTATGCGCATCGAGTACCTGATAGACCCCGCCCGGCCAGATGAGGCGCAGGTAGCGCGGCAGATACGCGATTGCCTCGGCCAGGGTGGGCTCCTTATGCTCGAGGCCGACGTAGAGCAGCGGTTCAAGTGGGATGTCACCACGATCTTTGGTCGTAGCTGTGAGCCAAGTGACGCCCATCACGTTCGGCGTGATTCGGTTCATGACCCGTTCTTCCGTACCTGTTCTTCGAGCTCTTCGATGGTGGACTTGGCGCCGGCGATGTAGCCCGCAGTGTAGGCGGCCTCCAAGCACTGGCGGGTGCGCTCGGACGTGGTCAAGCGCAGCACGGGCGTGAGGTCCCCGTGCTTGATCTTGTCGAGGTCCAGCACGTTGACGCCCCGCTCGCGGTAACGACTGCGGATGATCGCGATGACGTTCTCGCGCGCCTTGGCGGCAAGCTGGAGGAACTTCGCAATCAGTCCGAAGTCGCTCGGCGGGGCGGAGCGACGCGCCTGCGCGTCCATGTAACCCGCCGGCGGATCCATGAACTTCGATGCAGTTGGCGGCGGCACTGGCGCAGCAGTGGTATGTCGCTGCACTCCTGCGCGCATGGCCGCCAGGCGCTGTTTGTCAGCCTCGCTCAGCTCACCGAGCATCTCTCGTGCTGTCGCTTCGAAGTCCGCCGTGGACTCGGGGTTCGCCTCGGCGGCCATGCCGGCCGCCTCTTCGTCGGGTTCCGCAGTCGGAGCCGGGTGCGACAGTTCACCGATGACATCCGCCAGTCCGTAGAAGAGATCCGCGTTGGCCTGCCCCTTGCGGTTCCACTTCTGCAGCCCCGTCCAGATATTGCGGATGGCGGTGTCCATCTTCTCGGTGACGGTGGGGTACTGCGGCGTCTTCATGATGTACTCGAGGGTCGACTTGGTGCGGTCGTGCACCGAAGTGCCGTATTCCGCGGGCAGAATCTCGTCGAGCGCCTCGATGACCTCGATGGTGTTGCGGCAGGCACAGATGGCCTCGGCGCGGCTCATCGGCATCGTCGTCTTCCTTTCTTTACGCGGTAAAGCCTAGCCGGACTTGCGCCGTTTCTCCTTCACCTCCCGCTTGGTGATGCGGTCTTCGGTGAGGAGGTGTTCGTAGTACTCCTCGAAGTGCTTGAGACCGACGAGGTGGATGCCGGCGCGCTTGGCGATGTTGGCCAGCATGAGCGGGTTCCAGCGGCCGCTCAGGCGGATCTGCAGCCAGAAGTAGCTGGTGTGGACGTGATCCGGCATCCAGCACTCGGCTGAGCCGAGCAGCTCGCCGCGCTCGGCCTCGATGGGCTTGTAGCAGAAGCGCAGCTGGTTCTCGCCGAGCGAGAGGAACATGACAGCTTCGCCTTGCTTGAAGCCATCGACGAGATCGTTGTTGCCCTTGTTGGCGCGACGGAACTCTTCGAGCTGCGTGTGACAGCTCTTGTTGAACGACGCGGAGACGACTTGCTTCAGCCGAACGTCGATCATGGTGCCCTCCTAGGGCCACTTCTGGCGATGCCGCTCCACCAGGTCGTAGGTCAGCTCGACCTGGCCCGCCGCATCTTTGGTGATGGTGACGCGTACGAGCTCGTTGTGCAGAAGCCCCTGCATCTGCCCGAGGTACTCGGCGGTGAGCCGCTGGATGGAGGTGTAGGGGTGCAGCATCGGTGGCGCGGCGGCCGTCGCTTGCAGCGCGGCGTTGGCCCGTGCCGCGGTAGCCTTGGCATTCGGCGGCTGGGCACAGTCGTTTTTGCGGCGCCGCTTGCCCATCTTGCCCGGGTTACGCGGGGGCAGCTTGTAGAGCTGCGCGACTTCAGCGATGCGCGCCACGTTGCAGCCCAGCTCCTTCTTGATGGTCATGTAGGTATCGTTGAGCTGGTAGCGATTGGCGATGATCGCCTGGTCCTCCTCCGTCAACTTCCGGCCCTTCATCGGGAGCTGGACAGTCTTCGGGATCGCCAGGCGAAGGACTTCCTTCGACTTGGGCATGGGACTCCTCGTGCAACGGGGAATCAGTGCGTATTGCGGTAGGCACGTACGAAGCAGGAGAACGCCTGCAGCCAGATCACTACCGTAGCCACGACGCCCAGCACGTGCTGCCGAGCGGTGCACAGCGTTGAGAGAACGCTGCCGCCGAGTAGCAGCACAGCGACGCCGATGAGAATCCACAAGACGCAGCGAACCCGCCGCGGCTCCGGTGGTGAGAGCGTTTCAGAGGCTTCCAGCAGTGACGACTCTTCCCGGATGAGGTGTAACCTCACGTGAGATTCGCTTCCGTCGTGCAGGCAACCCATGGGCTTATCATAAGCTCTTCTCTGGTTCCGTCAGCGTCTCTTCGAGTGTCTTGACGACATCGACGCCATGGACGATGAGCGAGAAGTCCGCGCCGGCGATCTTGCGCAGCTGTGCCGCGATGCGCTGTAGGCGCTTGTCACTGAGGACTTTCCACCGACGTTCACGTGCTTCAGCTTCAGCGTCGGCCTTTTCTTGCTGCCGGAAGGCGCGCTCATCTTTGAGGTACAGCTTGAGTCCGTCGTCCATCATCTCTTTGATGTACGTGTCGAGCTTCTCAAGCTCTTCATCGGTGAGGTCTTCGTCGACGACGAACCAACCTCCGGACCGACCGGAGAAGCCGGAGTCGATCAGCGCACCGCCTTCGTCGAAGGGCTTGCGACCGATGATGGCGGGCAGCGCCTCGTAGCCGCCCTTGCGGCCATGCTTGTCGCGGATGTACTCCCCGAAGAAGAACCGGCGGGCGCCTTCGACCTCATCCTCGAAGCTGCCCTCTTCGCCCGCGAAACCCCAATCGTGGTACTTGCAGTTCCACTGGTAGCGACCATAGGACCGATAGCCGCCCTGGAAGTACGACGAGTGACCGGGGTCGCCCCGGATCTGCGACTCACCGTCGTTGCTGGTCATGACCTGGGTCACGGTGTCCTCGTTGCAGCCAGGCGTTCCTCGAGTCGCTTCTCGACGTACGTGACCAGCTTCTCGAGATACAGCGCGTAGGGCCGCAGCATCGGGTTGCGATGGATAGCTTCGCGGATGAGCTCGTGGAGTGCCAACAGCACCGCGACGCTCTCGAGCGTAGCGATGTGCAGCAGGGCACCCGAGAGCTGTTCGAAGATGGCGCGGGCACGCAGCTTGGCATCGTACTCACCGAAGCGCAGCTGCAGTACGCGCAGCACGTCCCGGGCAGACATGCTCATCGTGCCGTGCGACGTTCGTCGCTGCGGCAAGGGGTGCACCACGGCTGCAGGCGCACGACCGGAGCATTGCCCGGCCGGGCAGTCATGCTGCGCAGACCGAACTCTGAGATGGCCTTCTTGGCGCCGCAATGCGGACAGAGCCGCTTCAACTCCTGACCCTTGTCGTCCAGCAGCAGCAACTGAACCCCGTTGATGGACATGCCTCTGATGATGATCCTGGTCTTCACCGGGAACCCCCCTCTTTGCGGGTGCGCATGAACAGTACGGTGCCGACGAGCATGTCGCCTTCGAAGAGGCTGGTCTTTGCCAGCCGTGTGGCCTTGGCGTTGATGGGCTTGGCCTTCAGCTTGCCCTCTTCGTCGCACCAGACCTCGTTGTAGTTGACGCCGTTGTGCGTGACCTTCACGGGCACCATCTGCACCATGTCGGTTTCGATGAGCTGGTAGAGCTGAGGCAGCTCGAACTTGCCACCTTTGCTGGAGCCTTTCACTTCGCGTTCTTCGCCAGTGCTGGTGATGAGCAGAGCCATCACGCGCCTCCTTCGGTGAGGTGCTTCTCCAACCACAGCCCGAACCAGCGCAACTGCTTCACGCGGCTGTAGGTCATGTCGTCGTAGTCGTCGCCCCAGGTGCAGTCGCACCGATCAGGGATGAACTCGCGGAGACGTGCGTAGCACTCTTCTGCTTCGAGAGCGCTGTCGAGGATGTCGTACATCGTACTGAGACCTTCGGCGCAGTTCCGAATGGCAGAACCGACTTCGTCACCGAGGGCGCGCCAGGATTCAACATCCTGCTCGAGGGGCTTCAGTTCATCGGCGAGCTCAGCGGCACGATCCTCGCCCTCATGAGCTGCGTGGTCCTGCTTGAGTTGAGCGACGGACTTCTCGAGATCGCACGCGTTGGACTCGCAGAAAGCCGTGAAGTCGTCAGACGCACGCGCTGCCGTGAAGACCTGCTTCACACTGCCCTTCGACAGCAGGTAGTTGGTATCGCTGTGACCGAGCAGGTGAGCCATCGCCAGGCGTGAATTCTTGCCCCCGAAGTAGTAGGTGTCGTTGTCGCAATCACCGACGATGGTGACGGAACGGAGGGCCTCCGGACTCTCACCCAGGAGGATGGCCTCGAAGCGATAGAACCCATCGTCGGCCCGGCGGAACGCATAGGCTTCGATGTAGGGGCGGTAGACCCGAGGGAACCACCAGGTGGGCTTCTCGCCCTCTTGTACCAGGGGCTCGCCTTCCTTCTGCAGGAGCGCCGCATGCTGCTTGGCGACGTCATCGAGGTAGGACGGCAACTCAGGCGCCACGGGCGCAGTGGTTGCTTGCTTGGCCGCCCAGGCGGCGAACTCTTCGCTGGAGACGACACGGGGTTGAGTGATGGCCCAGCGCGCCGCCGCGTCAGCAATCTTGTGGATGTCCTGCAACAGCGCTTGCCCAGCCTTGGACCCGACGAACTTGCCGAGGTGATCTTCGCTCATGGTTCGAAATCCTTCCGCTCTGCGACGGTGGTCATCCAGTCGCGCATGCGCTCCGGAATGACGCCGGCGGTGATGGCCCCGTCGAGAACCTGCACCAACGTCTTCTCGTAGAGACGCTTGGCGTGCGGGTCATCTTCGTTCATCTTGGTGATGTCGCCGCCGTGCAAGAACAGAGCGTATGCCTTGGCGCCCATGCGCTGTGCCACGACTGCCTCGAGCGCCTTGAGCCGGTTGGCGAAGTCACAATCTTCGCAACGCTCGTTGATGATGTGCAGCTGCAGGTAGTGAAGCCGCTGGCGGGCGCCGGCAGGGTTATCATCGGTCTTCTGCGCAACCGCCACGGTCTGGCGGCAATAGCCGGCGTGCCAGATGTCGTTGATCTTCTCTTTGGTGAGGGGCACAGCAACTCCTTCAGGAGGTGGGGTACCACGGCGCGTCGTCGAAGTAGCTGCCGCGGCCGTGCTTACGGAAGAGCTTGATGAGCTCGTAGACGCGATCGCGCGAACCGATGTAGTTCTCGTCGTCGAGAGCTTCGAGGTACCACCGGATAGCGCGGCCTGTCGACACGGACCAGCCGTAGGTCGAGTGGTCGGTCACTAGCTGCGCCTTGATGTCCAGCTCGACACAACAGGTGCCGTGAAAATAGAAACGGATGCGCTTGGTCTCGCGCAAGCAGCGGTAGTACTCGAGTGGCTGGTTGTCGGGTGCTTCACGATCACGGCTCGATTGCCAGGGGGGTCCCGCCACGCCGCTGGAGTTGCACTTCAACAGCAGCTCACAGCCCTCGCACTTCTGCAGGTCGGGATAGCCCGGCACGGGTACGATGGGATCGTCGATTTCCGTACGGTGGTTGCCGTTCTTGCATTCGCCCTTGCGACTACGCAGGGCTTGGCGCAGGTCACGGGTACGTGGCGCGTCACGACGTACCCGGTACCCCGCTGCCGGCACGTAGCCGTAGCTGGTGACCATGGTGACTCCTGTTGTAGGGGAGGTGAACTAGGCTTCGAGAGCGCGGACGACGTGCAGTGCCATGTAGGCGTCGGCGAGGGCCGTGTGCGCCGCACCGAACTTCAGGTGCAGCTCATCGCGGGTAGCCGACGTCAAGACTTCGTCGGCGATGGCGCTGAGCTTGTAGCCTTTGCGGCTGCGCCCGGCGCGAACGTCGAGGTAGCGGCACACGCCGATGAGATCGATGATGTGGTAGTGCATGGGCCAGCCGTGGCCCTTCAGCGGATGGTCGCGCAACTGCGTCCATTTCTGGACGTTGAGCTTCAGCGACAACGTCATCAGATACTCGCACCACAGCCGTCGAAGAAAGCCTACGTCGAAGCCGACGTTCCAGCCCACCGGGATGATCTGCTTCGGAATCCCGTCTTCAGCGAAGTGCTGGGCGAGCCAGTCGAAGAAGTGCTTCCAGGCTTCATGGGGTTGCGGCGCGGCCAGGTAGGTCGCCGAAGTTGCGTCCACGGCCCAGCCGTGACCGTTGATCTGGATGGCGGTGCCGTCGATGATGGCGCTCGGCCCGGGGCGGATGTAGCTGTGAAAGACGGCCTCGGGCACCAGCTCGAACTTGTCGTCGAGGACTGCGGCTCCGATTTCGAGACAGGCGTGCCGGTTGGGGTCAAGCCCGGTGGTCTCCGTGTCGACGAGCAAGTAGCGCTGGGTCATGAAGGAGTCCTTTCTGTGTCAGTGCTCGAGGCCATCCAGCAGGTCGTGAATGACACCGCGCAAGTCTTCGAGGGTGCCGTTGTTGTCGATGATGCCGTCGACGGCGTCATCCGGGACGGTGCGCTGCTCCAGCTCGGACTGGTGATTGGGGATGCCGGGGGCCAGCACGGCCATGGCGTGCTTTCGCTTCACGCGGTAGACGCGCCCACCCGCGTCGTGGATACCGGCGATCTCGTTCTTCATGCGCACGTCGTTGATGACGACGTGGAGGGGCGCGTTGTCAAGTGATCGCCGTCGCCAGCGTTGATCCATGATCACCGGCGGCAACACGACTGCCAGCGGGTCGGCCAGTGTGGTGCGGTACTCCTGCACAGCTGCGGCGCGCTGCAGCGCAAACGCCACGTAGGCGTCGGCGCGGAAGCGGCGCGCCCAGTCGCCCAGGTGTTGCAGCACGTAGCGCGGCGAGACTGGAACCATGACCTGCTCGAATGGCGTCGCGGTCTTGCAGAAAGCGCAGACTCGCCAAGTCGCGGCACCGACGTCGACGCCATCTGGATCACGAATGCCTTCAGTACGACCACACGTAGGGCACTTCGGGAACTTGAAGCGCTCGTCGAGCTCGGCGCGCCGGGCACTGGCGCCCCACAGGACTTCAGGATCCCAGCCGAACATCCAGCGAGCGTAGATCTTCATCGGGTCGGCGAAGGCGACGATGTAGCTACGCCCCTCTTGTACCAGAATCCGGGCGACCTCATCCTTACCGGTACCCGCTTCGCCGAGGATGCCGAGCAGCACGGCTACTTCTTCCCCGTCTTCGTCTTCGTCGAGAGGTTCTCGGCGACGGGCTGACCGTCCTTGTCGTAGAGCTGGCCTTCGACGTCGAAGTTGACGATCACCTCCTCATCCTTGGTGAGCCCGAGGGGCATACCGGCCTTCATGCGCGCCTGGACGATGGCCAGTGCGCCAGCGTTCGAGAAGTCGTCGTTGTTGCTCTCGACTTCGTAGATCTCGATGCGATGCTTCACGACCTTCACGACCTTCACGATCTTCGTCATACGCGCCTCCCGCGTTCGGTGATTCGCCATTGATGACCGTCGTCGCTCCAGACCCGGTGCTGGCTCTTGAGCGTCATGAGCGTGCGATGAACCTCAGCGAGTCGCTGAGTCTCTCGCTGGAACGTGGCGTAGATCGGTGGCGGAAAGACGCGAGCGTAGACCCCGGCCGTACTGGCGGAACCGCCACTCGCCAGGGCTTGTAGCACCTTCCCCGTGAGATCTTCAGCCACGGTTGAAGTACTCCCCCGCCTGCTTCGCGTACTGATCGAAGGCGGCGGGACCACCATCCTCCGGTGGGAAGCAGACCCGCAGGTTGTGGAAGGTCCGTCCCAGTGCGTAGGACGTCTGCGGATTGCTGAGCCCGAGCTGGTGCTTCTTCATGGTCACGTAGCGCACGAAGACTTCAGCGAAGGGCGCGGCGGCGCGGATACTGGCGTCGTCGAGCCGAACGGTGGCGGTAGCTGCCACCACGGGTGCCACGACCGGCACCTTCTTCTTGGTCTCGATCTGCAGGTCTTCGCCACCCAGGTCCGCCAGTTCGTCGAACTGCTCTCCGCCGTTGGGGTACTCGCTGCGCAGGTTGAGAACGCCGAGAGCGACGCCGAAGGCCCGATGCGCCAGCGGCACGTCGACGTGCGCGCCGACGTAGTTGACGAGAATGTCGCCGAACTCGCAGGCCTCGTGCGCCAGCTCTTGTTCGTAGAGCGCCTGCTGACGTTCTGGATTGGCCGTCTGGCCCGCTATGACCTTCGCTTCTGAGTTCTTGTTGACCCCCAAGAAGTTCTTGGTCAGATCGTCCATCGTGGGCAGCTTCGTGGTCATGGAGTCCTCTTTGCGGCTTCACGCCGTTTCCACGCGTCTTGTACGCTCTGTTGAGCAGTATCCCAGTTGATGCCGCGCAGGAGATTGACGATGGGTTGGCAGCGCTTCACACACCGCCGCATGTAATGGACACACACGGAAGCGTAGCGGTGATCACCACGCTTAGCGCAGCTCACGGACGTACTCAAGGCGCGCAGCAGAGCATCTTCAGCGCGTTGTCGAACTTCAACGGACACTGCGAACGGTGCGTGGTAGGCGCAGTAGAACTTCAGCAGTCCCGTTTCAACTTCATGTAGACGCTGGTCCGTCGCGGCCGCTTCGCTAGCGTCATTGAACGGACGTTGATACTCGACCATTGCCGCCGGCAACCCGCAAGTCTCACAGTGCGGACTCAGGACTTCGAGTTCGAAGTCCGTCAAGGGACGCGCGGGGAAACGTAGCCCTACCCAGGTGTAGGCAGCTTCTGCTGGGTGCGCTTCCGCGCCACCAGGTCTTCGTTGGTCGGGCGAACGAACGAGCATGCGTTCACAACCTGTCCCTTCTTGACGATGAACGGCTTCGCCAGTGCCTTCGGCGCTACGCGTTCGACTCCCAGCGGAAAGACCTGCCCCGGTCCCTCCTGGAACGGATAGACCGAGCGTTTTGCACACCAGCCCATCTCGGTGTCCTTTCCATTGGAGCCCAGCAGCGGATCGTAGAAGGTACAACGGCCACACGGCGTGTTGTTCATCGAAGACTCCTTGGTTCAGTTGCATGATGGACGGCTCAGGTCACGGAAGCAACGGTCGCAGTCCTAGTTCGGCGAGCCGGTCTTTGAAGAGGCGGTCTCGTCGACATTCCTGGAGTAGGGCTTGCACCAAGCGGCGAAAACCATCGGCTGAACTCTGCGCCGTAGCGCACCACAGGACGCGTTCCGTATCCAACAGCACGAAGCCAAGTGGCCTGGCTTCAGCCCGCGTCGCCTGGGTGAAGCCGGCTTCGCGGAGCACCTGGTCAACCGCTGGATTCTGGGCCACGCGTAGCAACACGTGCACGGCGGCTTCAGTGTCGATGGCGTCAAGCACCAACAAGGTGTAGTCCTGCCCCGGCGCGCGCAGGACAAACGGCATCGCCTGCTTCAGGTCTTGGTCGAGGGGATGATCACTGGAAGGCGTGCCGATGACGCTTTCGTCAGTATCGACGGATTCTTCCTGAACGGGACGTCGCTTCCACGGGTCCTGTTGTCCCGGCGGAATTTTCAATTTCGCTTTCCGCGCCATGCTTACCCCGGGATGATGAGCTTCGCTGCTCGGCGACCTGTGAGCTGAGGGTCTTCGCAATCGACGTGAACGAACTCCAGGTCCGTTCCCAACATGATTCCGCGTTCGGTGATGCGATGCGGATTGTGAGCGTGGGGGTCGATCAGAATGTACGCTCCCATGACCCGGTCACCGATACGGAACTTGCGGCGACAGCGGGCACAGATGTCATCCGGAACGCGCTTCTGGACTAGCTGCTCTTCGGCGGGCGTCAGTCCCATTCCCAACCTCCTCCCACCGTCTTGCGGCGACAGGACAAGATGGCGGAGACCGGCCCGTAGCTGCGCCGATGATATGGCGTCACGCCGAAGCGACGCAAGGCCGTCAGGTGCGTCTCCGTGGGGTAGCCGTGATGCTTATCGAAGCCGTAGTTGGGAAACTCTTGATGCACCTGTCGAATAGCTTCGAGCTGAGCACTCTTGGCCAACACCGACGCGGCGCTGACTTGCCAGACGGTGATGTCAGCGCGTGGGATTGCGTCATACTCGAAGCCGCACCCGCCGAACCGAACGTGGCCATCGACGATGACCCGGTAGGTGACCGTAGCGCTGTACAAGAACCGTAGGCGCTCCAGTAAACGTTTGGTCACCATCTGCAACGCCTGGAACTTCGCCTGTTCTGGTCCCTGCTCATCGATGGTCGGGGCTGCGACGCGCTGGATTTCGTAGCCGCAGCAGACACCGGCCACCACCTGTGCCATGGGCGCGAGGAGCTCGTCCGACAGCTTCTTCGAATCTTTCACGGGTATCAGGCGCCCTTTGGGCGTAGTAACCGTCGGTCGTTCCTGACCGTCGCTGAAAGCTACGGCGGCGGCGACGAGCGGGCCAGCGATGCAACCATAGCCCGCTTCGTCGACGCCGATGATGAAGCGCGGCAGATCCACTACGCGCTCTTCCCCCGCTTCTTCGACACCGGCTTCTTCAGCGGCTTCTTCGCCGCCGCCGCCGGCTTCGCGGGGATCTTGTAGCTCCGCCCACAACAGCTGCGGCGGTCACCAGGCATGCCCACGAGGCGTGCGTGGCAGGAGTTGCAGACGATGACGCGGGAACCCTTCGGACGTGGCATTGCTCTCTCCTTGGCCAGACGGACTAGCACCGGCGGGAAGCGCACAGGTGCGATAGAAAGTAGTTTAGGAAGCGTCAGCTTGAACGCCAGCGCCAACTGGTAGAGCTGAGCGTAGGTCGCCAGGCTGTGGCCATACTCGATCGCCGCGTACTGCGACCGTGAGCAGATCATCTGTACGGCCACCTGTCGTTGACTCCAGCCCCGTTGCAGGCGGAGCTTGCGCAGACCTTTCGCCCAGAGGCGATAGGCTGCCCAAGCGGCATTCCAAGCGCGCTTCTTGTAGTCCATGCGTACCTATGCCGCTGCTCGCAGCATCTTGAAGTACTCGAACACCAACTCGCGTCGCGGCGACCAGTTGGGAAAGGGCAGCGACTTCACTAGCTGATAGCCGTAGCCGCGCCACAGCTTCTTCGTGCCGATGTCCTGTGGATCGATCTCACGGTTGCCCCCGACCCAGATGCGTACGTCGAGGATGGCCACTACGCCCCGGTCATCCCGGGTACGTATCAGCCGCCCCGCGGCTTGCTGGACGTCTTGCTGCATCTGCGGGTAGCTCCACCCGGCGAACCAGCCGCTCCCCAGTCGCTCACTCTTGGCCTTGGTCAGCGGGTCATCCGGCGAGGGGAACGGCAACTTGGGGATGATGACCAGGGACAGCTTCTCGCCCTGGACATCGATGCCCTCAAAGAACGACTTCGAACCGAAGAGCACCGCACGTTCAGTGTGCATGAATTCGTCGAAGACTTCCGGGGCACGGCGCCCATCACCTTGCGCGAGCAGCGGGTACTCGAGCTCGTACTCGGTGTCGACGATGCGGCGAATCTCCCGCAGATCGTTCATGGACGAGAAGAGCACCAAGGCGTTGCCCCCCGAGGCGCGTACCAGCTGTACGACTTCGTCAGCGATGGCGTTGTGCCACTTGGGGTCATCGGGCCGAGGCAGATGCTTCGGCAGGTACACCAGCGAGCGCTGGTAGGGGAACGGTGACGGTACGCTCAGCACGTGCCGGGGTTGCAGTCCCAGCTCCGCCGCTAGAGTCTCGGCACTGAGCGTGGCACTGGTGAACAGGACCTTGTTGATGCCGGCGAACTTGGGACCCGTGATCGGTGCCAGGTTCACCGGTTGCCGCAGGACGCGCTTGCGCCCGGTGTTCGTGTCTTCTTGCGAGAGGATGTAGTTGTCGTCAGTTTCGTAGGTATCGAGGATGGTCTGCCGCTTCTCGAGCAGCTTGTCGAGCTGCTTGGTAACGGCGTAGAAGTCCCGCAGCGGCGCTGCATTGCCCCGGTCACGCTCGTTGAGCAGTTCGAGTTGGATGGTTTCGAGGTCGACTTCACCATCCTCGGTTTCGTGACCCCAGCGCGAAGCTAGGTAGTCATGAACCTTGGCCTTCACCGTCTCCAGGTCGGTCACGGCGGCGTGTCCAGCCGCGCCCAGGACTCCGACCGGCAGCATCTTCGTCGTCGGTAGCTGGGCGAACAGCGCAGCCCAGCGGTCTTCGATGGCGTCACGGGCTGCATCGGTGAAGTGCAGGATGGCGTCGCGCTGCAGCCGGTTGATGTAGTGGCGCAGCCAGGTCTCGCTGAGATCCTGCGAGAAGGCGTTGCGGATGAAGCCGGGCGCGACGTGCGCTTCATCGACAATGAGGATGGTGAACGGACCGATGACGGTGGCGCCGTAGCGCAGCACGTAGCCGAGCAGGGCGTGGTTGATGATGACCACGTCGGCACCCGGCAGTTCAGCGCGCCGGCGCCGATAGCCGCATAGCCCCTTGTCCCCGTAGCTGCACTTCACGCACTCGTCTGCGGTGCAGGTCGACGCGGGGAACTCCAGCTGGCCTGGAAAGGTGTCCAGGTCACCGGCGTGTGTCGTATCCGCGGCCCACGTCGTCAAGGCAGCGTGCAACTTCATCTGCCCCTGTGCGCGGAAGAGTCCTTCGTTCTTCTCGAGCATCCAGCGACAAACGTAGTTGCTCTTCCCCTTCATGGTCACGAAGTGCTTGGGACGTCCGAAGACCTGCTGCATGAACGGCAGGTCCTTCTTGGCCAGCTGGTCCTGCAGGCTCTTCTTGCCCGTAGCGATGACGACACGCGTGGGGCGCAGCACGGCGGGCACGCCGTAGGCGAACGTCTTGCCGATGCCACAGCCCGCCTGGAACACGCCGCAGGCGTTGCCCGGGGTATCCAACATCTCGACGAACGCCCGGGCGTACTCGACCTGCCCGGCACGAATCTCTTCGACGAGACCGAGAGCTGGACAGCTAAGAAGTTCGATGGGATCAGGTTCGACAGGGCCACCACAACTGGCGCAGCGCCCTTCGTTCTGGGCTGCCAGCTCAGCGGGGGTTTCATAGCCGCAAGTACACTTCACGAGAAGCTCCTGGTGTTGTTTATGCCATGAGCAACGGGAGGAAATCAACTACGAAGAGTGAGATAGCACTTCCGCGCCACTTCGAGCCCATGCAGCAGGCTGCGCGCCGCCCAGGCGCCGTGCTGCGTGGCGTAGGTCGGATGGTAGGCCGAAACGACGGTGAAACCCTGGGTATGCACAAAGACGCGGTTCACTTCGTTCTTCACCCGCAGTTTCTTGGTGGTGTCCCAGGTGTAGCCCTTGAACCAGCCGATGCTGTACCGACCTAGAGCTACGACCACGAGCGGGGGATGTTCACGAAGACGCCGATCCAACCAGGGACAGGTCTTCGTCGCGAGCTCATCTGGTGGGAGAATCTTCTGCGAGTTGTCCGGGTCGCGACGAACGCACTGCACCGTGTTCATGATGAATGTCGCCGGCGGCGGAATCTGGGCCGCGATGAGCAGCGCATCCAGCAAGCGCCCCGGGCGCCCGACAAGTGCCAAGCCCTGTTCATCTTCATCTTTGCCGGGCGTCTCGCCGACGACCATGAATTGGCTCTGGACGTTGCCCCGACCGAGGGCGACGTGTTTGCGCTGCTCGTGCAAGGCGCAGAGGGTGCAGTAACGCAGCTCGTTCACAGATCGCGCGCCTTCGCACCGAGGGCGTCGAGAACGCGATCCAGCTCATCGCGGCCGTTGGCGATGGCGTGGATGGCCTGCGCGAGCTGGTTTTCGTCGGTGCCATCTTCATCGAAGGTCTCGATGATCTCAAAGGCGATGAAACGTGCCAGGCTGTCGCCGTGGTTCTTCTCGGGTTCGTTGAAGTACTGCCGCACGAAGTCATCGGGATAGGCCGCGTCGGCGATGTCGATGATCTCCTCGAGCTTCATTCGCCGTCCTCCTCTTTGAGCAGGTCGGGATTGTCGCGGGCCGCGGCGAGCGCATCAGCGTAGCCCTGCTTGTAGGCGCAGCCAGCGCAGACGTGCCGGAGTCGGCCTTTCTGGTTGGCCGGCAGAAACGTGATGGAACGTGGCACGTCGGTGTGCCGCTTGTCACAGATGGTGGTGACGCCGCGCTGGACTACCAACAGAGAGTCGTCAGAGACGTGCGCTACCAGGCGCGGACCTGGGCGAGAACCATTGGCCATGAGGAGCTCCTTCAGCTGTTCGGGGGGTTCTGCTGGGCAAGTAGACGAGAAGGACGCGTCGGTGGTAGCGATAGCGGCGGCAAACCACCGAGGGTACGAAATCGGTTCGTGTGTTGCGTCACCACCCTGACGAAGACGCGAACTCGAGCTTTGCAGTTGCCTGTATTGTAGGCGGAGAGCATGCGGTCTTCACCACAGGTGCGACGCAGATACGCGAGCAACTCTGCGGCCGCCGGGATCGCAGTCTCTGGATTGAGCGCGTCTTGCAACGTGAAAGATCGGCACAAGCCACGCATGCAGCGCACATTGCGGACACCGGTACGTCCACCCCCCGTCAGCTGAGCGATCCCCGCAGCACCGAGTCGGTTGATCTTCTGTGGCTTGAAGCCGGACTCAGCGAAGAGCAACCCCTTAAAGAGGAAGGGATCGATCTTCCATTCTTGCGCGGCGACTAGGATGAGCGGGTCGTAGCGATCGTTCTGGGTGAGGCGGAAGGCCCGTTGTTCGAGCGGTTCAGCCGGGATAGTTGCCGTCGGCAACGGTGCCCATAGGCGCAGCAGGATAAACAGCAGTTCGATGAGCTGTTGCATTCGTCCTCGGTCCCCCTTACCTTGTGGGGTGTAAGTGTCGTCTGTTGTTGCTATCGAAGACGGCTACTTTACGCCGTAAAGATACGAAGGACCGCGACACCTAAGCTCATACCACAAAACGGAGGACGCATACAAACATGACCACGTCAGAACCCACATCAGCACGTCCCAAGCTCGGCGACTTCGTGCGTCCCGGTGACAAGACCACCGCGGCAACGCCACCAACGCCACCTGCCGCCACCACCACTGCAACCACCGAGAAGACCACCGACGACACGACGCAGCTGCCGCCCGAGGCGGCGAAGCAGGAACAAGAAGCGAAGGGCCGCCTGTCGCTGTACGAGGACATGAGCCAGGCGCTGTTGCCGGTGCGGGACTACGCCAAGTTCCTCGAGGAGCAGAAGATTGAGCAGTCGAAAGCGGCGGAGATCATCGACGATCTGCTGATGAAGGGTTACCACGAGGAGGAGTACCCGCTGACGAAGCGGACCAGCGTGATCTTCCGCACCCGCGCGCATCTCGATACGTTGCGCCTCCACGCCGCTCTGCAGGCTCAGCAACCGATCTACCAGGACGTGCAGCAGGAGATCATCATCCGCTACAACGTCGCGGCTTCGCTCGCCGCCATCAACGGTCCCAACGGTCGGCGCTTCTCGTTCAGCACCGCTGACACGGAAGAGAAGGCCTCGCACAAGCTGTTCGACGAACGGCTGCACTACGTCGAACGCATGCCCAGCGCGCTCTTCGCCAAGATCAGTGTCAAGCTGGCCGAGTTCGATCGGCTCGTCTTGGCGATCATGCGTGAAGGAGTCGCCGAGCATTTCTAGCCCAGCCGCGGGGCTATGCACGGGCGTCCCTCCGCGCTCGGGGTCTCTCGCTGCCGCCTCGTGGCTCGGTCCAAGATCGCATCTTGCAGGAGACGCTCGAGCGTGAACGCATCGCGTCGTACTACACGACGGTGCACACCGGACGTATGCTCACTGGGCTGCTGCGCGGTGCCGGGGCCGCCTTTGTTAGCCGGTTGGAGGAGGAGCTCGCACTGGCCATCTTCGGGACCATCTTCAACCCGGAGGAGATCGAACGCCGCTTGCAAGACCTACAGCGCGAGTCGAAGCTGCGACGAGAAGTAGCGATGCGGGATGCGCGCCTGCTCGAGCGGGTTGCTTCCTTCAGTGAGGAGGAGGACAATACGGAACAGCAGCGACGTGCAGCAGTCTTCGAACAACGTCTTGCCGCACGCCGTACCGCCGCCCGCAAGGGGATCGACAAGCCCTGGCACAAGGATGAATAGACAGTGGCCGACGCGACCCAGAACCTGCGCGAGATCATCACCGGGTTCAACAGCATGGCCGCCCAGGTCGGGCTGCTGCCTACGTCCGGCGGTGCTCAAGGATTCGGCGGACCGGTAGCACAAGCTTTCCAGCAACCGCAGACCAAGCACCCGGGGCAGGTCGCCGCAGAGATGGCGGCGCAGATGCAGACCCAGGTACAGGCCGCCCACCAGCATAGCCAGGTCCAGAACCAGTTCGCCGTCGACTTCTCCCAGCGTCTACAGCAGATCCAGCAGAACTACCTGCCCGCACAGATCGCGCAGTACATGGCGCAGACCCAAGCGGGAGGCACACCTACCATGGGCCTACCGGGTCCCGGTGGTATTCCCAGCCCCATCTACCAGACCCCGGCGGCGATGGCGATGTACCGCCCCGGCTTACCGGCGAACCAGCTCTTTGCTCCGGGCGCGCTGATGCAGCCCCAGGTGCCACCCGTGGGCTTCAACGCGCCCATGCCGGCGCCGTTCATCCCGCAGCCGTACATGCCGCTCTTCCCCGGCGGACCCCAGCTGGGTGGCATGCTGCCACAGGTCTTCGGTGGTCCGGCACCAGGTGGTCGCTTCGGTGAACCATGGTTCCGTGAGCAGATGCAGCAGGAGACCATGGGGAACCGCGCCTTCGCCCAGGCGATGGCGGTGACCCCGACGTTGGCGGGGTCGGTTCCCGGCGCGCTGGGTGGTGCAGCTCTGGGCGCTCGTATGGGAGGTGCGCGCGGGGCCGCACTGGGATTCTTTGGCGGTGGCGTAGCCGGGGCACTCGGGGCTGAGCCGCTGGGTTTGACGCGCATCGGTGAAGCGGCGATTGACCCGATGGTTCGGCAACGCGCCTACGGCCAGCAACTCGAAGAGATGACCCGGCAGTTCGTGGTCACGGGTCCACAGTTGCACCCGCTGGGACGGGGCCTGACCCAGCGCGCCGCCGTGCAAACGGCGGGGCAGATGCAGAAGATGGTCGAAGGCGGCGAGATGAGCGAGTTCAACATGCGCGACGTGATGCGCATCACGAACATCGCTGGTCAACGCGGCATGATGGACATGGCGCAGTCGGGTGAGCAGATCTCCGGCCAGGTGCGCAACATCGCCCGGGCGGTACGCCAGTTCATGATGATCGTCGAGAGTCCCGACGTACAGCAGGCCATGCAATCGATGGCCAGCATGCGGGCGATGGGTCTTTCGGTTCCTGAGACCATGGTCGCGGCGCGCAACGCGCAGCTCTTCTCGCGCATGGCGGGCACCACCCCCCAGGCGCTGATGGAAACGGCGGGCCGGCACGGCGGCATGATGTTCCAGCAAGCGGGGCTCACCGCTGGGCTGGGAGCACAGGCCGGCATGGGCGCCTACGGCATGGCCCGGCAAGCTGAAGCCGTCGGCACCTACACCCCGCAGCAACTCGCGCTCGCCGGTGGTCGCCAGGGTCTGGCCCAGACGATGATGGAAGGCCAGGCGGCGATGCTCAACATGCGCTACCCGCTCATGTCGATGCTGACCCGCGGGGCTAAGGGTGAGTTGACGATCGATCAGGAACGCCTGGAAGACGTGCAGTCCGGCCGCGCTTCGCTGTCGCAACAAGCGTCCGGAGCCGCGACGAACATCTCGCGGCTGGCCCAGATGGGCGGAGTTTCACAAGAGCGCGTGATCTCAGAGTTCACCTCGCGGCAGCGGGAACTGGCCGACGAGATGGGACGCCGCCTGGGGCCGATGGGCATGCAGATGATGCTCATCCGGCAAGGCATGAACGTACAGCGCGAGTTTGGCGGCAACATCGGTCTCGGCAGTGCACTGCAACAGCTGGGGATGGGAGCGCAGCAGGCGCGCGACCTCGAGCTCATGGCGGGGAACCGCGATGTCTGGCGGGCGGCGGCCCAGCAAGTTCGTGCCGACATCCCCCGCATGCGCCAAGAGGAGATGGAACGGCGGCAGAACGTCATCGACGCCGGTGCCGCCGCGACCCGGCGCGAGATGTTCCGGCCCGTCTATGAAGCTGGGGAGAAACTCGGGCGTGTCGGTGGTGGCCTCGGGGAGATGTACCGCGGTCTGCGTACCGACGTCGCGTCGTGGTGGACGGGAAGTGATCGCACTACCACAGGTGCGCAGATTGTACGTCCCTCAGAGCGCTTGTCTGTCGAGAATCGCGAAACTCAACGCGTCCTTGAACGGAACATGCTCACCGACAAGGGTTGGGAACGTGCCCGCGGTGCTGCGGGAGGGCTGCGTCCGACCCGCGGTGACACGCCGCTTACGGCTTGGGAAGAACTGTCTTCGATGTACGGTGGCGCGAAAGACATTCTGCCGATGGCCTTTGGTGGTGGTTTAGGTAAAGCTGCGATGGTAGGCGTCGGTACGGCCATTCTTCCAGAAGCATCCGCAGCGCGCGAATCCAACGTTGCTCAGTGGGCGCGTGCCCGTGGTGGCACGTGGGGCCAAGTTGCCGAATACGCGCCCTGGGCCGCCAACATGTTTGGTGCCGGTGGTGCCGATCGCTTCATGATGGGCGGTGGCATCAGCACAGCGGGCAGGGCTATTGAAAAGATCAAGGGCGGTGAAACCTTTGCCCAACAGCTGCGGCGTGAAGCTGAGGATGTGACCAAGCTCGGTGCTGGCATCTCCAAGGGCATGGGCATGGGCGAAGGTGAAATGGCCCGCGCGCAACAAGCCCAGATCGAAGCTCTCAACGCGGCACAACGGGGTGGTGGTGGTGGTGGCGGTGAAGTGAACGCCGATACGATGCAATCCATCGTGGACCGCATGAGCGGTACGCTGGCGAAACGACAGGAGTTGGCGCAAGTTCAAGGCTTGGGCGCCGTCATTCCATTCGCGGGCCGCGCGAAGACCCTGAGTGACGAAGAAGCCAAGAAGCATTTCATCGCTGCAGCGAGTCGCGAAGGTGTCGATGCTGACGCCGCGGCGAAGCAATGGGATCAGGGTGCTCGTGAGGTCGTCATGGGGCGCCTGGGACACGAAGGCGGGGCTGCCGCCAAGGGGGCTCTGACTACGACGCAAGAAGCGTATACCGGCAAGCGAGCCCGCAATCTCGAGGAAGCTCAGAAACAAGCAGAAGAGCAGGCTGAAAAGACGCGCACATTCCTTGGTGAAACTGGTACGGCTACCGGTACCGGTGCCGTTGCCGGTCTCTTAGCTGCGGGACCTGTAGGCGCCGTCATCGGTGCTGTGATAGGACGGGCGACACGGATCTCAGAGAAGGGTGTGAAGGGCTTCGAAGAATTCGCCATCCGCACCGAGGATGACAACCTCATGCTACTGGCGTCCGCAGAGGCGCTCGACGCTAAAGGTGACAGCGAAAACGCGACGAAGCTTCGCGACGCCGTGAAAGCGCGTCTCGCCGGCAAACCGGGTGAGTACGACCGACTGCGGAAAGACGCGCGTAAACCGGAGAATAGACCCGGTGATCCTGAGATCCAACAAGCACTGCGCCAGTTCGGCCAGACGATGGCGGGACTGAGTAGCGAAGCGCAAGTTGCTGCGACCCAGAAGGTGAGAGGCGATAGTGAGGGCGTGCGCACTGCCATGGCGTTGCAGAAGGGTGCGGATGTCATCGCGGCAGAGACCGGCAACGATCGAGCCGCTATCGTAGAAGAAGCGGAGAAGGATCCGAAAAAACGCGCTGAGTTGGTTCGACGCGGATTCGAGGCCGGTGGCGAAGGTGTCGGTGGTAAGGGCGTTGGTGGAGCCGGTGAACGTGCGGCGCGCAAACAAGCCGACAAGCTGGAGAAGTTCGGCGATGAGGCGGGACGCGCAGCTGGTCTCAGTGGCCGTGACGTAAAGGAATTCCGCGCGGCGACGGAAGACCTCCGCAAGACTTCGGAGTACTTGCGCTCTTCAGCCGTAGCGCACACGGTGGGTCGAGCGACGAAGGATTGATGATGGCCAACCAACCGACTCGCCAGCTCACGATGCCGACGCCGCGGAGCTTGCTGCGCCTGGCCAACGACAACATCATGAACAACCTGCGGCGACGGCAAGACGCTGATCTCGCTTTGCCGTCGCTCTACAAGCTAGCGTTCGCCGTGGTCTACAACACCGGCGAGATAGTGATCGAGCTCGGCGACACGCCGCAGGAGCAGTAGGATGGGTCTTCCTGGCATCATCCCGGGTGGTTGGGATTTCGAAACCTTCGGGTCACCGCCTTACATCGATGAGAACGGCCCACAGACCGTCCTCGGAGTCTTCTCCGACTATCCGGGAGCTACCCCGAAGTACGCCATCAACAAGGGGCCGCGCGACGCTGAGTACCGCGAGACGATGGCGCGGCTCTACATCGACATCGGTACAGCTCAAGAACGCCTCAACTTCGTCAAGTCTTGCCCACCAGAATCGCGGCAGCTGGCGCAGGTGCTGTGTGGCGCGGCCAAAGGCGCCGCCGGTGGCACCGGTTTCATCGACTTTCTGCTGACGGACGTTCAGGAATCCTTTCAAGAGAAGGTCCAAGTCGTCGAGTCCCTCAGTGACAACTTCGTCGTCTACACCTTCGGGCAAAGGGCTCCGACGTTCTCCTACAGTGGCGTCCTCCTCAACACCTACCAAGATGACCAGCGCGTCTGGATGCTGCGGATGTACCGTGACATCCTGCGCAGCACGCAGTTGGCGCGCCGGCGCAAGCTGGCACGACTGCGCTACGACAGCGTCATCGTCTCGGGTGTGTTCATCATGCACAACCAGGGACTGAGTGCCCAGACGCAGATGATGGCGACGTTCCAGTTCCAGTTCATTCCGATGCAGTACGTCATCTACACGCCGGCGGCGGGTACGCCCTGCAAGCTGAAGACGCCGTTCACTGACGGTGGCCCCTACGGGTTGGCATCAGCTGCGACGCCGGACACCAAGAAGTTGCAGGTGGCGGCGCCGGCGCCCGAGAAGCCCGCCGCTCAACCCGCAGCAACATCAACGGCACCGACGCCGACGACATCAGCCGCGCCACCACCCACAACGCCGCAGAAAACGCTGCAGGAGCGCACTCAGCCACCTTTGAATCCCAGCACGACGATGGCACCACCGTCGGTACGTGGTGGAACTAGACCAATGGACAGGGGATGATACGTGCCTGCCGTGGTTTCCGATTACGATCCGGTACCTGACCACCTGACAGCACCGACGCAGGCCGTCAAGTTCACACTGACCGGCGCACCGCTCCTGTCGGCTGTGCTCATCAGCATCAATGACGTCGTCATCTACTTCGACGAAACAGCTCGCGGTGGCTATACGGTCATGCGGACGAGCTTGGGCGGTAGCAGCTACCGGTACGAGGTTTCGCCGCCGATAGCGTGGCCTTATGCGGCGCAGTTGACCTTCGGCGTCTTCAGTGACAGCGCCGCGCGCTGGACCTTGTGGGTTGACGAAGACCCGACTTGTTTCGTCGGTCCTCCCAACAGCTTCGAACAGTCGCTGCTGCTGCCCTACGATCACTGGGATTCAACGCTGCGCAGCACCGATCAGCTCCGTACCCTGCTGCTCGATCTAGCCATCGATCGACCCCAGGTGAACCGCGCCGTACGCTGGTTGTTCCTGCGCGCACACAGCAACGACTTGGCACCAGTACTGCGCACGTTGGTGCCAACACCCACGTCCATCGAGGCAGCTGTCCACCTGTGCCGGCAGCGTTCGAACCTCGTCATCGACACTGCTTTACGCGGTAAACCCGGTTTGTTGACGGCGGTCATCGGAGAGCTGCAAACGCTGGGGCTGCCCGCGATGCACGCCGATTTGCTCCGCCGCTACGACATCGATGACCCCAACCTGCGAGTACCGATGAGCTGCCTGGCCGTCTGTCTTGCGAAAGTGCTCGAGACCGGCGTGCTTGCGGGGTAGGCTAGGACCATGGCGGCCTTCCCCGGTCAAGAGAAGTACGACCCGCTCACCTATCGCAGCGGTAAGTCGGCGGGCATCCGCGCGGTCTTCTCCAGCAACATGCCGCACCGTGCACCGTTGCTCTTCTACATCGCGGGCATCGAGATCCCCATCACCTCAGCCACGGTGAGCTACGGCGTCTGGAAGATCCCCGAGTGCCGCGTCACTCTCTTCCCGGATCCTCTCCTGCAGCGCCTAGGCGCCGAAGACCGCGTTCCGGTGGTGCTCTTCTACCTGGACGAGTACCTCGAACCGGAGAAGCCCACCTGGCGCATGCTCTTCGAAGGGGAGATCGTCGGCTGGGGCTACAGTAACACCGCGCTCGGCCGGAGCATCGTCATTGATTGTGTGGCTGACATCGCACTCTACACGCAGCTCTTCCTCTACTACATGAGTACGGTGGCCGGCATCGTTGAAGGGGTGCAGGAGACCGGCAAAGACGGTTCGCTGATCACCCAAGCCGTGGCGACCTTCCCCTACGCACTCTTCTGCCGCGGGCTGCTCCCGGAAGTCGGCAACGACAAGACCGCGCAGGAACAGATCATCACGCGACCCTACGACCTGATCTACAACTTCATCCGGGCACTGACGTCACCGAAGATCCCTGACAAGCTGCGGTCACTGCCGGCGATCAACTTCTTCGTGCGCTGGATTCGCCGCAACCAGTTCCACAACAAGTTCGTGGCGCTGCCCTTCCTCGAAGAAGTCTGTGACACCGTCGGCAATCAGACGCCGACCCCCAAGTCAGTCCAACCGGTGGGCTTGGCACCCATCCTGCGCGCAGTGCGTTCGAACTTCGCGGTCAAGGCACTCCGCGATCAGATGGCGGCCGAGGCGTCCAAGGTGGCCATCTTTGGGATGATCAAGCAGATCCTCGACATCATGCAGCTGGAGTTGGCCATGCTGCCGACGCCGGCGTACGTCAAGACTGGCCTGAACGGAGAGATTCTAGGTCCTGGACCGACCCCGAAGAACTTCTTGGGACAACCACTCACTGGCGCCGCCGCTGCACAAGCCGCCAACTCGAAGGCACAGGGACTGCCCAACGCATTCTCCGCACCGTACTTCATGACCCCCATGGAGCCCGGGCGCTTGACCAACTACTTCGTCAAGCCGCAGTGTCTCTTCTCGCTGGCTCCGGTGTGCAACGTCATCTTTCCGTCGATGGTGCATCAGCTCTCCTACCAGGAGAGCTACGCGACTCAGCCGACGCGCCTCTACGTCGAAGACCACGAGCTGGCGGGGGTCGCTGGCGGAACCGATAAGCCGGAGAGTCTGTTGGTCAATGCGGTGACCGTCGGTTACCCGCCAGCGATCGACAAGCGGTTGCAGGCGCGCATCGTCAAGGATCCGTTCCTGACGGGGAAGAACATCCTGCTCTACCCCGAGGAGTTCTTCAAAGGACCAGTCACTGCAGTGGCCGCGGCGCCCCCGTGGCTCTTCTATTTCCAAGCGCAGATCCAGAATGAGCCGCTTGGCCCCGAGGGTCTAGGCACCCCTGATTCCAAGACTGTCACGCCGCCTAAAGGCGAGACGTCACTCACCGAGAAGGACCTCTACCGGTTGTACGCTCAGCACGAGTACTTCCGGCAGCGCTACGAGAAGCGGAACGGCGTCATCGAGATCAGCGGCTTTGATCCCTACCCCGTTCCCGGATTCCCGTTGGTGGCGTTCGACGATTTCCAATCGCGGCTGCATCTCGTGGGCTATCTCATGGCGGTCACCCACGCCATTTCGGCCGGGTCCGCAGCGACCTCGCTGAGCTTCAGCTACGGACGCACGATCTACGAGTTCCTGACGGACGTTGCCAACGAGATGGACCAACCGCAGAACCCGGACCGCAAAAATCTCGCCACGGCGGCTGCGCCACCCGAGCCTATTCCCGAAATCCGCGACATCCTGCAGCACGAGTGGCGCGCCGATCAGTTCTACCAGCGCTTGCTGTGGCGACGTACCGAGAGCAGCGCCGAAGGTTCACGCGCCCAGCCGGCGCCACGCGCCTACCCTTCGGTGTGCCGTATTCGTGACCTGCTGGCATTCGTCAAGCCGGACGGCACCATCGAGCCCATCAAGATCGAAGGCACGAATGAAGAGACGTTGCGTGAACAGCGCGCAGCACTGACCACGCAGAAAGCGGCGCTGGCGCCGTTGAACAATGATGTGACGCTCGAGGTGATGGCCAAGGCGCGCACCGGCAGTCTGCAGCTCGACCCAGAGAGCATCAAGAAGGCGTTCTCCGAGCTGCGCGGTCCACTGAACGCCCTGGATCAGATCGAGAAGATAGCGGCGTCGCTGTACCGTCCCGCACTGGGTCAAGCGGTCACGGACTTCTACGAAGCGTCGTCGCAAGGCTTCTTGACTCTCAAAGAAGCTGTGAAGACACTGATGGCCGAAGTCGATGCGGCCATCGTAGCGCCACCGCTGACGTTCCACAATCTGGCAGGGGCCGCGCAACGTGAGCTCACCCCTACACCCGGCCTCGAACCGCTCTTCGACAGCTTCGACGCGGGGATGAACTACGGTTCGCGTCCCATTTGTACGCTAGACGAGTACGTCTCTTTCATCGGCGGCGTGCGTGAAGGTGCCAATGACGAGTTCGCGTATCAGAACGGCGGTGGAATCCCCTCCGCGCGCTACTACACTCGCATCCGCTACCTCAAAGGAGCAACGCCGGCCGACGTAGCCACTGCCGCTCAGCAGAACCTGCCTCCGGATAGCCCGACCACGCCCATGGGTGGCGCCGGAACGTCCTCACAGACCGGTGAGAAGGTCCCGCCGGCGGGGGCTGTGGTCAAGAACGAGACTGCCGGCGAAGGCGTACCCCTCACGTTCCCGGTGCTCCGCGCCCAATGGGACGGCATCCTCCTGGCGCACCGGGCGAAGATCTACTCCACGTACAAGCTCTCCCGCTGACCCTTCAGTTGCAGTAAACTCGGAGCATGGACCTTGGCGAAGTGAGCGGCCGCAAGGCCGAAGACCTGCGCCTGTGGCAGCAGTGGCAGAAGAGCCGGTCTGGCGCCGACCTGCAAGCGGTGTTGAACCAGCTGCAGCCACTCATCGGTCAGCAGGTAGGGCGCTGGTCGGGGATGCTTTCCCGTGATCTACTGGAGACCCACGCCAAAGTACTCGCCGTCGAGGCGCTCCAGGACTACAACCCGCGCATGGGCACGGCGCTAGCGACCCACGTCACCAACCGTTTGCAGAAGCTGTCCCGCTTGACCTACAGCCATGCCCAGGCAGCACGCCTACCCGAGCACAAGGCCATCGGCATGGTGAGTTTCCACGCCGCGCAGGGGCGCTTGAAGGACGAGCTCGGGCGCGACCCGACCGCGTCGGAGCTCTCCGATCACCTGGGCTGGCCTGAGCAGCGCATCACGGAGTTCCAGCGGGCCTACGGTCGCCGTGAGCTGCTGGCCTCCGGCGAATTCAATCCCGCTACCTTCCCGGTCGCTGACACACAGAACCCGCTGGTCGGCTTCGTGTACCACGACATGTCACCGCATCAGCAGCGGCTCTTCGAACACATCACCGGCTACGGCGGCAAGGACGTCCTCTCGAACCAGGAGATCATGCAGAAGTTCGATCTCACGCAGGGGCAGCTGTCGTACCAGAAGCGCAAGTTGCTGACGCTCTTCCAGCAGGCACAACACTGAGATGTCGGCACCGCCGGTACCCATCACGAACTCCCCACCGTCAGCGACGACGGCCGTGCAGCAATATGCGAAGGAATACCAGAATTCCTTTCTGCAGAACCAAGTCGTTTACCGCAACATCGCGCTGACGACTAGCGATTCGTCGTTGTGGAAGCGTGCACAGTACGCGGCCAAGCTCATCGATCAGTACCGCGACTATGTTCCGTTCGGCTGTTGCATGGCGATTTGTCGTCGTGAGTCAGGTTTCCAAGCGGACCGCCAAGCCACCCGCCGCACCGGACCTGCGGGAGATGAGTACGACATCGGCATGTGGCAGATGAAGGCCAAGTGGGACAAGGGTGGCAAGTGGCACGGGTTGAACAAGAGCCAAGCCCTTGACCCGGTACAAGCGACTCCGGTCGTCATGTCGGAGTTCCGCGACGTCCATAAGTACCTGGTGATGGCCGACAAGAACGTGTTGAAGGACTTGGTCCTCTACACGTGGCTGCAATACGGCGCCCATGCGATGGGGCCGGGCACGATGAAGAACGTACAACGGTTCATTGAGACTGGAGATGATCGCGGCGAATCTCAGAAGAACGGTCTCGCAGGGACGATCATTCGCTGCTTGAAGAAATTCCAGGGCAAGATGACCTTGCCCAACCTCATGGCGCCAGGCGTCGCACGCATGGCGGCCTACGTAACAGTGGCCCCGTACGTAAACGCCGAAGGCAAGACTACCACCAAGAAGCAGATCCGAACCAATGAGCAAGGTGTCTGGTCATTAGCAGTACGTGGCCTCGATGCTTGTGTCTGGGAACGTCGTCGTGACGCCGTGTTGGCGGGCAAAGTACTCGTCTCTGAAACCCAAGCGATGATCGCGCAGGCCATCGCACAGGTGAACAACAGTGGCCAAGGCGCGATCCTCGAAGCTTTCAAGGCTCACGGTGCGGGTTGGTCACGGGCCGGTAACGCAGTTCAAGAGACGCGGCAGGACAAGTTCAAGGGCGCCGCACAAGCCGGTGTCGACGTCAAGAATCAGCAGATGCAACAGAACGCCAACACCATTCGGTTAGCCAACGCCGCGGAACTCACTGGTCTCCTCGCCCCCGGGGGGACTATCATGGTCTTCAACGAGAAGACTGGTCTCTGGGAGCCGTGACAATGGCGACCTACGACATCTATCTACAGGGGAAGGTCGAAGAACACATGACGGGCTTCTCGTCATTGGTCTTCGGCTTCAGCCGCACGATCGCGGTGCGCGGTCCCTACAAGCTGGTGATCCAGTGGCTGAAGCGCTTCCTCACGACGAAGGGCAGCGACCCACTGCGTCTCGATGACGGCACCAATTTTCCTAGCCTCATCGGGGCCAACGTCACTTCGATGACCGACGTACGCGACATCGTCATGCTCTCGATTCAGGACTGCAACGAACAGATCTTCGCCGTTCAACAACTGGCGCCGCCAGATCTCGATGAGCAACTGCTCACGGCAACGCTGGAGCGGTTCGAAGCGAATGGTGCTGACGGCTTTGATGCGTGGGTGCGCATCAGCAACGCCGCCGGCCAAGAGATGGTGATCCGGTTGCCGGACCTGGCCGACGCCGCCTAGAGGACTTCCATGTCGACGACGGTGAATGCACAGGATGTACGGGACGCGGAAACGTTCATCAAGGAGTACTTGGACGACGCCGTTCCCGAAGGCGACTACTCCGATGGCGCGGCATTGCGCGATCTGGCGGTGAAGGCGGTGGCCGGCACCGTAGCGTTGATGCGCGAGACGGGGCGGCAGATCGACATTCGCCAGAGCATCAAGACGATCCTCGAGGTCGACACTAGCGACGACCCGACGGCTACCGACGACGCCGTCGATGCGTGGGCCGCGAACTGGTTCATCGGGCGCCGGGGCGGTGGCTATGCGCGCATCATGAGCTACGGCCTTGCCACCCAGCGCGCTGATCTCACCATCAAGCGGACCACCCGGTTCTACAAGAGCTCAGACCTGCCGTTTCTCCTCGACAATGGGGGCGGGGACTTGAACATCCCCGCCGAGCAGCTGACGGCACTCTTCGATTCCAGCGGCATCGTCATCGGTTACCAGTTCAAAGTGCCACTCGTCGCACAGACCACCGGCACCGGGTTCAACATCGAACCGGGCCGCTTCTCGTCTTTCGACAACTTCAGCCCCTACGTCACGCAAATCGAGACGCTCACCCGCGCCACCGGGGGCAAGGACATCGAGACTACGGCGGATCTCATCGACCGTAGTGGCACGGTCATCGCAACGCGCAACCTGATCAACGCGCGGTCCTGTGACGTCGTCCTCAAGGACGAGTACGTCGAGATCACCGCGTTGTCGCTCATCGGCATGGGCGACGTCGAGATGATCCGTGACCGTGAACGCGAGGCCACGAACGGCATCGATGTCCACACCGGTGGTTGCCAGGACATCTTCGTTGCCACCAGCTTGATGGAGACGTCCTTCACCGGCACCGTCGGTGGCAAGTTTCAGCGTCCCGACAACGTCGCCAACATCTTCCGCGACCTCACCTACGCGCCCTACGACCCCGTCAACGACCCGACGGGGCACAAGTTCACCGACCCTGACCCGGTGACTGGCAAAACCATGACCGCGGGCATGGTGCTGCGGGTCTGGGCTGGGCTGCCCATCAGTGCTCGCGACTTCATCATCCGCGAAGTGCAAAACGCACAGATGCTCATCAGTGAACGGACCCCGTTCCCGGTGCCCACCGATGAGCAACTGAACTACGTGACCTGGTCAGTGGGACAGATGATGCCCGACTACCAGGATGTCGTCGGCCAACAATTGACTGGCGAGACGTCCCGGCGTTGGCAGGCCTCGGGGCGGGTCACGCTGCCGGGCGGGCCAGTCTACCGCATCAAGGATGTCGCCGTCCTGGATTCGACTGACCCCGATGCAGACCCCACCGATGGTCTAGTGCACCTGAACGTGCGTCTCAACGATACCCCGACGGAACAAGTGGCGCCGGACAATCAGTACAAGCTGATCGTTCACGAGCCCGCCAATCACCAGTCGGCCCGGAGCTTCATGGAAATCCTGGCGGGGCCAGTCGAAGACCTCGGCAAGTACGATGGCAAGAGCATCAAGGTCACCTACGACACGCTCGCCATCTTCGACACGCTCGACTACCGCGTGGTGAATCGACGGGAGAAGATCGCCGCGGCGTCGCCGTTGGTGAAGGGCTACCACCCGCTGTACTTGAAGTTCATCGTCGAGTTCTCCCGTCTCCGGAACGCAGATCCGAACGTCACCGTCGATGTCGTCGAGGCCAGTCGCGCACTGACGGAGTTCATCAATCGATTCCCGCCCACCGAAGTCATCGACGTCTCGGTCATCTCGACGCAACTGCGCGCGCTGTATCCCACCGTCATCGGACAGGTCTACCCCTTCACCATCGACTACGAAGTCTACGTTCCCGACGGTCGCGTGATCGTGTTCACGACGGCAGAGAAGGTCGAGCTTCCCAGCGACGTCACCAAGCTGCGGGCACTGCAAGCTGCCCCGGACGACCTGATCGAGGGGTTGTTGAATCCACTCGAGTATGGACTCAGTGACACCGTGGCCTGCTACTGCGCTGTCGAGGATGACATCGTTGTGCAGGAGCGCACCTGATGCCCACGTCGCTCGACGATCGTTCGACCTCGCTGCTGCGCGGACTCAGCGACTTCTGGACCCGTTTCTTCGCTGATACGCCGACGCTGGAAGGGTTGTTCAACGCCTCTGAGATTCAGCTGGCACAGGCGTACTTCGACATCCTGCAATCGTTCCTCGGCATCTCGGTACAAGACGTACCCCTCTTTCGCAAGGAGCTGTTCAAGCTCCTGACCATTCGCGAAGACCGTGTGACGTTTCGAGAAGCCACCAATCCCGGTGCTTCTCGCTACGTCTACGTACTGCCAGAAGCCATCACGGCAATTGCGGTGCTGCAGAACAAGGTCTTTGAGCCCACGGCCGCGTTGGTGCCCAGTACTGACTACGATCTTGACGCTGGGAACTACGAGCTGCAGCTAGCCGTGGATCCCACTGGCAGCGTCAGCCGCGTACTTGGGACTAGCACCGCAGCTTCGTTGTTGACCTACGGCACGGGTGCGCTGACACGCTGCTACGTGACCGAAGGTACCCCGTTCACCGACGCCAAGCCCGGTCACTGGGTACGCCTCCTCAACAGTGCCGTTGGCAACAACCAGACGTACCGGGTTGCTGAAGTCATCGACGCGCAAGCCGTGCTGTTGGCCGGCAACATCACGTTGCCAGACCCCAACACCGGGTTTCTGCAGGCGACGCTGCTCGACTCGGAATTCACCACTGTGCCGGGCTTCGCCAAGCGCGTTCTGACGGTCGCGATGGGTGGCAGCTTCGATGATGCCGCCCGCCGATTGCGCGATTCAGAGCAGGGTTCTTGGATCGCAGATTGGCCCATCGGCCTGGGTATACGCAAAGGCGACATTCTGCGGGTGCTCGACCAGAGTGCGGTGCCCACGACGCCTGTCGACTACAACATCGCCCTGGTACGACACGAACGCTGCTACCTGTCTGCGCAGACCCCGCTTTCCAGTGGCACCGGGCCGCAGCTGAGCGACGCCGGCCGAACAGCCACCGCAGACCCTCTCACCGATCGCGTTACACTCGCCACGCACGGTTTCTCTGTCGACACACGCGTGTTGTTGACCACGACGGGAACGATGCCGGGTGGGTTGATCGCCGGTCGCTACTACTACGTGCGCGAACTGACCGGCAGCGATTTCAAGTTGGCGGCCAATGCAGGTGGCGTCGCACTCGACATCACCAGCGCCGGCACCGGCACGCTCACCGTATACGGTACCCAGGACGGCATCACGCCCCGGTTGGTGCGGGACTACGTCATCTTGCGGCAGCCGGCCGAAGCCGACGTCGTTGAAGAACCGGTCCTCTTCACCGAAACCGGTACGCCCAAGATCGGAGCCACCGGTCAGCTGATCAACGACGTACTGTTGGGTCCATGTCTCTTCGATGCCGGCGCCGCGTTCGATCCCAGCAGTGACCGACAACGCTTCGTGACGATCTCCGGCGGGGCCACGATCACCTGTACTGCGGATCTGGGGTATGGCAATACGCTGACGCGCACGGCCGGGATGCAGCAACCGTTTGCACGCGCATCAGCTGGTGGTCAAGTGACCATCACCACCGGGACCCAGATGGGCACCTACTTCATTCAATCCATCGCCGCCGACGGCAACAGCGTCGTACTCGATGACAGTCCCTTCACGCCCGAAACGGGCGTAACCGTGCAAGTCAACGTTGTCACGAACAGCGGCACGTATCGCATCCGCAAGGTGGGTGGTTCGAATAGGCACTTGGTACTGGATCAACTGTTCGGGTACCCCGACGCCAACAACGGCACGCTCTCCTGGCGGGTTCACGACGGCTATCAGACCGCACTGGTGCACACCCGGGTGGTGCGTAGCAGTGTACGGTTGGCCGGCAGCGTCGGCGATGCCGACACGGGCGGAGTTCACGAACCGCGTCTTGGTGAAGACTACACCGTCGACTACGAAGCAGGAGTCTTGCTGCAGCTGGGGCGTCTCGCGGGTCTCTGGGGTCTCGATGCCACAGACAAGATCTGCACAGCGGACCCCACCACTGATCTCCTGACGGCCGCGGGGCACGGCTTCAGTGACACCAACGATGTCGTCTTCTGGACGCCGCGTGTCCTGCCGCAGGGGCTCACCGCAGGAACGAAATACGTGCGCGATGCGGCGCTCAACATGTTCCGCGTTGCTGAAACCGTCGGTGGTACTGCCATCGATCTGCTTGACGCCGGCAGTGGCACTCTGCATGTGCGGCGCGCCAACGGTCGTGCGCTCAACCTGGCGAGCTACGGTTGGCTGCAGGAAGTCGTCGCTGAAACTACATCAGCCACGGCGGCGTTGTACCCCGACGAAACCGAAGCTGACGTCGCTGAGATCGCTTTCTGGGTCCCCGACGCGCAGATAGATCTGTTCCGTCTCTACGACAATTTCGGCTATCTCATCGGCCGATTCCAAGCTTCGAGCGAAGCTTACCGGCAGTTCATCCGCGGCGTTTTCCAGCTCTACTTGCTGGGACCGACGCTCGAGCGCGTCGAATCGGCGCTCAACGTCATCTGCGCGTTGCCGGTAGCGCGTGACGACGACGAAACGCTGGTGTCCTACGAGGCCGCGGGAACGATTCTCGATGATCCCGCGCATGCACGCATCACCACGCACCGTCCCGACGGCAACCTGGCGCACTACCTGTTCCCTGCGGGAACGCCCATCCGTAGCGACATCAGTGCCTACGTGCCCGGCACCAGCTCCGCGATCTCCTTCTTGTCCTTCGAGGCTTTCACCGAGCTGTTCCAGGTTGTCGATTGGACGGAGGACGCCTTGTGGTGGGACAGCATCATCGTCCCACAGGCACTGATGCCGGGCGAATCCACAGCGCGCCGCACCACCGTGCCAGTGCTCTACGAGAACACCATCGGACAGATCGACGACCCACACATCGGTGATCCCGGGTTCTTCATCGGTGCCGATGATGATGGTGTAGTACCGCCCTGGGCCGTAGCGGGAGGGTGGTCTTCGGGCACGGCACTGGCGTTCCCATTCGCGCCTTCGCTTGGTGGCGTCGGTGTGTACGTCGCGGCACCGGCGCTGCGGCGCAAGATGGTCAACGTGGTCGTCGACAAGTACATCAAGCGAAACCTCTTCTACGTGTACTTCGACGCTGCGCTCTCGGTGCTCTTCCCGGCGGACTTCATCAACGACTTGCGTGACCTGGTGTTGATCGCCAAGCCCGGCTACACGCTGGTCTACGTCGAACCGGCTAGCCACTTTGTCGATGTCATGCAGATGAGCGAACAGGCATTAGTCCTTGCTGGTGACCTCGCATTGCTAGAACCAGCGCCCGTAGGTCCAGAGCGCCCGCTGCTCATCGGAGGCCAGTGGAACATCGGTGACAGTTTCCGCCACGAAACGGCACTGCTGAGCCAGGCCCTGTTGACCGCAGACGGCGCCACTGTTCCAGCGCCCGTAGCGCTCGTGCATGACCACCTGACGCTGCAACGCGTCGTCTGCCCCGGGGCGCCGATCCTGGAAGACACCGATTACACTGTGAACTATCTCACCGGAGTGGTCACTCCGATCACGGTCTGGCCCATTGGCGTCTACACCATCGACTACAGCTACTGGACCATCACACCGGCGGCCAGTGCCGATCCGGCCAACGGTGACACCCCCTACATGATCGGGGGTCAAGAGCTCTGGTTCGGTAACCTTGGAGCTGAGCTCTACGGTGACGTGAAGACGCCAGTGTTGACCGAGCAACCCCTACAGATCGCAGTAGTTCCAGCCCCATGATCTTCTGTGGTAGCATCCTCATCCAGGAGCGCTGACATGCGGACTCGTGCGCGTTCGCTGAACTTCCGGTCAAGCTTGAAGATCATCGGTACGCTGACCATCCACGCCATCGACGTCCGCACCGGCAACGTCGTCTGGACGTTCCACAAGCGGAACACCATCGTCTACGACGCCAGCAACATCGTGCGCTCGCTCTTGGCGCAGCGCACGCCGGCCGCAGACCCGGCGCCCGCGGAGTACTCCTGGGGTTCGATGCGGTTCGGTACCAGCGGCACGGTCCCAACGCGCTACGACACCGATCTGCTGGCTGAGGTTTCGACGGCACGCAAACAGTTGACCGACGACAAGAAGGTCAACGGCATCACCGGTGAGATCACACTACAAGCAACCCTCGGTAGCGGTGATGCCAACGGCTACACCCTGCGTGAGGCCGGTGTCTTCACGCAGAGCACCCTGTGGAGTGCCGACGTGGGTGGCACCCTCAAGATGTTCTCTCGCCAGGTGCATCCGGCGTACGAGAAGACCTCTGCGCTCCAGCTGGAGTACGGCTGGACGATGCAGTTTACCGCGTAAAGAAAAGGGCGAACAATGCTCTACAACGACATCGACTTCCGCAACAGCAGCGACACCGGTGAACCGGAAGCCACCGCCATTCAGCCCTACCTCGACGGCGAACCCGCGGGACAAGGCGTTCTTCGGCGGCCGGTAGAGAACACCCGCAGCCGCAGTGACCTGTTGCGGCAGACCTTGCGCGAGCACCTCGTCCTGCGCGACTTGCAGCAGGTCTTGCTGGTGGGCGGCGGAACGTTCACGTTCGGCGGGGCCAAGCCGACCTACACCGGCGTCTTCACAACCACGGCGGATCTCGAGGTCCGGCCGTTCGCCACGCCCGGTGCCGATGCGTCGCCCTACACCGTGTCGACGAAAGCCTCGGTGCTGATCGGTTCGGTCGACATCATCAAGTTCGAGTCGAAGTACAAGCAGTGGCAGGACCCGGGTGCGGATCCCGACATCGCTGCAGAAGCCGACATGATCTCGGTGGAGATCGTGCACACCGGCGCGCTCTCTGTCGCCGTGCAAGGTGCCGCCGGACAGCCGAACAATATCTACGTCACCATCAACTACGGCACCACGACCTGTCAGGAAGTCATCGACGCGGTCAACGGGCACACCAGCGCCAACAAGCTGGTCGTCGCGTCACTGGCCAGTGGCACCAACACGAACCCGGCGTCGAAGTTCAGCACCGCCGAGTGGGGCTCCGATTGGTCGGTGCGTTTCCTCCGCGGTGGCGCCCCAGGGCTCCTCCACGTCATCACTGCCGCGGTGTTCGCCACGTTCTTCGCTGCGCATGTGGACAATCCGTTGCGAAAGGGCGACACCCTCGCGATCTGGTACGACGATCTCATCGACCTGGCTACGCAGGGTGGTCGGCTGCAGAGCACCCCCGAGAACAGCAACTATCAGATCCCCGCCACATCGTTGTTCAACACGCGACGTGAGCCGGAGAAGATCCCGAACTGCGTGCCGATCTGCAAGTGCGTCGACGACAACACCATCATCTTCGTCGATGGTTCGCGCATCACCCGGACAACTGCTGCCACGCTGTGGTGGGACAGCGCCCACCTCGTCGGGGGCAGCAGCTCACTCATCAGCGTCGCGGGTTGGACGCGCCTGAACGCGGCGCCCGGCGCCCATGTACCACCGGCAACGGTGCAACAGGCGCTCGACAACATCGACGACATCTTCGAGGCCATCCTCAACGGCGGGCAAGCGTTCGTCGCCTCGACAGGGCACCGGGGCGTCACCGCGACGGGTGAAGGGGCGAACGAAGGCGTCAAGGGTACGGGTGGCCTCACGGGCGACGGTGTTCACGGTACGGGTGGTGCTACCTCTGGCCTCGGCGTTCTCGGTACGGGCACAGGGGGCGGCGCTGGCGTACGCGGTGTCGGTGGTGGTCCCAACGGCATGGGTGTTTCCGGCGAGGGCGCCGGGGCTGGTGTCGGTGTTCAAGGCACCGCGGCTTCGGGTGGGGGCGGCGGTGGTGTCTCTGGCGTGGGTGACGGAGTCGGCGTCGGTGTCTTCGGCCAAGGCGGCGATACCGGTCGCGGGGTCGTCGGCCAAGGCGGCGCCACCAGTGGCCGCGGCGTAGAAGGCAGCGGCGCGGGCAGTGACTTCGGAGTCTATGGGCTGGGTGGACCCACCAACGGTGGTGGCGTCTACGGTGGCGGTCAAGGCAACGGCAACGGCCTCGTCGGTCAAGGTGCAGGCAGCGGCAAGGGCGTCAACGGTACTGGTGGTGCAACCGCAGGTGCCATCGGCGTCAAGGGGACGGGTGGCTCGAGTGACGGCGTCGGCGTCGAAGGCCAAGGTGTCGGCACTGGTGCCGGAGTGCGAGGAATCTCAGCTACTGGTCCTGGTGTCACGGGCAAGAATTTCACGCTCGATGCCGACGAAGAAGTCGTCATTCCAATCCCGCTGCTGGCGGGTTACAGCGATGACTATCTGGCCAGCGGTGATTACGGCTGGCGCGCGTACTGGGCGACGGGTCCGACCTACGGAGTGTTGAATCCCTGGGGCAACATCGACGGACTGGTCGTCTGGAATGTCGAAGCTGTGCTGCCCAAGGGATTCAAGCTGACCGAGCTAGCGATGCGTTGGCGCTGTACCGACAGCTACCACATCCCGAGCTTCCCCTTCAACTTCCGCGCCTACAAGATCACGCACAACCACGGTGGTTCGCGCACAATCGTACAAATCGGCGCGACTACGGACTACCCTTCGGGGGGTCCATACGACACTGATCTCACCACGTTCCTGGGCGCTGGCGCCAATTTGCCGACTGTCTTCACCTACGATGTGTCGTACGGTGACACGCTACTTGTGATCATCTCTTCGTACGGTCGTGGTGACCACGTACTCTTCTCGTTGACCGCCAAGGGCAAGGTCAGCGCACCCGGCAACTTCCACGCATTCCGCAGCGCAACCTAGAGGTGAGACATGCAGGTCACACTACCTGGTGGATGGGTTCAACAGACCGACGCCGCCGTCTGTACACCTGAAGCCGACGGCGCCAAAGCTATCACGTTGCTTGGTGGCCTGCCCAACAACTTTCTCGTGCTGGTGGGCAGCGGTGGTCCGGGCTGTGGACGTATCTGGGCACGAGACGTCGACTACACCGTCGCCAACGGCGTCATCACCTTCACCACGGTGATGCCGTATACCTGTCGCTTGACGTTGATCGATCCTACGACGGGAGAGACGTTGTGGGTCTATTGCCCACGACGAGGTCAGATCTACCCTGAGTCTTAGACAGGCTGCGCCACGCTCTCGCCCCCGCCGCCCACTACCTGACAGCGGAACTCCACGAACTTCACTCGGCGTACGCCGAAGAAGAACTCAACGATTGTACCCCCGGCATACTCGCCGGGGATCGCCGGGTTCTCCATGAATTCGTAGAGCGGACGTACAACGACCCGATCGTAGTGGGGATGGTTCAGCGGGCGGTAGGTGCCGTAACCCAGGCAGAGGTAGTAGTGCGCGATGCGCAGGAAGGCGGGAGTCAATCCGAGACGCCGTGCAGCGGTGACTTTCATGCCACCTCGACAACCTGGCAGCCAGGCAGGTTCTCGAGGACGTACTGCCAGACCTGGTACATCCCCGGGTCGCACTTATTGTTGTCCTGGTGGTAGTGACCGCAGATGCCCTTGAAGCCGCCCACGTTCCACTTGTCGCCGGTCGGGGGGAAGTAGCTGTTGGCCACGCTCTTCCAGATCTCGGGTGGGCCGAAGTCCCCGAGCTTGCCCTTGTAGGCGGGGAGCCGCCTCGGCAACTTGGTGTAGTCGCAGACCCAGTCCAGCAGTTTAACCAGACCCTGGAGCTGAACCGGATAGAAGTCTAGGACCTCGTGCGTGTCACCGCGCACGAACATCTTAGTGAGCGGCCGCGGCGGCTGGCAGCGCTTGTTGCGCTCGGGTAGGACTGGGTTGGCGATCTCGACCCCCCAAGCGCGCCGGTTGACGCGACCGGCGTGCCAGCAGGTGGCGTGGCCAGGGTCGACCCCCTGCCAGATGGTGGCGTCGCAGTCCTCCATGAAGAGGACCGAGAGCTTCCGTGAGCGCAGGACGTCGAAGCACTGGTGCGAATCCATGCAGCCGTCCCAGTGCACCACGAACAGGTCGGGATCGAGCAGGGGGGCGTCGTAGAAGCCCTGGTCGAAGACGAGGGCGCCGGGCTCATCCGGGGTCACCACTCGGAGCCCTTCGCTGTCGACCTTGATGCCATTGATGAGGAAGTAGTCCTTGCCGGGCGGCGCCTCGAAAACGTCAGCCTTGATGGCTTGGTTGGTCTTTGGACCGCAGATGCCGTCTGGCTCGAACCCGGTGTTGGAGAGCTGCCACTGCCGGATGTCCTCGGCGAACTGCGCCGACTCGACTGAGAACTTCGAGACTTGGTCGCCGACCCAGTCATCTGCGAGGCTCTGCCACCAGTAGAGATTCTGGGTGGTGGCGGTGTTGAGCTGCTCCTGCGAAAGATCGGCGTCGTTCAGCAGCTCAGCCCGCTTGTGGGAGTCGGTGAGGTATGACGTATCGAGCCAGCTCATGTCACACGCCTGTCGCCATACGAACCGTCCAGAAGTCGTCGGCCAGCCAGGTCTCGACGTACTTGTACGGGAGGTAGCCGAAGCCCTTGTCGCCCCACGCCTGGCCCCAGCTGTTCTCGAACTTGAGGAGCTTGGTGGTGTCGCTGTAGCCGACGAAGAGGACGGCGTGACCACCGACGTAGCCCTCACCGGGCGCAGGGTACTTGACGATGCCGGTCCGGCTCGTCTCCTCGCTCTCGAGGCTCTCGGGGCAGGTGAAGCCCCCGAGCAGCGGGAAGCCCTGCGCCAGGCAGACCTTGATCGAGTACAGGCTGGGGCAGCGCCAGTACTGCGTGATGACGTGTTGCTTGGCTTCTGTGATCTGCTTGGGCTGTGGCGGCTTCTCGAAGTCCTCGACCTTGTACGGCCAGGTCGCCTCGTGGCAGACCCCGAACTTGGCCAGGGTCTTCACCACGTCGCGGTTCTGGGCGCCGACATCTCCACTCACCTTCTCGGTCCAGTGGCGGACGGCGTAGTAGAGGAAGAGGCGGCTGAGTTCGGTGACGGGCTTGCCCAGCTTGATGGCCACGTACTCCACCGCCGAGGTGCCGGCGTTACAGGTGCATGAGCCCAGGTTGCCCTGGTCCTCGATGCGGGGCAGCTTGCTCTTCGAGAGGTCAGCCTCTCGTGGCATGCCGAACCGAGCCATGAAGCCCGGCTTGAACTCCTGGTCGCGGAGGTCTCTCCGGTCCTTCTTCCAGCCCGTGAGGTTGTGCGTCATGGCCGTCCTCTACTTCTTGAACTCGATGCGGTAGAGCTTCTTGCCGTCGACGCTCTTGACCTCGCTGAGGTACTTGTTGATGCGGGCTTGGGCATCAGTCGGCGTAGTCTTCATCTTGATGAGGTAGTGGGTGTCGACGGCGCCGGGCTTGGCGCTCAGATTCTGGACTTCTTGGCCGGTCTGCTGCAGAGCGCACGCCAGGGCATCGATGCCCATTCCCTTGAGCGTGTCGAGCAGCACCATCCAGTTGGTGCCGCCGCTGGTGATGATGGCGATGACGGCCGGCAGCAGCTCGACGGCTTGGGTCTTGACAGCCTCGATGGCGCAGTCCACCACCAGGGTGGCGATCTGGCCCGGCTTGCTCTTGCAGTCGCCACGGAAGACGCAGCAGGAGGAGATGGTGAGGCAGAAGATCGGAACGATGAGCAGCAGGGCGAGCTTGCGAATCGGACGCATGGTCAACCTCCCTTTACGAGGTAAAGAAAAAAGGGGCGCGACGATCAGTCTCGCCAACGCCCCTATCCTAGTTGACGAGCTTATCTCATCGTCACCTAGGTCTCAACCGGGAACATCTGGTAGTACTCCCAATGAGGACCGTTGGCGTATTCCCCGATGCGGCGAAAGGTGATCTGAATCTTCTTGGCGGATTGCTGGCACTCGACGCAGATGGCCGCGACGATATCTTCACCGCGACGCGTGATGAGCGTCTGTGATGCTTGGCCCATCGGGATGGATTTGCGACAGTTGCTGCAATCGGCGTAGTTGTAGTCCTTGGCCATGGTTTCCTCAGCCGCAGCCCGCGGCGTAGCCGCAGGTGGGGCACTTGTGGCAGTTGGCGCCGCTGTGCACCGTGATGGCACCACAGACCGGGCAGGGCGGATTGGCGCCGATGCCGCCCTTCGTGGCGGGACGCAGTTCATGGTTCGGCGCATCGGATAATTCTTCCTTCGGCGTGCCGTGACCGTTGGTCACCGGATGTTTCAGGAAGATCGCCGCGAGCTTGCGCACCACTGCATCGTAGATGCTGTGCGCGTAGCCGATCTCCGGGTCACTGCAGAAGCCCGACGGCGCGAACTTGGTGTAGGCGAAGCTATCGATCAGCTTCTCGAGCGGCACATCGGCCTGGAGACATTGGGAGAAGGCGATGGCCCAGCCCTTAACCAGACCGCTGACGGTTGAACCTTCTTTGGCCAGTTCGATGAAGATCTCACCCGGCATGCCGGTGTCTTCGAACGGCGTCACCATCACGTAGCCCTTGATGCCACCGAACTCGAAGCGGATGCGGTGGGCGTTCTTCTGATGCTCCTTGAGCTTGCGCATCCGGGTCGTCGACTGCAGCACCGTCGCGGAATTGGCGGCGCCCGTGGTCAACGGCTGCTCCAGCTTGGACCCGTCTCGGTAGACGGTTACGGCCTTGAGTCCCAGCTTCCAGGCCTCGAGGAACGCCTGACCGACTTGTTCCACCGTGGTCGCGGCGGGGATGTTCATGGTCTTCGAGATCGATCCGGAGAGGAAAGGCTGTACCGCGGCGGTCATGCGCAGGTGGGCGTCGAGGTTCAGTGTCCGGCCACTTGGGGTCGCAGCCATGGCACAGTCGAACACCGGCAGGTGCTTGGAGGCTAGGTGCGAGCAGTGATCCAGGTTCTTGTGCTCGTTCAGCCAGGTCAAAACCTTGGCTTGAACCGCCGCGGAGTAGTGCAGGGCCGTGAGGGCCTGGCCGACGTCATCGTTCTCCAGGACGATGATGCCACCACCGACGAGCTTCTTCTCCTTGTAGAGGCAGGCCTCCGGTTCGACGCCGGTGGTTTGGCAATCCATGAGGAAACCGATGGTACCGGTGGGCGCCAACAGCGTCACCTGGGCGTTGCGGAAGCCGTACTCGTCGCCCCAGCTCGCGGCTTGCGACCAGTGCATGGTGGATTCGAAGCCGTGTTCCTGTGCGGCCCGTAGGTGACGATCGATGACTTCGAGGTGTGACGCTCGATTGCGTGCGAACGCTTCGTAGGATCCGTGGACCGCCGCCAGCTGCGCGGAGGTGACGTACGCCGTCGCCGTCATCAACGAGGTGACCTCTGCGGCGACGCGCCGTCCAGTGTCGCTATCGTAAGGTACCCCGATCGACATGAGGTAAGCGCCGAGGTTGGCATAGCCCAACCCGAGCGGCCGATAACGGTGACTGTTCTCGGTGATCTTGGCCGTCGGGTAGAACGCCGGCTCCACCATGATGTCCTGCGCGATGATGAAGGCTTGAACCGCGTGACCGAAGGCGACGTGATCGAAGGTGTCATCTTCTTTGCGGAACTTCATCAGGTTCAGCGAAGCGAGGTTGCACGCGGAGTCATCGATGAACATGAACTCGCCGCACGGATTCGAAGCGCCGATGCGGGCGTCGCTGGGACAGGTGTGCCACGCGTTGATCGTGGTGTCGAACTGTATGCCGGGGTCACCGCAGGCATGCGCGGCTTCGCTCAGGCGCCTGAAGATCTTCAGCACCGGTACCCGTTCAACCACTTCACCAGTGGTACGCGAGATGAGATCCCACAGGTACTCCCCGTCAGGATCATTCAGCGCCTCTTCGACGAGCGACATGAACTCGTCGTCGACGCGCACCGTGTGATTCGCATTCTGGAAAGCGACCGAAGCGTAGGCCCCGTTGGGATCGTTGAGATCGACGGGGTATCCCGCCGCCATCAACACCTGGGCTTTCCGCTCCTCGAGCAGCTTGCTGTCGATGAATTCGAGGATGTCGGGGTGATCCGCGTCGAGGATGCGCATGGCCGCGGCGCGCCGGGTAGTCCCGCCGCTCTTGATGACGCCACCCCAGGCGTCGAGTCCCCGCATGAAGGAGACGGGTCCCGAGGCGCGACCACCACCACTGAGAGGTTCCTTTGAAGAGCGCAGGCTCGAGAGATTGACGCCAGCTCCCGAACCCAGCTTGAAGATGCCCGTCTCGTTGGCTTGCAGCTGGGCGATGGAGCTCAGATCGTCTGTCACGCCCTGGATGAAACAGGCCGCGATCTGAGGTTCACGATCTTCGACACCGAGATTGAACCACACCGGCGAATTGAAAGCCCCGCGCTGTGTCAGCAGCAGGTAGGTCAGGTCGTTGCGGAACCGTTGTACATCTTCGCTGGTGGTGAAGTACGCCTGCTGGACCGCCCAGTCCCGGATGGTATCGACCACGCGGCGGATCAGCTGACGTACGCTGACTTCACGTTCTGGTGTTCCCAGCCGGCCACGAAAGTACTTCTGCGCTGCGATGAGTACTGCGCGGTCTGACCAGCCCATCGGTGCTTCGACGCCGAGCTGCTCGAAGACCACTGCGCCATCTTTCCCGGTCAGGACCACGTCCACCGTGCGCCACTCCACCATGTCGAACGGATCTTGTTGCTCGGGGCAGAAGGACGCGCTGTAAGTCAACCCGCGCTGGATACTGACCCCCTCTGGCTCTTGTTCGCTCGGTAGTGGCAGACGCTTCTCGACGACGGACAAGCCGTAGGGAACGGTGTTCTCCATGAAGTCCTTCTCCTTCCAGGCGGTCAGATGGTGCGGGGGAACAGGCGGAGTCGGGTCCGTCGCGGTCGACCTTCTTGACGGCGCAGAACGGTCGCGGCGGCCTCGACTTCGTGGCGCTTGGTCGAGGCGTGTTCGGTGCATTCCTGGGCCAGCCGGGCGAGCCCATGTGCGTCGCACACGTCATCACCGTACTGGGTGAAGTCAAAGCCCCAGCGCTCCGCGCTGGCGCGCATCATCTCACCTTTGTCAGCACCGGAGCGGCCGCTCACGAACTTCTTGAGCACCGCCGGTGGTACACAGTGAACGGTGGCCGTCGGGAAGAGGTCCTTGAGGACCACCTGAACAACGCCGTTGACCTGCCCCAGCTGATCGATGTCGCCGATCGAACCCAGCGACTGCGCTTCCATGGCGGCGGTTTCAACTTCACCACCCCAGGGCGCCAGCGTGTGTTGCAGCAAGTCACGCAGCGCCGCGAGGCGTTCCGGCCCACGTAGGTCAGCTGGTGGCGCGAGACGCTTCAACAGAACCGGTTGGTTGCCGCGCAACACGCAGACCCCGATCTTGCGCAAGGACTGATCCACCCCCACGTAGGTCCAGGCTTCCCTTGCGCAAGACACCAGGGTAGTATCGAGTCACAGAGACGTCGACGTCAACGCCATTCTCTTTACGCGATCCAACAGGAGCTGAAGATGTCGGTCGCGGTTACGCTGAAGCAAGAGAAGACAGTCCTGACCGACAAGTTCCGCGTCGTGTCGCGGATCACATCAGCCACTCCGGATCCTCTGTACCCGCTCTTCGTCATGGAACAAGGGCTTGACCCCTGGGAAGAGCTCTACAACAACATCGCCACGCTCGACGACCTGGCACGCTACGGCGGTGAAGTGGCGCCCTACGGCGAAAACCCGCTGACGCGTTTCGCCGATCCCGCAGTTGACTTCTCGGGTCTCAGTCCAGCTCCGGTGACGGGGGACATTCTCATCGTCACCAGTGCCTTACCGGAGTGGGAGAGCCTCTTCCTGGCGCGCACGGCGGGACCACCCTCGGGTTTCCGTTTCAGCCTCAACATGACGGGCATCGGCAGCGTGCCCTACGTCGTCATCGACTTCGCCACGCCGCTATGGAAGGCCTTCCCCGACGCTCGCGCCGGTCTGGCCTGGACGCTGAAGAACAGTCTCGAGACCGTCACCAAGGGCAGTGGTACGACGGGCTACACGCGCGCCCGCAACGACGTCACCGGCAAGTTCCTCCGACGGCATCTAACGTCTTTGTTCGACATCGCGGCGCAAGCTGAAGCACACGCTCAGGCTGTCGATACCGGGGTCCACTCAGTAGCTACGGCAGCGGCGACCACCCCACCACCCTTCGGGGGCTTCTCGGAGTACACGTACCCATGAACGTCAGCATCACGCTGTCGCAGGTACAGTCGATCATCGACGACCAGGGCACACCGAAATACCGGGTCGCCAATCAGATCAGTGCCACTGAGAATCTCACGCTGGCACTCTTCGTCAACGATGTGGACCCCGACGAGTACAGTCACATCGCTTCGCCACTCGACCTCGCCAACTTCCCCGAGGACCGCAACGCAGCCATCGATGCTGGACTCGACTTCTACCGTCGATCAGATGCGACGCGTGACTTCACCGCTCTCGACGAAGCTCTGCACTTCGCTGCCGTGGTCCGTCAGCAACTGGCATACTTGGCGCCCGCAACAGCTGAAGTTGCCGATGCGTTCCCGTCGACGACTACCTACGTCTTTACGTCGTAAAGGGAGCACAGCATGTCCTTCACCGTCTCCCAGCAGACCCGCCAGGCACGCACCAGCAGCGGTACGCTGCAGTACGAGATCCGGGCGGAAGTCACGGACGCCGGCGACCTGCCTGACAAAAGTCTGTTCGTGATGATGGTGGTGGACCGCGAAGATCCCAAGACCGACACGTTCGCACGAGTCGCTACGGTAGCCGATCTGGGTCCGGTTCCGCCCATCGGTGACGGGTTGTCTGTTGATCGTCCCACTGCACTGCTGCTCATCCCTGAACCCGACACCGCGTACTACCGCATCAATCTGGCCACGTTCATCTACACCGACCTGGCCACTGCCGTCGCCGCGCAAGACGTGCTCAAGACGCGTCTCGACGAACTGGTGACTGACTGGCAGACGTACCTCAACCAGTTCCTCGCCGATGGTTCGGTCAAACCGATCGACGTAATCGATCACCCACGCTACACCCAGGACGCCTACACAGCGTTGGTGCAGTCGTACGTCACTGCGGTGCAGACGGAAGTTACCGCGAAGCTGACCGTCGACACGGCCAAAGCCGCCTACGACGCGGCCGTAGCGGCAGCGGCGTTGGCACAGACCGCCGTCACGCAAGCTCAGGGAATCTACGACGACTGTCTTGTAGCACAGGCAGAAGTCGATGCTTTCGTCACCGCGATGAATACGTTCTACACCGCGGCTCACGCCTATCGTATCGGGACACCACTCAAGGGTGGCAGTCCGACGACGCTCGAAGAGATCTACGACAACGCGGAGGCCGTAGCCAACACCGCTTTGTCGAACGCGCCGGACTGCGCACCCTTCTGCAACGCACGTGAAGCTGAGCTCAATACGGCCAAGACTACCAGAGCCACTGCCGACACCAACGTCGCTTCGGCACGTACGACTTACGAAGATGCCAAGGCGGCCTATGCGGCGGCGCAAGCGGCCACCGAAGCCAACCTGGCCGCCGTACGCAGCCTCAAGCCTTCCTTCGACCCACTCACCGACATCCCCGCCGGCGTCTCCTAGCGTACGTTCCCGTGGAACGGCAACCCCTGCGGTGCATCCTCCGCGGCACCGATGTCGAAGTACGGCAGCCGTTCGTGGTGATCAAGGATCTTCTGGAAGGTACTGAAGTCGTGGTCTCGTTCGAACTTCGCCAACCAGAGGCGCACCGTCACGTGTCCTAGGTGTAGCTGCACCGTCCCCACCTTGGGCTGTGCCCAGCTGAAACCACCGCTATGCTTCGATTCGAAGTAGAACGAGTAGCTCTTGCCGTGGGAAGTCACTGAGAGGTGCAACCACAACGCTAGTCGGCGGCGGTCTTCCGCCGTCGCCATCGGGGGTATGGCTTCAAGCTTCTGGCGGATGACGTCCGGGAGGAACTTCTTCAGCTGGTTGAGGGATAGGAACTGCAGGGCTGGCAACTCACGGCGTGCATCGCGCGCAGTACGCGAGACGAAGATAGCCGGATGCTCTTCGCGTGGTCCCGTACCTCCGCTGTAGGCGCCACCAACACGCTGCACCACGAACTCAGCAATTCGTCCGGTGCGATCGTCTTTGTGCGCGAAGGAGATGCCACAGACGTGCGCGATGGCCCAAATCTGATTCAGCGTCAGTGAGGTTTTGCTCTCGTGCAGATGACGCCGGGCACACTCGAGGGTGTAGTTGACCAGTCCCGTCTCCGTCCAGCTACCGTGATTGCAGTTCCGCGCACGGTACTTACCACACGGTCCCCATTTGCTCCCGAAGTAGCACAGCTTGCATTGCAGACGAATGAAGTTGCGGGTCTTGGCTGACGCGCGGCTGCGTTCGCTGAGCTTCGCCCGCGCGTCCTCGAGATCATTGAAGTAGTGGCTGCCCGGTTGATCAAAGGCATGGCGTCGTCGACCATTCCCTGGGTAGAGCGGGTCTTCGTGCGTCAGGCCTTCGGGGATGTAGAGGAAGCCCCCGACGGTCGATTTCCAAGATTTCAGATCGTCGACGTCGGGGTTAGTGTGCAGCGCGAGTTGCTGGCGGTATGTCGATTGCGAATCTCGCAACGCCCCGGTCCAGACCATGTTGTCGTTACGCAGAACTGGCAGCAATTCATTCGACAGAGGTGCCCGACGGATCACCTGCACTTGCTCCGGTAGGTTCGTCCACAGACACTCGGCGCCCCGTAACGAACACCCGTCACAGCCCAGAGCTTTGTTGAGCATCCAACAGGTGTCCTGCAAGATACCGACCGGAGCACTCACCACGGCGTCGCCGATGCGGAAGTAAACGAAGTCACCCTTCCCGGCGGGCGACTCAGCCCTCCGGTGGTGCGCGGCATTCGTCGTGAAGAGCACCGCGTACTGCGTCGGGGCTTTTACTGGCCCTGACGCGTCGGCGTAGCGCGGCTGGCTATGTCGCAGTCGCACCGCCAGGAACGCCGGTCCCATCCGCTGCCGCAGCTCGTCGGACAGCATCAGGGTCACGACGTCTTCTCCGGTAAGACCAGTGACCCGGTCCACGAAGAGCAAGCCGTGCTGGCAGGTGGTAAAGACGCGGGGGTAGTGAATCAGCTCCGCCTTCTCCTCAGAAAGCGGCGCCGTCATCGATGTCCTCCCGGGCACCCTCCGCGATGCCCGCAGCCGCGGCTGCTGCTACCGCTGCCGCGTGCTGCGCCATCGCCTGCTCCAGCTCGGTCTTGAGGTGCACCGCGCGCGCCGGGTTCACCTGCATGAAGTAGGCGACTTTGCCGCGCAGGTGGTCGGCGAACGCTTCGACGGGATCGAAGCCGTACCGCACGGCGTTCTCCTCGAAGCCGCGCAGCAAGCAGTTGTGGATGATGGCGCGGTAGCGCCGGTAGACGTCCGCCGGGATGTTGGGGTGTTCGTTCACGACCATGCCGAGCATCTGCTGACGACGCCAGCATCGCTGGATCTTCAGCTTCTTCGGGTTGGTGCGGTAGCCGGCCTGGAGAATCAGCCGCCGCAGGGTTTCGATGAGTTCGTCGACTTGCTGCCGACTACGCGGTTCCGGATGTGAGATCGACAGGTCGTCGGAGTACCGGGTGTAGACCCACCCGGTGCCGGCCAGGGCCGCCAATACGGGTCGGTCAAGACGCTCCTGGGCTACCAAGTTGCACAGCATCGGCGAAGCCGGTGAGCCCTGTGGCACGAAGTGGCGGTACTTCACCTCTTCGGCTTCGTGCCGGGGCGGCTTTCCCCGGAACGGAGCGCGGCGCTCCTGGACCGTGCACAGGTCGGCCAGCAACCCACTGACGAAGTGCGAGTAGCCGACCGTCTGCTTGAAGAAGTGGCGGATCTGCGCGCGCGTGTGCGACGGGAAGAAGTCCTTCAGGTCCATGGCGATGCGGACCTGGTGCCCAGCGTGCCGCGCCGCGCTGTCGCGGCACGAGCGGCCTTCGACGTAGGCCCCGACACAGTCGAGCACAGGCAGGGTGCGCAAGATGCGCAGGTCGACGCGCCGCTGCAGGTGCTTCAGGCGGTCCTTCGGATTGTAGATGACGCGGACGCGCCCGTCGGACTTGGGAATGGTGAACCGCTTGTAGAGGTGCGCCTTCTGATCGACGCAGTACCACAGCGTCTTGCAGCGCACCCCGAGGTAGAGGGCGAGGGCGTAGTCATCGATGACGTAGGGAACTTCAGGGCGTAGGGCTGGAGGTAGCTCCAGCGTCGTGAGGATGGTCCTCTTGTAGCTCGACATCCTTGGTCTCCGTGGGCGGCGCCGGTTGCCACAGCGCCAGCTCGTCGTAGCAGTGCTTGCCACCGAGGTGACAGAGGTTCTGCAGGTGGAACATGTGCCGCGGGCACAGCAGACAGACCGGACGCACTGGTCCCCGCGGCGTGTAGAGCACCGTCTGGTCGTCGAGGAAACCTTCGAACTGCAGCTTCGGCGCGCTGATCTCTTCTTGCGCGTTGCCGGTGTTCTGCAGGCGCAGATCGGCGTGCTGCGGGGCCATGAGGTAAGGCGCCAACCGTTGTCGTTCCTGACCCTCCAGGCGCGGCTTGTGGAGCCCGCGCCGAGTGAGCGGCAACACCGGGATGAGCATGAAGACCGCCGCGGTGCGCGGCACCAGGGCTTCGATGATGCGTCCCTGCACCGTCGGCTGCCGCGGACTCGCGTGAGGGCGCAGCTCGTGACACTGGACCTGCAGGTTCTTCACCTTCTCCCACAGCTCGTCGGTGACGATGACGCACAGCGACCAGGGGAAGATCTTCGGCATGATGGTGCGCTGGGCTTCACTGAAGAAGTACACGATGTCGAAGGGGAACTTCTTGACCAGAGACTTCAAGACGCGGAGCTTGAAGATCGTCTCCATCAGACGTCCTCCATGACGAGATGGATGCCGTAATCCGGGCACGGCACCGAGTGGTTCGGGGTGTACAGCCAGATCACCGGGATCGGGATCCGGTTCTCCGGCTCCGGCGCCGGGGCGTAGCCATCCGTGCAGTAGACCAGGACGTCGCAGCCCTTGTCGCCCTGCAGGTGACGCTGCACGTGTTCAAAGACAGGATTGAAGTCAGTACCGCCGCGCCCCTTGATGGTGAGATCGATGTCCGACTCGGACTTCACGTCGTAGACCGTCTGCAGATCGGCGTCGCAGTAGATGACGTTGAGCGCCACGTCGCTCTCCATCCGAACGATGTTAACGAGCTCAGCGATGCCCCGTTCCAGCTCTGCGGTGCCCATCGAACCCGAGGTGTCCAGCGCGAAGTAGATCGAGAAGCGGCGATCACGGGCACGGCCGGGGAAGGGCAGCACGTGCGGGATGCCGAACATACGGCGGTTGGGACGGGCCATGCCCCGCGCCAGCTTGGTTTGCCGGGTGCGCATGACCAACGTGCGCAGCAAGGAGGGCCAGGGAATGGTCGGCCGAGCCAGGTACTTCTTCAGCAGCTCGTCGATGCCCGACGGAATCGTGCCCCGGTTCTTGGCGTCGCGGTTGTGCTCCTCGAGCGCCTTCTCGACCACGTTCTTCGCTTCTTGCTGCATCCGATCGGCGAGGCCCTGCAGCTCCTCTGAGGTAGCTCCATCGAGTTCGCTGGTCCAGCGATCGTGGGATCCCCCCGCGGCATCCTTGAATGCCTGCTCGAGACCTTCGACACCCAGGCCCCCGGTGACGTGCACGACCCTCACCCGCTTGAGCAGGGCGATCTGGTAGACCTCGTAGGGTTGGTTGCGCGGCAGGTTGAACTGGTCCGGGGTGAGGAAGGGACTGTCCTCGGGTTCCTTCGACCCCGGCGTACCATAGAAGCACTTCGCTTCCGTCGACTTGTCGAACTCCTTCTCGCTGCGGATGAGCTCGTTATCCGCACAATCCGCGGCGATGTTCATCACCGCATGGAAGCGCCGCTTCTCCGTGTCGCTGGTGACGGTGCTCAACAGGTTGAGGTAGCGCGTCAGGTGGTCACAGATGAGGTGGATGAGCTCGTGCCGGCAAATGAGGCGCAACTTGGCCAGCGAGATCTTCTTGATGTAGTCGGGGTCGTAGTAGAGGCAGGGCCGCCCTTCACGGCTGATGCCGACGCCCAGTGTGCCCAGTCCAGGCACGGCGATGCGATGCAACGCACTCACGACCCGCGCGCAGTAGTCGCGCACCTGGCTCGACAGGAGGTAGGTGAAAGCCTGTTCCAGTGTCGTATTCATCGGTTGCCTTGGTTCCCTCTTGCACCCATCGTGAATTTACCGGAGAATAGCCGCAGGAGATGGCCATGGACATCCGCGACCAGTACCACGACCCGGCCTACGGTACGCTGTACCATCTACTGCAGGCCCGGCCCACGGCCGCCGCCTTCGTCAAGAGCGCGGAGCTGGACCCAGCCCACGCGGCTGACCTGCCCGACACGGCCTTCGCCTGGCCGGCGCGCCGGCTGTTCCCCATCGACTCGGCGGAGAACACCGTCCTCTCGTCGCTGTACCGGGAGAAGACGGCGGCGGTGCCGGCGGAGGTCGATGCGGAACTCGAGCGCGCCCAGGACATCTACAACGTGCGCGGAGTCGTGGTCCAGGCGCGCCAGGAAGCGCAGGCTGCCGAGCAGGTGAAGACGGCGGCCGCTGAGACGACGGCCGTCTACCTGCTGCCACAACACCACCGGCTGCGCGTCAAGACTGCCGCGGACGTCAAGGTCGCCGAGAAGCTGCTGATCCAGCAGTACGACCGGCTGTCTATGGAGGACCGCGCCGAAGGCTTCACCAACTTGGTGAAGGTCGCGCGAGACCTGAACGTCGGGCTCGAACCGATGACGCACCGCATGGCCGGCATGACGGTCTGCACCACCAAGGTCGCGGCCGACCTCATCGAAGCGCGGCGCATGGCCACCAAGGAACCGCTGTTCCAGCAGGCTTACGTCAAGCTGGCGAGCGCCTTCCGCGGCAAGGGTGAGTTCATCCAAGACCGTGACCAGCTGGTCGCCGCGGCCGACGCCCTCGCCCGCCTCGACAAAGAAGCCGGCCTCGATCGCCTCTACGACCGCAAGCTCCCCGACGCGGTGCAGACGATCTTCAACACCACGAAGCTCGCCGAGCCGATGGTCGATCTGGCAGGCCGCGAAGTCACGCTCAGCAAGCTGGCGGCGCTGCCCTCGACGTTCTGGGAAGACGTGGTCGGCAAGGATCTGCTGCGCGACATCACTGACGGCAGCGGACGCATCGATCACACCAAGCTCGGCCAGGTGCTCCACACCCTGCCGCTGGACCTGAAGCTGATCCTCAAGCACCAGGTGCCGTGACGTGGCACTGAGCCTCGCGCAGGTTGAAGCCCAGCTGCTGGCGGTGGCCCAGACGCCGCGCCGCTCAGCGAAGACCGCGGCGGCGAAACCTACCGCGGCGGCGGCGAGCGTCCAGCGGCGCGATGCGGCGCAACTGCTGGCGGATGCCGGCGCATCAGCCAGCGGTTGCCTCCAAGCATTCGAGCTGCTCTGCGGTGAAGGCTTCCGGGCCTGGGAACCCGAGACGCTCTGGCTGACGCTGGACCGTCTCGGCGTCGATCTGCCAGTGGTCAACCGAGACAAGATCCTGGCGGGGATCACCCTCGGAATCGTGCCGGCCTTCTGGTGGGAGGTCCACGCCTTCGAGAACACCGTCCTGGCTTTCAACGGGCTCGTCAGCCTGCCAGAAGCGTTGCAGGAAGCCACGCCAGCGCAGATGGCCTGGGGCGTCTTCGAAGCCGAGATGATCTACCGCGACCTCGGTGACGAAGAACCCGAGTTCGATCGCGAGCCGGTGTTGTACGCCGCCACCGTGCTTCACCGCGCCGGCTACGTGCGGGCGCCGGACCTGCTCCACTTCGCCCAGCGTGAGCTCGACCGGTTCAACAAGAATGGCAGTGGGCTCACGGTCGCCGAGGTGGACGCCGCCTGGAAGACGCTGAAGAGGCAAGCGCTCGAGGAGCGCAGCCTCGGTGAGACCGCCCTCGACGTGCAGCTAGGACGTCTCGCAAGCGTCGAGCTGCACGTCGAGGAGATGTTGAAGCGCTACCGCGCCGACCTGGCGAAGCTGCGCTAGAGCTTCTGCGTTTCGCCTGCCTGCCCCAAGACGAGACGGGTTTCGCTGCCGTCTTTCAGGTCTTCGACGCAGACGTGAACGGTGCTAAACTCGTCACGTTCGATGTAGACCTTCCACTCGTCGCCGACGTGCAGCAAGATCACGTCGGTATCCGGGGCAAGGTTCTCAACACGGATGTCCATGGCTATGCCAGCGGGTCCGGCCCGCCGCCTTCCTTCTGGGCCTGCTGGAGCGCGTCAGTGATACCGCGGATATGGCGCTGGTAGCTCTGCTGCTTCGCCAGCTCCTTGCTGAGTTCCGACAGGTAGGACGAGACGTCGCTGATGCCCTCCTGCGCCGCACGCAGCTTGCTGGCGATGAACGAGACCGCGAGGTCCGACGGCAGGTCACCGAGGAACAGCGCCAGCTTCGGGGCCACGTCCTTCGGCCCAGGCTTGGTGCCGAGCAGCATCGTGGCCACGTTGGAGCACAGCTCGCCGAGAACGTCGTGCCGCGCGTCCTCGACCAGCTTCAGCACCTTCTTGCGCACGGTGCTCTTCTCGCTGTACTTGCCGAGCACGTCGGCAGTGGCGATGACTACGGCACGGTTCTTCATGTACTCGCAGAACTGCGAACCCGTGACCTCGCCGACGTGCCCGCAGATGCAGGCTTGCAGCGCGTCGCTGATGCCACTGCCACTGCTACCACTGCCGCTGTTTTCGAGGATGCCGGACTCCTCCGCAGCGCTCAGCAGCTTGCTGACCTTTTCCCAGGTGGCGGGCGACGGATAGACCTTCCCCGCCAGGCGCAGCTTCGGATCGTAGAGCGCGACGTTGTTGTCCTGGATGTAGTCGACAACGTGCGAGTGGAACTTGCCCCGGGCGTAGGACAGCCACCCCGCGACGTTGCAGGTGACTGCGACGAAGCACAGCCGGCGCTTGATGGCGGGGTCCTTCTCGGCCTCGTTGACCGAGTAGGCGCCGTCGGAGGGGTTCATCGCCGCGATGATCTGCGTGCCCGCCTTGATGACCTCGACGCCGTGAACCTGCCCGTCCTCCATCAGCGTGAAGAACGTCTTCACCGTGCCCTTCTCGCCGCGGTTGTACTCGTCGAAGAAGAGTCCGCACTCCGGCGGCAGGTCGAACAACTCGCGGTTGATGAGGAACTCCATGGTGCCGTTGCGCCGCGTACGCTCGTCGAGGTGTGCGATCGTCCGCGCCGTCTCGAGCACCTGTGACTCGAGACTCCGAGCGATTTCCTTGAACTCGTCGTGATCGCCCTGCGTACGCACGAACAACGCGAGCTGCTGCATCTGGGTCGCGCGCTGCAGCAGGTCGCTCTGCTTGGCTTGCGACGGATACGGCACGGCGATGTCCTCCGGCTGGAGATGCTGGAGGTAGAACGCCAGCAACGGCACCGAAGTCGTCCACTCCTTGTTCTTCCAGGTGAACGGCTTGCGCGGCCGGCGCCGTGCGAACACCTGCCGGACGATGTGGCTCTTGCCGATGCCACTCTCGCCCACCAGGCAGATGACGTTGCCAGTGTCGCGGTTGGCGTCGATGGCGGCCATGGCCGCCTGCAGACCAAAGAGAGGGATGCCGAGCTTGCGGTAGAACGTCTCCTCGGCGTTTTCGTCGGACTTCTTGGCCATCGTCACTTCTCCTCGGGGGTGCGATCATCGAGATAATCGCGCCCTGGGTAAAGCTTCACGTGGTCGGTGAGGTAGGCCACGGCGCCATCACCGTGTCCGAGAGCCATGAGGAACGCGGCCAGGTTAGCCGCGTCCGTGGGGTTGTGCATGTGCAGCTTCTCCATGAGGTAGCTTGGCGTGATGTAGCCGCTGAGATCGAACGCATAGAAGCCGCCCCAGCTGGTGCCCATCGTCCACAGCCCGACGAACGTGTAACCATCTGGACAGTCGGGGTGTCCGACCTCACAGGCCAGCGTCTCGTCGAAGAGGCACACCGTAAAGCGCGTACCGCGAGCACAGAATTCGACCAACACCGGATACGTACGCGCTTCGAGGAGCCGTGCAACTTCGGCAACGCCGGCGGGCTTGTCGAGATGAACTTCGCCTGCCCATTGCGGCTTCTTTACGGAGTTGGTATCGTGGGTCTTGGAACCCATGGATATTCCTCCACAACTGCGCTCGGACTTGGCGCAGCACCTGCTGTACCTGGATGGACAACCGTTCTCGCTCGGGGACTACCCCTTCTACCACGCCATCTACGACGGTAACTACCAAGGCATGCTGCTGAAGTCGGGCCGGCAAGTCGCGAAGTCGACGACGCTGTGCAACTTCCTCATCAGCGAAGGCATCGGCACCAGTCATTTTCGCAGCTTGTACGTGTCACCGTCGCAAGAGCAGACCCGCAAGTTCTCCAATACCCGCGTCGGCAAGGTGTGTCTCTACTCGCCACTGATCAAGCAGTACTGGGTCGACGCTTCCGAGCTGAGTCAACGGACCATGCTGCGTATGTTCCGCAATGGCTCCGAGATCTCGTTCACCTACGCGCTCGACGATCCTGACCGCGCGCGTGGCAACACCGCGGACCGTTGCTGCTACGACGAGGTGCAAGACATCCTCTATGAACCGGTTATCCCGGTCATAAACGAATGTATGGGCAACTCGGAGTACGGCTACGAGACGTACGCCGGCACGCCCAAGACCATGGAGAACACCATCGAGTACCTCTGGTCCATCTCGACTCAGAACGAGTGGATCATGAAGTGCGATGGGTGTGGTCGTTACAGCTTCATCGATAACGCGAAAGCGGTGGGCAAGGTTGGTCCCGTGTGCGTGAAGTGCGACCACGCCCTGAACCCGCGTAACGGACAGTGGTACTCTTTCAAGCCGGAAGCAACCCTGACCGGTTTCCACATCCCCCAGCTCATCCTGCCGCGCAACGCTGAGCAGCCCAACCGCTGGCAGCGCATCCTGACCAAGCTCGCGCGCTACAGCGACACCAAGTTCAAGAACGAGGTCCTGGGCATCAGCGATGCTCTCGGCGCGCGCATCATCTCGAAGCAGGAGCTCGAGGCGCTGTGCGAGGACTACGACATTTACCGGCAACCCTCGCCGGGCATCAACATGGAGTACCGCCATGTCGTCGGCGGCGTGGACTGGTCGGGCGGTGGTACAGAAGGCGTGTCGCGTACCGTCGTCTGGATCTGGGCGGTCACCAAGAACCACCAGTTGCGCACGCTCTACTACCGCGTCTATCCCATCACCAGTCCGGTGAGCATCGTCGACGACGTGGCGGAAGCTTTGCAAGCTCACCACGTCGAGCTGGTGATCGGTGATCGTGGTGAAGGCCACCTGGCGAACGATCTCTTGGCGCAGCGTCTGGGGTCGAACCGCGTCTCTCAGGTGATGTACGGCGCTCAGGCCCGGACGATTTCCTGGAACGAGAAGGGGTTGTTCTACACCGCAGACCGCACCACGTTGATGGACAACTACTTCATGGTGCTGAAGCGCCAGGGCGTCATCTTTCCCCGGCTCAGCTGCATGCTTGAACCGATCACCGACATCCTCAACATCTACGAGGAGGTCACGGTCAACGGCAAGAAGGTCTGGCGGCATGCGCCGACCCAGCCGGATGACTGCTTCCACGCACAGCTCTTCGGCTGGCTCGCCGCCAAGGTGCTGCTGATGGACCTGACTTTCACTGGTTGAGTCCCTGCTACGATAGTGCGCGCCTTCGAGAGCTTGCAAGAAGGCGAGGTTTGCTTTCCGGGGCTTCGCGCCACGGAAAGGAAACCGAAGCCGCCGCAGCGAGTTCTCGAAGGGAAGTGCTTCCGGTACTCGCGCTGCAACTCTTGGCTGCACAGATGACGACGTAGCGTCGTCGGGCCACTGGTGGGTCACACCCTCTCCCAACAGCAGTTCTTTACCAGGGACTGAGAAACCGGTCTACTTCGTTGGAAGCGACGCGGCAGGTCCTCGAGGTCGGCAGGTGGTTCGGCGTCTCGATAACCGCGGGAACTGCACGAGGAGTGGAGTAGCTCGTCGCGGCGGATCCGATCAGATCAGGGTTCTCGCAGAGAACCAGACCTGAATGCCGGCGTGGCACCGGCGGCCTTTGCAGGACTAACTAGACCGGGTGTGGCGTATCTACCGTGCACTGCCCACTTCGTTTGCCTTTTTCGCCGGCGGAGGACGTGATCGTCAGCGATGGCATCCCACTTCGTTTCGCCGAGGAGCTCGAGGCCGAGTTCGTCGGTTTACGCAGTAAAGCGCAGCAGTGGCGACGTAACGCCGCCAGCACTTTCGAGTGCTCTGGGTGAAAGCGATCCACTTCGTTGCGGCGGGCCGCGGCGGCCGCCTCGAGATGACGTCGAGGAGCTCGCCGGCGGTGAAGACGGCCTATTTCGCGCGGAATTCGCGATAGCGGTTCGATCGGATCCGATCCGGTCGAAGACCGCAGGCCAAAAAGCCGGCGTGGCGCCGGCAGCCTTTTCAGGACGGTACTGGATCGCATGCCGTGCACGGTGGCTACGACACTACACTACGACTGAGGGGTGGCACGCGCGGCATTGATGGCGCGTGTCTTGTCGATGACCTGCTCTTCGCGGGAATCCGACGTAGGCACAAGTCCTTCTTGATGTGCGCGCACGTCGGTAGAGACGGACAGCACCGGCGCGTCTTCCGGCAGATCAGCTTCGATGTGGTGGTAGGCGGCGCGCATCCGGAACTGGTAGAACCCACGGCGGTTGGCGTCGATGAACGCCGGGTAACCCATGAGCTCGGACAGCTGCGGCACCGACTCGCCGATGCAGTTCATCTTGTAGAGGATGAACTCGAAGCCCGCGAAAGCGATCGGGAGGTAGTGAACCCGACCGCGTTCGATGTTCGGATCGATGAAGCAGGGGCTGTGCAGGTAGGCCCGGTGGAGGTCTTCGCTCGTGACCAGTCCGAGGATCGGACCTCGTACGGTATGGAAGACCTTCATCTCCTGGCCGTCCAGCATCGCCTTGGCGATCTGATAGACGCCCATCCACACCGACACCTGCTTGAAGTTGTCATCGACTGGGTGGAGCGTCTCCCACTCCGCCTTGTCCGTCTCCCACTGGGCGTGTGCTTCAACCGCCGCAGTGTACTCCGTCGTGGGTTCGACGCCTTCGCTGAGCGGCGGCGGTACGAGTGGCTCTGGCTTCTGGAACGGCGGCGGCGGCACGGCTTCCACCTTGATGATGGCCTCCGCCGGCACCTTGGCCAAGTCGTCGTTCGACATGATACGCGTCTCGCCACGCTTACCGATCACGAAGCGTATCAACTCCAGCTTGTGGCCGCCGACCTCCGCTTCGACGGTCTCAGCTTCATTCAGTGGCGACTTCTTGGATTTCGGATCGGAACTCATCGTCCGTGACGACTTCGTCTTCCCCTTGCTCATCGAGGTCTCCTGTGGTGGTAGTGGGTGCCGGCAGTGGATGTTTCTCGAGGTACTTCTTGATGTCAACCGTTTCACCGTAGCTCGGTCCAACTTCCACGTCCCACAGGAAAGACACCGGGAGCCAAGGACAAGCTTCGGCAACACGGCGCGTCCCGTACTCACGCATCACCTCGGGCACCTGAGAGACGTACTGTGGCGGCACGCTGAAGACGAGACTGTCGTGTACCGTCGCGTGGAAGAAGCCCCGCAGATCACGAGAGATGACCGGAAAGACTTGGTTGAGGACCCACAGCACGATGTCACTGCTGGTCGACTGGATCTTGAAGTTGACGGCTTGACGAAAGCAGCGTGAAGCGAAGGATTGGCGATCCGCCAACGGGAACCGGCGCTTCCGCCCCGTATAGGTGTAGATGTTGTGGAACGCCTTGACCTCAATCTCAGTCGCCTGGATGTAGGCGGGGATCGAAGGATACCGCCGGAAGAGGCCGTCGATGACCTTCTGGGCTTCGTCCTTGCTGATACCAGCAGTCTCAGCAATCTTCGCAGCCTGCGCCCCGTAGAGCGTACCGAACACGACACGCTTGGTGTTGGTGCGCTGCTTGACCACGGCTTCAGCCACGGCCAGCGCGGCGACGTCCTCCGCAGACAGCTTCAACCCAGTCTTGGCGAGCTCGATCTTGCGGTCGACGATGTCATCGAGCGTCTGTCGCTGCTGCTCGATGTAGGCATACGTGAAGCGATCGGGGTAGACCTCCGCAGTGAAGTAGGAGTGAGTATCAAGACCGTCGTTGATGGACTTGATGAGCTCGGCGTCGTTCGAATAGGCGGCGAAGAGCCGTACCTCGGCGCCCTTCGCATCGACGTTACAGAGCACGTGGCCTTCGAGCGGGATGAAGATCTTCTTGATGTTGACGTCGGCCAGCTTCTTCGGGATGTTCTGCATGTTCTCACCTGAAGAGCTGGTCCGTCCTGTACACGTCCCGACGAGATGGAAACTCGGGTGCATACGGCCATCGATGACTGCGTGCTCACGCACATTCGTGAGGAACGGTGACCGCGCCTTGCACGCTTTGCGATGCCGTACCAAGAGGCGAGGGAAGTCGTACTTGTACGTGTTGGCCACGTACAGCAGAGCCTTCTCGTCAGCTTTGATCTGTCCCTTCGGAGTACGGGCAATCTTCGCACTGCCCGCATCAACACGAACCTTGGCGCCTTCCTCGTAGAACCCGTCGTTGAAGATGATCCGGATGACCTCCTGGGGGTTTCCCAGAACGAAGCGCTGTCCCGCGAGCTGGTAGATCTTCTCTTCGGTTTCCCGAGCGACGATCTCCAGCTTCTTGTCGAGTTCCTCCAGGTAGCCCAAGTCCACCGGGAAACCGGTGTACTCCATCGCCGCCAGTGTCTGGCTCGTGGGGAGTACGTGCTCCCGCATGAGTCGGCGTACTGGTGCCGGCGGCGGCGCAGCTTGTAGCGACGCCCGCAGCGTCACGTCGTTGGCATACTCCGTGTCCAGGCGCTTGTGCTGATGAAGGACGTGTTGGCGAGTCACATCGGCGTCAACGGCCGCGTACAACTCCAACTGCGGCAGTGGAATCATGGTGTAGTCGAAAGGCAGCTGATGCACGGGTTCTTCCGGCGGATGCGGCCGCAACGGTGCCTTCGGCTTCTTGTCTAACACCGACTGCCGTATGCGGCGCAATTCTCGGTTGGTCTCGCCGGTCTTGCGCGCCGCCGCGGCCCGAGCTTTCTCGGTCGTGAACTTCTCGCGCCACTTCGACAACGTAGCGTCATAGCTGGCGCGTTCCTGCTCGTAGGCGGTCTGCTGCGTCGTGTACTCCACCAGCGCATGCTGGTACTGATCGACGGCACGGCGGAACGCTTTGTTGGCCTGTGCGCGGGTCATGCTGCCGTGCGTCTCGCGCAGCTCCGCCACCTTGTCCTCGTAGCCTGCGTAGGCAGGTAGGCGAACCCGGGTGAGCATCTTGAGGCCATACGCACCTTGCTTGTCCTCTTCGAGCAAGTGCTCAGCGCCCATCGTGTCCCACACGAAGTTCTCGAGGGGCCAACCGTAGTGGTGACAGATCCCTTGAACGTCGAACTGGCCGTTGTGCAACACCTTCGGCTTCGGACAGGCCAGCACACGTTGCACATGTTGTTTCACCTGCGCCAGTTCTTCCGGCGACCACCACGCCTGCGGATGATCGAGGACGATCGAAGTCGCCTTCAGTTCTGCCCAGGCGAACGAGATACAGATGATGCGGAAGTCCGGAGCGTAAGGCTCCAACGAAGTCGTCTCGGTGTCGACCGAGATCATGTGCTTACCCGGCGGATCACCTTCGTTGGCGTAGTTGATGATCTCGTCGCAGAGGTCCTGCACTTCAGCCACCGTGTGCGGGAACTGGTAGTGCTGCCGGAGGAACTCTTCGGAATGCCGGTGTTGATCCAACCGACCTTCGGCGAGGAGAAATGCGTTCTGCAGGTCGCGTTCCAGTTCACGGAAGAGCCCCTGCTGCGCCAGGACCGCCTTGGGCGAGTAGGTGACGTAGACGTTGAAGGATTTCTCATGTCGCGGCAACGTAAGCAGTGACGCTGTGCCGCGCAGGTCATCGAAGCGCATCTTGCTGCGCCCCAAGACGCTGCGCGCAGCATCCGCGCCGAAGGCGACGATGATGTCGGGTTGGATGCGAACGATGGTCTCTTCGAGACGGTGGCGGCAGTGCGCCGTCACTTCCTTCGGTACGCGGTCGTCCGTCATGCACTGGACCGCGTAGGTGTAGTAGATGCGCAGCTTGTCGAGTCGATCCGGTCCATCGGGTAGCCGCGAATACCGCGCGCGAATCCGCCCGAGTGCCATCCGTACCACGATGCCCGCCCGGTCCTGAAATGCGTTGCCACCGTGAGGAGAAGCGATGGCCGGATGGTCACCGACAAACAAGACACGCGCTTCGTGTTCGCTCGCGTCGGGAACGTAGGCGTAGGCGTAGAAGGGACAACTGCTGCAGTGCGCCGGCTTGCCCGCCGCCCGGGCCGGATCATTGACTTCGGGCCTAGTAGTTGAAATCGTCATCCTTGACACCCTTCTTCGGCGGTGGCGTCGAGGTGTCAGACGCGCCGTCGCCCGTGCTTGTACCCGCTCCCGCGGCTTCCTTCTTGCCCAGCACGTCTTCGGGCTTCGAGAACACGGCCGTCTTCAACTGCTCGGCGTACTCCTGTGACATGTCGATGTCCTCCATACCTTTCAACTTGCCCGGAGTACGGGACTGCGCGGCGTCGTCGAGGTACTCGGTCACCTTGAACGCGGCCACGTTTTCCATGCGGCTGCCGCGTGTCATGTAGGGCAAGAGACGATCCAGAGCTCCGCTCTGGCGCAGCGTCTCGTCGCTGATGTAGTAGTGGTTACGCACCGAATGGGCCTTCAGCCAATCTGCCGGCCGATGGCTGTACTCCTGAACGCTGCTCAGGATCGTGAAGCGCGCCAGCGCGAAGTCGATGACTATCGCTTCCAGTTCCTTGTCGTAGTAGCAGCCCGAAGCGGTACGATTGAGGTTCTCCGGGGTGGGACTGTTGAGGATCGATCCCACCGTTCGCTGCACCGTGTCACCCATGTCGGGCATGCGCACCGCAGGGACTGATAGCACGGTCGTGAGGATGTCCCCGCTCAGCGAGCTACGTGCAATGCGCGACAGGTAGGTCCGGTTGAGCCGGAAGTGGTCGCGGAAGAGCACGTCGTACTCGACGCCGGCGTGCTTCATGATCGCCAACGCGCCGTAGTAGTGCTCACGGCTACGTGAGATGTCGCTGAACTCGACACCGGCGCCGTACTTGTACTGCTCAGCGACGTCGTTGTAGATACGTCGCAGCGCCCGGAGTTCGCGCCACATGATCAACGGCGCATCTTCACGAAGCTTGCGAATGGTGAGCGCACCGAAGGCCTCTAGGAGGAGCACCTCCGGAGTGGGCCGATTCTCCTGCCGATCCATCTCGATCATGATGGTGCGGGAGAGGTCCTCCGGCAGCTGCGTCTGGCGAATGCCGGCCAACCAGACGGGGTGATGCACGCTGTATTCGACCGGCTGTCCGTTCACGCTACCTTGGATGGTCCGGCCCGCTTCGTTAGCCAGTCCCCGGAAGTGCTGTGACAAACGCTGCACCGTCTGGCTCTTCGGGTCGTGCGCCAAGCCCTTGTCCTCGAACTCGTCGAGGCACAGCGTGATTGTCGAGTTGTTCATCGCCTGGCGCACCCCGGCGACGGTGTAGTTGTCCATCCACAATGCCGGCTGAACGATGTTGATGGCGGGTTTGGAGGTACGTCCGATCAGACCACCGACGAGGAACGTCTTACCGCTGCTGTGCTCCGCCGTGATCATGAGCAGAGGTTGGCGGGCGAAGGCGTCGGCAATGAAGCCTTGCAGGATGAACGCGGCCATGAAGTGCGCCGTGTTCTCGTGGTGCTTGAAACGCCAACCGGTGCTGAGGATCCGGTAGACCAGATCGTAGAGCTCCCGGAAAGACAACCGGGGCACCCGATTGAAGTCGTCCTCGTCCTTGTACAGCGGATAGGCGTCGAGTGGTCGCCGCCCGTGCTCAGCGTAGATGACGACGTTGCCATCCGCCGGGCCGTTGCACTTCCGCCACAGCGGGATGTCGCTGTCGCCTTCGTAGGTTCCCTTGAAGAGACTCATGCCCTTTACCACGTAAAGGGTCGTGGTCGTCTTGTCGTCTTCGTCGGTCGTATCGATGACGTGCGTGCCCGCGCTGATGGTCTTCACTTGCGATGTACCCGGCAGCGCATTGGCGAGGCGTTGAACTGCCCACTGCACGTAGGGCTCGAGCATGCGGACACGGTCCGCATAGAAGACCTCGCCTTTGGCCACGCTCTCGGCATACGACATGATGAAGGCGGGTTCGCCGACTTCGTTGCGGATGAAGAGATAGATGTCCTTGCCGCGAGACAGCGCCGCAATCTGTGCTGCCAGCCGCTTCGGTTCGTTGAGAGGCAGGTCGTAGAGAGTATCGGTGATGCGGTCGTAGACCCGCAGCATCGAGTTGTTGCCTTCACGTAGCCAGTCGAGGACCGACAGTCGTGCTGCCAGCACACCGCGGATGCGTTCGATGAACGCCTCCTCGTGCTCGTCGGTCGAGGCCATCTTGCTGAGGATCATGCCGACGTTGACGGTGCGGTGGACCCGCTGGATGTCCTCGACGTAGGCCTGCTGCTCCGCCGTATCGCGGACGTAGACGCCCCACTTGGAAGCGCGGTTGGTCAGCTGGCTGACGTCGAGCGGGTCGATGCCGACCATCTCCGACAAGGCGCGTTCGGCCGCCCACTTGTAGGGCAGCTGGTAGTTCGACGGGTCGCGCAGCGCCGTCTGCACGGTGTTGAGGCCGAACGCCTTCATCGCGTCGTCCGGGTCGATCTTGTCCTGGCCCGGGATGGTGAACGCCGCCGGCCAGGTGAAGATGCGCAGGCCCAGGTGGAAGGTCTTCTCCAGCACGCTCTTCACGAACTCGTTGCCGCCGGGATCGTTGTCGCCGACGATGTAGGCGATCTCGAAGCCGAACTCCTTGAGGTAGTCGAGCCCGTCGATGGCCCCGCCGCCGCCGCTGAAGCAGACGAAGCCGATGTTGAGCGGCAGGGTGTTGAACTGCTGCGCCGCGATGCTGAGCATGTCGAACTCGCCCTCGACGACGACGCAGCTCTTCTGCGTCTGGGCATCGATCAGGCGCCCGTAGGGCGGGCAGCCGTAGAGCCCAAACATGCCGCGGCGGTCTTCGGTCTCATCCTTGACCCACTGCACCAGCTTGGCATCCTCGGTGCTGAAGATGCCGTTCGGCAGCAGCGTCGGCACCGCCCGGATCTTGACGTGGCTCGGGAGGTCGGGCGTGTCGCCGGTGAAGTACAGCACCGCGCCCTGCCACAAGCTGGGGTTGGTGAAGAAGGAGTCGAGGTACTCCTTGGCCAGCTCCCACATCTGGTCCTTGTCGAGGTTCTCCTTCTCGGCCCGGTCCTTGAGGAGCTGCTCCAGCTCCATCGACGGCAGCAGCATGCCGATGGGCAGCTCGGCGTACCAGTTCGGCGCCGAGCGCGGGATGCCACGGTAGTCGAGGTATCGCACCGTGCGCGCAGCGTAGCCATAGCGCGGGTCACTCGACGCGGCGTCGTAGCCGACCCGGTCGTAGAGCTGCGCCACCGCGCACAACTCGGCGTTGCTGACCAGGTGCAGCAGCCGCTTCATGGTGCGGCGCCGCCACTGCACGCTGAGCCCGTTGATGACCTTGGCGGGGAAATCCTTGAGCCCGTAGGTGTCCTTCAGATCGACCATGGCGTCGACGTAGGTCGTCGCCTTGCCGGCCTTGGTCTTCAACGCCGCCACGAAGGTGATGGGGTTCCAGAAGAACGCCTTGCACCCGAAGCACTTGGCGTAGTGCTTCTCGAAGTCGATGGTGAACGACGGGGACTTCTCGTCGTGGAAGGGGCACAGGCCCATGATGCGCGGCCCCTTGCGCACCCAGTTGTACGCTCCAGCCGCGTTCTTCACGTAGCCGAGCCACTGGTCGGGCGTGATGTCGTTCCAGACGCGCTTGATCGAAGCGACGCCGATCCTCTTCAGGGTCTGCGGATCCGTAGGCCCCGTGTTCTTCTTCCCAGGCATGCACCCTCCTGGCGCGGAGGTGCCCCCTTAGCGAAGCGGTATCACTTCGTCATGGCCGGGCACGATGGTTGGTAGCCACACGACTTGCACCGCCAACACGGTCGTGGTTCACCGATGGCGGCGGTCTCTGCTGCTTGGGTAAGGCAGGCTTCGATCTCTTCCCGAATACGTGTCCGCAGCACCGGCAACGGATACTCCGGTGCCCAGACGGTGCGATTACCTTGTTCGTCCGGGTCCTTGCTCAGGTAGTGGAGTCCGGTGCGAATACCCTTGAGGTTCGGCCTTTGAGCATCCGCG